ATGTATAAAGTAGAGTACACCATTACGAATAGTGTAAATGATAATGAAATTAATGGAGTTGAGGTTTTTGAGTCGTATGAGGAGGCTCTGGCATTCGTTGATGAAAAAGAACTCGAAGTTAAACACTGGAATAAAGAAGCGAGTGATTGGAGATCAGGGGTCAACAGCACGCGTTATATCGACACATCTATGGAAAACATCACAAAAGAAACAACCATTCCTCCAAATATAAAACTCGGGGCTCTTTCAAAAATGATCTCATATATCAATACAATTTAATCGAAGTTAAGGATAAGGATAAAAAATGAAAATAATTCTAACAGAGAAAGAAGTCGAACAAGCAATTAAAGATTTCGTAAAAAAACAAGTACATTCGGATACTAGAATTGTGGATTTAACTGTGAAATTAGACCCAGAAGTTGACATTTTTAATGCATGTTCAATTATTATTGAACCAGTGCTTAGTGAAAAAGTTATACCAACTGGACCGATTCCAAGAAAAATGGGCATGGAAAAGGGGAGTTAATGTAATGCAATTATGTAACTTCGACATAAAAAAATTTTACGTTTCGGAAGAAGGAGATATTTATGAGATAATAGATATAGTAAAATTTACTAATTATCCTATCACCTGCAAAAATATTACTACAAATGAAATAACGTTTAGAACTTCAGAAGGAAAGATGCATATTAATAGAAATTCACATTCTAATGATTTAGTAAGGGAGGCAACCGGTCATGAAGTTCTTAAAGCTTTCCTTGAAAGAAGTAAAACCTATGAAGAAATTTCTTAAAATAATTAACAATTAAGGATAAAAAATGGAATATATATTTATAGTTTTTGAGTTTTATTTTGGTCTAGCCGTGATAGTGGGTACCTTGCTGGGTATTTCAACATTATTCGGGGGTTCTCCAACTTTTGGACGCCTAAATACTTTTTGTAATTTTTACAACGAAATCAAAACAATATATAATGATTTTCTTGAAGGAGGCGAAGAACTATGGCCGGTACTCACTCACCTAAAATCTTTCTTTTTAACGGCCTTTATAGTTATTGCTAATGTTGCCTACAATATTACAAGTTTTAATTTCATATACAGATGTAAATGATGGAACCGTATGATGGGGACTTCTGGTGGGTACAGGATGGGTCTCTTTGTAAAATTATACCAAGTACTCAACCAGAGAATAAATATATTTATAAATCTGCTAAAATTATCTGGGCGAATTATACCAAAAAACCCATTGTATCAACAAGATTTTTAATATTGGTCATATGCCAAGTATGGCTGTTGTTTGTAGATGTAATACTCTAATAAAAAAAGAGACAAGTCCGCATGTAATCTTGCGGGCAAAAAATAGGATTAACTCCAATAAAGGATTAAAAAATGGATACTAAGTTTAAGGTTGGTGAGTATTGGTGGTCAAGAGATAGAAAGGTATTGGCCCTTATTATACATATTGAAAAGAGTTTTTATCTAGGCCCAAGAGTTTCTTTCAAAAAAGTTAATAATTCTAAAACCCATACAATTTTTTACTGCAATTTAGACGGGGTTGTTCTTAAAGGTCGACCAGAGTGGGATATTTTTGAAAAAAAAGAGAGTTCCAAAGAAATTTTAAAAGCAATATTGCAAGGATAAAAAATGTCAGCTGATGATATAATTAAAATTTTTGAAGAATTCGGTATCTTGGATACAATTCTTGAAGAACTAGCTTTGATTTTTAACATATTTAGCAAAGAGGATTTAAGTTGGTATTTAACTTATATGCCTCAAGAAAATATTCTTGAGCGTCTATTAGGGAAAGAACATCCACTTAATAAAAAGTTTGGTTTATTATTAAATGAGCGAATCACAGCAATTTAAAAAGGCTAAATATGAAATATAAAATGTATATTCCTCAGGAACGATTGGCCTCTGAATTTCCGGCAGAATTTCTTAGATGGAGATTGGAACGTGAAAAAAATTACGGATTATCACATAAAAATATGGTGGATTATCTTGAATTTTCAACCTCGCCCAAAGATCTATCGTCATTAAGAAACCTCCCAATTAAACAACGAGAAAAATTGTATAATGAAGATAATGATTTATTAGCTGCTTATAGTATATTAAAAAATGCTTTTTATGAAAAATATGGACTTGAATTAGAGCTTATGAATGACGATTGTGTGGCTCTATCAATACGATATATTCCGGAATCTCATGTACCCGTTTCCTACAGTGAATTCCTAGATCTTGAAAAGAAATTGAATCATCAATACAATTATAATAATGGATACCTATGGTTGGCTAAATTTCACGAAGAGAAGGTTGCGGACAAGTATGATTTCATCATTTTGAAAATTGTATAATTTGGTTGCTTCTAAAGAGCAATAATATATATCTAGAATTAGCAACTTAAATGGGAAGGCAGTTATTGGAGAGCTGGTGAAATTCCAGAGGGAACTGCAAGGGAAACAATGTTCGTTGGATTAGGACAACCCTATCTTACCAGGGGCGTATTCCAGGAATGCGCTATCCTGGGAGCATCTGCGCAGATGAATACGAACAGCCTCTATCCTAAGCTACTGCAGTTTAGGAATACGCTGTTTACATAGATACCTGATCGCTGGGGACACTAGGTAGTGTACACTACTTCTTAACCTTAGGACAGTTAGTCCCCAGTGATCAGGTATTCCTGTTCAAAATTAAAAAGATAAAGGTAAAAAATGATAAGTGAATATATGGATATTTTTGTATATATCGTATTTTTAGCGCCAGTTGGTCTAATGGGATTTTATGGTATACGCTCAATTATTACGTCATATACTAAAGCAAAGACCGGTTATAAGCATTTGCATCAAAGACTGCAATCTTTGGAAAATAAAAATAAATCTAATGAAGTATATTTTAGACGATATTTTGATAGGACCAGCCATCTCGAAGCAAACTATAGCGAGTTGCATGAACAATTACTAGATATTTCAATATTGATTGAATCATCCGAATTATCCTCTCTGCGAAATGAATGCGATGATATAAAACAATCAATAGCTCAGATTAATCAAAAAATTTTAAGGTTAGAGAAAAATATCGATTTAGTAATGGCTATATAATATAGGTATTTACTTTAGAATAACTTTTAATACTATAAATATATTATCATTGAAGGATAACTATAATATTGTTGCCCTTCCTGTATTGAGCGGTAGTTCATCGGGAACTACCGATATTTATTTTCGCGAAGATTTTTTTTTGAAAAATGTTCGGGGGAATATATAATATAATATAATATAATATAATTAATAATACAGATATATTATATAGTTCATTTAACCGGGGATGGATGACGCGCGGTCCATTCCACAAGGAAGATGAGCCCCCAATATCTTTCTGTGCACGTTCACAGAAAGATATTTTATGCGATCGTAGTATAGCGGTTAGTACGCCAATCGTATGGTTGGAGACGTTGGGTTCGAATCCCGACCGACGCCACGTATTTCTGCAGAGATACTCTTAAAAAATATTAAAGGTAAAACTTATGGGTCTATATATAGAGCCGGAGGGCAATAAACTCGAATGGTTACAAAAAAATTCGGAGCTAATGCATCCGACGACTTACGTTCCAATTGAATATGATTTTTCTTCAACACCAAAAGACAAAGTTGTTGTCTGTTTGGTGGATAATCATATATTTCAGGCGGCTGGGGTCGCCTTCAATAAAAAGGAATTTGATGCTTTCAATCTTCCGGGTGACGATCGACCAAAAACGTGGTTTTTAGTTGATCGAGAAAAAGCACGAGCTATTGCTCCGCTATGGAATACATATATGAAGGAGGCATAACATGTCAACAGAAAAAATGACTATCACCAGAGGTCTTGTACAACTTAAGTTGCTTGATAAAAGAATAGGTAAAGCTATGAATAATAGCTGTTTTGTCGATTTTAAAATTGGAAAAAAACAACGAAATGAAAACTGTGATCCAGGAGCGTCGCTTAATAAGATAACATCTCTTATTAAACGAAGAGAAGCCATTAAGAGCGCTATTATGAATGCAAATTCCAACACGATTGTTAAAATCAATCAGGAAGAGATGACAATTATGGATGCAATTGAAAAAAAACGTTCCATTAGTTATCTTGAAAAACTTCGTAATGAGATGCGTACTCAGCTATCTAGGGTAGAGGAAGAAGTCAATTATCAAAATGAGCGTATGCAGGAACGCCTGGATAAACAACTCGAAGAAATTTATGGTAAAGCCGGTAAAGTTCGTGATGAGGATTATAACGCGGTTGCAAACCCATTTAAAGAAAACAACGAAGCTTCCCTTGTTGATCCAATCGAAATTAAAAAGAAAATAGAGGAACTCGATGAATATATCGATGGATTTCTTTCAGAGGTTGATCTAGTTCTATCCGAAGTAAATAGCCAAACGGATATTGAGATCGAAGCTTAATATTTAATAAACAATATTCCCTGGCAATCGAAATTCACGAATGACGATTGCCCGTACTCGCAGGGGCGATCTGCGAGCTTTACTAATTAAAGATGCAACTTTTAATTACAAATCTTAGATTATCCTCTAGTTGGATACATATCTTTAAAGCTTAGCGTTTAACCCTTAGAGATAAAAATTTAAAATTCAACGTTTAATACTATAACGTTAAGAGTTTAAAGTTTTTTCAAATCCAGGATTAATGGTGAATAGGCGGTAATTGTCTGCCTGTTGGATACCACCTGGCTGATTGTCAGGGAACATATTTTTAAACATTAAAAAGAAAAAAGGATGAAATATGGCAAATATTGCTGATATGATTAAAAAGGCAAAAGAGGAAGTAGGTACTTCTGTTCCAGATTCTTCTAAACAAGAGGAAGATCAAGGTATTCAGATTGAGAGACAGAATGTTGAACACATTCGTGGACAAGCTAAATCTGGTAAAGATCTGTAATCTTCTTCTTCTTCTTCGCTTTGGCAAGCGCATGCAGGTAATAAATCTTTAGTATTTATTATCGCGGTGGTAAATCCTCCACCGCAATTTTTATTTTTTATTTTTTATTTTTTATTTTTTATTTTTTATAGTTTTGCTATAAAATATTCAGAATAAAAATTATATTTCCTAAGTCAAATCAAATACATTATAAGGAAACACATGAGTCTTAAGGGCAAAACAATTAAAATTAAAGGTGATAGTTACACTGTCGATAGTGAATTTATTGATTTTGAAAATCACGAGGAAGTTATTATTCTCAAAAGACCAACTATTTTAAAACAAAATGAGCCGGATGAATATTTGGATAAACCGTCAACTATATATGATCTAGGATATAACTTTGTCGAAGATATTGTTTATACTAATGAGCAATCTAAAGAAGCAAAGGCTATGCTTGATAATAGAATTGGTCATGATATTATGATTGGGATGGTTGATCAAACTGGAATAATTAAATTGGAAACTGTAAAATATCTTGGACCTCTGCTTTCTGATCCAAATCTTATCAAAGTTGAATTTAATGATGGCATCAGAAGAATGTCTATTGATTTTTTTATTAAGTCCGTTTTATTGGCAGACGAACTTGTAAAAGCTCTCGATGAATATGCCAAAAAAGTATCAAAGAGACAATCGAAACAAGATGAACAGAGTAATATTTATAAAGAACTTCTTGATAATGGATGTGATAATTCGTTCGAAGAATTAAATGAAATTTTTACCCTTTTCAATGACTTCTTTTCAAGGAGGTTTAATGGCTGATAAACAACCGCGAAATTTAAAAAGGGATGAGAAAAAAGAAGTTATTTTAGCATTTATTGATATTCTTAAAAATATTAAAATAAATAGTAAACCGTTGGTTATTAATGCGACAACCCGTTCTATCTCTACCAATCCGCAGGTAACCATTGATGAAATTAAAACTACCTTGGGCGTCAAAGAGGAATCTAAATTAGATTTTATTCGTCAGTTATATATTCGAAGCGGTCAACGTATTCTGGAAAGTCTATTTCCAGAAGAAAATATTTTAAATATGCCAGTTCTCTCTTTTGAAGAAAATGGACATATTATTAATCTAAACTATTAAACTATTAAACTTAAAAATGAAGGATATAAAATGGAAACAACAGAACTAAACGAAGTAGTAATGTATAAATTGGTAACCGGCGAAGTTATTATGGGAAAACTTACAACATATGCTGAGGATCATATTATCCTCGAAAAACCAATGACACTTATGCTTGATCCAATACAGGGTGGTGTGGGTATGGTGCCTTATGATGCTATTTATACTCAAGAAGAACCAGAAGAAATGGTTTATAATAAAAGAAATATCATGCACCCAATGAAGGTTGATTCTCAGTTCAAAGATGCTTATCTTAAACAAACAACCGGTATCGAAACAGTCCCATCACAAGAAATTATTGCTTAAGGATATTTAATGAATGAATTAACGTTTGAAGCTGATGAAAATACTCTCGATGAATTTAAAGATAACCCTATTGTAGAAGATGTTCCTAGTATTGAAGAGAGAAAAGAAAAAACTGAAGATATTCCAGCAGAGAATTCTGGTCCAAAAGTTATTGGGACTATTTCGAGTGCAGCCTATGGGGGGTTTGTAAAAATTCTTTCATTGCTTACTTCTAACTCTGGAAAAACTGATATTATTTCTATAGAAGAGGGGAAACTGAGTACTGTTGCTGGAGGAGGATTTCTATATTGTGATCTAAGTGTTCTATTTGGTGAAAATAATTTTGATATTATTGATCCTCAATATAGCATTAAACTATTGAAATTGATCAGCGGAGGAGATCAGGTAACCTTTATCGATGACGACGCAAATGCCAAATACCTTATTTCCAATTTGGTTGATGGGAATCCGCAGATTAATATTAAATTGCCTAAACCAGATCCTTCTATGAATCCAAAAATTACAAAGCCAAATCTTGGGGAATTGCAAGAGCAGGTTCACAATATCGATCCAGATCTTGTAAATACAATTACCTCGGCTGAAAAAAATCTAGAATCACAATATTTTATTCTTGAGATTATTGATAATCCGGAAACTCAAAAAAAAGAGATTATTAGTATAAGTACAGATCAAGAAACCTTTAAATTCAATTTTAAAGATTCCTGGAAGGCGGATGACGGAGCGGAACCAACTAAATACAAATTATTTAATCCGTTTCCAATCCCAAAGCCAGATGAAATTGATTTTGAATTATATAAAAGTGATTCTGGTGAGCTTTGGGTTAAAACAGTTTCAGAAGTTGGAATGGCAAAAATCGACTACTCTGAAAAATTAATGCCTGTTGGGTTATTTGATAGCATCAGTCTAATTTAATAAATTGGAGCTTCGGCTCCAATTTCCTGTCTTAAAATAATTAAATACAGTAAAGGAATCAAATGAATAAACTTTGTGTTATATCAATGAGTGGGGGATTAGATTCAACTACTCTCGCAATGAAAGCGATGGAGGATGGATATACAGTTCTTCCAATTAATATTGAATATGGTCAAAAAAATATAGTAGAACTTCGAGCTTTTAATGAAGTATATTCTTTTTTTAGACGTAATTTTAATGATCAAATACTTGATCCAGTTCATTTAAATCTTGCAGAGATGATGCAAGAATCTGTTAAACTTTATGAAAAACTTAGAGATAATAATAAGGTAAAGAAGGCGACAGGTCATGAGTTTTATACACCTTCCCGAAATTTAGTTTTTTCAACCTTAGCAGCTATGGTTGGAGAGATTGCAGGAATCGCAGAAGGATTAACAGAGGTTAAAGTCGGTCTGGGAATACATTCTCATTCGGACGTTTATAATAGAGATTATTGGGATATTACTCCAGAATTTGTAGATAGGTTGAATGCGGTATTTGCACTTAATGATTCAATGCAAATTAGTATATATGCCCCTTACGCTAAGGTTCTTAAATCAGAAATTGTAAAAGATGCTATACGTCTAGGGGTACCGTACGAATTGACATGGACATGTTACAATCCAGTAAAAACTATTACCCCTAAAGGCAGTAGATACAGACCCTGTTTAAAATGTGAAGCATGTCAAGAAAGAGCTCTCGCTGGAAAAGTAGCTGGTGCTGAAAATATTAATAACTACGATATTTTAATACAAGAGATGACGAATACAAAGGATGAAAAATGATGGAAAGCACTATAAAATTAGAACAATTCCCATTTAGTAAAAGTAACTCAACCGCATTAGAAAGTGGACTTACTTGTACTCAACAATATTTACTTTCTTCTATTTATCTTCTAAGACAGAATACTTATGAACTAACTAATTTTGAAACACTTTTGGTTGGTGGAGGATTATGTTATAAAACAATGTATTCCTCAGATACCAGATTTCGAGAGGCATTCTCTGCCCGAGAAAATTCAATTAGAGCGGATGGAAGATGTTCTGTTAATGCCTCCCCGGATAAAATCGTCGGGATGTCATATCAAAACTATATTTTTAATTCCGAGAATAATCCAAAATCTATGACTGATAAGTTACCAGAAATTATTCAACTTAGACGTGATGCCTCCCCTAGACGGGCGTTCAGACATGCTGGTTTAATCACATTTCTTACAGAACACCTCCTTGATGCCAAACATTCATTTGGTATTGTAGGAACTCTAAAGGATGAGAAAAACCAAAATCAATTTGGATTTATTAATATGGGTTTTTTTATAGAAGACCATCTTGTGTATTTTACTGATATGCCAGTAAAAGTTCTTGGCGATTCTCCGGATCACTGGAAATTAAAAAATTTTTCATTTTTTGCCATTTCCTATCTGGAAAATGATAAAATTATTACCAAAAGAATACCAGTTGCAGAAATAAAAAAGATTACAACAACTCTTATAAATGGAACCGTTAATAAAAATACTATGCTTAATTTATTGTATGATTTATTGAAGTTAAATATGTCTTTAGACGAAAGAGAAAATAATTTATTATATTATACATACGGTGTTAAAGATATGGAAGGTTTATATAAGGTGGCATAATGGAAAATTATAAGGCATGGTTTGAAAAATATAGGCCTCTTATTTTAGAGGATGTTGTATTTCCAAATGAAAATATCAAAAAAATTATTAAAGGATTCTATGACCAGGGATTTATAAATGGAAATATACTTTCATATGGGCCGCCAGGTTTTGGTAAAACCAGTTTAAGTGAAGTCCTTATTAAGCGTATTGTTAAGGACAGAAACGATATTTTTATATTGGGCAGAAAAACAGAAGATGTCGACAATCTTAAAAGGTGGCTGCAACAACGCCCAGTTCATAGTTCACAAAAAATTGTTAAAATAGAAGAAATGGATAGATTGAGCACCCAAGCTCAGATTGTTCTTAAAGATGGTCTTATGGAAAAATTTCAACATAATACCACTTTTTTAGCTACGACAAATAGTCCCGAGAAAATAGATCCCGCACTTATAACAAGATTTAATACCCGTATTAATTTTGGAGAATTACCAAAAGAACAGATATATTCAAAATTAGAAAAAATTTTAATCAATGAAAATATCAGTTTTAATTCCGATGATCTCCAAAAGTTTGTAAGTGATTTTTATAAAAGAGGACTTCGAGATCTAATCAATAATTTAGAACTTGCTTCAACTACTGGTAATTTTGAACCAAGTGTTCTAACTTCATTCTCTGGAATTTCAGGTAATGAAGATTTAATTGTCCAGTATATTGTATATTTAATACAGTATTCCGAGTCATTACCAACGACTAAGATAAAAGAAATTATGAAAAATGCTAAATCAGATGAAACATTTTTTACATATTATGATTATATGTTAACCCTCTTTAAAAATGAATTGCGTCTTAATTGGCATAGTATTTATAAAGAATTATTTGAAAGTGATTTGGATATGTCGTCAAAAAATATTGTAGAAAGATATTGGCAAGATCTCGAATTAAAAAGATTTAAACATACTCATACAGTTGCCCTTTTACACGATCTATTAAAAAATATTTTAGAGGAAAGGGGTGAAAATGATTGATCCTGTAAAGCAAATTATAGTAGTTAGAAAAGATTTAATAACGGATGAAAAAAACCCAATGACTCCTGGCAAATTAGCTGCACAGGTCGCTCATGCGTCTCTGGCCCCAATTCTAGAAAAAGCTTATGGTGAACCATTTTCTAATCGTAAATTCGACAAAAAATCATATACTCTAGAATTAAAATTGGAAGAGGGTAGCCCAATTAAGGAATGGCTTGAAAAGGATTTTCGAAAGATTGTTCTTTATGTTAAATCCGAAAAAAAGTTAATGGATGTATATGATAGTATTAAACAGGCAGGTTTTAATGTTTCCTTAATCACAGATAAAGGACTTACCATTTTTAAGGAACCAACGGTAACCTGTTTTGGTGTAGAACCACTTCCTCACTCTGTAATTAACCCATTTGTAAAAAAATTACAGCTTTTAAAATAAGCAATTATATATAAATAGATACAAGTTTTCTCATTATAGAATAACTAAAAGAAGTATAAAAATATTAAAATTAGAATCTAGGTAAGGTGGGAGCACAGTACTTAGAGGAAGCGTCGTCGCTACCGGAAGGTGCTCGTGCGCGGATCATCGGATGTAGTAGCAAACTCGATATCGAAGCCTGTAAAATACAGGGGGAGAGTTGAGACTATGTGAGGCATCTCGGTGATACCGCTCACGAGTGGCCTGAGGGGGTAGGCGTCGCATTTTATTATGCGACGCCTACCCCCTCTAATAAAAGAGGGCGGTTTTTATTTTTATTTTATTTTATTTTTATATTTTATTAAAAAAATTAATATTTAAAGGAATCAATATGGCAAATAATTCAACAGTTACTGTATCACAGATTATCGGAGTACCAGATAATAGCATTAAAGTAATAAAAACAATTAAACAACCGTTTATCAAACAATTCGTAGTAATTTCACGAAAATCGACAACCGCAATTAAGCCACAATTATACACTGTTAAAATAGAATCAAATACCCCAGAATTAAAACCAACTTCTAAAGTAAAAGTATTTTGTGACTGTCTTGATTTTAGATACAGACAAGCGTATTGTTTTAATGAAAAAGGAGCTCTCCTTATTCCACCAAGTTTTGTAATCGAACCGCCTGATAAAACGAATCCCGGTTGTAATAAATTTAGAGCATGTAAACATATAAAAGCAGCTTTAAAATATGGCCTCGAGCATGGTATATAAAGTTTAAAAATGCGTAAAAGAATGACTACCAAGGATTTTATAGCCAAAGCTGAAAAGATTCATGGGAATAATTATGATTATTCATTAGTCGATTATATTCATTATAAATATCCAGTTAATATTATATGTCCAGAACACGGAGTTTTTGGTCAATCTCCAAATATACATCTAATGGGTTCTGGTTGTCCTAAATGTGGAAGAAAATCATCGATTACATCGCATAGGTTATCAACACCTGAGTTTATTAAAAAAGCTAAAGAAATTCATGGAGATAAATATGATTACTCTTTAACCGAATATATTTCAAGTAAAGAGAAAGTAAAAATTATATGTCCAGAACATGGTGTTTTTAAACAGTCACCTGGAAATCACCTGGCTGGTAGTGGATGCATGAAATGTCGAAAAAAATTATTGCCACAATGTAATAAATTTACTCATGATAAATTTATTAAGAAATTAAAACCCGAATCAATTCAGAGGTATAAATACCCGGTTATTAGTTTTTTTGAGTACCAATCAAAAATACCAATAATATGTCCTGTACACGGTGAATTTGTACAGTATGCCCATAATCATTTAAATCAAAATAATGGTTGTCCTAAATGTGCTGAGTACGGCTTTAATCCAGACAAGCCGGCAATACTTTATTACTTATACGATCCACAAGAAGATCTATATAAAATAGGTATTACTAATAAAACTATAGAGGAACGCTTTGGTAAAAGCTTTTGCTCAAACAGAGCAATTGCTATATTAGAGCAAACCCATTTTGATAACGGTTTGGACGCATATCTAGCTGAGCAAGAAATATTAGAAGCTTTTGGGTATGCACGATGCGAGAACCCCAGTTGGCCTGAAACTAAAGGTGGACGGACTGAATTCTTTAAAGAAGACATACTACATAAACATAAGGATGATTAACAATGGCTAGAAAAGCGAATCTTTTAAATTTTTTAAAAAAATTTAAAATAAAACATCCTTCTTTGGAATATGATAATTCAAATGAGTTTAATTGGAAAAAACCATTAAGAATTATATGTCCGGAACATGGAGAATTCAAATGTTTAGCTCAAGATCTTTTAAAGGGCTCTGGATGTCCAAAATGTGCAGGTCGTTATAGAACAACTTCGGATTTTATTAAAGAGGCTCAAAAAATTCATAGTACCCGTTATGATTATTCCCAAACCGAATATAATAAATCAACAGATAAGGTAAAAATTATTTGCCCTAAACATGGAGTTTTTAACCAGAGAGCCATTTACCATTTAAAAGGAGGTGGGTGTCCACAATGTTCCGGTTCAAAAAAAACTACTAAAACATTTATCGAGGAGGCAAAAAAAATTCATGGCGATAAATACGATTATTCAAAAGTTGATTATAAAAATTTAAAATCTGAAATTATAATTGGATGTAAAATTCATGGTGATTTTAACCAAAAACCAAGGGAACATCTAAACGGCTGCGGATGTCCAAAATGTGGGGGAACCCAGAAAATGACGACATTAGGCTTTAAAGAAAAAGCTGGTATTATTCACGGGGCAAAATATGATTATAACCCAGTCGATTATAAATCTAGCCACCAGAAAATAAAAATTTTATGCCCTGAGCATGGTATTTTTAATCAGAAACCAAATACTCATTTAAATGGTGCCGGTTGTCCTAATTGTTCTCATACTGGTTTTAACCCGGACATGCCGGCTATACTTTATTATTTATATGATCCTCAGGAAGATTTATATAAAATAGGTATTACCAATAAAACTATCGAAGAGCGCTTTGGTAAAAGCTTTTGCTCAAATAGAGCAATTGCTATATTAGAGCAAACCCATTTTGATAACGGCTTGGACGCATATCTAGCTGAACAAGAAATATTAGAAGCTTTTGGGTATGCACGATGCGAGAACCCAAGCTGGCCTGAAACTAAAGGTGGACGAACAGAATTCTTTAAAGAAGATATATTACACAAACATAAGGATGATAATGATTAATCTCGACTTTGAAATCTATAAAAAAGTAGATGAGCTAGCTGAAATAACCAGCCAAAAAATACATATAAGTAATAAGCAGGAAAAATTTCACGAAGAAGGGCTCTATTCTGAGCAGATATTCGGTCCAGTGCAAAAATTTAAATGTCAATGTGGAAAACTATTTGGGAAAATGAACGCAGGAAAAGTATGTGATTCCTGTGGTGTTCTATGTGGAGACACCGAAGGACGTTCAACAACTTTTGCTAAAATTGTTTTTCCTGATAGAATCTATATTGTTAATCCAATATTTAAAACTATTTTACAGCAGATTTTTGGACAAAACGCTGTCAAAAGTCTTTTGTCAAAACGGGATTATCAAGCGAATAAAGAATTTCCTTATTTTTTCAGTTTAGAAAAACATAAATTGCTTAAAGAGAGTAAAATGAAAGCGACTGAGAAAAGAATAGAGACACCGATAAGTGATATTATAGGTTTAAAAGAGATCTATGACATTGTAAGAAATATGCCAGAATATAAACAACACCTGGAATCTTTTGTCATTGATCCTAAATTTCTTGATTTTATTTTTATTGATTATGTTTTAGTAATCCCACCAAATTCAAGACAAATTATAAAAATATCACCGACAAAAATACTTCCACACCCAATTACAAAATGTTATAGTCAGATAATGAAAAACCGTTTAAAAAGTTCAAGCGTATCTGACCAACTTTTTAAAGCAAATCCAGAATATTTTGGGTATACTGTATATAAATATCAATCATTAGTTGATGAAATATATGAAACTATTTTGGAGTTTAACTTTCAAAAAAAGGAATCGTATATCCGGGAGGCCCTTACTGGAAAGACAGTGGAATTTAGCCAAAGAGCAGTTATTGTTCCAAATCCTGCATTAAGACCATATCAAATAGGATTACATACGGAAGCAGTTAAAAAGATATTCTTGCCGGAGCTTTTATATTATTTATATACAAAGTATGAAAACGAAGCTATCAATGATGATAATTTTACTATTATTGATTTTGTGCAATATATTTATAAATCATTTACTAATGATTTTTCGATCAATATACGCGAAGAAGATTTTATTGAATTCTTAGAGCAGCATATGGATGATTTTAAGATTATTTGTGAAAGACAACCTGTTCTTTGGAAATACAATACAAGTGGTTATAAGTTAGCTAATGTTTATGATGATAATGATATTATCAGATTGGATAAAACGCCAGAATTTGATTTAACTGCTGAAGAAAAAGATCTTATGGAAATTAGCGATTTTTTCGGTAAAGAATATATTCTCGAGGAAGGAGAAAAAAATGAAACAGGTATTTAGAGTGAGATTAACATTTAGAACAGGTGATGTTTTAGGATTAAGCGGTGAATCGGTCGTAATTACCAAAGGTCCAAAAACTTTTTACAATCAGTTAATTATTGATGGGGTGCCAATGGCAACCCTGGAAAAAGGGTCACCTAATTATGATATGAATAATAATTTTAAAGTTTATAATGCTTCACCAACCAAAGCTCTCTATGAAAAAATGCCATCCGATTGGGATAAAACAAAACCTGCTCTTAAAATAATCGATGAAATTTATGTTGTTACAACACCTCAACCAAAGGATAGTTAATGATATCATTTGCCAATGAAATTATAAGAACAATTTCTCATTATAACGATGGTCAATTTGATACAATAATGATTAATAACTATATTGTTGAAATTAAAGATAATATAACAGGGAATTATAAATATATAATCTTTGAACCCCAATCTATCTATTTAAAAATAGATGAATTAACGAAGTTTTTTGTTGAGTTGGATGAAGCAAAATTTAAAAGTGAACACATATTAAGACTTCCATTCTTTGCTGGGTGTAGTGGTTATGATTTGGGAGATTTTTTATTAAATCAAACAACCTCCATTGGCGAACTCGATATCCCTATTAATTTTAGTATTTTACCAGCGGATTTTAATTCTTACGGTCTTAATCGATTTTTAAATTATGTAGATACACTTAAAAGTGTAGTGCCAATCTTTAAAGGTAATAATAATTTTACCTCGTATATTTCTTATTTTGAAAAGGTAATCGAAGAAAAAGACGATAAAATTCTACAAGTAATTCCAATTACTTTTATAAAACGCTCAACTAAAACTCCTTTTCTTAATGCTATTATTGAAACTTATGAAGAATCGCATTTTAAAAAGAAAGGTATTCGTCCTCAGTTGAGGCCGACAAATGAATTATAAATAACCATAAAGGATTATAATGATAATTGGTAGTAACCAAGTAATGGAAAAAAGTAACCTGACCTCGAGATTCGATAATCATGATTATGATGGGGACTCGTTAATCGCATTGGCACTTCATAGTGAACAAGCTAGAGATGATTTTAAATATGCATACGCGAGAAATCAGGTGGAGTTCGAACACATGGATGAACTCTTAATAGATTATGAGCACGAATCAATATACTCCTCATTTATGCTTACAAAAATAGCATACGAACGGTCTCAAGAAGCAGGTGAAGAGAAAAATGCAATTGAACAATCTTTATTCGAGACTAAATTCACTATGAAGGATATTCGAGAGTGGCCTGGAGATACTTCAAATTATAATCATTTTGGTGAACTTACAAATGTTGAAGCCGCTATAAATTATGTTCTTTTGAAGGAGGCCTACAATATATCTCCCGAGGATATTATATCAATGGGACCAATATATACTATTGAAAAAGATGGTATTTTAAATAAGAAAAACCTTACAAAATTTACATCAAAATTTTGGAATTTTATAAAAAAGTTTAATAAAGATCAAGAAGAAGAACTATTAAACTTCTGGGACCTTATTCATGAATTCGATAAATTCTTATTGGAATGTAGTGGTTCAATTTCATATTGTACCCCAAGTTTTGATTTAAAAGACTTTGTAGTAAAAAACGATGAAATTACTGAATTTAAAGATAATCTAATAAGTGTTGAACCGTTTATAGCCTTTCACCAAAACTTAGTATTATTTGAAAAAATTTCATCGGAGATTGAAAAGCAACCAGATAATATCTTGAATTTGGTATTTAAATCAGGCGCTAGATTAAAATCTGTTCAGTTATTGAAAGCTGCATCAAATACTGGTATCCCAACAGATATCTATGGAAAGGCTTTTGCTCAAAATATTAAAAATTCTCTTCTTGATGGACTTACTCCCGAAGAGTATTTTACAACAGGGGATAGTGCCCGATTGGCACTAGCTGTTAGACAGGAGGCAATTCCTAAAGGAGGGGAGCTTCAAAGAAAATTCTTTTTTACTACTGGTATTCTTAAATTAGCACCAGAAATTGAGGATTGTGGCTCAGAAAAATATTATGAACTCAAGATTAAAAATAAAAGTCATTTGAAATTAATGAATCATAGATGGCATCTACATGATGGTGAACTCAAACAAGTCGATATCGAGGACGAATCGCTGGTTGGACAAATTCTTAAATTAAGAAGCCCAATGACGTGCAAATGTGAAGATTATCGTATTTGTAAAAAGTGTTTTGGTTCAAAAACACCCGAAAGTATAAATATCGGTTCAACCGTTGGAGCAGCTTTATCCGAAGGTATAATTCAGTCTGTGTTAAGAACTCACCATTTTGGTGGGGCATTCATCGCAACAGAGGATAAACACCTACTTGATATTTTAAGAAGAAGTAAATTCAAAGCGCCTGGCACTATTATTAATGATTCCCAAGAAGATATTGATTATATTATTAAATATTTATATGATATTTATCCGGAGGAAGATATCGAATTTAATCAGGAACCGGAAGTTGATGGCACTATTCATTTAACAATTATTGTTAAAGAACTTCCTTTTAATGATGACTCAGTAAAACAACTTAATAATATTGTTGGATTGATTGATAAAAATCGAGAGGTTGGCGCGCTGATTGACCCGAGTGAACTATATGATAAATTGGAGCTTGTAATAGAGCAGAATGGCATTCTTTCAGTCTATTTAGAATTAATTATAAGTCTTCTTTATTATGACGAGGACGGTGTTCTATATAGATATACTGATAAAGAACCAAATTCGCAAATCGCTCTTAAAAATATCATCGAAGTTTTAGATCCAAAATTGAGTATTTTTTATAATTTCTCGAATAGAATTATTTCAAAAATTTATAACCATAAAAGTGTTGGTCATATCGATCATATGTATCATGATCTTTTAGAGATTTACAGATAGCAATTGCTATAAAGGAGCAGTATGCAGAAAATATACATGCAATTAACTATTAGCCTTGATATTGAATATAGAGAGCTAACCGGACGCTTTGAAAAATTCGGTAAAGATCTTAGATTAGCATTAGTCCCTACCTTTTTCTTTTTGGAGGGGTTTGTAGACAAAAAGAAAGTCCAAGATATATATCTATTATTAAATCTTCATCCTGGTATTGAAAATTGTTTTTACCCTTACCTTGATATAATTGATCCAAAATCATTAGTAGGGAGGGATAATCTTTTTATAGTAAATTACAAAACACCACTAAAACTAAAGTTCAGTTTTAGTGGTAAATCACAATTGTATAAAGGGAAGGTCTTTCGACATTTTCTTTTGAAAGACAAAAAACCAAATACTTTAATTAAATCTGACAACTTAATTGTTGATATAATTAATAATCTTCACAGCTCATTAAAAAATAAAAAGGAGATATATGAACCAGATAACATTTAACCCGCCGGAAGAAACTGACCCGAATTGGCTTCCTATAAGCGAATTTAGAAAACATGACTTTGCGAAGATTGAAAATCTTTTAGAAAATATGTATAAAAATATAAAAATACTAGAACCAGAGTTCAATTATAAAATTTCTTTGGAAAATCAATCAAGTCCTTATCTAGAAGACGGTGCAACCTATTATAAAAAATTACAGATAGAACAGTCCTATCAAGAACAGAGTAACACCCTAAGCACATTGATTCCAAGATTAATGCAAGATAACTTTTTTATAATGAATGGTAGTTATTATGTGCCGCTTCTATTCCTTGAAAAAGCACCAATTGATAGAATTTTGGATCATGAAAGTAATAAGAATAAAATTTTTATTAATATTAATGCCGTTTACAATTTTACCTTTGATTTTCAAAAAAATATGGTTCAATTTAGATCGAAATTAATTTCAATGGATATCTTTTTTAGAGTTTTATTTGCTAATGATAAAGATTATCTAATGGAATTGCTCGATCTTGGTATCGTTACAAAAACAACATATACCAAAGAGGAATATAAAAAATTTGTAAAAAACTTCTTAGATTTTTATAAATGGGAATATTTTAATGATAAAGATATTCTTAGTTGGATGGACAATTTTTTACTACTTGATTATTATCGAGAAATTTTTAATGATTATTATAGCATTGATAATTTTGGAGATATTATTAAAGAAGTTGTTCGGTTGTATGTGGCTGATGAGCCTATCGATATGGCAACCCTTTCAAATAGACGCGTTGTATTATCCGAATATTTAATTCGTCCCCTATTTGAAATTTATGTAAGATTATTATATGGTATTATAGATAAAAAATCTCAAAATTTTTTACCGACTATTAATGAGTTCGCTGTTATTACGACAGGATTTAATGGACTTCTACATAGGGGACAATTATACGATATTTCAAATCCATATCCATCTGCTTTAATTAATAAAATATCCCAGGATATTCAGATTATTAAACAAGGAAGATTGCCAAAATCATGGCAAAGAAATGATATCTCAGGATTCGGGGTAATTTGTCCAATTTCGGTTTCCCCTCAGTCGATGGGGACAAATCTTGTGTTTACAAGTAGTGCCCGTATTAATAAACTTGGACGATTAAAAGCAAATACTAAAAATATACTATAGGTAGATTTATGCGAAAAGAAAAAAATGTCACCTGCAAAATTTGCAACTCAATTTTTCGAGCAAAAAGAAGAAACGCAATGTATTGTCCAAACTGCAAAAAACAGGTTATTAATGCCAGGGCAAGAGAAAGACTTGAAAGAGAAAGATTATGGAAGGCCGGTAAATTAAGGATTAATCCTTATTTTCTTACTCGCGGCGACCCATGTAAAAATTTATCTAGTGGTATCTCAATAATAGAAGGAAACGCATGAGACAAGATACAAAAGTAGAAGCTATTGGAGGATTAATTAAGACAATAGTAATTAGTCCCGAAAATGTTGAAGAATTCTTCGACCAGGTTATTAAAGATAATCTAATTTTGGAAGATATCATATTGGAATGGACCGAGAATAGCTCATCCATTCTTTTTCCAATTAATCAATATAAATCCCAGATTTATCTTATGAAAAATGATATAAAAATATATAGTTTTGAGATAAACGGGGTCACAGAAGAATTTATTTTTTTAGAAGAGGTTGATAGACTTGGGGTAGAACACCTTAAAAATAAGGAAGAGCTTTCCGGGGAAGGAAAATTAATTACACCTTTTATGTTAAAATTTAGTGATTTTTCGAAGAAGTATCTTATTAATTTAGATCAAAATCCTGATTTTTTTGATTTGCCAAAAAATGGCATTATTTTAAATGATGTAAGATTAATAATGGTTGGTAAGCCAAAACCAAGATTAACTGGACGAGCAGCGGAAATTGCTAAAAGAAAGGGGGAATTATGAAAGTAGAACATTCAGTTACCTCTATTTTTTGTGATGCATGCAAACGCCAATTAACTGGAAAGAATATTCATTTTACACCAACCCATGTAGTAATTGGCGATGTTGATCTATGTACCGAATGCTCGTCGACTATTCTTCGAGAGTTATATAGTGTACAAAGAATCAATACTGAAGATATTAAAATGATTATTGAAAGAGGACATTATGAATTTACCGCCCGACAAAATGGAGCGGTATTATGCTAATTAAATAAAATAATTGGAATTATAATATGTCTAAAAGATTAACGACAAAAGAGTTTGTAATTAAGGCAAAAGAAATCCACGGTGATAAATATGATTATTCAAAAGTCGATTATAAAAATTTTGCTACAAATGTTACAATTATTTGCCATAAACATGGACCATTTAAACAGCAGCCTGGCAACCACCTTCAAGGAAATGGCTGTCCAAAATGTGCAAATAAGGCAAATGGGCTAAATCGTAGAAAATCATTATTGGATTTTATGGAAAAAGCCAAAAAAATTCATGGTGATAAATATGATTACTCGTCAGTAATATATAAGAATATGCATTCAAAAGTAAAAATTATTTGTCCTGTGCATGGAGAGTTTTACCAAACTCCAGGCAACCATTGTCAGGGACAAGGTTGTCCTGAGTGCGGAAAAATTACAGCAGCTAAAAAACAGACAAAATCTAAAAAAACTTTTGTCAATGAAATACAAAATATACATGGGGACAAATATAACTACGCCGGAACAATTTATGTTAATAATTCGACAAAAATTAAAATAATATGTCCGATACATGGCGAATTCTATCAACTACCGACAAATCATTTAAATCTTGGACATGGTTGTCCCAAGTGTGCTGAATATGGTTTCTCATTAGATGAGCCAGCCATACTTTATTATTTATATGATCCTCAGGAAGATTTGTATAAAATAGGCATTACCAATAAAACTATAGAGGAACGCTTTGGTAAAAGCTTTTGCTCAAACAGAGCAATTGCTATTTTAGAGCAAACCCATTTTGATAATGGTATGGATGCATATCTTGCCGAGCAAGAAATATTAGAAGCTTTTGGGTATGCACGTTGTGAGAACCCCAGCTGGCCAGAAACCAAAGGCGGGCGGACAGAATTCTTTAAAGAAGATATATTACATAAACATAAGGATGATAATGAAAAAAGATAACGAATCAGAGTTAATATTATTCAGTCCTCAGATTGAAACTTTTACCCCGTTTGCGGGTTATGTGGATGCCTCGAGACTGAATATGAGCTCAAAACAGTTAAATCAATGTGTTATAAGTAATAACACTGATACGCCAATAGTTATTGATAAGAATTATAAAAAAATTACAACAATTAACTCACCATTTGCGGAGTTCGCTGTAGAGGACGGGCACATTATATACTCTGATTTAGAGACGATTATTATTTATTACCCGGAACTTAAAAAATTAATTACTAAATCTGTTCCACCACTAAAAAAGTTGATAAATAATTCACTGTCCCTTAAATATAGAGCAGGAGTTGGTCCTATAAAAAAAGGAGAGTTAATTTATGATTATACCAATATGAATCCAGATACACTTCTTCCAAAAATTGGATATAGAGCTAAAATTTTATTTTCGTCGTTTTTCGGATATACGGCTGATGACGCCATGGTTATATCTGAAAGTTTTTCTAATCGCGCGGAGATAGAATATAGTCAAAAGGTTTTTATACCAATTACCAAAGAATGGAAATATCTAAGAAATAATTTAGACGATTATTTCTTCAAGGTTGGCCAACGATTAGACGAAGAAGCGTATGTAAAATATTTTCAAATCGACGCCGGTGAACATTTTATGTCTGAAATACATAATGTAAGTGAACAACAATCCATGTTTTTCACAAAAAATATTCCTGGTATAAAAGATGGAGACGTTGTATCTATAAAGGTACATCGAAATACGGAAAAAAGTTTTCTAGAGATGAAAGAGGAATATATCTATACTCCTGGATTAATTCAGGAAATTGAAGATATTTATAATGAAAATTATAAGGTAGTTCTAGGTACAAAGCAAGTTTTCGAACAGCTTGGTCTTCCAAAAGAAGAAGTCGAAAAAGTAACAGATGAATTATTTTCAGATCATTATAGCACACCAAAACTCACCAAATATTTTACAGATAAATTACGTGATGAATTTAATCTAGAGGCAGAGTCAGTAGATTTCCTCCTCGAAGTAACTATTGAAAAGAAATCGAAAACAACTCGAGGAGATAAATTTACCAATCTATTTGCGGGTAAAGGAACAGTTTCTATGATTATTCCTGATGAGTTAATGCCTCTTGATCCCTATACTGGAGAGCCGGTAGATATCATTTTTAACCCACTTGGTATTTTTGGTCGTAATAACTGGGGATCTATTTTCGAATTGGCTATTTCAAAAATATCTGAGGATGTTGAAAGAATTGCAGACCTGGTGTATAACGGCGAGAAGGTTGATGTCGAAATGGCAGGAGAACTCCTAGATAGAATTGAGTTCATTGACGAACATTTTATTTCAAAATATGATTCGGAATATTCTAGAATGATTAATCAATATTTGATACCGAGTTTAAGGTCTTCCTATATACATGAAAATTTTGGGCCGATTATTTCTTTCGCTCAGAATATTGTCGAGGAAGGGTTTTATATATTTGCACCAAATTTTCCAAAAATACCATATACTGAGTTTTATAATGATTTTATTAGTAAATATGGAGAAAAATATAGAGTCAATTTCAAAAAATCTAAGGTAACCTATAAACAAGAATTAATAGAATGGTTACGCGAGAAATGGCATTATAAAAATGAGGTATTTGATGATGAAATATATGAAACAGAGATAGAGGCTTTTGTGGGAATGAATTATATGCTTAAGCTATATCATACCTCCTTTAGTAAATTTACAAGCGTATCCTTAGCAAATAGTTATAGTAAAATTACTGGTCAGCCGGTAAGAGGTAGAAAAAAGACTGGTGGTCAGCATATTAGTTGGCAAACACTAGCTGCTTTGCTTGGTCACAAGGAACACAGCGGAATTCTTAAAGAGTTGTATACAATTAAATCGGATGCTCCTATAAAAGATAAAGAAAAATTCTTAATGCAGTATATCACTCATGGTAAATACAGACTTAAACCTAAATACACATCTTTAACGAAGCGTGCCGTAAATAACGCTCTAAAAATACTTGGAATGCAACTGGAGGATTAACCCCCAGTTGCATTCCTGTGCTTTAGAATTACTCCAAATACTATAAATATATTAACATTAGAAGAGACACTCATATTGTCTTTGGTCAAGAATAGCAATACCTGAGATGGTAAAGCTGGTGAGGAAATGAACTCACTGGTAAAATTTTATTTCCTTGTAAAAAGGAAAAATTAAAAAAACTAAAGGAAAAATCATGACACTCAATAGAGGAAATTATGTTATCATAGGTCAGAATGAAAATGATAGCTATACTGAATTTTTTGGTGTAGTTGAAGATTATACAACAGAGGATGGCGGTTGGTTGAAGATTAAATTTTTGGTAAACGTATCGGAAATGACGGAGATATCAGAAATCAAAAATTATAGTGTTTCTGAACTGGCGACTATACCAAAGCTTGAATCAGTATCCAGCGAAGAGGGTGAAGCAATGTATAGTAGTCTTAAGATGACAATCGATCAGAGACGCAACCGTCTTCCTGGTAGAGGACGCGCCAGCGCAACTGTCGAATCGGCACAGGCTGCTTCTCCCGAAGCAGTTTCTGATGAACCCATCCAACAAGAAGAGACAGTTCAAGAGGCGAGAAGACCGCTACATATACCAACGGAAGAAAGAATTGAGAATGAGGAACTGAAAAAATTCAGTATTAATCTTGAAGCTGGGGATATGAAAACAATTTTGGCAATCGGAGAAAAATCTCCTAAAAAAGTATTTGGTATCATTGATAACGCGATTGAAGAAAATGGCCATATTGTATTCAGCTATATTTCACATAGTATGAAACAGGAATTTATTGAAATTAAACTTGAGTATCTTTCCAAGTATGAGAGAGTCGATTTCCAAAAAAATACGTGTTATCATATTAAACATAACGATGAGGAAATCAAAGTTCTTTATCTTGGTTCCACTTTCTGGTTCGTTGAAAAAATCAGAGGATTCGAAAAAATCACGGACAATTTCATTTCACTTAAACCTTCCTTCTTCGATAAAATGAATATCTCGGTGTGTCCGGTACCAGATTCAATCGAACGATTGGTTAATGGTGGGCCTCTTTCGGAGGACGTATCCTATGATATAAATGAAAACCGAAAAATCTGGACGGTTGATTCCCTTCGTGAAAACGAAATTCCGAGTATTTCCTCTGAGATGCTTGGTAAACAATGGGAGGATACAATTACCTTTTACTATTTTATGGGAGGTGAACTTATCTGGAAAAATCTTGAACTAAATACATTCTCATCAAAAGATGCAATTCAAAAATTGGCGATTGCTAGAAAAGATAAGTCAGTTTTAGAGATGCTTGAGGCAGCGTAATGTTAAAAGTAATTCTGGCAAAATCGTACGACGAAGCCAGGTCTTTTTTGCAGGAAGCAGGCGGTCAATGGGTGGCCATCGAAACAGAATATGGACATAATACAATTGATGAGAAGTGTCCGGGGGTAGCCTTATCTCTTAATCACCATGGAGAACTTCAACATGAGGAAGCCCCAGCTTTGGCCTATAAAAAAAATCCAGCCAGGTACGATAATTTTATCATTAGCCATATTGATTTGGACGTATTATTCGGAATTCTATGGACAGCTGGTTGGTTGAAAAAAACGAAAACAACCATTGAACTATCAAAATATGTTGCCCTTGCTGATACTCGCGGGTTTCATATAGCTAAAAATATGTTAGAAGAAAAAAATCCTGATTTAAAAGAGAAATATCTTGCTATCGGATACTTGGTTAATAGCTGGGTTATTAATGATAACGGTAAAAATATTGTTGATATCAGTAAAGAAGTACACAAACTTCTTTTAAGAATTAAAGATATTATACTTGATGGGGTAACTGAAGACCAAATCAAGTCCTACCTGAAATGGTTTTCAGAACAGGAAGCCGCTGCAAAGGCTCACTTAAAAGAAATTCGACCATTATGTGGAACTACTTCGGATAACCTCTTTATATTTCGGGCGCCTTTTAGTCTGACAACAGCGTATGCTATTGGGGAGGTTGAAGCTCAAATTATTGTACAATATAATGAGCAAAGTAAAAGTATTTCCATTAGTTGTTTTGATGAACAGGTGGCACAAAAATATTTCGGGGATCGAGGTGTTATTGAACCTCTTCAAAAATTTTTTGGTCGACATGCCGGAGGTAAAAAAGCGATAGGAGGAACACCAAGAAGTCAAGATATCCAACCAGAAATGCTTCCTGCATTCGTTGATTTTTTATATCGTGAATATTTTAATGTTCCTGAGATTGAAGAGATTTCAGGAGATATAAAATTAACAGATAGTCGACTTCTTGGTAAACATCAAGAAGCTATAATGAAATTATATAAAGAGTAATATGGATTATTTTGGAGCAATTGCTCCAAAATAATCCTATTTTTATTTTATTTTTATTTTTTATTAGAATTAAAAAAGGAATCAAATATGTGTCAAATCATTGCATTACAAACAACAGTCGAAAAATTTAAAACATTGGCAAAAGATAGATTATATGTAAGTATTTTAAATAATATATTGGATGATAAAGGAGGCGATTATTTTAGTTTATGTGTTTCTATAAATAATTCAAATTTAATACTATCTAACCCAATGGATGCTGCTCCATTATTTTCAGAGGCCTTAAAAATATTTAAAAATATGGATATCGAGGATCAAGAGATGTCTATTCTTCTTTTTTCTAGGCAGCAGCCAGAAATGGAAAACTCAACCGTTGAAGAACAACCTTATCTTCACAATATAGAAGGTGGAACTTTTTTTGCGGTTCATGGGACAATTCATAATGATCAGGAGTTATCAAAAAAATATAATGCCGAAATTCGGGCAGATACTGAAATACTAAAAAGTATACCAATATCCAATTGGAGTGAAGCAGAAGGAACTTTTTGTATTCTCGGACTTAAGGATAATAGAGTATTTAAATATGAACATGGATTAAAAATATGGAGTAATAGAATCATATCATCCGGGGAATATCTTGGTGACATATTCGCAACTACAGATTTAACAATATTTGATCCTGTAGTAATTGATATTCCTCAGGATACAGAAGAGAGAATACTTTTTGCATCTTTTTCTGGTGGTATGGATATTGCCTTATCAACCTATGATCAATTAAAAAAAGGAAATTATAAAAAAGCAGTTCTTTATTATTTTGCGTGGGGTAGCATCGCAGAAAAAGAAGAAATAACTACTTTGGAAAAATTCAAGGATTTTTATAGTTCTGAATTTAATATTCCAATTGAAATCGAAATTCTTGAGGCTCAGCAATATTTTGATGAATATTTCAAATTAAATAAAGCTCCCATCCCAAAAATTTCTAAGAATAGTCCTTTTTATACCGGAGAAATCAAAGAAACAGAATCACCAATAGCATATGTACCATATAGAAATTCACAATTTGCTCTTCTATTAGCGAGCAGAGCAGAAGCTCTTAATTTAAAAAATGTTGATTTTTTATTTGGATTAAATTTATCAGAGGGCATGGTATATATGGATAATTCTGAAGGATGGTTAGATACAATAAATAAAACCGTTATTTATGGAGGAAAAGATTACCAATTATCTGGGACCTATAACGTAGTCTCACCATACTTCCAAAAAACTAAATCTAATATGCTAAAATCATTTAGCATATTACATGGGATTGCTACATTGGAGCAATTGCTACTTTTAAGCAAAAGTTGTTATTATCCAAATAAAGATGGAAGCCCGTGCGGCCAATGTGGCTCATGTATATTGAGACAAAAAGCAATTCAAAATATTAAGGAATCATAATGACAATCTCAGGAACATCAGATTATTTAGGTATATTTAAGTTATTGGAAAAAGTACAGTTAGATAATAAAAAAATTTATTTTTTCGAAGCAAAGTCAAGTGCTAGAAATATAAGAGGTAGTAGTTATACCGCCCCATACTATTTATTAACTGCGGATAGAGCAGCCCATGATAAGCGGGGCCAATCAAATAACACATCAATAGTAGAAATACCGCTTAATATAGATCAGAGTGAAATTTTAAATAAAACCTTTAAAATAGAGGATACAGAACTAAATGATTATCTTGTTTCCGAATGTATGGCGGGTGAGCCTATTATACAGGTAGCCACCAAGAATAAAGATATATTCGCAATTAAGAATTTTAAAATAAATGAGTCGATACAAGGAAAAGTTTTAAATTTAGATACCCAAGGAGAAATTACAGAAAAACTTTATAAAGAAAATTATGCATTTGGTTCTGAATATGGACATGTTTCCCTTATATTTAGTGTGCATATTCCAAATTATTATTTTAATATTAAGGAATTTGATTTTAATATGCAAAATTTAGGAATACTCGCTGATCACGAAATATATGAAAAATTTTGTAAGCTGTCAAAATATTCCAACCACCTATTAAGTAGAAACGCACCTCTTTTTAAAACGATGACCCTAAAAATATTAAATGAAATTTTATATAAAAAAGGGTTAATAGAACGTATAGACCTGGATAATATTATTTATTTCCAGGATTTTAATGAAAGAGAAAGCTTCTATCCATATCATAGTTTAAATGAATTGGAGATAACCAGATATCCGGACTTTAAAAAAGAGAATTATGAAATAATTTCTGATCTTAAATACGAGGAGTTTTTTAAAAAAAATTTTTCAGATCCATTAAATAGATTTTCATATAATATGATGATCGCAAAATTAAATGATCAGATTATACATGTTAATTCTTTTGAAACTTTGGATTTTGGTAGATCAAAAGAGGATAATGAAAGGAAATTAATTCTTGCTAAGAGAATGGTACCCTCTATCGAATTTTTAACATTATCCATTCCAAATAAACCAATTACCCTTGAAGAAATACAAGAAATAAATGCTGATCTTTATGGTAATATTCTAAGCTTTTACAAAGCTAAATGGGAAAAGGTTATTAAAAAATATAGAAGTTTATATAAACCGAAACCAGTTGATGAAAATTTTCTGGCTTTAAAATTTATTCAAAAATATTTTATTATTAATTCGTCTCACGCAAATGAATATAAACATTTTACAAAAAGCTTTTTTCCAATAATTGATTATTTTAATGAAACCTACGGTTCTTTTGATGATTTTTTTGGAACAAACCAAATTTCTAAATTTTTTGATATATTATTTAATGTATCAGATACCCCTTATATCTTTTCAAATGGCCGTCTCGAAAAAGAAACTCTATCTCTCAAAGCTATAAAAGAGCGTAAGGAATATTATTACTCCAAAGCTGAAATGTTCTATCCGTCATATTCTGATGCATCCTTCATTAGCTCAGTTGCCTATAAAGAGGCAAAATGTTCAAAATATGATAATTATATTATTATAAATGATAGCGGGACAACTCAGGCTTGGAAGAATAAAACTCGTATATTCGCTTCAAGGCTAAAAAAAAATGGGGCAAATTTGGTAACTATTATTGGGACTACTGATAAATTTGAATTGATGATGCTTAAAAAACTCAAAAAGTTGGCTTCGCATGTTATATTATATAGTGATTTTGAAGGTTCTATTGATATAAAACCAACTTCAAAAAAAAGAGAATTTTTACCGGAGACAGTTTCAATATATACAGGAACAGGTATTATAAATACTAAGTCCGGTGAAAGCTTCGCGAAAAAAATGGATTCATTTAATATGGAATCATCTTTATTTGTAGAATTTCATGTAACTAAAAAAGAATTTATTTTTAGAGGTAGTCCTTACCCGATTAGGGATTTAAGTACTGAATTTTTAATACCGATGTTGGAAAAATATCCAAAAAAAAAGATATATTTTTTGTCTAAGAGTGAGCTTAAGAAAATAAAACAGTTTTATGGCGAAGAAACTATTCTTTTAGAGAATTATATTGAGACTGAGGAATTTCAAAATGAAATGGCCAAAATATACGATGATTATTTCGTTTATTCAAAATCAGAATTACTAAATATGAGTAAATTTGAAGAGATTTTAGCCTATGAATTTATTGGTCCAACCCTTGAATATAATCAAACTATTAAAGATTTTTTACCAAATAAAAATTTCTGCTGGGATTATACTAATATGCTTATTCAAAGTCTTCCTGAAGAAGTAATCTCTATAATATATGATATTTTGCTTAAGGTACCAGAATATTTTTTAAAAAGAATAAATAGTGATACTTTTAAGGCGGACAGTTATGCCGTACGCACCGCTGTGCGTAGTACGTTTATGCATGAACCGGAAGGGAGTATCGGAAAGATTATTTACTCAAAAATTAAGGCACCTTACGATATAAAAGAAAGAACACGTATACTTTCTAAATTCGAAAAAAGTTATTTGGGAATAAAATCAAAAAATATTATTCATCGCCACTCGCAAAACTTCTTTAAATTAGATATATTGTTTGAGCGGATAATGGATTTGCTATATACCAGCAACATGAAAAATTTAAATAATGAAGAAGTCAATGAACTATTAAATAATTTAATTCGCGGGGAATTAAGCACGATGAACATTAAATTCCAATTATTGGAGGAAGCATATCAAAAGGAATAAAAATGAGAGTTAAAGATATATATGTTGGAGAATATTATATATTAAAATCAGATAAAAAAAGTAAGGTCGGCTGTTCGTTTAGGTATTTCAAGGAATTTCAAAATACTCAAGTTCTTGTCCTAAATAAACTAAACGCTTTTAATAATCGGAATACAGTTAGAATTCAAGGTCTATCTGAAAATAATGGAAAGTTTGAATTAGTTAGTTTTTGGGTAAGCCCATACGACCTAACAAGGAAACCTTGTGATACTTGAACCAGGATTTATTGAGAAGGTTGACGGCAGTAAATTTACATTATATAGTGATACAGACTCCAGTTATTCTATGGTACCTCTACCATTCGATAAATTCGAGGATCAACATAAAACTGTAGAATATGCTCAGAATATAGCCCACGAATTGAATGAAGCATATATGAAAATATTTAATGATACTGTTGTTAAATTTGGAAATGTTGATCCAAAATATAATTTTATGGATTTCAAATCAGAAATTGTAGCCTACCGTGGATTTTTTAATGCTAAAAAATATTATGGATTGACAAAATTATGGGATGAGGGTACCTTTTATGATCCACCAGAAGTTAAAAAAACTGGGGGTCAAATTGTAAAAGCTGATTCAACCCCTATAGTTTTGGACTTGCTAACAGAAGTTTATAATGTTTTATTGTTAGATTTTAGTATTGTAAACGAAATAGAACTCTATCGTAAAATATTTTTTGATATTCGCCAAAAATACATAAAGCGAGTTGAAAAAGCTGTTGAGACGTTCAATGTTCATGAATTTGGAATTCCAAAGAAATGGAGTCTTAAAACCCTTAAAACCATACCAAAACAGGTCGAAGGCGCAATGCTCTATAATTATTTATTTCGAGATATTTTTAGACCCGGTGAAAGTATTCTTCAAACTCAGATTATTATTAATCCTGAAAAATTACTGCAGGAAATGGATAAAAAATCTCCGAGTACGGAATACCAAATACCGAAGGAGTTAATAACATCTAAAACTAATACCCTTTCCTGGCCAACTGATTTTGGCTCAGAGTCCGATATCGAAGAGGCTAGAAGAATATTTCAAGAAAATAATATACAATTTGATTTAAGAACTATTCTTGATTTTAATGTAAATAAAAAACTTGATCAATTTAAAAAACTTTTTAGCGAAGAGACAATAAGACTCGCTATATAAATATATTGAAGGAAATATAAAATGACATTTGAAAAATTGTCTGAAATTATGGAAGATAATTTTAAAAAATTTGGATTAAATACTTGGAAAAATAAGTCAAGTGTTCTATTCAGCATGAAATCTAAATACGGTAGTTCATTTGATATAAAGATGGCCGAACTTATTTATGATACAATATTTGAAAGAGAAATTAAAAAGAAGGAATCAGATGAATATTGAAAAGATATGCGCTAATTGCCGCCATTCAGAATTAATTTATAATAAATCTTATGTTTATTGCAAATTGCATAATATCAGTATGGATAAAAAAGATAGTTGTAAAGATTTTAGAAAGGAAAGACAATGAAACAATGCGAAGTAGAATTATTGCATCATACACCCCTGTGGGTGGCTGCGGATGGCACACGAACTTGTTGGGCATCGTTCGATAAAAGTGATACACAAGAAGTATATGAATGTGCAGATTGCGGGTTTATTTCACCAATAAACGAAGGAGAATTTCCGTATGATGAATTTGGTAGACATTACTGCCCTAAGTGTAAATCAGGTGATGTTTCTTTTTATAAAAAAACAGGAGAATCTGATAAGGCCTTAATAGATAGGGTTGGTAATAAATTCAAGCATGCTAGTACTCTTGAACATCTATATTATAACTTTCATATTAGTGGCATATCACGCGCTTGTCTTCAAGAACTGGCTAGACATCGAATAGCAAGTCCAAGCGTTAAATCAACACGTTACACCCTCAAAGAACTTAAGAATGAAGAATCGTTTAACGATTATCATCATATAAAAGATTATGAGAGAGCTAGTAAATATCTAGTATGGACAGGGGATTCAGATGTTGATGAAATTGTTTTTCATCATCTCGAAGATTTAAGACGGCTTATTAAAAAAGGTATTTCAAATGATATTGCTAAGTATGCTATTCCCGAGAATTATAAGACGGAGCTCGCTTGGTCGATCAATGCTAGATCCCTTCAGAATTTTTTAGCACTTCGCACCAATAAAGCAGCACTCTGGGAGATTCGAGATCTTGCATATGAAGTCTACGATTCATTACCACCAGAGCATAAATTTTTATTTGAAGATTCAATTTACAAAGAAAACCCAAAGGACATAAATGAGTAGAAAAAATGAAAATAGACCGACAAATGCACCAAAAAGCGGAGAAAAGCATGTTTGGTTTCTTAAGGAAATACCGAAGTATAAAATTAATATTCCAATTATTAGATCGGCTGTTTTTTATCTTTCAACGTTTACTGAATCAAAACCAAGTCTGGCGGTACTATTAGAGGATATTCGGCAACTAACCCCTGATGATAGAATTACCCTTATTTTTAATAGTCCTGGCGGGCTAGTTTCTGAAGGAAGAGCAATTATTAATGCGGTTAAGAATACCGGCGCAGATATTCAAACTGAACTTTTATCAGAGGCGTCCTCCATGGCAGCCATTATGTTTTGTATTGGCGATAGAAGAATTATTTACGAAAATTCAAGTTTAATGTTTCATAATTTTAGTGGTGGAATTATTGGTAAGGGCCATGAAATGAAGGATCATCTTAAACATATAACCAAAAATATAACTTCGTTTTTTAGAGGACATGTTATCGGACTATCCGAAACGGAAATGCAAAAGATGTTGGATGGAAAAGAATGGTGGTTTGGTGCAAAAGAAATGTGCGAACGTGGAATAGCAACACATGTTAATATCGACGGTATTATGATTCCTGCCAAAAGGTATCTTAAAGCCCTAAAAAAAGCCAAAAAACTTGCAAAAAAACAAGGTATTAAAGTTTCGAGTATTTCCGAATCTTTCATTTTTGGCATTGATGTTATGGCTGATATCATCGAAGAACAGAATGAAGCTATGGAACAAGTAACTGATATTTTATCAGAAGCGGTAGCAAATAATGAATTTCTCCACAATTGATACGGATGGGGTTAAAAAACTATTTGGAGCACTTAAAAGAAATGATTTAAAATTTTATCAATTTTATAATATTGATTTTAGTGCGGACGAATATCAGTTTCAAGAATATATGCTAAACTTTAAAGAAGGGGATTCAACTAAGAAAATATTGAATAAATCCTATTACGATATCGAGGTATTTTATGATCCCTCGGTATTCCCAGATTCTAAGAAAGCTGCATATATGGTTAACTCGATTGCTGTTTATAATAATCTTAAGAATAAAGCAGTTATTTTTACATGTCCATTTTGGACACATCCTGTTACAGGCAAACAGGGTACCTGTAATATTATTGAACAGGAAACTCTTCAGGTTGAAGTGGAAAAGATTTATGCGGATCTGGTTACTGAAAATCAAACGTATGATATTGATGGGCTTGAAATCGAAGTACGGGTTTTTAAAAACGAGAGCGAATTATTAGCCGCTTTTTTCTTATATCTTAGAGAGGTATATTCCTTATTTTTAATTGGATTCAATAGTAGTTTATTTGATGACCCGTATGTTGTAAATAGAGGATTAAACCTTATTGGAGAATCAATATACGACTATATGTCGGAATTTGGTGAAGTTCAGAAATTTGGTGAATTATCTTATGAGTGGCCTGACTATACCAAAGTTGATTTACTGACACTTTATAAACCGGTGGATCAAGGTGGTAATGGACTCGGTAAATCTCTTCCAAATTATAAATTGGATACTGTTGCAGAGGTTGAACTTAAAATTAAAAAATTAGATCTTGATGATATGAATAGAGTTTATCAGGAAGATCTTCCTAGATTTTTAGCATATAACCTTCTGGATACTCTTTTAACTTTTAAGCTAGACGAAAAATTGCAATTTCTAGAATTAAATTGGATGCTTGCCAAATATAATGACGCCCCAATTGGCTCTGCTATTAGAGGAAGATCAATTATGTATAGATATAGAAATGATTTAATATATACCAGAAGAAATCAGGCGGTAAGAACCAAAACATTCGGAAGAGAAATATTTTATCCATTGGAGGAATAAAAATGAATGAATTTAAAGAAAAAGATATTTTAAAGTGGATTGAAAATCTCGAGACAACGGATGAACCTCAACTGCCTTTTTATAAAAAATGGTGGGAAGAACTTAAATTTAATATTAATTATTGGTGGAATCATTCAATTATATATCCAACTCGATCATTTAAAAAAGGTATTTCTAATCTTTGGAAATGGCGAAAAATTATCTGGAAAGATCGATGGTGGGATTATTATTATCTACTGGAAATGCTTAGATTTAAACTTCGGGATATGGAGGAGCATTGGGGCAGAGATACTCATTATGTCAACGATTATAAAGAAAAAGATGTTCTCAAAGATCTTATAGCTGATTTAGAATGGATGCTAGATGATGATAATGAATTTAAAGATGGATACAATGAAGAGTATAAAAAACGTTCCAAAAGGTTTTTTAGTAGGCTAGATAGACACCATAGAAAATTTTGGGATTAATTTGCTATTTATTAGCAAGCATCTAAATTATATGTTACCGCAAGTTATTATTAAGGAAAAAACGTGGATATTATATCATCACTAAAAAAAGATGGATTTATTAATAACACTGGTCAACTTATAAAACCTTCTAAAAAATGGGAGGACGAGCGGCTATCGAAATTTAAAATGTATGAAAAAAAATTAAAGGAATTGACATCATTTCTCCCGGAAGATATGGATCTGATATATAGATTATATGTTATCGAAAGTGGTATCAAAAACGATTGGAAATGTCCTGTTAATGGATGCAATAATCCTCGGGAAAGAACCACTAGGAGTGCAGGATACTTCAAATTATTATGTAATAAAAAAGATGATGAACATATAGAATGTTATAAACGATTACATAGATTAGCCAGAGAAAAAGCGTGTTTAACACGTACCGGTTACCGAACTAATTTTGAAAATCCGGATAAACAATTACAGGTTAAACAAACAGTCCGTGAAAAATATGGTGTTGATAATATCAGTAAACTCGAGTATATTAAAGATAAAAAAGAAAAAACAAGAGAGACCACCAATCAAAAATTACTTGAGTCTGGACTTGGTTCTAACGTTATGCAAAAAAAACTTGCTAATGTAAAGGATATTAATAAACAATTTATTATTGATAATTTTATTGATGATGATAATCATCTAGATATAAAAAAATTTATGGAATATTATTCATGTTCCGCAGATTTTGCATATACAACAATAAGAAAATTTTCTATTGATATAACCTATAAAAAATCTTGTTTTAATCCAGACGTTCCAGCTGTTTTATATTACCTATACGATCCACAAGAAGATCTATATAAAATAGGCATTACAAATAAAACAGTAGAAGAACGTTTCGGTAAAGAGTTTTGCTCAAACAGAGCAATTGCTATATTAGAGCAAACCCATTTTGATAACGGCTTGGACGCATATCTAGCTGAACAAGAAATATTAGAAGCTTTTGCACCATATAGATGCGAGAACCCCAGCTGGCCTGAAACTAAAGGTGGACGGACTGAATTCTTTAAAGAAGACATACTACATAAACATAAGGATAATAATGAAACAACTTAACTTTGATCTGAGTACAAACCCTCCAAAAATATCTCAATGGTTCGTATCGTTAGAAGGAGAAGGCGACGCGATCGGACAACCATCTATTTATATTCGACTCGCAGGATGTTACTCCGCAGCCTGTTCTTTTTGTGACACAAAATTCTCTTGGGGGGAAGCCCCTAATTTTGATGAACTGGCCGGCAGAGGTATTACCATTAAATTAGCAGAACAGCTTCAGGTAATGACTCCGAAAAGAATGACCGTTACCGGAGGGGAACCCCTGCATTTTATGGAGCATTTTCCAGATATTTTTAGGTGGGTTAATTCCATCTCGCCAGTTGGATTAGATTTCTTTGGTATTGAATCGAATGGGAATCTTCTAAAAGATAAAGAAAACTGCATGCATCTTATTCAGAGTTTTAATGAAATTATTTCTGAATTTGATGTGGTGCCGACTCTAACAGTCAGTCCTAAATTGGATGCTAAAACATGCTACGAAGATCAATTAACCCAGCAGGAAGTAGATAAAATGTATTTTGATACTTTTAAAAATATCGCTGATTATCTAAGACAATACCCTGTTTATTTTAAATTTATTTATGATTTTACAGAAGAAATTATTGATTTTGAGCACGAAAAAATATTTATTGATTATCTATTAGATGAGTTAAATGTTGAGCGTAAAAACATCATGCTCATGCCATTTACCCCAAATGATCCAATTGGGGAAGATGCTGAATTCTGGAATAAATCGAAGGATGCCACCTCAAGAAAAGCTCTTGAATTGGGAATTAGATATAGTCCAAGGATTCATATCGATAGAAAACTTGATTAAAGGATTTCTATGCCACAAAATACAAACGTCGACTTTAAATTTAATGAGATAAAAGTTGAGGTAATACCGAATCCGATGTACCAGGAAATCCGGGCATCGGACGGTGATTTGCTTTCTAAGCAATCGTCGACTATAACCCCAAATCAAATCCTTGAATTAGAAATTTTTAAATCATATGCTACAAATGACACCCGTGTTCGTTTGCATGTTATTGATATGGATAATAATACTGCTTCTGCTCTTGCAGAAGGCAAAATGTTGGTTTATATTTTGGTCGAACCACTTGTAAAAAGTAGTTCGGGTAACGCCCAATTTGCAAACTTTTTTATGTGTACTGATTTAAATCCCCCACCAACAGTTTCAAGGGTTGCAGGTACATATCCTGCTTTAAAAACAACATTGACATTGAGTTCTATAACATTGGAGCGCATGAAAGTAGAAAATAATTTTGCATTTACCCTTGGTGGAAAAAGCCCGCAATTTGATCCATTAGGAACTGGTCAAAAACCTTTAGATTTTTTACTTGGTGATTTTGGTAAAACTTTAACTGAAACATATACCCCTCAACCTGCAAATAATTCAAATTCAAATATAATGTTGGATCTTGATTATACTCCAAATAAAGTTGGGAGCGATTCTATAATTAATAGTGCGCCTGTGACTGGGTATCAGATGGAAGCCAATACTAATTTTGAGGTATTAGGTTATTTTTTCGACCAGTATCCTCTTTTTAAAACACCATATGCTTGGGTTATTGATGATTTTAGTACAAAAAATGATGGTCATCTTAGCGAAAGATCGAGTGTTATTAAGATCCTAGATCTTGCTAAATATCAAACATGGGAACCGTATACTGATATTCAATTATCTAACTTTATGATGGGCAAATCATCTGATAATGTCGAAACAACAATGGAATCTTTTAAATCAGTCGATTTTAAAATGATTAAAAGAGATACCTACTTTAATACTGGGCGATATATGTTTCGCGATAATTTTCCGAAAATATATGCAGAAGACATGGTTACTGGAAATCCAATTAATCTTGGGGTTTGGAACCAGGTTCACAAACATAATTATGTTTTAACTAGTACCAATGGTTATATTAAGCTTAAAAAAATGAGCAACCCAATGTATAAATATTATGTAACATTTCTTTCTAGCGAAGAGATTCAACAGATGCAAACCTTTTATAATATTTTTATGAGTTTGCATCCAGATATTGTAACTTATAGTTTCAATAATCTTTGGGTTGGACAAATTGATTTACATACTGTCGTTTCCTTAAAAGCAGAGGTATTTAATGAATATGAGGTTTATGAAAAACCAAGCGGTAATAAATATGATCGGATTGGAACCGGTTATCAAGTATCTCATACTTTTAAACAAGTAAAACCTACAGACGCCATCCTGAATCTATTAAAAGAAAAACAGAATGCCTCTGAGGCAGAACAATTAATTACTCCAGTGTTTTCATTAGAAACTGAGATTTCTTTTTTAATGGTAGATAAGGCTCCAAATACTCTTGCTGAATATTTTACAACTACACGTAATAGTCCTTATCAAGAAGCTACTCTGACTGAACAGCAGTTATATAATAATACTTCAGATATACTCTGTGGAGATCCAGCTCATTCCGTAAATATAGATCTTGATTCTATCCCGGTTGCCGGACCAAATTCGTCTGCAAATACACAGATAGCGGTTGAGGGTGCAAAATTAATTAAACAAGGATTTACCTATGCTCAAAGTGATTGCTCTAATTTCACAATGAGAGCCGTCCGTGCCGCTGGAGCTGATCGAGGAAAAGAACCATATCCTGATGGAACAATTAACCAGACAAACTGGTTTATGAAATATAAATCAAATGGTGTCGTTCTTGTTGAAAGTGTTGATAAGATACAACCAGGAGATATTGTATTCTTCCATAGCCAAGGGAGAGATAATGGGCATACTGGTATAGCGTTAGATAATACACAATTTATGCATTCTACAGTTACCAACGGTAAAGGGGCTGCTGTAGCAGATTTTAAATCATATGAGCATGTTCTCGGTAAACCAACAATGATTTTTAGAATTTTACCAGTTGACCCAAGTACTTAATATTTAAAAAATAAGGAAAAAAATGCCAGACAATGAAGTTGAAAAAATAGTATGTGAAGATATAGTTGAACCAACCGACGGTTGTAATCTTATGGCAACCGGTGAAGGAAGTGGCGGTTATGATGCACAAAATGATAAAACAACTGCCGCGGGAAGATATCAATTCGTAGATAAAACGGCTGCCTATACCTTAACGGGTATGGGCAGGGCAAGTTCAACCGAGGAAGCGCTAGAGCTCTGGTCGAATTGTAAAAATAGTACTGAACCGGAATGTAAACAATTACAGGATGAAATGTGTAATTGGTATTTTAATGACACTCTTTCTCAAATGAGCCATTATGGAGTAGCACCCACCAAGTTTAATATGTATCTTGCTTGGAATCAAGGAGCTATGGGAGCTTCAAAAATTATTGAAGCTGCGAAAAATAACGAGCAAGTAACCGATGAGACGGTAAAAAGAAATATGAGAGGTCAGCAATTTTTTAGCGGTGATGAATCGAACAATTATGACGGGCAACTATTCTTGGACGAAATGGAGTCCTATTTGGAAAGGCAAAATTATCCAGGGATTTAAGTGCTATTTCATAGCAATTGCTATAAAATAGCAAAACAATAATAAAGGAATAAAGATGAATACCTTCTTTTCAAAATTAAAGGTTGTTTTTGATAAAATACCAATTAAAGCTAGATTTTTAAAAGACCTTGGTTTCAACATTAGTTACTCTGGTTTTAGGTATTTTATGCAAGGACGTAAACCAACTCCATCTAAAAAGTTAATGGAGAATCTATGTGATGAAATGGGATATGATCTAATAGTTATCCCAGTAAAAAAAGATGAGAAACATCAAAAGTTAAAGGATACTTTGGAAGATGCTTTCTTTGTAGACCTTGATAAATATTTAAAAAAATATGAAGGGGATCCATCCAGAACCTATTCAAAAGAATTTGGTAAGGAATCCTCGGTCGCGAAAGCGCTAGAAGCATTTACCAATGAACCAACTTTCGATCCAAATGAAAAAATCGATGTAAGTGATCTTTTTTAAAAAAATATAAAATTATAATATAAAATAAAGGAAATAAAAAATGGAAAACACAACTATGCCACAACCACCAGTACCACCAGCAGCCCCAGAGGGATACTCAACAGCCGCAGCTCCAGTAGAGGTACCCACCGAACAACCAAAATCAGGTAATACCATTTCTGTAGTTGGAAGAGTAAACTTCCCGGCGACTCAATTATTTGAAGCAACTGGATTTATTGATATTGGAAAACAATTTCCAACAGCAAACTCCTTTCTTATGTTTGTCCCTGGTATCCCAGACCAATCAAAACAGTCAGGGAGAACTTATGACCAAAGCAGAAAAGAAATTATGAAAATTAATGTAAGAGATCTATATGCTCTTTCTGAAGCATTAAATTTTGCAGCGGTATACGGTCAATCTCCAGATTTCGTTGTATTTACAGATAGTTCTAAATTCGCAGGTACTGCTCAGGGTCAAGGCCAGACAAAACAAGTATCTGTTGGTACTGCCATGGGTAATAATGGAAAAGTAAAAATTTTCTTAAATTATAAAGGTCAAAATAAAGTGACGCTTGCTTTAGAAAAATGGCATGCCATCGGACTAGCCGGCCAACTTAAAACCTTGGCAGACGAAACTCTTAAGAAAAAATTTGAAACAGAAAGAAATAATTTCGCTGGTTAACCAGCGAAATTTGGAGTAAATATGAAAAAGATTTTAATTGGAATATTTTTTACCTTGAGTATTTTTGCCTCTGAGGCAACCCTTGCTGAGATTACAGTAGAGGCAACCAATATTACGCCATTGACCTCTGAGGGAGAGGTCCTTCAAATGCAAGAGACTTCCCCTGGATTAAAGCAACCCGTTATTGATGGATTAATGGGTGATAAGATCCTTATAACCCTTGATGGAAATAGATTTACTAATGCTATGTTTAGATCCGGACCAAATCAATATTATTCCTGGGTTCCGGATGATTTTGTATTGTATAATTCAATTAATGATACGCTTTTAAATAATTCATTGGGCGGAACAATCGAACGAAAAATTGGTATTTCCGAAAATGAGTTCTCCGTAAATGTAAGTGAAAATACTTTTCACACATTTTTAGGATATGGTGATGAAACCCTCGAATTCGGGGTAAGTATCACGGAAAATGGCGATGTGGTTACACCAGAAGGTAAAGTAGAACACTCAGATTATAACCAAAAAGGAATTTATCTTGGATTAAATACTATATATGGGAAAACAAAATTTATTTTTAGTGAATCAGATGATATCCCAAGAAATGATAAATTTCAAAAAGGGGATTATTATGTATTTGATTTACAACGATATGTTATGATTTCACATACGTATAATATCCCAAATACTAATATCGTTATCCAACCAAGTTACCAACACTTTAATGATAGTTACACCTATGATAAGAAAAATGATGGTATTGATGTATCGTATAATAAAAATACAAATGATATCCTTGGTTTAAACGTTAGTAATTTTCATAGAGGATTAATCCAAACGGAAGATGTTTTTAGTTATGGATTAACCGAACATTACGAAGATTTACAATACCAAGAAAATATCGATGGAACTCCGTCTAAAAATAATAAATATTATTACAATACATTGTCCGTTTGGACCAAATATAATGCACCTTTATCAAAGAATTGGGATTATACCATTACTTATAATTTTTCATGGATGAAAACCAAAGGTGATAATAATATTGATAAATCGATGACTGGTAGTGCCTTCGGTATTTCTACTAAATATAAATACACTAAAGATGGTTTTATCTATTCGAGTATTAATACCAATTTTAAATTTCCAACTATTACAGATCTAGCAGAGGCTAGAAAATATGATAGTATTCCAGAAGTATCAAATGCTTTTTTGACAAAAGAACAAGCTCTGACCTATCGAATTGGAATATTCTATCAAGGAGCAGAGTTATCCCTTTTTTATAAAGAGGTTAAAGATATGATCACCAGAGAATACATAAAAAGTTCAGACGGTTACGATGGTACCGATATTTATGTAAATGCTGATGGAAGAATCAAGGGAATATCTATTGCATATAATAGAACCATCGGAGAAGTAGACTTGCATTTAGCTGGAGAATACGTGGACGCAAAAACCTATGATTATGGATATTTATCCAAAGTTCAACCAATAACTCTTGAAAGTAAAATTACATATTTTGGTGGATTTGTAGAATGGCTTTATGCGCCAGAAATACCAGAAGATAAAATGGCTTACCGTGATTTTAGTGATATTCGAACATCAGAACATCATTATGGTTATAATATCGTAAATTTTGGATATATATATAATTATAAAGATCATGAATTTAGTTTATATCTAGATAATGCTTTCGATAATCGGGGGCGGGTATACGGATCGGCAGTAGATTTTAATGAGAGAAGATTAAGAGCAGGTTATAAATATAATTTTTAAAGATAAGCCTTCTGGCTTATCTTTTCCTGTCTTAAATTAAAAACATAAAGGATAATATATGACACCAATAAGAAGCGATGAAGATGTTGCAGCTGAGTTGCAATCGATATTTCAGGAAGCTGCGGATTTTTTGATAGATACGGCAGAGCAACCAAGAATAGTAGAGGCGAGCACTATAGATGATAGTAGTCAATCTTATGTTGTAGAAGCTAACCCAATCGATATTAATGGATTATGTTTTAAAGATGGTAATTTACAAATAACACTTAAAGAGATAATAGAAATGAAAGAGGAGATAAAAAAACTTCAGGAAGAAATTAAAAAATTAAAGCAATGGCAGGAGGTTTGATTATGTCACTCTCAGCCAAATCAAAATTTATATGGCGCACATCAGATGGTAGAAAAATTAAACTTAAGGATATAAAGGATGATCATCTAAAAAATATTATTAGAAAATTCTTTGCCTCTGGCGAAGAACCAATTCCATATTTACGAGAGGAATATAAGGAAAGAGGATTGCAACCAGAATATGTTGAATTCAGAAAAAGTATTATAAGGCGTCCAACTTATCAGGAACTAACTCAAAAACTAGAAGAATTAGAAAATCGAATTAAAATTCTTGAAAAATTTAACGAGGTATAATTATGGAAAATTTATATAATTACGAAGGAATAGAAATAGATTCGAAATTGAGTCAAAAAATTATAGAGCGAGCATGCAATGTTCTAAAAGAAATAACAGATATAGATGTTAAACTTTTGAATCAGCCTTGTAATAAAACTTTATTAATATTGGCTGATAAAATAAAAAATTTTTCTGATGAAAATAATTGCGTAATTTCGTCATGGGTTAGAGGAGGAGTGGCGCATGCTGAATGCTATAATGCTTCAACATATGAAGAAGAAGATGATAATTCCTGGGGATTATTAGTGGCCCCAACCGAAGCGGAAGTGGTAATTGCTTCATTTATGTGGCTTTATGATCGTGGAAATTTTACACCAACCTTTACAAAATATATACAAAAGGAAATTGGATGAGTTGGTTTGAACCTGGTACTATAGGTGGAATTTTATTAATTATGGGAGCATTTGCTTTATATAAAGGCAATTTATTATGGTCGGTTAGTATATATGCTTTAGCAGATATTATGTGGGCAATACTTGCGTATAAACAAGAAGATATTTTTGGAATGATTTGTGTAATAATTGGACTTATTCTTGGTATTCTTGTATACGCAAAAATACATTTGGGTGTTTTTGTGAAATCTATTAAAAGAATAGATTGATAAATTAAAGGATTAATAATGACAATATTCGGAAAACATATTTTTCATAGTTGGATTCCAATTTATCAGATTGCCCAAGAGTGTTTTCTTGGGCAAAGAATTGAAAAAAAAATCGAAAGCAAATATCGATATTGTGTGGAATGCAATAAATATCAGGAATTTTTTTACGATTCCGCTGGTGGTTTTTATAAAGACTTAGAAGAAGAAAAGGTTGAAATTCTTAAAACCAAAATCATAGAAAGAGATAATGAATTATTTCTTGATTTTAAGGATTTAAGTAGATGTCCTCCGGAGGATTGGTCCCCACCGGCAGCGAGAAAAAAATAAAAGACTAGTTTCGAACAATTGCTCGAAAATAGCAAATTAAAAAATGAAAGGCTAAAAAATGTTACGAGTTAATCAGAATATTATTTTTAAAACTAAAAATGAATTAAAACAGGAGTTCGGCGACGAATCAGGATATGGATATTCTGGGATAAGGTATGGCTTTAATTCAACAATGGAACATTTCTGCGGAAGAAAAGGAAAAATAATTGAAAGGAATATTCACGCGGTCGATGATGGTAAAATAGTAGCAAATTATACGATACAATTTGATGATAATTTAGAACCAACCACAACGGCTGGTTGGTCCATATCTGATGACATGATTAAAAAAAACTGTTTGGATATTTCAGATATTGGGATAGATATAACTCAACAATGCGATAATATTTCTCAAAGTTTTGATAAAGAGTTAGTATCTACCTAATTTTTAGATTAATTTCTATTTTAGAATTACTTCAAATACTATAAATATATTAACATTAGAAGAGACACTCATATTGTCTTTGGTCAAGAATAGCAATACCTGAGATGGTAAAGCTGGTGAGGAAATGAACTCACTGGTAAAATTTTATTTCCTTGCGCAAGGAAAAATTAAAAACTTTTAAAGGACAAACATGGCAGAACTTAATGGAAGAAGTTATCCTATGGGTAACGTAATGGAATTGATTGGGCTTGAGATTATGGCATCATCCTCAGGTGCAACAACTACAGTACCGACGATTATTGGGGATCCGGGAATTGGTAAATCAGCGAGTTTGAAAGCATTGGCTGATAAGATGAATCTCGATTCATATATTATTTCTTTGGGAGCCCTTCCAATGGAATGGTTCTCGGGTTTGCCTGATTTCAGATCGGAGGAAATCAAAGCTGAGTGGCACTCTGAAGGTAAAACTGAAATTCGAGTAACAGAATGGACGATGTCTGACCTAGTAAGGTCAATCAACTCAAGAACGGAAAAGGCTCTTGAAAATGGCAAAGAGGGACTAATGGTTCTTCTTGATGATGTTCACCTTGTTGAACCGATTGTACAAAAGTATCTATTCGAGTTTTTCCAGAATAAAACTCTTCAGAACTTTAAGCTACATGAAAAATCATATTTGGTAGCAGCGATGAACGGAAAAGATTCCGCTGGACTCGAAGGATTTTTATCTGCTGTTATCAATAGAATGGCATTCTATTTCGCCGAATTCGACAAAGAGTACTGGTATGAGAATATTGGTCATACCCTTCACCCATATGTTGCATCTTTCGCGAGCGGTCCAAACGATCGTTATTTTGTCGGTGCGAATGCTACAGATGAAGCGTCACCATCCCCTCGTGCATGGACTGAGCTGAGTGCTATGATTCCAATTTTGGAAAAATCTTTTAACGAACCATCAGAGATCAATAAAAGATTAAGTATGGTGGCAGAGTCCCGCGTTGGACACACGGCAGCAGTTGAATTTATGAATCACGTAAAACTGTTCCAGAAATTTGATTTTGAATCACTTCTTAGAGAACGAGATCCAGAATTTAAAATTTCTGATGATATTTCTGATCAAATTTTAACGGCTTTTATTATTAGATATCTTCGTTCCAAAGAAGATGCAGACTACATTAAAGTTATTCTCGAGAATAATTCTCAAAGAAGAACTTTTATTTCGGTTCTTATAAATGAGTTTGTAACTATCTATCGTAATCTGGAAACAATCAGTGATCCAAAAACACTGGAAGGTTTTACACATCTTTCCGAAATTTTGACGTCCGAAGATGCGATAGATAGCGAGCTGGTAGATATTGTAATGGATTGTCTACTCGATATTCAATCCTAAAAGGAGCAGAACATGGCTGAAATTAGCCTTAAAGAACACCAAAAAATCCAGGAGGAATACTCCTGGGCAATTTCGAGGCTGGTCTCGAAATCTGTTAGGATTATCGGAGAAACGTACGATAACATGCATCTAATTGATCTGCTTATGGCGTTACCTATTAATCCAAAATTTAAAGAAATAGATCTTTCTAAACATAAAGATAAAAACGGTCACCAGTTATCTCTTGAGCAAATTGCTATAGGTGGTTATATTGTAAGAGATACTGAAAATGGAAATCCGAATCGTTTAATTGTCCATCTTGTTTTTACAAAAGATATCAATATGTCATGGGATGATTTCTTTGCAAAATTAGTCCATAATAATGGAAAACATTTTCAAAATATGGTAGCATTTGTATATCTACATGAGGCGATGCATATTTTAATGAAGCACTTTGACTTCTATCTAAATCAGGTTTACTATCAAATAGTTAGAAATATTCGTCCTGAATTCGACGAAGAGCAAATCTCAGAGCTTCTTAATCACGCATTTGATTATTGGATTAATGCGTATTTGCTCGAAAATGCAAAATCATCTACTCCGATATCATCCTTCAGAACCTCAGGAGATTTTTCCGGATTATATGATCCAAATCTTTCCCCAAATAATAATAACATGACTCAACAGGAAATTGTTATAAAATTGGCGGAAGAAGCAAAATTTGAAAAGCAGGAAATACTTGATGGGAATGGTGAAGTTTGGGGGACGGCAACAACTATTACAATCAATGGTAACCGTTCGACTTCAATTGAACTAGAAGGTAATCATCAAATCGATAGTTCTAATATTGATGAGAGCGATGGTAATACTCAAGAGATTGATGAGGTATTATCTAACACGCGTCAGGATCTTATTGAGAAATCCAAAGGAGCAAATGGTCAAAGTACTTTTCGAGAACTTGGTGTTGATTGTAGTGTTCCTATAGACTGGTTTAAATATCTTAAAAGTTCGTTATTTACACTTAGCCAAAAGTATACACAACACTATGATCAAACTTGGTCAAAACTTAAAAATAAAATGAGACACATAGCACCAATGCCTGGAAGAATTCATTACGAAAAAGAAATGGCTGTTATAGTATCGATTGATCAATCTGGCTCAATGTCCGATTCTGATCTTGAAAAGATTAACTATGTTGTTTCCCAACTCGCCAAGAAATCAGTATTTACTGAGATAATCCTGCATGATACCAAGGTTGCAGAACGTAAAAGATTTACCGGTAAAAAATTTAAGGGAATCCGGGAATTTGTAACCAATAGAGTTGCCTGTGGAGGAACTTCCCATAAAGAGGTATTCGAGGTTATAGATCAGATTAAAAACGAAAGTAAAACAAGAAAATTAATCTATCTAAGTTTTAGTGATAATTATTCAGATATTGAACATGCTTATTCAGAAGAAATTTTTAAAGGAATTCCTGCTTATTGGATAATGACTTCAGGCGGGGTTCCAGTGAAGGTTCCTGGTATGCAAATTTCTCTCGAACAAGGTCTTTTACAACATTAACGCCAATGATTATTTTAGAGCAATTGCTCTAAAATAATCATGTTTTTTATTTTTATTTTTATTTCTATTATTTTTTATTTTAAAGGATGAAAATGAGTATAACCCAAACTGATAATATAGATAATATCTCTAAAATTATAATCAGTATTTCAAAAGAAGAGATTTTTTCGAATTTGCTTCCATTTAAATATAACGGTGCTCTAATATATGCAACCAGTATTATGGTGGGTGATGAGATAAAGGATGGAATCTATGGTTTTGGAAAAAATGTAGTATATTTTATTGAATATGAGAATTTACCAGATATAATGAGTATCGAAATACCGTCATCAGCAGACGAACTACAAGAGATTTTAACTGCTACTGAATATATTATTCAAAAAATATGTATGAATTATCAGGTGCATATATCAGATAATACTGTACTGACTGTAGAAGAAGCCCTTTATCCTTTTTTAAGGTTTATAAAAAATTACGAAAAAAATATCGATATGATTAAAGGATTTGTCAATGACTAAATTGAATAAACGAGCTAAAGAAAAAATTACTAAAGAAATGGTAGAGGAAAGAGTTAATCATATATGCCATTCCTTATATACCGCAAACGATTTTACCCTTACATTAAATATTAAACAAACGGCAAATTGGCCAAAAGATAAAAGAAGACAACTATTTAGAGCAGTATTTCAAATATTTCTAAAAACTAAAACATGGGGTAATAATTCGTATACAATCTATCTAAGAAAAAAAAATATTGATTACTGGTATTATCCAATATCTATTGCTCAGCTTTATTTTTTAAAAAAATTTTTGGATGAAGTAATATCTCTCGAAAAAAATGGAAGGTTTATGCCGGAAAAGGTACTAACCTTAAATTCAATGCCTTTGTCTCTTTTAATGATTGAATCCGAGGTATTAACTTATTTGATTGACCGTGATATAATTCGATTTGGGAAATCCTTTAAAATAACCGCGAGTTCTAAAAACCCGGTTGAAACTATATTTTATGAGGTAGTGCGCGGGATAGACTCGACCATAGCTCGGAATACATTGGAGGAAATATCTAAACATGGTATAAATCTAAATATTTTATTTACAAAAGATAAATTTTTTTTAAAGACTTTATATAATATTGGTAAAAATATAGATATTATATCAGACTATATTGTAAAAGAAGGTGAGGTTTCAGAAAGAAGACATGTTCTACAATCTTTTGCTATAAGCTTATTAACCTTTTCAAAAGATTTAGAGACTTTTAATGGTAAACTAAATACATATAATGCAGATTCTTACTTCGAAACTTTAAAAAAGACCTCTGCTAATTTAGGAATAGAAATAGATACAGAAGCTCTACCAGAAAAAATATTCGAAAATAATAAAAAGAAAATTATTAGTGATTTTGGAAAACTAATTCGTAAATTGTATGAACTTTTAGATACCGAGGAAGAATTAACTCTAACGACTGGATTCGACCCAGGAAAAGAATTTCTTATTGCTCCGCTCAAGCAATAATCTAAATATTAAAAGAAAACCTAAATTAATAAAAACAAAGGGCGAATATGGATTATGTACCAGTTTTAGGAGTATCTCCTTCCGAATCGACGTTGGTTCCAGTAACTCATTATTTTAATGATTATTTGATATCAATAGCAGAACCAACAACAAGTCGTAATTGGTCGCTGCAAGATATTGTAAAACAGATGCGAAAAATCGAAAAACTTCGATTAGAAAATATGAAGCTTTATCTCGATTCTGGTGGTTATCAAATTATAACCGGTCATATTACAGAAAGAAGAATAAAAGAGTTCACCGACGTTTATCATTTTATATTAGAAAATTTTAGAGATAAGATTGATGCTATTTTCTCATTGGATATAAATACTCCCAAATTTTCTAAAGAAAAGCTTATAAAGTATAATGACTATAGCATCGACGAAAGTATGAAACTACACAAAAAATATCCTGAGATTAGAGATAAACAATTATTTGTAGTTCAGAGCAGATTTCCTCATATTTTAGAGGACTGGTTAATTCTTATGGATAAACATGATATCGGATCAAGCTTTAAATTATATTCTTTTGGAGGGCTAGTTGGATTAAAATCAGAGGTAAGAAGCCACTTTAATCATTTTGTCCCAATGACTATATGGTTAATGACTTATCTTAAAAATAGAAAGCATGATGCTCCTCAACAGATACATATGTTGGGGCAGTCCTCCAGAGTAGCAATTCTTACTGGGATTATTCTTGAAAAGTTATTTAATGTTAAAATAACAATGGATTCTAGTGAAATTATTAGATTTAGTCCAATAACATATAAAGTACCCATGATTCATAAAAAGAATGGTTTTAATATAGTTACTAATCTTGAAGAAATGACTAGTATGATCGAATCTCATTCAGATCCCCGTGCTCATAATGAAATCGAAGAAATGAAACGTGAACTTCTAAAAGGAAAAGTTTCAAACCAAACTTTCGTCGAACTAATCTGCCAAAATATAAATAATCTTATGGAGTTTGGTGATCATTTAGTCAATGAGCATCCGATTGAGAATATTATTAAATGGTCTAAAGATGATTTTGAAGAATTTCACCCTATATTTAAAATAGGAAGATTGGCTTCTGAAATGGCTAATAATATGAGATTGATTCGCGATCTTAAACCATACTACGACAGTAATAATTTTCAAGGTATTCACGAACATACCAAAAAAATTATAGCAAATTATTATAGCGACACCCCATCAAAAACAGGAGAAATCTAATGGAAACACCAGCAATAAATTTTGAAGAAAATAAATCTAAATTTGAAGAAATACAATCATTTTGTAAAGACGAAAAAGAGTTTAATGATATTGTTATGAAAATATCATTATTGGAAGCAATACTAGGGCAGGTTAATGAAATTTTTATTGGCTCTCTTTATTCTAAAGAAGCTTATGCTTTAATTGATGCAGCAAATGCCTCAGTAAGTAGACTTCAAAATGAAGTTGTTGATATCTATATCAAAAATAGTAAAGATCTTGGCGAATTAATGCCTGTACCAGACGTCGCAGAGATTTCATCATGGGTTGAAGAAATACATTTTGATATAGCAAAACAGCTTTATTCAGAAGGTTTTTGTGATTCTGTAATTTATCCTGCCTTACAAACTGTAACTCAAAGTGTTATTGAGTTTGCAGAAGAGGAATCGCAGGAATCTAATAATACGACGAATGAACCAGAAGATCAAAATCTTGAAGGAGAGAAGTAAAATGAAGCATATCATCGATAAAAGCTTTAGCTTCTGTTATGGCCATAGAGTTCATAATCAACGATTGGATACCAGATTTACAGAGAGCGGGGATGCCTGCCTAGCGTGCAGACATCTTCATGGACATGAAGGACTGGTCAAGGTATTTTTGGAAGAGGATTATAATTCAGATTCTAGAGAAATTTCAAATGTTGAAAAAATGGGTATGGTTACAGACTTTAAACACCTCGGATGGTTTAAAAACTTTTTGGACGATGTCCTTGACCATAAAATGATTCTTGATTTAAAGGATCCACTTCTTAAAGAAGAATGTTCTTATCTTTTGGATGATGATGGTGAATTTGCTATGGAGCTTGTTCAGAAAATGCCAGAAGGATATTGGGTTCCAGATTTAACCATTATCCGGGAAACCCTCGATAAATACATTTCTTCTTATAATTTTGATGAAAAAGAGGCACAAGCAATCTTTGAAAAATATGAGGGAATGGTTTTCGTAGATTTTGTCCCGACCTCCGAAAATCTTTCAGCGTGGCTTCTGGAAATTGCTCAGAAAAAAATGGAGGATTTGCCAAACGTTCGAGTTAAAGCTGTTGAGTATTGGGAAACTCCAAAATCACATGTAAGATGTGAAGTATGAACTCTTCAACAGATTGCCCTTGGCTTATAGATAATAAAGCCCCAATCGAACTTTTAAATAATTGGGATGACCCAAGAACTACTATTTTTCATACTTGGTTTGAAGAGAGGGTTGGTAATCTATTAAAGGACGCTTTTAATTCTGAAATATTATCTTTATCGTCTGGTTATGCACCGGAATGGGATGTTCAATATAGAGACGGTACCCTCCTCGAGATAAAATATACAGGAAATCCAAGTAAAAAGTTTTTTGTAGAAACTCATAGGGTAATAGGTAATCGAGAGGATGGTAGTCCAATTCTTAAAGAATCTGGTTTATCATTATCAAGTTCACATTATTACGCTGTATTACAAAAATCTTTTTTTGGGAAAAAAGATCAAGATAATTACAATGAAGTAGTAAAGGTTAAAATATGTCCTACCTATAAACTTAGAAAATTTAAAGCTTCGGCTCCTATTCGATCAATAGCTGAAGGGGATAAATACAAATCATATGGTTTTGAATACCCATATGCTGAATTTGGGGAGGATACCGATAATTGGGTCGGCAGTTTCGCTTATGATCCAATTACTAATACTATTGATCTGACAGATTTTCTTTCATTTCATAAAGGGACAAAACGTCCAAATTTAATAGCAAACCACAATTTTAATAAAAATACCTATCAATAAAAAGGATTTAAAATGACACAAGAGCAATACGCAGATCTACAAAGATATATCCCAGAATCGGATATGGTAAAAATGGTATTTGAAACAATGCACCCTGAATTCGATTTTAGTGATTGGAATCAGGCTGTTACTGATTTGGCGGATAAAGCTTTATCAGGCGATAAAGAGGCTCTTCTTAATCTACTTGAGCTAACACATATGAATTCATTTAACGAAGGAATGCTTGAAGGTTCGGCATAATGTCAAAGGAAAAACAAAAACCAATTAAAATATATGAAATAGTAAATTGGCTTATTGGTCCAGATGACCAAATCCCAGAACGATTCCTCGAACAGAAAAATAAACTTAATTCATTAGTTCCTTATATAACGGAGCAATTATGGTTAAATCCAAATCTAGTAAATTATCTTAATAAATTTACAAATGATTTATTTTCAATTCCTGATCCGATAGAACATCTTTATTTCTTAAAAAAACTTTTTAAAATTAGAGGTATTACAAAATGGGATCTATATCAAAAGATGCCGACCTTTAAACCAGATATAATTAAAGAGATTATGGAGAAAGAAGATTATGATGAGGGAAATGCGAGGGGAAAAGAGATTATCCTTAGGCGCAAATTTGGAGCCATAGCTTCCCAGGAATCCTATAAGAGACAGAAGGCAACAAAAGCTGCTGTCAGACAGGCAACTACTCAAGAAGATAAAAAATTCATTAAGGCTATATTGGAACAGGAAGATAGCAAAAAGAAAAAAGAGATTCCTAAAAATGGTATTTATTTAAGAGAAATAACCCAAAAAATTATTGACGAACAGGAATTGATTTTATTTGATATAAGTCTTTTAAAAAAAAGAAATCAAATTTTATTTATTTTTATTGATAAAAATAATCATAAGAAATATTATTTACAACCATTCTCTGCGAAAATTTTTATTTCCAAGCAGGACGGTGTAATTAATAATGATTATATCGAAGAAATAACTGACGAAAAGTTTAATGGATATATTATTAATAATATTCAAAATTATACGCGTTTGAAATATATGTTAAATGATTCATATAAAAGGATTGTAAATGGCATCGGGTAGTCCTATTTGGTATAAATATGATATGGGTAATGAAGCACAATTTGTCAGATGTATAAAACAATTAGAGTTTTTAGTTAGGAAAAGTATGAGTTACGATAGCTGGCAAAAGCGTACCAAATACGCGGTAAGCGAATGCCCCACATGTGGGGAAAGTTTCGAATATGTAAAACCAGAAACTCATCACCATCCGCAAACACTTTTTGATATAGTTGAAGGTGTGCTCCAAAAACACATTGATCTAAATAATCTAGATGACTATACGGATTTTGATATATGTCAGGAAATTATGGATCTGCATTTTCATAAAAAGGTTATGTATATTGTTTTATGCAAACATTGTCATGAAAAATATCATGATAATGTTCCAGATATTATTGAATGCATTGATGAATGCCAAATAAAACAGATTCAAAAAATAAAAGAATTTTATGGAAAGGAAATAGATGGAACAGCCGACAAAAAAACGAATTAGACTTAGTATTATAGCAGCGCGTGTTATCTGGCCAATGTGGATTGATCCAATTCACGATAAACAGAATCAATTTGCCAATATGATTATGCAAAAAATGTTTAAAAAATAATGGCTCGTTTAATAAATGAAGGATTAACCCCGGATAATATGGAGAGTATTTTACGACCGGAAATTGAATATAATTTTAATGGCTTTGAAGATTTTCCGGATGTGAGAGATAATTACATTCTTGATCAATCTGGCGTTGGTTATCCAAAAAGGATTATATTTATGGGGACTAATACCTCAGAATTATATATAGATAATACCGAAAACTTAAATAATAGTATAGTATTTTTCCCACAAGAAAATGTATTTAGAATTTATAAAAATGGTAATGACTATACAGAAATTAAATTGTTGACGGATGAGAATAAAGAATTGAATGGTGTTCAGATTGATGGTACCAAACATAATAACAGAAATATAGATGATAATAGCAGAATGAATTTAGGCCAGGTACCCTACAGTACACGACCTGATAATTTAGAAAATTTAGTTTAAGGAAATAAAAATGGCAGTTAATACAGATTTTGTAACGGAGGAGTTGATGAACTCCAATTTTGAAATTATTGAGATGCTTCCCGATCAGGAAAGTGGTGATATTGATTTTAGAATTAAACATGATATACATCCAGAAATTGAAGTGGTAATAAAGTTAATTACTCGCAAAGATGATGAAGATGTTATGGAAATGATGTTTGAAGGTCCGGATGAATATACTGATGAAGAAGCGAAACAAGTTCTTCAAGATGTTATGGATTTCTTGGTATCGACTATTGAAAAGGCCGTAACCGAACAACCGGATACAATTGACCAGACAACAACATCCCCATCAACCCTAAATGAGGAAGAACTAGATGGAAATAATTAATGATGACATTAAATTATTCGTAGAAAATAGATATAAGGGGAGTATTCCTTTTGAGGAAGCATGGAAACTTTATTTAGAAATTCCTGAGTTTCGTCTTAATCAAAATGTATTCGAAGTTACGGAGGTATATAATCAAGAAGTTCAATTAATAGTACGTCTTGTTACGCAATATCATCTTACGGCCGCTTTTAAAGCTATGAAGATTGATTTAAAGGATGCAAATACAACTGAGGAGTTGTCTGAAGGCAATATAGGTACACCGGGTCGTGTTGCTAAAATGTGGGTGGGTTCTAGTCTGAGTGATGACGCGGAATTACTTAGTGGTAGATGGACAAAACCGCCTCGTATTGCGAGTTTTCCCAATACCCATAAGCAGAAGCTACCTATCACCAAAAGAGTTGATTTAGTCGCAGTTTGTTCACATCATATTGCACCTTTTTCATCGTTTTTTAGGGATGATGCTTACGCTATTGTCAGTTACATTCCTGATAAAAAAGTCCTTGGTATATCTAAACTTCAAAGAGTTGTTGATTGGATTGCAAGAAGAGGTTGGCTTCAAGAAGAACTTACTCAAGAAATATTTAAGGCTGTTTCTGAAGCAGCTGAAACAGAATCTGTTTATGTTAAGTTGGCAAATATAAGCCATACCTGTGAATCTCTTAGAGGTTCTCAAGCAAAAGATGGTTCGTTTACTACTGAATATTATGGTGGTGAATTTAACGATCCAGATATAAGAAGAGAGGTTAGGGATACATAATCCCTAACCTCATTTTTTGTCTTAAAAATATTAAAGGTGAAATAATGGAATCAATGGTAATTGCTTGGATACCGGAAGAAAAAATATCGAAAATATGCCCAAGACAGTATCTTGGATTTTTGATAGAGAAAAAAAAGTTCCAACAATAGATAATGATTATATTGTAAATCGATTTGAAAATGGTATAGAACCGGGAGATCTTTTTTATGATAATGTATCAATAGAAGATAAAATTTTTTTGGATATTGCCTCAGAATTAGGTAAAAGATATCATGAAATTAAGGATGAATTTTTTAAAAAGACTGGAGTTCGTATTCAATTAAATCCCAGATGTTATCAGGCTAACGTTGCCTTTGGAATGCATACAAAATTTCAAAAAGAATGGGACCAATTAGAAAAAGATTTTATTGATCCGACCAAAAATATATGGGTTGCTGATCTCGAAAATCTTAAGGCGTTGTCCGAATTAGATATTATTATTATGCAAGTTTTATAAAGGAGAAATTAATGAAAGCAAGAAAAAGTATAGTCTTAGACAGACTAAGAAAAATAGCTTTTGATGACCCAACTTTAAATGTAGAAAATTGGTACGAAAGAATAGCGAACTCAGTCGGGGATCCGGATATTATATCATCTATTTATAATATTCCGGTTAGCCTTGTGTATGAGATACGTGAAATTTATGAAATAGAAAGGAAATCAAAATAACAGTAGAAATTCTAGAATAAACCAAAAGGATTAAAATATGGAGGATAATATAAAAGCAGTAATATTTTTAGATATTGATGGCGTTGTTAATATCAATAGTCCAAGTTATTATACTAATACTTATAAAAACGACGGTTCGGTTATGTATATCGAACCACATCTGGTTCAACGTTTGAATTGGTTACTTGAGCGGGTTGAAGCAAATATTGTTATTAGTTCAAGTTGGCGTCATGATATGCAGGATTTAAAAGAACAACTGGAAAAAGCTGGATTTAAATACTGGAATAGAGTTGAAGGTAAAACTACAGTTTTAATGCATCGAGGAGAGGAGATACAGGAGTACCTAAATTCTCATCCAGAAGTAAAGTGTTATGTTGTGCTGGAAGATGAGATAGATGATGTTTGTGGAGAAAAATGCGATACAATACATAAACTTAATGTTATTGAAATTAATCCTCAGATTGGTTTAACACACAATGATGTATCATTAACCATGACAAAAATTCGTGCATGTCAAAGAAGAATTTATCTATCAGAAAATAAAGGAGATATAAAATGAAAAAAATTAGAATTTTTAAAAATTTTAAGGAGGGTTTTATATTTGGTATAAAAATATCGCTTGTAATGATTTTTATTATGGTATTGGCTGTTAGTATTTTAGTGGGAACCTCTTTTGTTTTCCAAGAGTATGGAATTGGTTATGGAATTTTAACTTTCATTACATCCTTTTCAATAGTTGCAGCCTTACTAAATATATATGAAAATTGGTAAAGATTATAGAAAAATTACTTAATCTTTAGAAGACACTCTTTTAAAAACCAGTTTCTTAAAGAAGGAGGTTCGTATAATAATTATTTCGAATGGACTTGATAAATTAAACCAGAATTGTTAAAATTTAAAATAATAAAAGGATAACAATGAAAATAACACTAACACCAAATACAGTGATGAAATGGAAAAAACTTCCGGAGATCAGTTATGGAATAACTTTAAATAATGAATTAATTAATTCTCAAGGACTAACTAGAATAAAAGTCGGTGAAATTTTTTCATTACATGGTCAAAAACTTAAGCTTTTTAATGAGGCAAAATCATTATTATATGAATTTGCTGATAAAGGCTACATTGATGATAAAGATAAAGAAATTGTTGAAAAATTTGATGAGGATTTAACTGATCTTGAATTCGCTGCTCAGAAAGTCTGGGGATTTCCACAGGATGTAACCTTCCATAATTGGTGGTTGGATATGCCTGGTTGTGAATGTCCGCGGATGGATAATATGGAAAGAAGTGGTATACCATATAAGATATACTCATCAATCTGTCCATGGCATTCTGACCTTGATGACAAAACACAAATTTAATTAAGCTAATAATAAAAAACTAAAAAAACTAAAAAACCAAAAGGATTTATAATGGCAAGAGGAAGAAAAAATACTGAGACATTGAAAAGAATTAAAGAGTCAGGAGCAGAAATTAATCCAAGCGGTATTTACTATGCATCAAAAGATGATAGAGCGTATGTTAAAGACAAAGAAGGAAAACCTGTTTATATTAGTGCTTCTAAAGCCGGAGATCATAAAGTTATGTTTTATGCGGCAGCAGGTATTAGAAATTATATATCTAGAACGGGAAAACGACCGGATAAAAAAGCAAGAAATCAGATTTTAAATCGTGCTATTAACGCAGAAAAAACAAAAGAGATTTGGAAAAAGAGATATAGAAAAAAAACCAAACACCATTTAGCTAAACCTTTTAAAGAACCCCCAGAATTAAAACCAAGAGAGGAGGGAATTACTATTACAACTAACGCACCGAAATTAACTGATATTGGTAAGCCACAAGATGAAACATTTCAGAAAATAATTAAAGAGGCTCTTGATAAAGGTATAGTTAACCCAAGATCAGCCGCTATTAAAAAGAAAAAAGGAAAACATAGCGCCGAAGAAAAAATTAAGGAATTGGGTTTAACTTTAGATCCAAGATATTTTACATATTATAATACTAAAAAGGGTTCGAAACTATTAGTTCGTATCACAACCAGCAACGGTCAGCAAAAAGTTGAACTATTTGAAAAAGATTTTTCAAATGAAAAAGAGATGTTTATGGAGGCTAATAGAATCCGAAAGTATATTCTTACAACAGGAAAATTACCCGCAAATAAAAGCAATAAACCTGATTTAAAAATAAATGAGAAGCAGGAATCCGCGGTGGAAACTAAATCTTTGACTAATGATGAGCAAAGAGTTAAATCTACAAAGAGAGGATTCTTCGAAACAATTAAAATGTGGATCTTCGGTTAAAGATTATAAATATATGGTTTGCTCAAAAGGAGCAATTGCTCGAATAGAGCAAACCATCAAATAAGGAGGAACCAATCGAAGACGTATTAAATTTGGATAATATTAAGCTGTATGGTTGGCATTTAAAGGTACTTGGAGCTTATGTCCAACAGCCTGTCCCATCAATTGTTGGGCTCGATAAGAATACTTTAATAAGTTCAAATGATGCAGCAGCTCTATATCCAACCGGAATCATATTTAGTAATATTGGTTTTGACACAATTCGGCATAGAGTTTACGATCCATTTATCATTAAAAATATAATTGGATTAATAGAAAAAGTATTTGAAATTAAAGAGAGTGATCCGACTGCTATCAATTCTGCCATATTCGGATTTGAAAATGCATTAGATCAAGTACTCAAAGAATATTTTAAAACAAAAAGTGTTCAAAATAAAAAGGATGCTCGTGAATTCACGCTAGCTTTTTATCCAAAACTTCTTTCAAAAATTTTAAGATATGAAGGGAAATTGGAGGACATTTTTGAACCAAAAGATGATAAAACATATTATCTACTTAGAAGCTGTTTATACCCATTATTAGAGGCAATTACATGGTTAAGTCCTCAGAATAGAGGTTATAATCAAATGATGGTTGAATATGTATTTTTTAACGACACGTTTTTACAAAAACCAAGAGATATTTATATATTCGAGGAAGTAAATTCAACTAAACTTAAATTTAAAAAACTTACTTTTGAAGAAGGATTAACATTATTTAAAAAATATATTGTTAACCCGTATGGTATTCTTTTTGATAAGCACGAAGATAATCTTGCGTACGATGTCGGATTATTAATCGAGGCTCTTGCAAAAAGAAGAATAATTAAAAATCAAATGTTAGTTTTGGAGGCTATAACTGAGCATTGGGATAAGCTCTCTAAGGAAAGTTTAGAAGATATTTATAGTTTAGACGCCGGTGAGCATCTAACCAAAAGTTCTGCCGATCGAATATTAACTGATATTCAAGATGGCGAACCGCGCGAAAAAAGAATAAAAGCTTTAACTGATGTAGAATGGTTTTTTAAAGATTTAAAAATGGAGCCAAAACAATTCGCAGTGCTACGAACATCCCAATTAAATATTGTACAATTGGGAATCAAAGTTGCGGCAAACTCTGCTTACGGAATTTTTGGATTAATTACTTGGCCATTCGCAAGCCCATTAATTGGAAACGCAATTACAAATGCAGGAAAGATATACGGTATTAAATTATTCCAAGCGGTAACCGTAAATATACTTGGTGAAAAGGAAAAAAAATATGAGCAATGAACAAGAAGAATTTAAATATGGAGAAATCTCTTTTTTTACCCAAAAAAGTTTTTTTGGTACGGAAGTCCGATATACTATAGTACCGGAAGGATATCTAGTTCAAGAGCTAGATAATCCTTTAAAGATTTATATATTTCGAACTTTTAAGGACATCGAAGATTATTTCGATATCCTTAAAAATGATAAAAAAGAAATATAAAGGAAAATAATATGGAAACAGATATTAAACATAAAGCTGCTTTATATAAAACCAAACTTGAACATCTTCAAACGAAAAAACAAGAAATTGAAAGACAACTTATTATACTTGAAGAGCAATACAATCAATATAAAGAGAAAATTGAACAAGCTTTTGGAACCACCGATTTAGACAAATTGCAGGAGATCGCTAATAGTTATCTCCAAGAAATTGAATCGATTGAAGGACAATTAAATGATTGAGGCAATGCAAGAGATACTTTCTTCCCCAAGTTTGGAGTCAGAGAAGCCAGATCGTAAAAAAAGACCTACCCGATTTAAAACATTTTTAAAATTTTTAAACTTTGTAGGCAAAGAAGTTAGTGAGAATCTCCCACTCGAAAAACAAACTCCATTTTTTAATTTTAAGAATCTAGTGACAGATTTAAATAGATGTGCTATCTCTGGTAGTTCTATATTGGAATATAGATTAGATGTTGATATTAATCCAGGTGATATAGATTTATTTATAGAAAATACTTCAGAAAATAAAAAAATTATAAATAATTTTTTTAATAATGGGGATTACAAACCCATTTTTACAGAATTTAAAAAAATATACCTATCTGAGATACCAGACAGCATCTGGGCTTTTCCAAATGGTTATTATTATTTAACCAGTTCGGGTGAATATGGTTTTAAAAAGCATTCTTATAAAATTTCTACTTCCAGATTTATTTTTGACGAAAGCGGAGGGTTTTCTTTAAATTTTATTTTTGTCGAATTCGAGGACACTTTTAAAAATTTTAGAGAGGATGACATAACTCTGTATAACGATCAATTTATACACTCGATTGATAAGGACTCTAAAAGATATTGGGTTTTCAATAGGATGGGCATAAACTTCTCCGATATTGATAAGAAAACGGAGAAGTTTAAACTAAATCAAAACCTTTTAGAAATTTACCCACGAACCGTTCCAATAAATTTTATTTATAATACCTTCGATATTTTAGAATTAAGGTATATTTACTCCTTTGAGTTGCAGCAGCCAATTACAGTGTATGCGGCAGCCGATATCCTATTAAGTAAATTTGAGGTTGAATTATCTAAAATAGACGATAACCTTTCTTCAATGGAATTCGAGCGGAGAATTAAATCAGCGAAAAGAAGACTATCTGACAAAAATGAAAATTTTCTTTTAAAAACTTCTAAGAAAAATACCCTAACTTTAAGTGAACAGATTATAGGGAGAGGAACCCTAGAGAATCTGCTTGGATTTAATAATCAAATTAATGATGGTCGGGTGCGAGCCGAGGAAGCCTTTTCCAATATTGGACAGGAGACACTTAATCGCTTAATCGATAAATGTTATACCACCCAAAATATTTTAGCCAAGAGAATTGAAAAATATATGGCTAAAGGATTTACTTTTCAGGATCCATATTATATCTTGGAGAATATTGCATATTTTATAAGTCTGCATGCCTCATATATATCTACTAATCCTCAAATTTTAAAAATAATACTTGAAAGTGCTATTTCCTCAGGAAAATCAAAAAATATACGTAAGGCCAAAACAATAAAACAATGGAATGGTTCTACAAAAGAATTTATTACGGAATCACAATTATTTAATAAAGGAATGGGAGAAATAAAGAATGTCAAAAAAGAATTCTAATGCAATTAAAGAATTAAGCGATCGAGATTGGCTTTTAATACGTGGTCATAATATTATCGGCTCCCTCCAGCCCATAAAACAACAAGCGTTTCTTTTCGATCCAAACGAAAAAAAATTTAAATGGACGGAGTATGAATATGTTCCGGGACTAATTAAAATAATTAATGAGATTCTTGATAATAGTATTGATGTCGCTATTAAAAGCGATTTTAAATTTGCTAATGAAATTTCAGTAGAAATAGATGATAAAAAAGTAGTCATATCTGATAATGGATTTGGGATACCTGTTGAAAAAACCGAAGATGGTTCATGGCTTCCTGAAATTGCTTGGGGTAGAGCAAGGGCCGGTTCTAACTTTGAAGACGATGAAGAGCGTGTATCAGCGGGCATGAATGGGATTGGTTCGTTTGCGACAACAGTTTTTAGTAAAAGATTTATTGGTACAACTGATGACGGTAAAAATAAAATGGTAGTTAAATTTAAAAATAATTCGGAATCATGTGATACAGTATTACTACCGCCCGGTACAAATCCGGGGACTTCCGTTTCCTTTTTTCCAGATCTTGAAAGATTTGGAATGGAAGTAATGGATGAACTTCATAAATCATTAATTCATCAAAGAATTTTAAATTTAAGTGTTTTATATCCCGAAATACGTTTTAAATTCAATAAGAGAGTTGTTAAATTAGACGCAAAGAAATTCTTGGGTATGTTTAGTGATACCTTTGAATATATCGAAGAAGATAACTATCTGATAGGGGTTTTTCCTAATGAAGCTGCTGATTTCGCATTTCATACTTATGTAAATAGTCTTTGGCTTGAAAAGGGTGGAAACCACGTCTCTTTCTTAACTGGAAAGATTGTGGACGACCTTAGGAACAGACTTGTTAGAAAATATAAAAGTATAAAACCAGGAGATATTAAAAATAAAATATCAACTGTAATTTTCTTTAGAAATTTTCCAAATGCTAAGTTTGATGGGCAGACAAAAGAATTTTTGACGAATACTCAAAAAGAAATCACAAGTTTCTTAAATTTCAATGACCCGCAAAATAAAAAAGACTGGGAAAAATTCACTACAAAGCTGTATAAAAATAAATCTATTATTGATCCTATTACCGATCTTTATAATGCTAAAATGCTTATTGAAGAAAAGAAAAAACTTAAGGAAGCTACTAAAAAACAGGATACGCCTGAAAAATATTGGCCAGCTATCAAAGGTAATAAATATCTATTCTTATCAGAAGGAGACTCAGCTATTGGAGCGATTACAGCAGAGTTAGGGAGGGAATATAATGGATTTTTCCCTCTGAAGGGGGTACCATTAAATGTTGTAAAAGATCGGTCTAAGGTAGCAAAGAATGCTGAGATCAAACAGATCGCTTCTATACTCGATATAGATCTTAGTACGAATGTAAATCCAGAACTTAGTTACGAAAATATTGTAATTGCTTCTGATAGAGATGTAGATGGTTCTCATATTGCTGGAATTTTACTAGGACTATTTCTTACTTATTCACCCGAGTATTTAAAACGAGGGAAAATCTTTTTATTTATTACACCTCTAGTTACCATAAAAAATAAAAAGAATGAAATTAAATTTATGTTTTCAATGGAAGAATATGAAACATTTAGAGAAAAATATGATCCAAAAGGAAATAAATTTATTTATGATTATAAAAAAGGATTGGGCTCAATGGAAGAGGAAGAGTGGACTGAATTATTTAAACAGTTTAATTTAGAGGATTTACTCCAACCACTTCATATTAAGGATAGTCCTGACCCAAAAGCAGAAATCGAAGAGTTGATAAATTGGCTGGCCGATAACTCTGATTTCCGTAAAGGAAAAATCCTCGATCGTATTAAAGATTTTGATATCAATAAGGTTTAATAGGGAAGAAAAAGATAATGCATTTTGGTCATTTATGATGGTAGGCTTTACTGTATTTACGGTAGCTGAAGTCATAAGTTGGTTACTATTTAAATAAATTATAAAGGATTATTAATATGATGACATATAATGAGTGGCTTAAGTCACAAGATGGGATAGCGACGGCTACTACAATACTTGCCTCATCCGCGGATATGTATCCCGATCGACTGGCGATTGACCAGCAGTTAAGAAGGGCTTATGAAAGTTATAAAGCTTTAAAAAGGAGAATAAAAGATGTTCATAAAGACGTTTCTTGATGAGGATTATACTGCATACGCTGTTTATAGAATTTATCAAAGACTACCCCATATAATTGATACTTTGGGTCAAACCCAAAGAAAAATTTTATTTACATTAGCAGATTATCCAGAATCAAAAAAATTCAAAACAGCAGAGGTATATTCAAAAGTTTATGATAATACATCTTATCTTCATGGAGATATGTCTATTTATAATGTTGTTGAAAATATGGCTAAACCCTATGGAAATAATATTAATGTTTTAACAACAGAAGGAGATTTTGGTAATAGAACCTCTCGAGGAGCCGCTGCTCCAAGATATACGAGCACAAGATTTAGCCAAGCCGCTAGAACAATCTTTAAAAAGGAAGATAACCCAATTCTTACCGAACAGGAATTTGAAGGAAAATTAATTGAACCTAAATTTATGTTACCTATTTTACCAATAAGTTTAGTGAATGGGTATAATGCTATCGCAGTTGGGTTCGCCTCTAAATTCCTACCAAGAAATCCGATTGACATAATTGAGCAAATGCAAACCGCTCTTAAATACAGAAAACGCAAGAATTCTAATTGGGATAATTATAAGATTGATGATATTCCGCCATCTTACCCATTTTATACAGGAACCATAATTCATGATAAAGAGCATGTTGATAATAGTGCTTGGATTCTCACTGGTAAATTGCATAAAAGTAAAAAACGAAATATAATTGAGGTGACAGATGTTCCACCAGAAATAAGTCGTGAAGGATATATCAAAAAACTAAAACGTTTTCAGGAAAAAGGATTAATTAGAGATTATTCAGAGTCCTGTGTTAAAAATAATTTTAAATTCACTATTAAGGTTTCTCCAGAATTATGGAAAAAATCCGAAGAGGATTTGCTTGAACTTTTAGGATTAACCGATAGAGTTGTAGAAAATTTTACTTTTTTAAATCCGGAGGGTGATCATAAAAATACAGTAGTTAAATTTGATTCGAGTGGCGAATATTTAAAACACTTTATTCATCTAAGACAAGGCTATTACGAAATTAGAAAAGAATATCAATTAGAAAAACTTAGAAAAGAAATTCTAATTTTAGAAGAAAAAGTTAAATTTATTGAAGCAGTCAATAATGAAGAGATTACGATTGTCAAGCGCAAGAAAAAAGATCTTGAAAAAGAATTAAAAGAATTGGGTTATGAAAAAATTGAAGATTCCTATGATTATTTATTAGGTATGAAAATGTATGTATTAACTCAAGAAAATATCGATAGATTTTTAAATAATATTAAAGACAGAAAGAAAGAATTACAAGTCTTGGAAAAAACGCCGATAGAAGATATTCATATTAAGGAATTGGAAGAACTAAAAAAAATTCTTACACCTGAGCTTCAAAAGAAGGGCTTAAGTTATTAGTATGATTAATATGATTAGTATGATTGGAATGAAAGGATATAAATGAGTAACTATACCTACGATGATATCTATGGAATTTCCTTAGATGAATATTGTAAATGGCATAATCTGAAACTTGACGATCTTATCAAAAAGGTTCAAGTTGATATTGACATTTTAAAAGTTAATCTTGATAAAACTTTAAGAAAAAAATTACCATATCCAGAAAGTTATTTAGAAACGGTAATATTTCAGACTATTAAGAAAAAAGAAAAACATTTACAACATCTTTTAGATTGGAAAGTATCGGATAGTGCTTTAGAATAACTTAGAAAACTATAAATATATTATGATTGAAGGGAAGTAAAGATTTTTATTTCCCTTCATGGGCAACCAATATTCCGTTAGCTCAGTTGGTAGAGCGCCCGGCTACAGAGCCGGGAGGACCCTGGTTCAAGTCCAGGACGGAATTTTTTTTAAAAGGATAAATATGGAACCCCAATCCAAACAATCTCAACCACCAATTTGGTGGACAAAGGTAATAGATGATTTAAAAAAGGCAGCCATAGCGGCTAAAAAATCATTCTATACTCCAAATATGGTAATCGGGAATATAATTTCGGACGACGGTAATATCACCGGTTATTTAATTCGATTATCAAATGGTAAGATAGGATTTTATCCAAAAGATGATGTCTTACAAGATTTACCAGTAGGGGTCAAAATTACAGGCAAATTAAAGCCACCCGAAAAAATATACCCGGAGCCGGATATTGCGTCATACGCCTTTGAGGTAATACGTGAGAATATATCTTTAATCCCGAGATTATGGTTAAGAAAGATTCTTTCAAAGTTATTATCTGGTAAACCGATTACCATGAAAGAAGACTTAAAACCTTTTCCAGAGTGGATATTATTGCCACCTAATAAAAAAAAGGATAAGGCATTGATAGATCTGTTATATCGCGCCACCCGATACGAGGGAATCAAAGGACTAGCAAGGTATAATGATTTAAGACAACTATCTTAATACCATTGATTCTAATTTTGGATCAAAATATTTTTATTTCTATTTCTATTTATTTTTAAATAAAAGGAATAATATGCTTTTACCAAAGATAGTCCAAATCGAATCGCATGGTACATATGTATATGATGGTTCAGACGATGAAGATACTGGAATAATCACATTTATATAAAGGAAAAAGATGAGTGAAAACCAAGAAAAATTAACAGACTATTTGGATAATGAAATCCGAATGAGATACTCCACTGAGAGTATACTACCTTACGATGATAATCGAATTATTCATCGATTTTTTAAAGAGCCTTTTTCAAAAAACGAAGCAAATAAATTAAGGGTGATGAACGAAAATATCTTAAAGTCATCATACCTTTTAGTTAAAAACGTACCGGCGAGAAAAAGCGGAAATCCTGCATCATTCGAGGATCCGTTAATGCAACATCTACTCGATGAACTGGACATTCGTCCAACAGAGGAAGATTTTAAAAAAATTAAAGAAAAAGGGGTAAAGCTTTGTGTTGTCGGTTATGGCGGCGCAATGGTAAATATGCTTTACAATATGTATCTGTGGTCGATGGAATTGAGCCAAACCAAAGTATTTGAAAAGCTTGTTATTTTCGAGAAAGATGATTTGGACTTTACTAATCTTCTACGGATGGGAAAACCAGTGGTTTTTGACTATAGTCCTGACTATATTCGAAAATATGATAAAGAAGTTCCAAATATCAAAACGCTGAAAAAAATCAGTATGTTAAGCACCGAACGTGAGCTCAGTAAAGAACGTAAGTCTATTATGTTTGTCGATTGGTTGGATAGCGAGGCAGCAGCTTTTCTCGACAAAAAGAATTATATTTTTGTCGGTGCACCTACCCTAGAAACAAGACAGATGCTATCCGATAAAAAATTCTTTTTTCTCGGACATAGCGACTACGAAGTAGATATTACTTATAGTCCACAATCTATCTCCGGTCTAGCTGTGGAGACGTACGGATCGATTGATATCCCAGTACTCCTAATTAATCTTCAATTGGCTACTGCTGCTTTCATTAAAGTTTTGGCTAGTGATGAAGAATATCAGCCAGATCAAAGGCTTTTAGATTTCGATATGAAAAAATATATCGAAGAAAATCCATCGATTTTAAAGGAGGTTTATGATGTTTAATGATTCGATGCGTGGGGTCTCCGTTATGAGTTATTCACTGTTAAATTCAGTAAAGGATATGATCGTTCGTAATAATGTCGAAGACATGGTCGACGATTCTGTCCAATTCATTAATGAAAATGGAGATATCTATATTCCATTTTCTGAGAGGTGCTCACCCTTAGAGCAAACTTTTCCAACGTTTTACCCAAAAGATGATGGAAGCAAAACATTTGAAACGCCAATGTATTTTCAAGATTTTAAACGTGAGTACATTGACCCCAATATTACGACGGTAACCTTTGATGAAAGCGTGCCACTTGAATCATTTTTGAAGCAGCTGGCTGAAGAAGAATCAGTCTATGGTGTAGTACTTCAAAAGGATAGTGGTTCCTTTGCGATAAACCCTCTTCATCCGATGGTAGCCTTTCTTATTTCGGCAAATTTGCTAGAATTACCAAAAAGAGGAAAACTCCATATTTTTGAGTGGAAGCCTTCTGCGTTGAGATACATTAAAGACAAATCAGAAAAACCATCATATATCGAGAAATACATTGAGGATTATACTGACTTTTTTGGGCTATCCCCTCAGATTGTAAAAGAACCGGTTACTATAAAGCAGACTGCTTCAGTGAGTGATCACGAAGTAGCTTCTATTATTGAGGATCCATTTATCGAAAATATTCAAACTATTATTCAAATCCATAAAAGTGATACCGGTAGAACAGATTTGGGAAAAATCAAAACATTGGCCATTCCTCATCAATTGATTGTTGATGGAACACTCTCTCCTTATTATGGATTATCTTGTATTACTAAGCCGACAAATGATGAAATTAGAGGGTTTGGTCTTGGACCAATGGTTACCGGAAATATTAGTCAATGTCATAGAGAGGGTGAAAGAAGTTTTAAAAACTTTTATGAATCAGGTAATAGCTCAAATGTATGTACCGGTTCCGAAAATTCGATTCTCCCAAAGGGTTGGTTTACACTATCGCGTGTAAATCTAGATAGTATGTACTATAGTGATGTTATTTCAAGAGAGCATGTATTTCCGTTTATTAAAGCTTCAAAGAAAGTTGCTGCGGATATTTTTGGAGTAATAGTTGAAGAAAAAAAGAAAGAGTTAGAGGAGGCATAATGTCCAAAAAATCTAAAAAAGATAAGAAAAAAAAGTTAAAAGAGTCAAAAAAGTTAAAAAATACTCAAGGAGATGAGATGTTCGATATATTCAAAAAGAATGAAGGTACTGAGACTGGCGTTAAAGAAAGAAGCAAAACACCGGGGATTATCGGGAAGCCTGAACCTAAAGTTCAAAAAACTGGTACAAAAAAAAGATCGTTTTGGCAGTCGAAAAAAACAAAGCCGATTGTTGGTAAAGATCCGGAAACGCTATCAGTTGTTTTATACAATCAGAGCACACTCGATGAAATTGCACGAATTTGTAAACCTGCCGCAAATGCATCTGAATTCCAGGTACATTTTAGAGGTGTACAATATGTTATTGAGAAACCAAATTCAAATAAAAGATTGGTATTTACCATTCCAACGGTTTTTTTCAATATGCCCCAAAAGGTTACTGCGGCCAGCGTAGATTTTAACCTTAATGAGGTAGCCGAAATCTCGGAGCAAGTTGCTCCAATTTCGCTGGAACTCGCGAAAGAATTTCATGCTCATTTTCCTCTGCCTTTCTTTGAAGCGCAAGGTTTTAAGGTCACAGCGAGAGAACTTGAAATGGGAAGTATTCACCGACATCCTGGAGATTTTGGATTTTCCGCTACAGATCTAGATAATCAGGTTGAAAAACCAGGTGTTATCTTTAGAAACCTTGGATGCGAGGATAAAATTCAGGTCGATTCTGTTATGTATCTACCATATAACCAAAGCGTTAAAATTGTAGTAACGGAAACACGTGGGGTTACTGTATCCCCTTTAGAGGATGGTGGTATTGAAGGTCAGTACCTTGAAACTCCTACAATTAGTTATATTATCCAGGATGAAGTCCAGAGAATTGGATTCGAAGAATTCTTCGGCGGAGTATCAGAAGATAAAACTGAAATCGAATATAAAGTTGATCAGAAATGGGTGGGAGGCGAGTATCCACAAATCAAAGAGATATTTAACGCTTTTCTATCCGAATTCAAGTATGAACCAATGCTTATCATTGATCCAGAACTGATTGAACAAGAAGTTTCATATTATAATTACCGTAATAAATACAAAAGTGATAAAACTAATAAGGCCAGAAAAAATACTTATAATGTATATGATACTGAGTATTATAATGAGTTGGATGATGATGATGATTATCTGAGTTGGGCATATGATGTGGAAGATGATTTCGAGGATGAAACTCGTCTTCCAAGTGGAACCACAAAAAAAGAAAGAGATATTCTTACTCGCCCGCCTTGGAGAAAGACACAAACCCTTGGAAAACTTCGAGTACATAAAATCGATTTGAAGCAATATCCGGATATTGATGGGTCAACATCCCATGAAGATATTATCTCAATCGCTACAGCGATGAAAGAAGCAGGATACACGGATATCGAAATAAGAAATTTATTCAGAGAATGTGAATATCCAAATAATGCTTTGGAAATGTATTACGCTGATAGCGTTAAACCGAGCAAAACAGATCCCAAGTAGATACTAAGTGGGGGGGGTATTCCCCCTCTTATTTTTTTATTTTTTAGATTTTTTTTGAACACAGTATATATATGAATAATGAGGTAATATAAATGAAAAGTCGATGTAAAAAAATAGAAGTTTTTTGTGATTATTTAGCAGATGGTTTATGGTGTGATGGAGCAGCTATCGATATAGAAGAATTATCAGAAAAATTCAATCTGCCGTCTAAAGAGACAAAATATTTAAAATCATTAATAGATAAGTGGCAAGCAATGTACGAGGAATTTGATTTTTGGAATAGCGAAGAAAGTTATCCGGATAGGTATGCCAAAATACATTCATCTGATGAATTCCGCGAATTTAGTAGACTAGGAACTATTATTACAAATATGATTAGGGATGTTCTTCCGAAAGAAATACCTGTAATTTATTTCGATGAATTAACATGCAAACGTTTTTTGGTATCGGATAAGCATGAATATATTTTAATGGAGAATCAATGAGTATTTCCAATACTAATCAAAAACCGATGGCATTTGATTTTATTTTAGTAAAGGACCCTCATCTTATGTTTGGGTTTAGAAGTAATATTCGAAAACATGGTTGGGAAAGAGCAATCGATAATAAATTGGATCAAATTATTTCATATGCGATAGCCAATAATATTAAAAATATTTTTTTCACCGGAGATGTTTTTGAAAAAAGTAAGAAGAAAGATTGGTCCTTTAATCAAATGCAGGCCAATAAAGAACGTCTTTTAAAATTTAAGAGGGCTGGGTTAACTATCTATTCTAATTCGGGCAATCATGATTATTTTGATGGTTATGAAAGTATCGCCGGCACAGTTTTTGGTGAAATGGTAGAATTAGGTTTAATTAATTATATCGGGACGAATACACCACCAATTAATTTTTATCTATCGGAAACAGATGAAAATATATTAGTGGAATTATATGGAATTGATCACCATCAATCGATCGATAAAGTAATTGAAGAATTAGAACGGAAAAATAATTCAAATACAAATACCTTTAAAATTCTTTTAATGCATTCAAATATAACAGATGAACAAACGAGATTAACCGATTTTACATATAATCAACTTTCTCAATATGGTTTTAATGTTATTGGATGCGGGCATTGGCATCTCCAACCGTCAGGTGGAGCTATACAAACAGTAAATAATACAGTCTTTCTTAATCCGTGGAACTTGACAAGAGTTATGAGGGAATATCATGTAAAGCTCGATGAGCATAAACCTTCCTTTATACATGGTAATATTGTTAATATAGGAAATGAATTTATAACGGATTTTAAAGAGATTCAACTTGAGACTCTACCTTTTAGTGAAGCGTTTAATACAGATATTATAAATATGTTACAAGAATTGGGAAAAGATGGATTTAAATTTTTTGAAGAGATTAATCTTGAGCAAGATGAAGAATTGAATGATGATGAACTTCTTTTAGCTACAATCGCTAAACAGAGAAATATAACGGAAGAATCCGTAAAAATAGCAAAGGAGCTTTTACAATAATGTCGGACACACCGTACACTACAAGTATAAAAATAGGGGAATATATCCTAAGAGATGACGGTACTGTAGAAATGAGTGGCGATAATATCGATCTCAGAAAAGCAAATATTATTAATGTTGGATTAATAACGGAAAACGAACAATGGGTTGTCACTCTAATTACCAAGGCGTCTATTCTTAAACTCGAAAAGGGTATAACAAAAAATCTTGAGGTCATTGGTTTTCGATTTGTAACGTTCGAGGAGGCAATTTCCGCTCATAATTTTCTGGCAGTAACCCTTTTAACTAATATCGTAAAGGATAATCATGAATCATAAATCGGATGAGATCCTGGTAAAATGGAGGGTAGCTAATTCAAATGTTCAACGCTTACAAAATAATATTTTGGACTTAACTACAAGATTACAATCATTAGATACAGATTTGCAAAATTGGAATGGAGCAAAAACTTTATTAGAATATCTTAAAAATTATAAATTAGAAAAAAGAAAAGATTTTATACTTGGAATTATTAATAGTGCTATGCGCGATATTTTTGAAAGCGATTATAAATTAGATATACAACCAAGAGAGACTAAAGGGAAATCTGCAGCAAGTACCCAAAAGTATGATATAATCTTTTATCAGAATGGTATTGAGATCGCAAGAAATGACGAATTACTAACTTCTAATGGAGGAGGTGTTCTTTCAATTGCTAGTTTATTTTTTAAAATACTTATCGGGTACTTGTATTCTAAAAATAAATTTTATATTTTTGATGAAGCCTTAAGCCAAGTTAGTCCCCAATATAGAAAAAGACTTTCTAAATTTTTAAAGGTTTTTTGTGAAAAGTATGGATTTACTTTAGTTATTGTATCTCAAACAGAAGAATTAGAAGAACATGCAGATATTGTATATGAAGTTTCTGCAGCCATTGATGAAAAAAATGTACCAGTTTTAGAGATTGATAATATTATAGGGGAAAGGCCGACCGAAAATTATTTCTACAGTCATATCAAAAATTTTCAATCCATAAAAGATCAATCTTTTATATTTAAAGGATTTACTATTATAAGAGGACCAAATAATAGTGGTAAATCAGCGAGTTTAAGAGCAATTGAAGCAATCCTTTTTAATAATTTCAAGACTGATAGTTATCCAAGAAAAAATCCGAATGGTAAGAAACTTACTACCGAGATTACTTTTGGTTATGTTGGTGAGAGTACGAAAAAGGAGATAGGTCTTAGGTTTAAATCTGGTAAGGTTATGTTTATTATCGAAGGCGAAGAGTATTTTGGCAAATCACTAGCAGCCGATAAATTAAAGGAAGCTGTTGAAGAAATTGGTTTTCGATATATTGATGTAAAAAAAATGTATAAGAATTTTAAAGGAACACTAAAGGAACAGACGGAGAGAATCGCGTATACAAATCAGTATGATGGTTTATTTCTTATCGGTTCAAAAGCGAGTGATAGTGAAAAGATTTTTTCTTTTTTATTTAATACAGAAAATATTGCGTTAGCTATTGCTCAATCAAAAGAGGAAATGCAGGAGATGGCTAAAGAGCATAAAGATTTACAAATAGCTCTTGTTGAATCTAATGAAGAATTAACCAAGGCCAAAATTCAAGTCGATTATTATTTAAAATTATACTATGTTAAATTAATCGAGGAGTTTAAAGAACTATCTTCGCAATTAAATAGGTTTTCGGTCAAGTCAAAATCACTAGAACAGATAGTAGAAAAAATACAAATTTTTACATCTTTGGTAGACGGAATAAGTTGGCTAAAAGAGACAGAGGGTTCTATTAATAAATTGAGAAACAAAGTAGAATACAATAATACTCAAAAAGAATTAATTGAACGACTAGTCGATAATGTTAATTCGATAACTTCTATTTCTGATTTTATCAAAATAACAGAATCATCCAAAATTTATAAAGAAAAAACAAAAACTATCATTCAACTAATTCCAAAAATTGAGGGTTTAATTGATTTTTATAATTTCTTAGATTTACAAACCAAAATTAATTATCTAAATAATCAGCTAGCTGATTTTAATAAATCTAGAGAGGCTCTAGACAACGAGTACTCATTGTGCGAGTGCCAAACATGCCAAGGATTAGGGGTAATTCCTAATTAAATTTAAATCGATTAAATTCGAAAGGAGTAATTTTGAGTTATTTAATTAAACTCAAGGAATGGTTTAAAAAACTTAATCATTCCCATTCGGATATAAAATCTAAGACGGTAATACTTCCTCGAGAAGTTACGCCGATTGATCTTCGGTTCGAAGATGCAAAATAAAGAGAGAGGTAACCCTCTCTCTTTATTTTTTTGTCTCAATTTTTATAGAAAAGTTTTTTGCTGCTATGAACCAGCAAATACATATATAATCATATATTACTACTAAAATAATTTATACTAAAAAATTGAAAAAAAGGATAATAAATGGGAAGTGAACTTCAAATTAATGATATTAAAATTAATAAAGAAAAAGTTAAAGATGTGTATACCAGAGGGCTTGTTTCCTTAGAGGTTATTAAATTAAAAGAGATGCCTGCTAATGTGGACGAGGCGGAAACTCTGTACAATGATATTGTAAAACATAAAACGTATTTAATTGAAGATCTAACTGAACCTTATATCGTTCGAGTAAGTTATACTGAAAATAAATCTAAATTAAGAAGTGTTGATCCAGATAGATTGGATGATATAGACGCATTTGAATTAGGTGAAAGTATTCAAGAAATTCTTAAAGAGAATGGATTTCCGGTAATTAAATCTGATTTTCCAGAAATGCCTGAAGGGTATCTCGAAGCAAAAGAAGGCTCTAATAACGAGGATAAAAATAATGGCTAAAAATAAATCTCCTAAATTTAAAAAAATAGAGCTATCTTCGAATGATATTGAAGAAGCTGCTTGTAAAGTTGTAAAGAAATTAAGAAAGAAAAAACTTAATACTAAAAAAACATTAGTCGTTGGTATTGGAAGAGGAGGATTAATTCCTGCACAATATATTGCCTATGGGCTAGGTATTAGGAATATCTCTGTTATTCAGTCTAAATTATATGAGGGCACAGAAATTGGTGAGAAAGCCAAAATGGAAGTTTCCGGTGCTCTTATGCTTGATTATGATTCCTTTGATAATATTATTCTTGTTGATGATTTAATTGATACAGGAACCACTATAACAGTTCTTTGGGAGATTATGGAGGAAATGTCAATGGAATTGCGCGATGATCGTAAAGCAATCAAAGTAATCCCAACCGTATTATATAGCCAACAACCGAAGAGTGAAGTAAAAACTCAAGGAATTGTTGTTGGTAAATATATTAAAAAAGGTGAGCTTAAAACCTGGCTGGACTTTCCTTGGAATACCTTTATTGAGGGAGCTGATTCGTGAAAATTGTTAGAAAAAAATTAGATAACAATCGCGAAAAAAAACTCTCTTTGGATTATAGAGTAGTCGAAAAAATTACTACCGAATTTTTGGAAAGATGGAATATTGATAATGAAATTGAAACTTGGCTTCAGGAAAAGTTAGAAAAAACTATTGATTGGAATCAGGTTACCAAAAATTTAAAAGCTGGTAAGAAAAAGCATGTTCTGCAATTTGGTGAAGATCTTTTTCTTGAATTGCAGAGAAAAGTTCAGGAGCGATTGGATAGATATAAACAAGATGAAATAGCTTTTCTTCGAAAGAATGTTGGTCAATTGCACGCCGATCATTTCGAAGAAATTTTTAAAAATGTTATGGATCCTATACCATTAACAATGTTTGAAGATGGTGTACAAAGAGTTACACTAGTTTCATATCACTATCTGCTTAAAGTTATTAATAGATTAGCTGAAACATATATGACAGCTAATACCATAAAGAATATCAACGGAACTAAAAATCCGACAGAATTATTTATTAATGAGTTATATAATATTATTGCTTATAATCAGGAACTCACACGATTTACTTTAACTATTAAATCGTTAATAGAACAATGGCTTGGAAAATATAATGCCAAAACCAAAATTTCAGAATTTTATTATGATGTATTAATGATTACACCAGATGTTATTGTTGAAAAAATTCTAAAGTATATGTTATTTACAGCGATACGAAATAAAAATCCGTTTGTTCTTAGAGCTATTTTTAGTTCTTATATTACATTAATACATAAAAATTTATTTAGTTTTTACGCAACTAATTTAACCAAAATCAAACTCGGTTATTTTAAATCATTAGAAGGTTTATTTACTGAAAATTTTGATTTAATTTTTGATCAGGGAAAGCAGGCAAATCCTAAAAAATTCATAATGACCTCTTTAATTTTTAATTATATATTAAAAAATAAAAGATATTTGAAATCGAATTTTAGTTTATTGAGTGATGAATATACTCAAAATTTTTTAGAGCCAAACTACTTCGATGTTTTTAGTTCATATAGAAAAGATTCAAATATGGCTTTTTTAGATCATTTATTTTTCTATACCACCAATCTAAAATATACTAGAAATAGTATTTTAAAAGAAGGAAATTATTATAAAATTTCAAGTGATTTTTTTAAGAAAAATATTCTTAAAAAGAATAAAATGATTATAAAAGATCTTTTAGTAAAACACTTTTTTGAGTCGTTTTATATCTATTTCCGGGACGAGGAAACGGTCAATGAAATTTTAGACGCTATGGCGAAAGACCTTGTGCAAAAACTAAATCTTGGTCATTATCTTGATGAAAATTTTAAACCTCTTGGGTTTTCATATGATGAATATCTCTTAACTATCGAAAAATTTATTATTTTAATGAAAAAATCATTAGATACCTCGAGCATTCGTCGTGCAAATTTTCTGAATATTTAGATATGAAAATATTAGGTTATTGGCTAAATATAAATGAAAAATCGAGGAAGAATATATGAGAAATAGTTCAAATGTTACACGAGCGCGGACAGTTCTTACCAAAAATGGTCTGCGCGTGAATTGGAGAAATATTGGTTATTTTACTATACAAAAAAGAGAGACTGATTTCCTAGTAGAAGTTAAATGGAAATATAAGGCATCCATAAGGACGGAAACGATTATTGTCGGAGACGAACAATTTAAGCCTACTAATTATTTTAAACAATATAATTTTGTACCTTTAACAGAGGATCTTTTTATTAATTTAAATAATATAATGATTATAGAAGAGGAACCTGTCCATGGTCCCCAGGAGCAAGTCATAATTAGAGTAGTTCTTATCGATGGGTTTAAAATATCAGTTAAAATGACAAGAGAGCGTTGGATTTGGTGGAAGCAAAACTACGCTTAAACTAGACTGGAAAAAACAACCGCTATAATAGCGGTTGTTTTCCTGTGCTTAAATTTTCAAAACTGTAAGCATTTTTTATTTTATTCGATAATGGTCCAGAATGATCGAAGATTGTCCCGATACTATTAATTAATTTCATTTCAAATTTTAATAATTGTTTAGGATCATTAAACGTTTCTAAAACCACAATATATCCAGTTTGGTATTCTTTCCAGTTCCAGGGTTTTGTGTGATCACCTGTGGCTGCGGCCTTTGCCATGCCATCACTTATTTGATCGAGAATTTTTGTTTTATATGAGTTATTCTCTCTGCCTTTTAAAAAGGCAGTTAAATGCTGATGTTGTCTATAACCAGCTCCAGTCCCTTTACCAATATAAATTGGCTCATACGCAAAACAAAATTCTTTATTATCTATTTTATAAGATTTTGCGCGTTTGTATTCCACAAATGGATTTAAATATATATAAATAAAAAATTTATCTTTTAAATAATTAAATTCTATTTTTCTTGGATAAACTTTATATGTTTTTAGCAATGCTATATTTGGACACATATCTATCCTTTACATTTTAATATCTACGAATATATTATTATAATCGTAGAAGAAATATGGAGGAATAAAATCAAGTATATCCTCAAAATCTAGATTTTTTTGAATTCCATCATATATCGTATCCGGGGTATTTACCCGAAACATAGTTGGATTACCAACCTTTACATTTAGAATTAATGGTGAAAATTCATTATATATTGCTTTTTCGAGATCAGTTTCAAAATAATCGACCATAAATCCTTCTTTATTCTTTAAGTATTTAATAGCAAGAATCTTGACCGCTAATTCCAAATCAGTAACCGTTGAATACTCTGACGTTATGAAGATATTTCTATCCACAAATAGTTCTATCTTAATATCCATCATCGGTTTATCAAGGATTGGCATAGTATTTTCTTCAAATAAATAAGGATAATATTTTGAAGGAATATCAATAGTATTATGAAAAGTTTGAATTAGTTGTGTATTATAATTAATATTATTTCCAATATATTCGACAATAAAATAGTCATCCATAATTTCGAATGTTTCATTTGCGTTTTTTCCAAAAAACCATTCTAAATTTATAAATGGGACCCTTAATAGGTAAGCCTCGCTATTGGTTTCTTCGCTAACCTCAAATACATCGGTAGTTGTCGCCATTAAATTCGACAATTGATTATCTAAATAAGCTACTGAATCAGATGTTGTAGTGGTATCAATTATTTCAGCATCTCTATAATACTTATAAAAAGTTTGTTTTTTTATAAGCTGATGGTATTCCATACTATCAGTAAATATAACTAAAAGTTCTTGTGTATAATTATTTTCAGTATTAGTTGTTAAGTCATAAACCTCTACGCGAATATCTTTAGTAATATCACGAACAATACAATATGGATCAGTATACATTGTATTAATTTCATACTTAAAATCATTTCCAGAATTTAATGTAATGTATCCACCGGCGCCCAACCAAGAACAATAAAATCTATATTCGTAATCTGGATTAACATCACTTATTATCTCTATAAATGAAAGGCCGGTCATACCACTTTGAGTTCTTTGAAATTCATAGGTAAGCGCTAAATCAATTCTATAATCTGCAAGTGCGGTTTGGGTTGGCGAATCTGTAGACGGATTTAAAGTAAAGGTTACCTGTGGATTTACGATATAAGCATCGACTGTATTTATGTCACGAGCTTTATAATAAAATGGGCTTACCAATTCTCGTCCACTATAACTATATATTGGATAAAAAGGAGTTTTAATTAAATCTGATTCTTTATAATTAAATGCCATTGTTTCTACTACTTGGTCATTATCGTGGATGACGTTAAAAAGAAAAACAAATGCTTTTGCATCTAAAAATTTTGCATCGACAAATGGTTTGATGTCCTGATATTTAAATAATCTTTCATAGTCATTTTCTGTGATAACACTATTTCTAATGGTAATCTGATTAAAAATATTTTCTCTAATCCCATCTATTTGCTCAATATTCTTTCCGCCATAACTCCCAGTGGTACTAACTCCGTTAAGAGTTGTTTTATAATCACCATCACTTATTGAAACGTCTGTTAATAAAAATTCCGAATTCGAAACATTTCCCTGTTCACCTTTTGTATTTTGAACGTCTATAATTAATTCGGAATTAGCTGGAAGTACACTTCCATGTGTCCCATCTCCTGTCTCAAATTTAATACTTGTTTCATAAATATCAAAAAATATATCGTTGTCTCTAGCAGAACTATCAAATTTATAGAATTTAATATTTAATCTTTTTAGATCAACGCCATCTTCATAAAATGCACCCTCAACTTTATCTGGATCCATTAATTCGATTTCATATTTTTGCTGTTGTGTTAATGGTACTCCAGTATTTACCCATGCGTTTATTTCCTTCAACTCAACTATATTTTCTATTCCTATGGAAGCGGAAAATGATTCGCCTACATTATATTCAGGCACATTATAATACCAGAAATCTCTTTTAAATTGTTGAGCATCCGAATTGTGTACTAAGTATACATTGGCTCCTGGCACATTTGGATTAGCTGTTTTAGTAACAGTTAATTTTCTGGTACCGCTCTGTGGGTTCCACGCAGTCGCTTTTAAGCCGGCGGCACTAAATTCCATTTTAATTTCAGATATAAAAATATAATTTAGACCATTAATATCTACAAATGGAGTATATCTTGGAATAGTATATATTAGTACGTCAGTACCTGCTACTGAAACTTCGGGTACCACAATACTTGAGCTTAAAGTAGCAGGTACTGCAAATTCAAGTTCTGTCCCAAAAATAGTGCTATGGTATAACATACTATTAAAATCTTGAGCTAAACCTACATTTGTCTCTTGAAAAGTTTTTGTATAAAATTGTAAAGTATCATATTTAATTCCTGCTAAATAATTAACTAATACCCCTAAGGCTCCTGATTTAATTAAAGCAGGATTTGCAACCTTAAGTTTAACTCTAATTATATTTTCCCATTCGGTTAGGGTGGCGTTATATGTAATTAATGCCATTTAATCTCCTTTGTCCTTTAAATATTGGTGGCGGATGATGATGCATTGGAAGCGTTCATAACTTCAGAGCGAAAAGCTGTCGCTAAATTTCCATCATCATCAAGAAATTCTTTTGTATTATTATAAAATTTATAGAATAAATCAGCTGCTTTATATGACATATTTAATACTGTCATTTTTGATGCGCTTCTATTACCGACAATCTGTTTTAACGGCATCGATACTGGCATTACACCTATTAATTTTATTAATAGTTGAATTTCAGTTGTGAACGGTTTAAAGACAGCGACCCATACCGCATTTGAATAGGGAACTTCGACAAAATAACCATTGTTATTATTTCGACATTCTTTACTTGAACCTTCATAAGGATTAACCTCCCCACGACGAACCAAATTTAAATATTTATGCCATCCTTCATGGTATCTCATTATATCTAAATTAATATTTTCAATATAACTTATACTAAAGTCTGATACAAAATAATTTCTAGACGGAACAAAGCTGTTTCTTAATCTCGAGCTCACAGAAGTATATTCTTCAGTAATATCCGGGACATCTATATCAGTAGCTAGCATATTAAAATAACTTCCTGGATTATCGAAATGCAAATCTCCATCTGGTAATTTTGATAATCCAGCGTCGTTTGATCCATTAGGGGCAACATACTTTTTATATTGTTCATACCAAGTACCATGTACCATAAAAATCATGTAAAAACCATTCACATGAGGAGCAAAATTTTGATCATGTTTATATCCAATGGTTACTTGTCTGTGCCAATCATATAAAATATTAGTAATTTTATCATTATTTATATCATAACTATCAGCCAGTGCCTTAATTTTTTCGGCAACAATATTATCCCATGTTCTATCTTTTCCTTGTTCAGCATTATACACACCTTTGAGTATGCCTGGCACACTATCAAAAAATTTGGGGGTAGTATCTGTATCTGCCATAATAATCTTTCCTTTTTATATTTAGTAAGCATTTGTTCAACAGGAAAAGGATGGAGTCGTACGACTCCATCCTTTAAATTATAATTTTTTACAAAGCATAATCTTTGCGTAAATAATAAATGCGTATGCGATAAGAGGTCTATAACCATATAATGATTGTGACCCCAATGTTCGATACTTTTCACCGAGAATTTCTTCTAAGGTATGATTAATAATTTCTTTGGCTTTTAAAAGATTCGGATCTTTTTTAGCGCCTGTAACTTTATATGCTAAATTCTGAACATCATACTGACAAATATCCTGTTCTGTTTTTGGTTTTAGAGTTGTAAATACCAATTCATAAAAATATTTAAGTTCGTCCTGATTTTCTTCATCTTCCACCCAATCATTGATCTTTTGTATTCCAGCAGTACTGACATTAAATCTATTTTTAAATACTTGTATCGCCTCTGGTTTAATTAGAACGTTTTTCTTAAGCATAGCATTTTTTTCAATCTTATCAATTAATCTTTCAATATTTCCACTAAACGATTCTTTTGATTCAACCATATCTCCATTTCCATATTGCTGCGAATATTTATCTGAAATGATCTCTTTTTTACCTTCTTTATGAGTTCGATAATATGCGTTACGTATACTTCTAAAAAGTTGTTCATATCTTGACCATATAGTTTCGATAAGTTTACGCAACCCCTCTCTATCATTATCAAGATTATCAGCAATTCTTTCTTTATAAACTTTATCAATTTGAGGAATACTATACTGATCAATATACTCGAATGCCGAGCCAGCTTTTTTTAGAGTATGATTACCTTGTAGCACATAATTTAAAACATATCTAGCTATATCGGGATCACAATGACTAGGAAATGATTTTTTCTTTCTTCCATTCCAAATTCTAATAGCTATCATAAGAAGAGCTAGTTTTCGAATATTTTCATCATCAAATTCCAATCCAATAAGATAAGCAATTACAAATGTTTGATAGTACGTGCTATCGTACATAGCATTCCTCTCATCAAATCCTACTTTACGTAATGCATTTTTTAATTCTTTTGATGTTAGTCCATATAACTTGAGTAACTCACCTGGTAATTTATTAGGTGGTTGGAAAAAATCGCAGAAGGTATCGTGATTCAAAGATTGCTGAACAATCTTCTGAGCGGCCAAACTTAGATATTGTTTTAATTTCATAAGCAATTGTGGCTCATGATTAAAACGTTCTAAAATTACTCGAAGTTCCGGTGGGAGTTTTTTTCGTTGTTGTTCAGTTAATTTCATAATTATCCCTTAATTTATTTTTTTTAATTGCACAATTCGGACATCCTGTTTTTGATAGAGGTGAGTGTGCTGGCGTCGCATAAAAATCCCATATTCGAGACAAATAATTTTAATTTTAGTATGCGAATTTTTATATCTAACTTGAGAGTAATTGTATCTGCCACTATGAATTAAATCTGCTTTTTTATAAATTCACCATTGGTCAACCTAGCCATATGTATCTCCTGGATATTATTGTGTTGTTGGAGCAAAGTCTATAATAATTTATATCTTTGCTTCCAATACAACATTATAACCAATTACTTCTTAACTTTCTATAAAAGGTGTTTCCATCTATTGGCCCGTAAGCTGCATATAAGCTTCGGCGGTATTATCATTCACGTCACCATAAAGCTTATCTTGCTCTTTTAGTTTATTCATTACACCTTTCAAAATATGATCAGCTGGTTTATCACCAATAAATCCACGTATCGCAGAAACTTTATTTTCTATTTCTTCGGGTGGGCCATAAAAATGATTAACAGGCATTAATTTAGAGCCTGGGATTGGATCTGTAATTCCATGTGTATTTAAGAACCTACTGTCAAAGGAATCAAAGGAATTCCGATCATTGATTGTTCTCGCATTGCTGACGGCCTCAATAGCAGCAGGCGAAGGATGGTAACCCGATAATAATCTAGGCGCATCGGCTTCGGTTAATAATTGCTCTATTTTTCTTTCGACATTTATATTCATATTAATCTCCTCTTATGAAAGGTGTTTATCTTGGGTTGTTCTGCCACCTGGCATTGACCCAGATTTATTGGGAGCTCCACCTTGACTACCAGGATGTTTATCTTGAGTTACTTTTCCTGGATTAGATGCACCTTTACTATTGCTAGCATTTTTTGCACCGGATATACCTCTGTCTTGAGTAGTCCCACCATTAGGCATTGTTCCTTTAGACTTAGGGGCTCCGCCTTGACCTTTAGATAATGATTTGTCATCTTTGACTCCACCACCTGGCATACTACCAGCACTATTACTAGCACCATTAGCTTTTGCTATTCCTTTATCTTGAGTAGTCCCACCATTAGGCATTGTTCCACGATTTCCATGAGTATTTTGAGGCTGCGGTTTTTTATCTTGAGTTGTTCCCTCTTCGACTTCTTCTTTTTCCTCTTCATCCTCAGATAATTCACTATCATCAGAATCTACTTCTTCCTTAGCTTGAAGTTCATCAATTTCGTCACCAATATCGTCAGAATCCGTTTCTTTCCCGACGCTTTCTGTATCGCCAGGTAATTTCGCACCATCAGAAGGATCGATACCGTAATCATTACCGTCTCCTTGTAATTCAACATCATCAGCATTAGCAGCTAGCCCGGTATTTGGATCTAGATTACCATCTTCTAGGGACATATCCAATTCAACAGCCCCTGGTTGATTTGGATGTTCAGCTGTTTCCTCTGCTGCAGATTCGCTTGCTTCTTCCTCTGCTTCTTCACCCTCGAGGTCTTCTTCATCGGTTGCTAGTTCCATTTCTGCGCGTACTTTATTTTCAACGTCATTAATATCCCCAGTTGAAGCTTCTAGTTCTTCCGCTTCTTCTTCGTCCGCCATTTCTTCAGCAGCCTCTGGATCACTAATAGCTACTTCATCTGGACAAATTCCATCATCGCAATCATTATCCTCATCAAAATTTTTATCGACTGCTATGGTTATTCCGGCCATTTTAGGAGCGTCTACCCCCTCTGCTTCTACTGCTTTTTCAAACATTTTAGGAGCAATTAAAGAAGATAATAATTTAATTTTTTTCTCAATCATTCTTAGAATATCTTCTGCAGATTCCTCGATAAACTCAAGATATTCTGGTGTCATGGATTCCATAAATGCCTCTACTCTCTTTTCAGCAATCTCAGGAACAAGAATACTTTTATTAAATTGATATACTGTTTCTTCAAATGGCATATAAACACGAACTTGTTCCATATCCAAATCAGAACCTTCGGTTATTAATTTTTTGGTAAGGGTTCTAATTTCATTTTCATAAATTTCAGTGATTTCGCCACTCAAAAGAGGTTTTGTATAATTATTTTTAATTGTTTCATTTAAACGATTTTTATAAATATCAATTATTTGGTTTTCATTTAACTCGACACTATCCAAAGAAGGAGATATTAACCTAGGGGTTACATCACATTCCTGATAAAGCCTAATCGTGTCCTCAAAAACACTCTCTAGTAAAGTTTTGTATTGATCTTTAAAAACTTCATCTACAAAATTTTCATAGAGATAGTTAAAGTAATTTATATCCTTCTCGAGTTTTTTTCTAGCTTTCGAAAGATGAAAAGATTCTGTAACCAATGTTTTTTTAGATTCTTCTTTTTTCTTAGCTGCAGATGCTTGTTGATAAATACCAGCAACAAAACTCGATTCTAGTATAGGCTCGCTATTTTTAACCTCTTGTTTTGCTTCGGTAACCTCAGTTGCTTCTTCTACCAGCCCCATTTTATGAGCATGTTTAGAACCCGCTTTAATCTTTTTTTGTATACCAAAAATCAGATTTGTCTGTAACATTATTTTCTCCTATTAATGGGGCAAAAGCCCCTAAATTATTTTTTTGTTAATTTTTTCAATTACGCTTATTGAATTGTTCTCTTCGTCTTAAGAATTCTTCAAATGCTTTTTCTTCGCTGTCTGGGTTATATATTTTTTCGTCTTTTTCTTCTTTGGTATCTTGAGCTTCATTATCCATAAAATCGAATGGGTGAGTTCCCCCGATCTTTTGACTTTCTGCAGCTTTCTCCATGGTCTCTACTTCCTTATCATCAAAAGGATTAAGATTCAAAAGTTTTTCCCGCATTTGCTCTTTATTCTTATCAAGATCTTGTCTTTCTGCATCTGTCAATAAATTAGTTTTTTCTGCCTTGTTCGGATCATCATCAGCAAATAAAAAGGCATTAGGAACTACATTTTTTTCTTCGTCTTTGACCTTTGCAATTCTCTCTTCAATATCATCGATTTTTTTCTGAGCTTTTTTGATAGCCTCTTCTTTTTTCTTTTTACTATCTTTACCACTAAAGGATTTATTTTTAATGGTATTCAAATTACTTTGAGCCTCTTTTAATTTCTTATAGAGCTCGCTTAATTTTTTATTACCAATCTGTGTAACTTTACCAAGTGTATTTTCATTCCAATAGTCGCTCGGTTTAATTTCACATACCTTTGCTAAATCTGTTTTAGGGATTTTACTTAATACACTAGTATTTGTCAAAGATAGGTCGTCGGGCATACTTAAAAATACATCTGTTTTTGAAATAATCCATACTGGATTATTTTTTAATCCGAGGTATTCAAATAAAACGACTTGTAATTTTGACATAACATTATTATATTTTTTTGGAGGTTTATTAATTAGCCCGTAAATAAACTTTTTAGTATCAACCATAAATTTAAGATTATATAGACTCATTACTGTATCAAAATCAATAATAAACGATTTAAAATATTGACAATCTTGTCCATTTTTAAGTAGTTTCTTAATTAATGGGTGAAGTTGAGAAATACTCTGATCAAATTCAATAACTTTATCTAAATGACGAACTCTAAACATACGTTTAAAATGTATAAGAACATTATTTATAAATCTATTTCTATAAATTAAAGTTCTTAAATTTTTAACTACCTCGTCATTTTTATCAATTTTAAAATTAAGACCGAGAGCTATATCAACAACTTCCTCAAAAATATCTTCTATTAAATCTTTTTTTGAGTTAGAACTAGGATTGTTAACAATTTTTGTTTGGAGATGAGCTAATGTTTCTCTTATAATTGGAGCTAGGTTATCACCTAAAGCAGTAATGGTATCCTCAGCCATCATATCAAAACCATCCTGTAATGATTTAACAACTTGTGCTGCATAATAATCTGGATTTGGTTCTTTTCTTACAAAACCTTTTTCGGCTTTTTCGATAAATTCCGGATACGAGGTATTAGCTTTATTAGCTATTTCTTGAAATCCATCACCATCCAAAATATTTGGGGTCGTCCCATCTTTTGAAAGGTTTATAAAACCTTGAGCAACTAACTCATTCGTAAAAAATCGTTTACCATCATCATATATAAAAGTTAAATCGTTTGCTAAGGTTGACAAAACTGCATCTTTTATCTTTTTAAAAGCATCAGTATTACTATTAATTTTAACTCCAGAGGACAATTCATCTCTAATATTATCAGGAACTTTATTTAAAATATCTTCTGATATGCGGCGCTGTTGGATTTCAGCATCTATTTGGGTCATTCTTCTTACCCTCAAATCAAATTCATCCTCAAGATTGCTTGCTGTATCTAACCATGCTTGTTGCGCGTTAGCATCCCCAATAGCAGCTGCATTATTTGCTTCAGTGTATGCATCCTGAATTTCAGCCGCTAAGGTATTTGCTTCTTTTTCTATCTTTCTATGTTCTGCCTCTAATTTTTGTATATCCACCCCAATTGAGGTTGTATGAGGCTTTAAACTTTTTTCGATTCTTTTTGGAATATCGAGCCCAATAATAATAGCTTGTATTAAATTTTCTAAATAATCATTAATACTCGAAACGTAATTTTTAAAAAAATCCTGATATTTTTGGGAAATTACCTGACTTTGAACATCCACAGTATATTCTCCACTTTCGACTTTAAAATCAAAATCAATTGGATCACTTGTTACAATTTTATCACATTTCAATTTATTATAATCAACTAACTGTTCTGCTAAATTAAGTATTTCTCTATATTTTGAAACATTATAGGTGTATCTAAATCTCTGAGAAATATCAGCATCCGGTTCTACTCCATCGTATAACCCACTAAGCCCTTCAGATTTAAAAATGGCCTCCATTAAATCAATAAATGCTCTCTGATATAATTCAAGATTTCTATAAGATAGTGTAGTCGCGCTTGCATTCTTTTCGATTAATGGTATAATCTGGTGTTTAATCATCCCTTTATACTTTTTCAAATTAGAAGCACTAAACTCATCAACTTTTTTTCCTACTTTATTAGTAAATTCTAATCCAGGATTTCGGCCTTTACTTCTTTCATCAGATGCCTCTTTAACCAACCCGAGTAATTTATATAAATCAAGTACCAATTTAAAAGGTTCTTTGCCAGACTGTTCAATAAACTGATAGAGTTTAACTAAAAATTCATAATGATCTTTATTAAAATCATGGATTGACATTCCAAATTTAGATCCACTAAAAAATTCAACGAATAAAAATAAAAAATTTAATGATGCATTCTCATCATATCGTATCTCATCGATTTTAAGATTTTTGGTTAGGTCATTTGATAAAATGACAAAACTATAATTCATTTGAATTTCAGTATACATTTTATCTTTTGCAAGCGAGCCGCCAACATCGATTCTATCAATTTTTTCAACGTATATTGGATAATACACAAAGTCTTTATAAAAAGGGGCATTCTTTATTTTTTTATAGAATTCTTTTAAAATAAAAAAAGCTCTTTTAAGAGTCTGCTCATATAAAGAATTTGAGGTTCTATCCCTCATAGGATTTTTATCGTCCTCATTAAAAAAATTTTTATTTTCCAACCAGGTTTTCATTAATGCATCAGGTGTGATATACATTAAATTTTTTGTCATTGATAAATTTCTAATTGCATCACTGATTGAAATATTATCACTAAATGTTTTAATTAAATATCTGTCGAGACATTTTCTATCTTTTGGTTGTATTTCCGTCAAGGGGAAGCTACCGAAGGATATCTTCTTCATTAATTTTCCTTTTAAATTTATTAGTCATTAGACATTTGTTGAACTCGGGCAAAAGGACAGTTCCAATTAAATATGCAAGATAAACATTTTTCCTCATTCTGGATTTCAGTTCTGGATAATGATCTTAATTTGCCGCTCATAATTGTCTCTAATCTATTTTTAAACCAAAAATTGCAGTATTTCGTTTTAATTAAAAGTATTTCACCAGTAGCATACAAAACTGCTACTTTTTCTAATTGAAAATATTCTCTTAGAAAGCCAGTTAAAGATATATACTCTTCTGGTATAATAACTTCTCCTCTATAATAATATAAATTATCTTTAAAACTACCAAATGAGTATTCTTTTTTATATTCGGCTAGAATCCCCAATTTTTGATTTAGATATTCTCTCTCGAGTTCATAGATCTTCTGAAATTTTAAATCTTGAGGCCCGTATAAAAAATTAATAAGATGTTCTTCACATTGCAAATAGAGTTCATGTAGCCCAAATGTTTTTGTGCCAGTGTTTTGCTCCTTTTGCTCCTTTTGAGCAATTGCTCGAAAATAATCTTCTGTTTTATTTTCACTTTCAATTTTATCATTTTCTATTTTATTTTCAGCTTTATACGAATATTGCTCAAGTAGTTTTTCGGTGACCTCTGGTTTCTGTACTGGTTTAATTTCTTGCACAGGACCAGAGCGAACCTCAGGAATATCCCTTTGAGGTTCGCTCTTTATTTTTCTTGTCCTCTTGGGACTAAAATCCTTTAAAAAAGACATTATTTTTTCTTTTGTCTATTTGTATAAGTGAGGGCGCCAGCACCAAGAGCACCCGCGCCTAAACCTTCTATACCTAAATTCAAAAGGTTATTATTAGATTTTGAATTATTAATTTTATTAATTTTATCTATAAAATCATTCGTATTTTGAATGTCTTTTTTTGCCTGAATAAAGTTGTTTGCATCATTCTGACTATTCCATTGCTTATATAAATCGGTTTTTTCTTGATCTACAATTCCATCAAGCGGTGGTCTAAAAACTTTTCCTTGTTGATTTACATAATCATTTGCTTCATAATCTCTATAAAGTGGTAGGGATTCATCGTATTGAATACCATTCACAGCTGGTCTCAATCGGGAATTCCACATTCCAACTTTGTTTGGATTTGGATTAGAAACCTTATCCCAACTATCAGCATCCAAAGGACCATTTCCACTACCCCAATTATCAGCATTTAGAGAAATATTTGGATCAATATCTATAAATTCTAATAGAAGTTTTTCTATCTTCTTTTCAACATATTCCATATTCTATCCTTTAGATTGATTCTGAGCCCACTTCTGCGTCGCGGCAGATCCATATTTCTGAACAATTTGATTCTTAGTATCTTTCCAAAGTTTTCTATATTTTTTAAGTTTATGATATAGAACATCATTTTTTTGTCTTGCAATTGAAACGGCGATAGCAGCCAACGCAGCATTTTTCTTTGCTTGCATCGAACGCATTACCATGCTCTGTTGTACAGCCATGTTATTCTCCTTTTATAAATTATTTATTAATTACGATGAAAAAATAGATTTCTTAGCATCAAATCTTTCTTTTTGAATAGCTTCAATTTTTTCTTCATCAGTTGGGTCATCCTCATTATAGCGATCTTCATTATATTTTCTCTGATTAGCCATCTCATCCAATTCTTGATAAACCTGTTTTATATTTTGTCTCAAAAAATCCACAAACTTATCTATATATTTATCTGCAACCAGATGTCCCTTCCTTTTTTCCAGGGCATTAGCTATACTATCGATAGCAACCAAGGCCCGCATAATTTTAAACATAGCTTCTTCATTCTCTTGTTTTGGTCTCAGATCAAAGAAGGCTTTGAAGTTCTTTTGTTTATGTGCTTCATTGGCAGCCTTAATTACTTCATAACTTGCGTCATCCATACTGTATATAGTTTTCGCAAATCCTAAAATAATTTCGAATATTTTTTCATATACACATGTTCTAAAATCAAAAAACATTTTTTGATATTTTGGATTAGCAGCATCCTCTTTTAAAATAAGTGCGATTTGTGTTTCATTATTATAAAATGGATCCCTTAGGAAATTGGCTAGACCTTTACCGTTAAAAAGATGAGTCATTAAATCGCCAATTTTAGCTTCTGATGGATTACTAACATTTAACTGATGCTTGTTTTTATCCCAACATTTTTTGATAATTTTATTTGGATCTGATTTCATTTCTTTCATGATATCTTGTAAATAATCGTCTTCTAAATTATTTACTTTTTTGAGTAAAACAGCAACATCATATAAGTCTTTATTTAAAAATTTAAATATATAATTTACCGGGGTAACCGATTCAATAAAATCATAGAATTTTCTAAGACTCGGGTTAATTCCAGTGGGAGCTCGTCCATCATAAGCGGCTAGATATGCATCAGCTGCTCGAGAACCACTTCCTAATAAAAAGGTAGCCGGGGTAACAAGAATATATACCATAAATGTGTAGATATTCCTAGTTAATCTTGCTATATCTCTTATTCTATCACCCATCCATGTTAATCCATTTCCAGCTTTTCTAGCTAGATCCATTATGCCCTCTTCAAGTGCGACTGTATCATCAAGTATCTCTTTATGATTCTCAGCATATGAATGTGGATAGAAACACATTTCTATAACATTTTCAGTTAATTCTTTTTTTTTATCGGATTTAAAGCTTGCGAATACACCATTTTCTAAAATAAGTTGAGCAGTGTTTTCTATTTTATAAGATTTTTCAAAGCTCTCAAGAGCTTCTTCGAGTAGACCAGCTTCCTTCATAATATTTAAAGTATTCTCGTATAAATCTCCAACAATTGTATCCCAAAAATATTGGCGAATCATTTTCTTTTTTTCATAAACGCTATTTTCATTAATTAATTCAATATGAAAAGAACGATTATTCTCTTTAATATTCTCAAATTTTTGAGCGGCGTCAATCTGTATACCAATATTTTCAAAAATTGTATCGTCTCTTTTACGGAGTTCATCCCATAAACGGTCAACTTCTTTAATAAAGATTTCTTTTGTTGTCATTAGAATTCCTTTTTTATTTATTTATTTTTGTTTCAAATTTTTTAAACTCTTTCTCATTTGAGAAAATAGTTTATTTCCAGAATATTCTTTTTCCTGAGTTCTTGACTTAAATGAACTATCCTGATTATTGAATGGGTCTGAACTTTCAAATAATTCTTTTAATATTTCTCCCGGCTCATACTTAAAATCCTCATTAATTTCTGGCATTTCTGATTCAATTTTAGAGATCAATCTAGAGATCATTGGATACCCGGTATTCTTCATAAGTTTTTCCTTTAAAATATATCACTGGAAAAGGAGAGCTACTGCTCTCCTTTTATGCTTTTCTTTAATTCTTCTGGGGACATGTCCTCCACTGGTTTTTTACAACCAGCTAATGCTCTGGTCAATCCACTCTTTTTCTCCCAAAATTCTCTTGAGATTTTCGAATACGCTTCTTGTCTCATGACCATAATTGGATCCTCAGCCAAAGAAGCAGTCGTTTTTGCCGCCGCTGGATGCAAGGCTTCCTCTAATTCTCGAATTGCATAAGGTAAAGATTCCATAAGGAAACGATGCGCCTCTTTCTCCTCCAATTGTTTTTGGTACGCCTCTTCGAATTCTTTCGGCAAAACATACTTATAATTTTCAATCCGATGAAATTTACTAGGGATTTCTTTTTTAAGATGACGAAGAACCAAATAATCCATAATATCATCTTCTTTCATTTTTATCTTATTAAGAATTGGTTCTTTTGTTGGGTCATCATACGCCTCAACCTCTCCACCAATTTTTTCAACGACATACATATTTCTATAGGGTTCATAAACTACGGTAAGATATCCATCGTAATCGATACCAAAAAATTGTTTGAAATCTTCTTTTGAAAAAAGATCTTCAATACCATGTTCTAATCTGGTATCCTCATCGTCTAGAACGGCTATTTGAGAGCCGTCATAATTAATAATTCTCATTATTTTCCTTTTCCTTTTTCTTTTTCTTTTGTATTTTATATTAACCTATATAAAAGGTAGTTATTAAAAAATATTTTTCGGTATTGCCTGGATGAAATTTATGAGCATGAGTAAAATAAGATGGAAAAACTACCACCTCTTTATTAGAAGGTTGTATCATGATTTCATCATAACTGAACTCCAACTCACCCTTTTCTTCCACATCATTTAAATGCCATATAATGGTTATTGCTGAACTCAAATTATTAAGATTTTTAGCTTCATACTCAAATTTTGGATATTTAAAATCTTTATTGTACTTTGATTGACGTATGAATTTAACATTTCCCAATCCACTCAACCGAATTATGGGTTCACCATCAAACGTCAAAAGATTATATGCATATTCTTCAACAATTCGCTTTAATGCATTCTTCACCTTTTTTTGAAGTTTCGGATTAATATCTTCAAGTGGTAAATGTTGAAAATAATCCGTAAATTCATCACCATAAACTTTATTAAACCCGGTCCGAACCTCCTCCACTAATTTTGAATAAATTTTATTTTTTAGAGGGTTAGTTCCAACATGAATTAGTTGTGACATAATCTTTTTCCTTTGTTTCATGTTCATTATTATCCAAAATTTCATATGGATCCAATTTCATAGCTATTGTTAATCTTTTATCTGGTGCATAAAAAGTTGGCGGGGTTGCTTGGTGTAAAAGATCGGCTCGAAATAATATAAAACGACCAGGTTTTGGTACAACTGCTGCTAGTATATCCATAGTCTCTTGATCGATAAAATTGGTTTGCCCCCCATATTTTATATCCCATTCTATATTTGGATAATATAAAAGCGTCCAACATTCTTTCGGTCGATCTGTATGGGGTAGAGTTACCGTCATAGCATCAGCTATGTTTACATAAATTTCGGATGGTGTTAGTTGTTTTTTTGGCAATATTTTTTGTGTAATATCGTCAACCGCTTTTCTTAATAGCATGTTTACTCTGTTATCACCACCTTCAATGTGTTGTGAAAATCTATAATTCCTAATATTGGAGAGCGGTTCGCTCATTTGGGTATAATTAAACGGTCCTTGAAGAACGGTGCTATATATAAATCTCATATCAAAATATGAAAAATAATTATCGATTATGTATGCTTTTCCTCTGCCTTTGCCTTTCGGCAACTTAATTTTTTGTATTTCCATTAAAATTCCTTTTCATTAAAAATTTTTTTATTCCGGCAACTTCATAATAAATGTTAGGGAATAATATTCCGGTGTTAAGACTTTCCAGGTATATGTGCTTGCGTGGTAGTGTCCGACAGTGTAATAGTGTTTAATTCTTAATTCGTCATTACCTACCCAATCTTCTCCGGCATTATTACTTGGAGGTCTATGATCGTGTCCACCATTTGTATCAGTATACGTTGCCAATCCAATATTCATTGCTCCACCAGTAATATTACGAGTCCCAGAATCTGCAAATCTTACAAATCTATTTCGTAAATCCGGAGTTGTTACTGTAACTCCATCGACAGTATGGCTGGCCCCATTACATAATACCCATCCTTCAGGGGGAACGCTACCTTGCCACATTCCTATCATATAAGGTGATGCTTCGATTACATCAGAAGCACTATACCAAACAGATAAATATCGATGTGTATAACTATCAGTACTCGCTTTAATATATCCTGTATGTTTATGGTTACCTGCGAAAACAGCATACTCATATTCCGTACCTGTTTTTAGCGTCCTACTCACCCCTCCATGATGGTGAGAACCAGCATAACTTGTTTCGAAAGGAGGTGAAAGCCATACTCTTTTACCATCAGTATGACCAGGCGAGGAACCTGCTGACATATAATAGTCATTAAAACCACTTTGAGCACTTAGCTCCGTTAAACTCGCTGGCATATTTGGTTGACCAGCCATATTTATATTTGATAGAACCCCAACACGAGCTGGCAAATCTGCGCCATCATCTGTTAACTGCACTAATCTTAATTCAGTATTTATTGGCTCTGTTTGTACTGTTCCGGTAAAATTTGAATGGCGGTGACCACCGGTAACATATCCTTCATGACTATCACCATCGTATCTTACACAATAGGCACAATCTCCATCTGAGATCCATTTAGCGTGCCATGGATAAGCCTCTCCTCCGTGAGAACCAGCGGTTGCAACAACCCCAGTATGTGTTATAGTCCTGCTTCCACCTCGAGATCCACTTGGATAATTAGAATCTGCTCCAATTATAAGACGACCATATGGTGCAGTAAATTCTTGCCAACCGTCCGGAACGGAACCACTTGAATAAAATGGAAGAATAATTCCTTCTGGGAATCCACCAGCAAAAAATAATTTCCAGGTATTATTTCTTTTTTCCCATCCTTTCTTTAATCTTTTCCAGGTATTGTCTTTTTTTTCAAGACCTTTCTTTATCCTTTTCCAGTTTCCACCGGACTTGGTATAAATTTTATGTGCCATTCAATTTCCTTTTTACTTGATTTATGATTCTCGCTGGAACCAAATATCGCCTTCTTCTCCATCAGTATCACTAGGAGGATCTTCTGATATAGCTATAAGTCTATGACCGCCCCATAAAGCGGCATCCATATCTGAACCAACACCATCATTCCATGGATGCCATACATTCGGTTGAGGAGTTAAATTCTTACCGTATAATTTAAAATTATTGATAGCGTCTTGTAAAGTACTATTGACATTTAAATCTTCATTGCTTGTCTTAATCCAAATTTCATGTGTCTCTTCCAATAGAATAACTCTATCCTCTGGAACATCATAAATTCCAGTATCGGAGGCACTTGTAAAAATATAAATTGAACGTTTTGCAAAACCCATTATTTATCCTTTTATGTATTAAATATAATTTTTATTTTTGCTAAAATAAAAGCAAGTTACTTATAATTCTTTGTTGAGTGGTTAGTAATCGCCGTCTTCTAATTCTTTTTGAATCTCTTCCAGCATTGAATTGCTAGTTGAAGTTGCACCACCCTTTAAAAGCTGCTGCAATTCATTAAGAACACTGCTGATATTATCATCAGCTTTATCTTCTTCCTTCTTAAGACCCTCAATTTTAATATAACTATTAAGTTTATTATTTTCAATATCCATTAATATTTTATGATATTTCTGTATCATATCCTCATATTTTAAAATTGTGTCATGCATTATAGATAATGCTTCCAGCTGTTTTATAAGAACTGTTTGTTTTTGTCCGCGTTTGCTAAATTCATTATCTTTAAGATTTTCTAACTCAGTATATGTCTGAGCTATAATCATATCTAGCATTCCTTCTTTTAATTCGTGTTTTTTAAGCTTTTTTTCAAGATGAGTGATTTTTAATTTCAAAGCATTTTTTCTTTCATTCATCTCCTGATTATAGTTCGTTTTTACTCGAGCCATTTCAAGGTCGGTATCACCAGACTGAAAAACTTCTGGAGATTTACCTTTAGGTGAATCCGAATCATTTGAATCCGGAAGTTGAAGATCACTTAATTTAATATTTTTCATTGGTATTTCCTTTAATTTTTAATAGTTTAATCGCGTTTAAAAAGCTTTGCTCCTTTTGAGCAATTGCTCGAAAATAATCATTTAGATTATTTCATTAAAGAAATGATTGAGCACTGCTTACTCATTTCTGCTACTTTAGAGCAAAACCCTTCTTTATTATTCTACATTAACTCTTTAAGTAAATTATCTGTGTGAAAGTTTTTGCCAGTCCAGAATGTAAAATTTTCTTTAGAGTTTGGCATTCGCACGCCAGTAATAAATTTCCACGGATTAATAATCATATGAGCTAACTGTTTATAAAATAATCCCGGATAAATATCTTGATTCGAATCTCCTATTATCATAACAGTAAAATAATTAGCATATCCTGGTATATTACTTTTATACATGGGAGGACGAGTTTGGATTACAAACGGCTTTTCATTTATTAGCTCTATTGTCCAATGCCATGGTAAAAATAGATCTCTTTGAGATCCACCATAATGTTGATGAAAATCCCTCGCTAATTTTTCGGTATCAAACTTCATTGTATCGACGGTAAATAAATCCGTTGGAAATATTTTATTATTATAGCTATCCATTATTAACCATCCTTTTGGACGATTTTTAATCATACTGGTTTGTTTGAATCTATTCTCGGCATACATATTTGGCTGATATATTCTAGACATCTTTTTTCCTTTTAATTTGGTATAATAATTTCATTTCTAATATTTTCAAGTTTATTTCGTATATCAGCATCTGCAATAGATAAAGCTGTTGCTTTCGACATTATAAATTCAAGGTTCCCACGATCATCATTCATAAGATTTATCATCTGTTCCGTTATTTGGTAAGTATTACTCCCTGTTGAAAGAAAGTAATCGCCTTCATAATCTGCAGTATACTTTGAAAATTTTAATACAGTATCATAAAGAATACCATTAAAAGTTAACGATCCCCAAGAAGTAGAAAAAACTTTAGTGCCTAATTCAACTACATTTAAAAATTTAATAATTGGGTTAATAATATTATTCATATCTGACGATGCAGATAAAATATTATTAGTAAAAGCGTTATAGTAAGAAATTAAATCGTCTTTAAAATTAGAAGCTGTATCCAAAATTAATTTCCAATCGTCCGAGCAATCCTTTAATGCAGTTGATTTATTCTCGAGATAGTCACCAAATCCTTTTACTTGTTGGTCCATATAACCATAAAATTGTCCGCGAGTATCCATATTAAAAGTATAATTTAATACCTCTAATACGTCTTTTAAAACGACCTCGTAATACTCTTCATATGTTAGAATGCCTTGGATTCTTGAAGCGTAATTTACAAAATTTCTATATAAATCATATGCTCTATCCGTTCCTAAACAATTTGCTGTATCACCTTCCACATTAATTTGAAAAAATCTACTTGGACTAATGGTAAATATATTTAATAATTCTTGAATATCTTCATATTTCGATTGGTATTGATCTTTTAAAGATGTATCCTCTTGGGCTGCATATCCAGATGCTCCCCTTTCGAGATATTTTAATAGTTCATTATTTCTAATATCAAGATAATCAATATATTTCATTCTTTTATCATTAAATGGTAGCTCTTTATAATCAAATCCAATATGATTTGTATAGTCTAAAGGCAAATCTGATGTTATAAAGGGTTCAACTTCTGGATACTGTGTAAAATCTATCATATTCTTTCTTTCCTTTTTCCTTTTAAAATTGTAGGTTTGTAAATAATTATCTCAGCAAAAATGAACCGGTAATTATTACTCCTTCGCCGCAAGATGGACTTATACACTTATCACCAATACCTGATATAGGTATAAAAGAGCTGGTAACAAGGGGATCGCCTGATACAATAACCCCTGGACCAGGACACGCAACAATATCTCCAATCTGACTTTGCGGACTAAAACTATTTAACCATAGTGAGGTTCCGGTTGAAATGGCGTAAACACCACATTCCGGGAAATAGGCCATATGCCCTATCTGGGATTTTGGTACAGGCATTATTATTCTCCTTGAAATAATTCTTGTTGAGGCAGCGATGATCTGATCCATCTCGGATTAAATGTATTTAAAAATGATTTATGATCATTATAGAAGGCATCTAATTCTTCATCGCTATAATAATATTTATCAACTATTATTAAACCGAAAACACCTTCTTGAACCTCGACATATTGGTTAGTTTTTCTATCAAATCTTCCAAATAAAGATAATAATTCGAACTCAAGGCCCTCTCCTAAATCTAGTGAAATTTCTTCTATTCGATCATGAAAAAAATCTCGGAATTGAAAAACAATTTTATTAGTCTCAATATCAAATCGTAAAGAAAATTGGGACCACATAAATTCAGGTAAGGTTATATATTCAACATAATGTTTACCATTAAAATCAATAATTAATTGAAAATTATCGTAATCATATCTTATATAATTACTATGTAATGGATCCGATATAAAAGTTCGAATACCGGTTGGGTAACCTATCTGATATTGATACCAGACTATGGAAAAACTTGTGTTTACAATATTATATCTACAAAATAATCGATCCAGATATCCATCAAGAATAAATCTCCATCCATCCTTTTCCCACCATTTTCCACCATTCCAAGCAGGTTTTGTCCAGTTTCCAATTGGATAAAAGTCATTATCATTGGTTGACGTCCATCCCGGTTGTCCTGAATAAACCCAACCATCTCTCGGGTATCTTGGTAATTGTGGAAGTGGTTCTAAAGTTGGATAGGTGCCATTCTCCCAATATTTCATATTATATACTGTACCACAAAGAGTTTTTAAACCAACCGAATCGACCCCAACTGATACCATTGATAGATCTATCTCTTCTGTTAACACGACACTATTCTCATAGAGAGTGGGGTCGCCTTCAATTTTTAAATAAAGAGTGACTTTTGGATGGCTGTATGTTAATCCGACACTAAATCTTTTATTTGGAGGAATACCATCAATTTTTAAATCAGTTAAACTATACCTCGCAATATTTGTGATATTTAATGACCAGTCTCTTGTATTAAGTTGTAGTATAAATGCCTCTTTGATTGGGGTATCATTGGCACTTAAATTTACAAGAGGTATGCCATACCACATCTCGATTTTTTTTGTAAGTGAATCATTAATTGTGTCCGGCAAAGTTTCATCCGGTAATTCAACCTCATTGGGAATAACATTAATTGCATCAATAAGATCAGAAGAGGAATCATTTAGCTCAACAACTTTTGCATTAATTTCATTGCTTGCTATCCATAACTTATCTTTGATATATGAGTCAGGTAAAGTTGTTATTAAAGTTTCATCCGCCTCGTCAGGCAATTGATCATCAGTAAAATCTTCTGGAATAGAATCCAATATAGTAATGGCCTGAATTCCATTATCCGTTGTTTTATACTCACGTTTCCCCATATCGACGGGTATCGTCTTTACAACATTCCCATTGTCATCATAAATTTTTATTTCTGTTGGTGCACTCTCAGGCGTCGGGATATCGATATCCATAGCTTCACCATCATTAATATAAGAAATCTTTTTAATATCTTCTATTATCGAATCACCTAAATTTTTATATTTGTCGTATTCTTCTTTAATTTTTTCCACTTGGTCAAGATAGGAATCCGCTCCTATACCAGCAGCCACTTCGTTAATCTGATCTTCATAATTAACCATATCACTTAAAGCCGGATCAACATAACCAAGGAATATAGGATTGTCTCTCCAATATTGTATTTCATCAATAGAAATAGTAATTGCCAGTGAAAATTTGTCGGATGGAGTAAAATTATCATAAAGTTGTAATCCCTTTTCAATCATTTAATGCCTCCATATAAGGTTCGTAGAATTTTTTAAGATTGCCTTTTATGGTAATACAATAACGTTTATTGTAATTAAAATAAAAAGGTATTTCACCATCCTCAGGTAACTCCCCATTAAAATAGGTATTTATTGTTTCAATTACATCTGGACTTTTAAAAAATAAAAAAAGTTCGATGTATGAAGAATCAAGAGGTTCTAATACAATACCATCAATTGTATTTTCTACCATTTGAATACCTGATTCAAAATTTACAATATCCCCTTTTTTTATGTCCGTTTCTATATTTAATAAATCATTATGCCATATCGTAATATTGGATTTTTCTATATTTTTAAAAACCAATCCTTTTATATATTTGGAAATTAAATTTGTATAAATTTGAGGATATTTATTATCTATTGGTATAGAGGTTTGTTGTGAATAAAATATGGTATTACCCACATTTGAAGGTGATGGTCGGTATGTGTAAATTATATTGAAAATATATTGGTTATTGTTAATTTTTTTGTAGACAGAATGAATTGGTTTTTGAGGCACGTCTTGAGTGTAGCTTGTCTGTCCTGGATAAAAACTTACGATCTCCTCAGAAATCAAAATATCATTATCATATTCAAGTATCTCAATAATAACCTTATCGATTGGTGAACTTGTTAGATCGGCCCTCTGAAAAATTATATTAATATATGCTATATTTAAACTAACCTCGATTTCAACGACAGGAGGTTTTTCACGAAGTATCTCATACGGTTTAATTAGATTTCCCATCGTTTTCCTTTCATTAGATAAATAATAATTGAATCATTGTGATTTCTCGGGTTTATCACGGCTATTTTAAAAACATTGGGTTCCCCGTAAGATAACCCATTTGAGTTCAGATATGAGCGATAAATATCATTTATAGAATCAAGAAGCAAATCAATAAATTCTGTTTCTTCTTCTGTAAATTGTATAAATTTATTATTCTCGTTTAGTTTAAGATTTTCGTTTTCATTTATAATCCAACGATACATCTGTTGATTGGTTTCTTTCCAATTACCAATCATATTAACAGCAAAAGCTTCGTTATTTAATAAAGCTTTATCAAATAAAACATCTTCTTTTGGTACATCAAGATATATATGCATAACCTTAGGTCTATTAAAAATTTCTTCCGGTGTTAAAGAAAATAAATGCCAATATTTCGCAAGAATAAGGGTTGCTGGGTTTTCATTAATAATAAATCGATCAATAAAATTTAGGTTTTTCATTGGCATTAGAAAAGAGCTGGTTGGTCCAGCTCCCATATCATTAATAGGAGTTATTTTTAAACGGCCATTTACAATACCACCATTAATGGTATCTTCCATACCTGGTTCAGCTTCAATCAATCTTTGCCAATACCTGTATGGTTTTTGATCAGCCATTATTACATAACCTTTTCGGTTTTCTACATTCTCAAAATCAGATATATCTAAATAATACATTTTTGGAGAGGAGGAGTTGCCCATCTCATTCGTATCAAATACAAATGAGATTTCTACGGTATCAAATCCATAATCCCAGCCATCGTTGATATTTGTGGCGGCTAATTTAAAATTCAGATCAATTATCTGAGGCGGAAGCGTAAATGCTTTTGGAATCACCGGTTGTGGTAAAAAATTGTGTATATTCATTTTATTTCCTTTATAACCATAAATAATCACATTTAAAAATAAATGCAGGGTAATGATTTCCTGGGTCCCCTGTTCCTGGTGTAACTGGTTCAAATATTACTGGCGGGGGATAATAACCATCATCAGTCTGTTCATTGGAACCAGGTGGATAATAGGTTCTTGGAGGCAAGTCCGGAGAATCCCAAACTGGATTTTCTGCGTTGGATCCATCCTCACCAACCCCCGGTTCTTCAATAACCGGTTCCTCAAATGGGTCAGAAGGTAAAAAACATGGGTCTGCTGGATATAAACTTATTCTTCCTCTCAATGATTCCAATAAATCTTTTGAATATTGATCTATCTCTGATATAGTATTCGCAATCCCGAATACACTTCCGAGGCATCCAAGAAACTCTTGTAATGTATTAATCAGTGATTTAACCCAATCTGGGATTAAATAATTCGCAATCATTGAAAGAAGTTCTTCTGTTAATTTATTAACAGTACCCATAAGGTATTGTATAACATAATTGAGCAATTGGCATAAAAAATTATCACAGGTACACGGTATCATTATATCCATTTCGGCTGGAAATAAACCAGCTATTGAATTCATAATAGCATATCTTGCAGTATCAATATTCTGTCCTATTGCCTGTCTTTGAACTTCTGTTTTAGACGCTTCGACATAAAAACCACCTCTTTCTTGAATAGAAGTATTCGTTTTCTGGGCAACCTCATCAGCAACATTGTTGGTTAATGTAGATACTGAAATCGGTATATTATCAATCTTTAAATTTACATTATTATCCTCGTAGGTATATTCGAATAAAACCGATGGATCAGCTAGCTGAGTTTTTACCCATAATTTACCTGGTTTATAACCATTTGCTATTGATATTTCTTTAATAATCTTTAATAATTCTTCATCATTAAATTCTGCTATATGTTGTTCCCACGTATAACCATATTTGATTTCTAAGGTATTAAGTACATTATCAATAAACGTACTATCGGGCTCGATTAATTCCTCTTCTACCACAGTTTTTAAAAATGTTGTTGGAATATATTTTTCTTTAATATATAGTATATTAGCATCGTTGCCGATAGTATCATTTGGGAAAATTGCTGTGTAAATAGGCTGTGATTTATTTCGAGCAATTGCTCCTTTTGAGCAAAACGCGTCATAGGAAACATTTAACGGATTAAAATCTCTCCAGCTGGAGGAACCGCCTTCTCTTACAAATCCAGAATTGAAATAATTTGTATAAAATCTTTCATCAACCGATACCTCAGTTGCAATTGGAAGTCTACTTATAATACCATCTAAACTATCCGGATTATTATAGTCAATGGAAGAAAGTTTATTAATATCAGTATTTGAAAGTTTTGTAAGGGATGAACCTCCAAAAACAGTGCTGGAGATATCCCAATACTCTGGTGGATACATCCACGAGTTTGATAAATCTGGAAGATACTGGCTTATAATTGAATAATCATCTGGATCGTTTTCAAAATCGAAAGGACGAAAAGTTCCAAAATATGAATTGTATATTTTAGTTGCGACGTCATACTCTATCTGTTTCTTTTTAAGAATATTATTTTCTTCAGGGGTAGTTGGAGTTATTCCTAAAATTTCTTTTCGGGCATCTTCTAATATTTTTTCAACTAACATTTTATCGTCTGACCATTTTTTATACAAGTCATTATTGATAGCAGCTTTTTTCTGTTCGAGCGCTTTAGCGCTCTGTTCAAGAGCTTTTATTTCTATTTCAGTCTTATCATTCTCTTCTAATTTATCACAAGCATCGTAACTGCCCCCAAGTGTTTTTAAATATTCAACAGTTTCTTCGAGAACAGCCGGCCCATAATCAATATTACAATATGGATTTTTCCATTCTTTTTTTTGAACTTCTTTTGTAATTTTTTTGCCTTGTGAACCAGTCGGGTTTGTTTTTTCAACAATTTTGGTTTTAGTCACAACGTTTGAAATATGTTTTTTTTCTACTGTTACTTTTTTATCTTTTGGTGTATCTTTTGTAATTGCCCCTATATCACCGTAAGTAGCATTGGCATGAGTTTTTCCGACCAAAGTATTTAAATCAGAAGTTGTTCTAAAAGCAATATTTTCTATGGTAGTTTCCCTCATTCCAAACGCATCTGCCAAACAACCACATAATCCATTTGTATGAACCTTGATTATATTTTTGGTAACGGCAGACACTCCTAGATGCTGGTTAATATTTTCAATTTGTACGGATTGTCTCTTTTTTTCTTCTAGAATAGTTTTTTGTCGAGCAACATAGAATTCATATTTTTTTAGATTATCTTCGTATCTTGCTAATTCTTCCGGATCATTTGTATTAGGTTTTAATGGTTTATCCATAGGAGGAGGGGAATAGTCTATAATAGTTCCGCCATTTTTTACAGCTAGAGCAGAAATTGCTTCCAATTGCTGAGCCGAACCAATTTCTGTTATATTATTGTATTGAGCGGAACTATTGTATAAACAAGCTTGTAATTTTGTCCTCATAGAGTGAACAGGATTTAAAACTAAATCTAGCAACTCACCACTCATTATTCTATTTAAAACAGGGGAGGTTTCCTTGAAATAACCATAAATCCAAGCTAATGGATCCACATCTTTTGGCAACCATGGATTGTTTGGTACAAATCTAGTTAAACAGTCCAATGGTTCAACTATAGCACGTAGCGCTGTGATTATTTCAGAATATTTTATAAGTACACTTATTAAATTTTCTCCGCCATCTGGATTATCCGCAAAAAATTGAAAGAAAGGTACAAGAGTAGTATTATATACTTGAGCAATATCACAACAGCCCATATCTAGTATCGAATTTATGAGCATATCGTTAATAATAGCTACCTCGGAGCTGATAGCATCCGCTTTATCAAAAAGGGAAGCATCAAAGGGTGCTGGTCCTACCTCGAATTGGAGAGCATCTAAATTCCAATCTATATCTAAAAAAGTACCAAAATCGATATTACAACCTCCAGTTGCATTTTCAGAAGCACCCCCATATATTCCAGCATCTACATAAAAAAGATCATTTTGTGTAAAAAGTTCGGTATCTGCTCTTAGCGAATCAACCGCATAATATTTTACATATCCGGTACTATCTGGATTCGGTATCATAATTTCTCCTTTTATTTAAATAATTGTGTAATTGAGTTATTATAACTCGGTGATTGGACTTGAGCTGGCTCATCAGTAGTATATGGTATAGCAGAACTAGTTCCCTGAGCAGAAGCAATTAAATTCGGAACTATACTATATTTTTCCATAACATATTTATTCTTAAGAAATTTAGTTGCTGCTACTGAACCATATGATTGTTTATCATTCTTATCTTTAGCATTAGCTGCGTTTCCTGATGGACCTTGGGCTGGTTCGGATGCACCAGCCAGAGTATCTGCTAAAATTTTACATGTAGCCGTTATCGGCGCGGATTTATTTAGCATGGTTGTTCCGAGGGTCGTTAATCCTTCATGAATACTAGCGATGGAAGCTTTTGTTGAGGTGTATTGCGAAGAAGCGTTCGACATTCCTATACCGGAGTTTGTCGAAATATTCCAATCCATATTAATAGAACCGGCTCCAACATTATAAGTACCAGTGGCTACCGAATGAACGCCACTTGCTTCTGAGTACGTACCAACTGTCTTACTTTCAGACATTAAAATATTCGAATCTTTTAATGCAGTAAACTCTGATAGTTTAGTCCAGGCTAGTAAATTAATTGCCATTGATTTAATTGAAGTCGCAAACATACTTTCAATATTAATCTGGGTACCAGTTATATTGGTAAGCTGTTTTCCTCCTATCTTTAATTCTGAGGCGGTTAATGAAGCATCTTTTGTGCCTTCAAGCGTCATTTTACTCCCTCTGAGGGAAACTTGTTCTTTTGACACAACTTTAAACACTTCCATACCTTCCATGACAACGCCTTTTTTTGTAATCTTTACAGAGGTGCCTCCATCATCAAAAGATATACTTAATCCGGATTCGTCGAACTGCATTGTTGAATCCGATAGTTTAAAAACTATTGCTCCTTTTCTCATAAATATACCAGTGTTAGATTCTCTACCACTTTGTGCACCACGAGTCAATTCCATTGATATTAAATCGTCCGCTAATGATAATACAGATTCACCGCCGCCATATATCATTCGAATTGCACCAACTTTATCATCAATCTCTATAGAACTACCACCTTGCGATTGTCCCAAAATATATAAATCTCTTGCATTTTCCATATCTGGCACACTAGTATTAGTCGATTGAAAACCGATTATAGTCGGATTACCACTCCCATTATTTGTCATTAAAACATTGACTGGGGCGCCTGGATGAATAGGAACATAATTACCATAAGATAATGGTTTATTATTTTGATCTCTATATCTTACAAAAGACCCAATACCATTATTACACCAAATTCCACCATCTAATCTTCCGTCAGCATTTGCTGTTTTAGAGCCAAAATGCACATAATAAAGATTTGGATCAGTTGGGTGTTTCTTATCGAGCACAACCCCCGTTCTCATAACAGCAGAAGATGGTACTGTACTTTGTCTTCCTTTCGAAGTATGATTTAGATTACCCATTTAAATTCCTTTTAAAATATATTGTTCTTTTGTTGAAATAGTTGAAGCTGTGTTCTCTTTTAAACATAATAAATATTTTTATTAAAAAGCTAGTAAGCTAATAATATAAGGATCGTACTATGGGAATGCATGGCATATTTAATAAAATGGCAAATGAAATTACCACTAATGTGGCTAAAGAGTTGGATATGACTGAGGTAATCAGTTCTGAAATGAGTGGTATTATTGATTATGGATTATGGTTAGAAACTGTTGAAATTCAAAAAAAATTTAATAATAGTATTGCTCCTGATTGGCAAATGGATAAGGATCATCTAAAATACGATTTTTGGATGGCTGTTTTAGATGAAACTGTGGAAGTTCTCGGTAGCAGACACTGGAAGTGGTGGAAAAACTCAAATGAAATGGGCAAAGTTGATTGGGATAATATTAAAGTTGAATTAATTGATATTTTTCATTTCTTACTAAGTATTGCAATTCAGCATGATATGGAACATATTATTTTCTCCCAATTGGTGAATATGGAGATGTCCAAAGATGAGCATAGTGTCGCGCGCGATGATAAATTCTTTGATGATTTTTGGAATGAATTCTTAATGGCCGTTCAGATGAAAATCTTACCAGTTGCATGTATTAAATTGGTAGAATTTTGGTATCGAGCTGGAGGAGACACAACAGAGCTATTCAAAGAATATCGTATTAAAGCTGCTTTAAATAATATTAGGCAGGAATTTGGTTATGGTGCAGCCAATACCTACCAAAAAATGTGGTTAGATAAAGAGACATCTGAAAAGGTAGAAGATAATGTTATTGCTTGGAAATTAGCTAAAGATGTTGATTTAGATGCTGATACAACAAAAACTATTACAGACAAACTTCGAAATTATTATTTAGAGCATGTTGCTATTTAAATGTAACAAAATCGAATATATACACTATATAAAATAAAATTTAAAGGATTTAAAATGGAAGAAATTACTCCTGGATTTGGTATGCCAAAACTAGAGTCAGAGGATATCGAATTAAAACTTCGCAGTAAAAAAAATGCGGAGGCTATGCTAAATTTAGCGGATGAAATTACCTCTGAGATGTCAGGCGAAGAACAATCTCCTCACCCTAAAGTTGAGGAGAAGGTTATTCGAACTAAAGAACGTGTTCAAGAGAGCACTGCTCGCGAACAAGCTAAAAGCAGGCTTTCAATGGGACCGAAATATATGGAAGCTTTATCTCACGTATCTTCCGTTGCTGATATTAGATCTATTGAAACAGAATTGCCAATTCTTAAAGTAAAAGTTGAGGTTTCCCCATTAACTGGTTCAGAGGAACAAGCCCTAAAAACAGCTGCTGTTTCACCAGAATCTTTTCTTAAAAAATTAGATGAATTGTTATTTCATCATACAAAATTTCAAAATGTAAGATTTGAATCATATAATCAATTTTTAGCTAATCTTTTTCCACCTGATAAAACAATGTTGATTTGGGCTCTTTTAAATGCTACCTATTTAGTTCTTCCAACTATGGAAAAACAATGTGAAAGCTGTGGTGAAATGTATCTAGTGGATGCGGCGCCATCTGAATTAATTCATGAAGATTCAATTACAAAAATTTGGGATAGTGAGCTACCGCCGACAGAGGATAGAATTATTCAATCGGCTTTAGATGGTTATCTTGTATTTGAGCTAGGAATGCCGTCAGAAAGAGATCGACTAATTGTTACAAAACTTCTAAACCCGGAGCAAGCAAAAGAAAATATTAACCAGACAGGCGGACTACTTTCCTATACTGATAATCTTATTTTCTTTACAAAAGCAATTGTTGTTGGTGAAGGGGATGATAGAATTGTACTAACTGACCTAATTCAGGATATTGCGCCATTCCTTAGAAATCTCCCACCTAAAGTTGCAGACGCTGTAAAAAATCAAATTGATTTGGATATGTATTCAGAATACATGCCAGAATTTTATTTGAATACAACTTGCAGACATTGTGGAAATAAAGAAAGAATCGATGTTGATCCTGAAGTAGCCTTTTTTCGTAAGGCCGTATCTCTTTAATGCCGATCGGGAAGGGGTATGGATCAACGAATTACGACGGTTTATGTCTTATAAGAGAATTCAGGAAATTGGATTCTCTTGGCAATATGAAGAAATTTTAGCTTTACCTATTTTTATGAGAGAGGAAATATATAGAACTCTCGATGAATTTCTTGAGGAGGAAAGACAAGCTATGGAACAGACAAAGAATATACAATAAAAAATAGAGAGTAAAAATATGCTATTACATGAATTTAATAATTATCTTGAAAATGCTATGATTCTATTTGATAAATTGGAGTATCTCGAGCAGTTGGGTGAAACCAACCAGAGAATGCATGAACTGTATAAAGAATTTAAAAAGATTATACTTTTAGAGGCTGTTACTGATAGTATCAAACAGCTTTATGATTTTCTCGAAATGTTTGGTGTAGAAATAGAATTATATTATGATAAAAGAATTTCAATGATATTAATACGTAAGGAAAGCGAAAGCTAACCTTACGTTTTCCTGTCTTTTTTATTTTAGAATTACTTCAAATACTATAAATATATTAACATTAGTAGGAAACAACAGTTTTGTTTTCGGCGCTTAAGCGCCTCGTAATGCTTTGAGTTATAATACTCAGTAGGCTGGTCACAGCCTTTAATCCAAATTATATAAGGAGATAAAATGAAAAATAAAAATTATGATTACAATAAGGCGTTTGCCTCTTATTATAAGTGGCAAGTTATAGGCGGTGTTGCCTTTATGGCAACATCGTTTATTATGGGAGCGATGTTTGGTATTCTTAAGATTGATGCTGAGACCGCAATAGCCGCAGCGGTCGTATCAGCGTTGATCGTTATGATAATTGCCTACATTGTAGGTATGATAAAAATGGCCAAAGAATGGCCAACCGGAGAGGTGAATGGATTTTGGAGCGGCTTTAAGGTGGTTGTCTTAAACTTTGCCCTATTGGGATATCGTGAGGTCCCTATTAAAGAGCTTCCATGGAAGGCAGTATTTACCTGGGGGATTATTGCCGTGGCAGCTAGTCCACAATTGGTTAATTATCTGATAGTTGGTCAGGTGCAGGAGTATATCGTTACTATGGTCATGTCCATTATGGTTATGCCAGTGGTAATCGTCCTGATGTACTCCATCGGAAGAGCAATTCGTCTCGTAATTAAATAGAGGAGAGTGGGTTAAAACCCACTTTAATTTAAATTTAAAATTAAATAAAGGATATAAAATGAAAAAGTTTTTCTTACTTTTCTTGGCACTTGGTGCTGCTGCTTTCGCTGGTGAAAACATTAAAACCCCAAAACAGGTTTGGGAAAAAACAGTTGCACTTAAACTAAACACCTCTAAGGTATTTACTCAAGAGGAATGTAACCTAACCTGGGAATATATCAAAAAAGTCCCAGCAAAAGGAGATGTCGATTATTTCTACAAAAATATGACGTATCTCCTTTATTTTGATTTGTGTCGGGTTGAGTACAACACGCCACAATATAATGAGTACCATGATTGGGCTCAGTCAGTGATCCCTCCAGAAGAGCGGGATCACTTTACCGGTGAATGCCGGAAAATGGAATATAAGATGTTGGATGCCACAGAAAAAGTGGCATTTAACCTGGAAGCGTTTAATAAAACGCAAAACGTTGGATTTTTACAGCTCGCCGAGGATTATCGTCGTATCATGCAGTTGACAGCCATGATGTTAAATGCGAGTTGTTCAGCCCAAATGTCCGCAGAAACTAAACGGACACTTGGGCTCCTGAGATGAGACAAGTAGGCTTCCTGAGAGGAAGCCTACTTGTCTTGGTGTTCCTTTTTTTTGAGGGATGCTCTTCATATCCTTATCAAAATTCATCTCCCCGCTATATCACCCCCAGATATAACTACGGGTATTCTGGAAAATATCACAATAGAGGAGGGTATCACACGAATAACTATTGGCATAAAGGAAATCATTCTTATACGTATAGATCCAAGTATAAACATACTGAGAGTGGGTATTACTATGAAAGTTATACCAGACATTAATAATATTAAAAACCGAAGGAGAAATAATGCCAAAAATTAAAGCATTAGCTGAATCAATCAACGCTTACATAGCAATGAATGAAAAAAAAGAACTTACCGCGAAACAACAAGAAGTTGTAATCAAAGCAAGAGAAGAAATTTTCAAATCCCTTGAAACTAGTTCAGGTAATGAAATCAGTAAAAAAAAGCTGAAAAAACTCGAGGAACGTTTGGACAAAATTTTCAATGAAGTTATTGATATATTTTCAGATAATGGAAATCCGGAAATCCAGGAAACCATGGAGGCGAATGCCGCGAATACTGAGAAGGATGTCAAAAAAATTGAGAAGTCCGGACCCAAAAAAGATGCAAAAAACCAGAAAGATCAAAAAAAGATTAAAAAGATTAAAGATAAAAAATCTAAAAATATTAAGGAACCTAAGAAAGATAAGACTGATAAAAAAGTAGCCCCTGAATCTTTTAACCAGGAATCAGTTATGGAGTTGCTTGCTCATCTCAACATAAAGTCAGATGCTCAAGGAATAGCTCTTTTGACCGTTATCAATATTCTAGAAAATATCAATAAAACGCTTAAAAAACTTATTAATAATAAATAAAGATTATTTTCGAGCAATTGCTCCTTTTGAGCAAAGACTCGTTTTTAATGTAAAAAAGGGATGACATGGACATTAAAAATTTGGTAAAGGATTTTCGCAGTAAGAAATTGCCTCCTGATAACTTTCTAAGAATACATTATAAAAAAGTAATTTTGATACTCTAATCGAGTACCAAAAGCTTGTACGTATTTATGAAAAAAAAGATAATATTGAAATTCGAAGATTAGACGTGTCCGAAGAAAAATTTTTCAATCGCGAAAAAAGTGTCCATTTCGATGGGAGGGATTCCTCGATGAAAAAAACTATAGTCAGTCATAACTATCGAGAGGTTCAAAAGTTTTTTTTGGAGGCGGAAGAATTAGCAATCTCCAAGAAAACAGAAGATACTTGTGTTATTGATATGCAATTGAAAGCAACTAAAATCAATGATGGTAAAAATGGTGTTAGATTTGAATTTAGGATTGTATTCTTTACTCTAAAAACAAGACAACAGGTAGAGGTAATCGCGAAAAATAAAACTAAACGTTTAATTAATTCTTTGTATGATGAGTGGCGACACGCCACTCCTGAAAAGATAGTTAACACCTACTCATATATTTTACCAAAAGAATTACTTAATGATTTTCTCGAAGAAAAAACTAATTTTGAGGAATTCATGAGAGGACTTTGGATAGCAAGACATGCTGAAGATATTAAAAAAAGAAAAGGATAAAAATGCTAGAAAGATTAAAATTCGATGAATTTAAAGGTACAGGTTTCGAGTTCAATGACTTCGAAGTAGATTTTCAGAAATTGGCAGTACTTGTTGGAGTAAATGGGTCTGGTAAAACTATGATTCTCAAAACAGCTTGGTTTTCTAGCCTGGCTTTAAACATCTATAAAACATTGGCTCTTGCTGGGGTGCCAAATATTGACGAAATGTTTACCAATGAAGTAAACGCAATGTTTGAATTAACTTATCATCAATCGGAGGAGTTAAATGGAGCAATCCAAATTTCAGATAGAGATTTAGATATCTTTGAATTTAGTCTAATAACGCGTAATGGTAAATTAGATAATTTTCAATTGAATATTTTTGATAAAGAAAAATTTGATCACGGCGTTGTTGAGAATGTTCGATTTAATTCGAAAAATGCTCGTACATTCGAACAATACGAAAATTATATTAAAATTCGAAAAACAATTGGGATTGATCGAATTACCTCAAACGATGATGTGAAAAAACTTGCAGAATTTTATAGACTTTACGATATTTTATGGTTTGAAGATATAAAAAACACCATAGATGGTTTTAGCGAATCACCGGAGACCCTTGACTCATTGTTAGGTGTTTTAGGCCCTATTTTAGATGGAGACGCTGGGTTTAAAGATATGGAAGTATTCAAAGGGAATGTAAAGATTATTGCTAAAGATAGCCTACTTTATATCCATGATGAAGATGGACACCATAAATCATTTTCCTCTCTGGGCTCTGGTGAACAATCCATACTTATGATGTTTCTTTTTACTAGAAACTAGGAGGTAGCAATGACAAAATATTATGCTGAAACAGGTTCTCTTAGATTACCAATGCTAAAAAATTTTCCAAACCATTTTCCGATGTTTATTATGGCCTCGGAGGCTGAGCTTAGAAAACTTAATGCTACTATGGTAAAAGCATCTCAATACGGATTTAGTATGTCTAAACGAAAAGTATGTTTTACTTTGGGATGTCAAGAGGGAATGACACACGAGGAACTTTTTAATAAATTAAAAACTTTACCGGAAATTTCAAAAGAAAAATACGAATTTTTATTAGAGATCCCCCACTGGAATCCAATAAAAGAAGCGACACATATACTGGAATCTTTTATAGAAATGATGGAAGAGTCCCGTCGATTAGGGGAGGAAATGGAATTACCAAAGGTAATTTCGGATGCTTTCGAAAAGGCGCAAGAAAAAAATGAAATCCGTATGAATGTAAGATAACACCTTACAGGAAAAGAAGAGGGCACGAGCCCTCTTCTTTTTTTTGTAATATTTTTTTATTTTATTCGAATTATTCGAAAATATAATTTAGTTGACCGGTAAGGCCGCTATTTACTAATTCTTCGTAAATGGCAGGACTTGAATTACCAGCGTCATAACGGACAGTCCTTAGAATATCAACCGCTTTTGCAATAACATCTGGGTTGGTTTCATCTAATGGGAATCCATCAAATCTATATTGAACGGTTGGTCTAGCCACACCGTTATCTGTAATATTTGAATCATAAGCTGATTTAAGATCGGTAATTGGAAATACACCATCAAAATAATCAACTTTAATAATATCACCAGCATTCCAATCGGCAGCATTAAGCTTAGTAACTGGCTTGGTTTGAATTACCATGCAAGTACCTTTATATTCATGAGGTGCAAATAAACTACCTCCAGAAACGCCAGTAACCCCTCCAAAATAAGGATTTAGATATTGAGTCCATTGTCTATGAATTCTAAAGATTGGTGCTCCCCAATAATCTCTAAATTGAAGACTGAAATTTCGATCGATAGTTTGACCGGTAATGAAACTTGCGTCTACACCACCTTGACCCATAATATCTTCAGTTTTTAGTTGTCTGTCCCCTGGTGGTGTATACCCTTCAGCAGCAGATAAAGTATAAACAAGTGCTTGGTCCGCCGTTATAAATCCTGTTTGATCTCCAGCAGCTGCTGGAAATAAATCCAAAGGGAATCCAAAGAATACATAAAAATATCCCTTTACATATGGATGGCTATCCGTATCTCTATTAGCACCCCCTAGATATCTATTTACATCTGGAGAGTGACTATGGTTGAGGTTATTTCTATCAAGAGAAACCCCATAAGCTGTATTAAAAGCCATGTTTGATCCTTTTTATATTATATTTATTTATTTAATATTTAGATTAAGAGTAAATACTCTTAATCTTTTACTAGTAGACTGTAATAGGAACTTCAATTTTTTCAATGGTTCCTATTGGTCTTACTGCTACAGATACAATAAGTTTAAGTTCCTCTTCTACAAACATCGGAGTAACATTAATTTCTGAGAAGATGCCATCTGTGGTATTACTATCTGTTACCAGCCATCTAGCCATATATTTCTCGGTTCTTGTTTTTGCACTAAGAAGAACATTCTCAAGAGCTTTTCTCTGTAATAGATCCTTAAGAATTTTCGGTAGGTCTTTACGCATTCTATGAATAACTTTTACCACGTTAATTCTTGAAAGTTTACTTGCGGATTTATAAGCAGTTAACTGATCAATAAAATAAATACCATCGATTTCTTTAATGATTGTGTTAATCTGAACACCTCTTAGTCTTTCAATATCAGCTGATTTTGCGATATAAGAAAGTTTTGCGCCGGCAACAGGCAATTGGCCTTTTACAATATTCGCCATCGGTTCTGTAATAGAAATTTCTTCATCTGTTTGAAGATGATTTAAAAGCGCGTAATAGTTACTAGGACAAGTAATTCTCGTACCCATTTCTGCCATATAATGGTTATCATTATTTTGACCACTATAAATTGCGGTATTATAAGAACTTAAATAAACTTCTTCAATTCTCATTAGATAATCATCTTCTGGTTTGATTTCTCTTGGTAAAGAAATTAGTGGCATTGTGAATCCAATTTCATCCGCCATCTCAACGATAGCATTCATAACATCAATATCTTGTGTCCAATCAGGTACATAATCAAAATCCAATTCTGGATAAAGTACTTCATGAATAACCTCATTATTATTAAAGAATTCAATTAATAGCTGTTTAGCATCTTCTGAAGTTCCACTTCCTGGCACATATCCCAAATTTAGACGACCATCTCTAATTAAATTCTCGCCGTTAAACCCACCTTGCATCTGCCATAAAGTCTGATTCAATCCATTTCCTATAAGCTGGTTATATAATTTTTGTCTTAAGGTAACATGAGGTATTTTGCCAATAACATATTTACTATTTGGATCGAAAACTTTATCATCCGGATCATGAGGATTTAACATTATATATGATTCATAAAAACTTGAAATCCCATCAATATATAATGGATGAATTGGATTACTTAATGTTCCTTCATCAGAGACCATCACAAGACCATTCGCAATACGAATTGAAACTGTTTTTCTTTCGCCTGTCATAGGATCATTATAATATGTATAAACTGCTTCCTTTCCTGGGATAATAGTTGATTTTTTCTCAAATTCTCCCATCGAGTTAACAACCAACTCAATATTTTTATTTCTACCGTAAATCCCAACATCTTTAAGGATTAAACGATTTGCGCCTGGAGTTCCGAGAGCATCTTTAGTTAATTCGTCAATACTTAAATCTTTATAAAATTCAGGTAAAAAACTTTCGTTAAGATAGAATTCAAGGAAATCATTGCTTTCTTTAAACTTATCATTAATATAAAGTGATTCACCTGTAATAGTACTAATAATAGGCATCAAAGATACTGGATCTTCGTTAATAAGTGAAACCGGGAATTCATCGGAAACTTTTCTTTGACCATTTACTGTCTGTTCAAAAATAGTAGCTTTTAAGAAGTTAAATTTATATCTAACGTCACCTTCTTCATCACTGTAGTATTTTTCGATATCATATGCCGGTCTAAATTGCACGAATAAATCATTATATCCTTCACCAGAAGCTTTTGCTATAAGAGCTCCAAATATATGAGAATAATCTCCCGGTTTAACACTATGTAATCTTACTTTTTGTCCTGCAGAAAGAGGGGTACTAAATCTAAGGGTAACCCCATCATCAGCCAAATAATCATTACGTCCAAGAACTACCCCTTCAACTGTCACTAGAGTAAAGATTGTGTTATATTCATGACCTGTTAGTTGTTTTACATCAAGAACAACAGTATTATCTTCCTGAACTTGCATTTCATGTATATGAAATTCTGGTTCATAAATAGTATTATTAATAGCACTATGAACATGAACAACATCGTGTTGAACAAGACCATCGCCACCGATACCCCCAATATGAAATTCGATTGTTTGACCATCTGTTGCAGTATAATCAGAATTCATTAATTCAATTCCATTAACTGTGATCCAAACATCATTTGGATCATATTCAACATTAATAGTGCTTCTATTGTCCGGTGAAATATATTCGAATCTTACCCATTCTATTTCCCCGTCAGCTGGATCATAATTTTCGAGTACCGTATAAACATTGATAATTTTATCACCACGAATTGGCTCGCTGAATACAATCTGCTGACCATTCTGAGCGCTATAAGAATCAAAAGATAATTCAAACCCATTTAAATAAACCGCAACATTTTTTGGATTATATTCAATAAAAACAGATTCCTGTCCATCAGTAGCTATAACTTCCAATTCCTTTGGTTCGATTGGTGGTACAGTCAATCCTTCGTCCGCATCAATCTCTGCTTTAATTGTATCCGGATCAATAATATTATCACGAGTAACTGTTGAATTATCAGTCTTAAATAGCAAGTTAGCGAAAAGAGCATCACTTGGCATTAGTCTTTTAAAAATCAAATTTCTTGTTTTTGTAAGGGTATCAATCCCGTACATTAACCCAAGTCCGTATCTTTTAATATCTATATCACCTAAAGTAAACTTCATGGTATCCGCATCTGCGAAATTATAGAATTTATCCTCTCCGTATTTACTAAATCCAGCAATTAGAACAGAGCGTCCCTCCACGATCATAGGTTGAACGTAACTTCTATCGATTACTGATGTAAAAACACCTGGAATATTATATGTCATTTTTTTATCCTCTTATTTTAATTTTTTAGTTATTCTTGTATATTTATTTGTGTATGTAATTTATACAAGAATATACCATTCAATCATGATGCCATCTGCATCTTCCAACCATTTATCCAAAGTTGTAAATCTTGCAAATAGAATATAATTGCCTGTTGGATTTCCATTTGAATCATATTCAACCGCGTAAAGACCTGCTTCATTGAAACGAAATGGTTTATCCATTGGTTCCCCGATAATTGGTGGATTAGCGTTGGCGTCTCCCGCCTGTAGATACATGGTATATCTAATTGCTGTGTAAGCCTGAACAACCGTTTCTCCAGTACCACCTCCGAGCAAATTACCGTCATTAATAGTATGGTTCTCTTGAACAATCGTAATTTCTCCATCGAGCTCAATTCTTTTTAATTTTCCATCATCGATATAATCCGGCTCAACGCCGCCGGCAGATGGTTCACGAATAACAACTCGATTTTGCAAATCAATATCATCATCAAAAGGACCAATTGTAGTTGGAGGACAATCATTAGTTGTACCACCATCTCCTACCCCAAAATGGGTAATTTTATAATTGGTATAATCGTTTGGATTATCACCGGGCCGTATGGCTAACAGTTGGGCAATATATTCACGACCAACGAGAACAACCAGGTTTTCCTCATCCGCTAAAAGATTACCTTTTAAATCATAAACTTTTGGTTTACCGACTACAGATTTTTGTAATCCAGAGCGTAATTTTCCACTATCGTCGGAAAGGATTTCACTCTTCTCCGAAGCGGACATTAGTCCGCTTTTATGATTATCGCTTGGGGCCAAAACCTTTTCGTCCAAATGAATCACTTTTTCCATATTTTTACCTTCATTGTATTTATTCATACATTTTCCTTTTTATAAACTTATTTAATGGCTGCGTTTAAAACTTCTACTAGATATTTCTTTGTTCTAGCGGTTTTTAAACAGACGCTTGAACGACTAATCTTTTTTGGTCCACTATCATCACCAAAATTAAGGGTTAATCCACTAGTTGGTTGAATGCCCTGTATAATTTTTGCTTCGAATTTATCATCTATTTTTAAATGCGAACGATGAATAGTATTAACTTCTGTCCAATTAAAATCTCTATAATTATATTCATCGAATACACCTATCGTTAAATGGTTACCATGCATTGATCTTTTCGGAATATAACTATGTTTATTCGTCATTTTTAATTGAAATTTTTTCCAGTCTATCCCGCGTATAGGTGTCTGTATACTTCTTTGACCTGTTTTAAGATTAAATCTATTGCTCTCGTCATAACACACGGTATTCCATTTATCTTTAATCAATACCTTTTGAATCAAGTCATTCATATACTCCATTTCAATAGGAAAGAAATATCGAATAAATAAATCCATTACCGGATTAAAATACCATGTTAAAAAATCTGCTTCAATAAACAATTCGCCAAATAATACATCAATATAATCTAAAACCCACTGTTCATTTAAATTAAATTCTGGATTAGCATATGTACCATTTAAGAAAATACTATAAATATATACATAAAAATCAAAGATAACTTCATTATCATTTGAACTTATATTTAAGGCATTTTGGAATTCTTCTTTTAATAAAGGATATCTTCTTTCCATTTCTTCCGATAATTCATCAAAAGTTCTATAGCAAGTCCGGACAGTCTTTTTTAGATTTAAGAAAAATTGCCATCTTCTTCTTAAATTTTCAATTTCAGAACGGTTATTTCTTCTAGCCGTAGAATAATCATTTAATAAATCCTGCATGCTAAAAAGATAGGTCTCTCTATCTTTTTGCCATAATAATATTTCATTATAATTTGGATCATTTGGATCTAAATCTGATAAATCGGTTTTTTCAAATGGAAGATAGGCCCCTTCGTTCGTCGGGATTAAAAAATCCCAATCCTCATTTTTTGATTTAGTAATTGCAGCCTTGAAATAAGTGGTTATGAATTCGACATCACTTAGATTTAAAGTTTCTTCGAAATTAAATCTATTCTTAAATATAGAAGTTTTTCCTTGAAGGTAGGTTGTACCATATCCTCGTATACCATCTAAAAAGGTATCCATATTATTTATAACTTCTTCGCCGATAGATAATTGAATGTAAATTAGATTGGTAGACATTGGCCAAAAATTATAATCTTTAAAATTTTGCAATTCCATTAAATATTTTCTTGTTTGGTTAACCGGAATTTGAGGGTGCGTTATTATATTACTTTCATCTGCGATTTGAATTGGGTCCAATCGATACTCTAATCTAAATCCAGATGAAGTCGGAATTTTATAAACTTTAATATTATAGAAATTTATACGCCTAAATATATTTTCAAATATACTTCCAAAAATTTTAAAAATTTCTTTTGAGCCTTTATTTTGATAGAGTCTCTCTAGTTGATGTCCAATATCTTTTTTCAGATAACCTTTTAATTTTTTTGTATATTTTTTGTCAATACCATAATTTGCAAAAGCCACCTCCTGCATTCTTTCATTAAGATTGAATTCAAACATATTAAAAAGTTCTTCCGGTTTTTTAATATAAATATCCTCTAGAAAGAGGTCTAAAACCTCTTTCATCATATCCTTACTTTTTAAATCTCGAAAAGCAGGCAATTCCATAATTATATCATTTAGATTTGATATATCTTCCATTTTAATAGGTTTCATTTTTCCTCCTTTTCATTTTATCCGCCGACAACTTTACCGGCATTTGGCCAGATAGCACCATCACGGAAAGTAATATATAGTGGAACACTACATGGCATATTTTCAAATTGTTGACATTGTTTTATGGGATTATCACCAGCTAAAGCACCGTTATAATCCCAGAATAAATCACCGGCGTCATCAGTGCTGACTTGCGATATACAATCACCTATAAAATTTGGATCAAACATATCACAACATTTTCTATCACATGTTTTATCTTTTAATTGTTCATCTGTTATTAACGGCTCCAATAATTTTACCAAAGTTACAACAAGCATATATAATTCACGATGACACTCTAGCTCTTCAATAAGTTCAGGAGGACAATTTCCGCACTCGCCAGCTAGTATCTCACTCAGATTAAATAATTCACCAGATGTCATTTCTGGTTGATAACTTAAACATGTAAAAGTATCCCAGTAATCTTTTTTAGCGATAATGATATTATCTGGATTATTTGGATCCGGTAATTCATATGAAGGGAGAATCCATTCAATTGGTATTTTAGCGGTTCCTATTCCAAAAATTGGTTTTAAATCGAGGGTTGGAAAAAGTTTTTTAAGTCTTTTTAGAATTGTATTAAGAAATACAAGTGGTCTCGCTGATTCGCAATTTCTTGTAGATGGTGTTTCTTCTGGCCAGTCTGGATCTGTTGGCCACCCAGGAAAATCGGGTCCTGGTGGCCAAGTCGGCCAGGATGGTCCAGTAGGGACACCAGGCCAATCAGGACCTTCTGGTGTGTCAACCCCGCATATATTTTCCCAATCAACTGGGCTACCTCCATCTCGACAAAGCCCATACCAACCATTTTGCTCATCATACCAATTATTAATCCAGGATACTATTTTATCTCTACAATCAACAATTTCCCCCTTATGTTCGCATAAATCTTCATTAAGAAATTTAAAATTTTCAGTATCCCAACAATATATTTCATTAATACGCACATGTTCCAGAGTATCTACATGCATTGGAGCTGTTTCAAAATCTACTTGATATAAGTTTAATTTACCCATGGATGTTCTCATATATCTAACATTGGTTATACGAAATAATTCTGTTCTTTCAGTTGTTCCATCAAACGGATAAAATCGAAATATATCACCGGGAAGAGGTTTATCGATAAGAAACATACTAAAAGAGCCGCTCGCGACATTCGAAGTTCCTTGGCGTTGTTGATCATAACCAACCTGATATGTTAATGGCGTCATATTGATTGTGGGAATAAAATGGTATAAATCATACACAAAATCTTTATATGCGTTTTGCATTCTGGTATCATCCAGCCCATCAAAGTTTTTACTCATATCAACTCTAATATGCCAATACTCGATACTCAATCCAGATTGATTCCCATACTTGGTGAGTATACCAGCAGTCTGTTCTAAATAATCGGCATATAAATTATATTGATAATCTGTTAAGTTTTTTTTGCTTGCAAAATCACTCATTGCTTTCCTTTCTCTGTAATTACTTTAAATTTCTAATCTATAAATAAGCCGATCCTGCTGTATATTAGCAAAAACCTCTATTAACCATGAATCTGCCCCAATATCTGACTCTTGATTTTTTATTATTATATCTTTCACATAAACCAGATCTCCATATAAAGCGTTAAAATTTCGTATAAAGAAATTAATCTCGGCTTCAATTTCAAGTTGTTGAACTATATAATTTTTAGTTTGGACTGCTAGTTTTATTTCAGTTCCAAAGTCATTAGCAAATGGTAAACTCCCAGGCATCGTCTTTAAAAAATAAATAAATTCTTTTGTAAAAAATTCTTTGATATCTATAATTAAAGAATAATAATTTAAATCAAAATTAATATCAGTTAATATATTATAGGTTCCGAAATTTTGTGCGTAATCAGGATTCGTTCGATATATTCCATTAAAATACAAAATAATTATATAATAAAGTTCACTATAATCTATCTCTAGGTTATAGTCTCCAATCGGATATTTAGTATCCTTATATACAAGAGCATCATAGGTATAAGAGCCAACTGTAATTGTAACTAAATCCCCTGCTCTTGCGTCACCAGAAACTAAACCAGTAATCAGAATCGATTCCGTATTTGGATTAATATCCTGGATTTCTTCAAGGTCTATATTTGGTACTGGACGTTGCAAATCAATCAAAATTACTTCTGTATCTTTCGCTTGATTTCCTAATAAATCTGATGTCCTTGCTTCGACTAAATAATGGGTACCATCTACTAATTTTTCAACTCTTTCGCGTGGTACTACAACCTCGAATGAATTATTCTCTATTATTGTTTCATAATCATAACCGTTAAGAGATATAGTAATCGGTCGACCAGATTCGATATCTTCTGTTATACCATTTATAAGTAAATCGGAGTGATATTCGTACTCGTTTATAAATCCAGAACTTGGTGGAAATAAATCAAGAGTGGCCGTTGTATCTATACCAAAGGTTTGGGTAGCAGAAGTTGATCCAAAATCATGTGGCGAATAATTCCATTCACCACTAACCTCGAGAGTATGAGTGCCATCGATTAATTCAATAGGACATTCGAACCTCCAAAAATTATTAATAATTGGTATTTCTTCATATTTGTGTTCCTGACCATCAATAAAAATCGTTAAACTTCCTGTTATCCCAAATGCTTCTCCAGAAAAAACAGGTTTTGTATTATTAATAACGCCTATCGGATTAATTATAATATTCGGTGTAATTATTTTAATAGTAGAAGTTATACCTTCGGTATCTGTAGATGTTTTTAGTTCTCCAGTAACCTTAACAACATAATCGCCATCCGGTAAAAAATCTGCCGTTGGTATTTCAAATTCCCAATTGCTGATAGTGGTCGTATCGTCAAAATTAATAATATAATTTTTGGTAATGGATGATATGAGCTCCAACGTTAAAGGGGATTTAATACCGTATGTTTCGCCACTAAAGGTTGGTCTATGATTAGTCGTTATACTATCATTTTCAACGGTAATATACGGTGTAGTGGAAATATTCGATGTCGGAAGAATATTATATGTTTCTGAATCACTGGCTGTAACAACAGTCCCATCCGAGTCTCTAACTTGGATTGAAGCAGTCACAATATTAGAAGAATTCTCAAGAAAAATTTCAGTTGGTATATTGGCGTCAAATCTAAGAATTGGATCACCTGCTACACCTAAAAATTCGTCAGTCGGGACTTTTATGGCGCACGTATCAAAATCTGGATCATAATAACTTGGACAATCCTCTTGAAGCTGGTCACCATCTTTGCACGAAGTACACCACTCTGGAGGGGTACTCGTTTCACATCTCTCTATATATTTATCAAAAAATTCTTCGACTTCTGGTATATTCGAAAATTGTTCCATAAATCGATCAACTCTTATTAACGATCTCATACTTAACTCTTCATATTCGGCATAACCATCTCGATGTAAAAACTCCATTCCAATTTTTATTCTATTTTCCATATCAATAGTTTTGAACTTTAATTTACCTTCTTCGTCGAAGGAACCAAGAGGTAAATAATTTGCAATCTGAGGAAGGGTTTCCATATCATCATAATATAAGTATATATTTTCGTCGTCCAATCTAAGAAAGATATCTATATCAAAATCTTTTAAGCCTAAAAACATGTTTTGCTCCTTTATAGCAATTGCTCAGAAATAGCAAAACTTCTATTTCTTTTATATATTCTTTGTTGAAATAACAATAACCGGTGTTTAATTGTTCAGTAAAAAGAATATCCTTATTTTTTATTTATATATTATACTTTAGAATAAAGCATAAAACTATAAATATATTAACATTAGTAGGAAACAACAGTTTTGTTTTCGGCGCTTAAGCGCCTCGTAATGCTTTGAGTTATAATACTCAGGCTGGTCACAGTCCAATCTATCTATTAAAGGATCTAAAATGAAACCTAAAGAAGTTAAAAAATGGAATATAATATATTCCGATCTCAAAAATATGTTAAAGTTACGTCCTGAACTTATAACTAATATTGAGTTCATGGATAAATTATCCCGAGCGCGCCATATGGTTCGTTCTACTAAAACATAAGGAGGTAAAAAATGAGAAAAATTGTATTGGAAGATTTTTTCCTTGAAAATAATCTTTCATTCGAGCATTGGTTGGATCTTTTTGCGGAGGAGGAAGAGATTCAAACTACTAAAAGAAAACTTCTCGAAAAAAAAATTTTTAAAAAAATAGTGTCAAGTTATAAAATAGAATTCAGTTTATTACTTATTTGGTGTATTGATAGTCCATCTAATTTAATCAGAATTATACCAAATGCAGATATTTGGGATGAAACCGGTTTCGACCTTTATAAAATTGAAAGGATCTCTGAGGAAATAGAGCAAAAGTGGGCATCGTTTTGTGTTAATAGAGGTATTAGCCTTGATGACAAGGCTACAAAGAATAATTTTAGTCTACGACGAACTGGTAGAAAAACAGGGTTAAACAGACCGCATGTAATAAGAAAAAAAGTTCTTCGAATGAATAATTTTTTTAATTTTAAAAAATATAGAAAGAAAGGAAATTTATGAAAAAGAGTCCTTGGGAAAATACATTATTTTTAATCATGGTAATAATAACTTCCGTTACTGGTATGATGTTTGCTTTTTTTGCGTATTCAAGTCATAATAAAGTTGCCGAAAAAATGTTTAAAATTAATAAAGGATATGTTGAGTGTCTGGTTATAAATCCATATAATAAGCGAGCCTCAAAAGTTGTTTGGCAAAAAGAATGTCAACCTATCGTTTATATTCAAAAAAATAAAGAAGAAAAAAAGGGAGAAAAAAATGGGAATTAGTGAATTAACTGATAGCGCAATATCTTCGATTAGTTTTGCAGTAACGATTATATTCGTAATCTGTTCGATAACCCTTCTTTTTATATATAGTTGGGTTACAGATAACGAACTATCTAAAATGATGATTGACCATCATTATCAAGAATGTGCTGTATATATTCCGAATACAGGAAATGTTTTACATCTGTGGCAAAAAGAATGTCAAGTTATTGAAATGTATTCATATATACCACCTAAGAAACGATAAAAAGAATTTTTTATGAGAAAAAAGATTTCTGCAGATGAACAACGAAAGATGAGGATTACCGGGCCAATCTTTCATAAAGAAATTAAGGTCGATATTAATGGTACAGAAAAAATCTTTGTGCTTGTCCTATATGTTAGAGAGGACGGTGCTCTAATTTATAGTACCTATTCAGACCGTCCGCCTTATATTGGAAATTCCAGAATTTTAAAATTTAAAAATGGTTGGGTAATCTATGGAACATCGCACTTTTTATTTCATGATATTCAGATAGAATGGGTAAAAACAGATAAGGGGTTATCAATATATGGTAAAATTTATAATTATAAGGGATTCAATTCCGCTCCTAATTTGATTTCATCATTTGAGTTATTAGATCCATTAGATCTAAAAATGATAAGAGCGACCAGAGAATCAAAAGCCCGCCAATTTCAAAAAGAAATAAAAACGAAAAGGAATCAGAATGAAAAATGAAGAATGTTCAGAAATTAGAAAAAAATATTCGACTATACCTAACTGGATAAAAAGGGAAGTGGTTCTAAAAAAAAATCTTTCGGAGGAGGAAACCCTTCATTTTGAGAAGTTTTATAGGTCACATCCGTACGGTGGTCTCTTAACCGCTTTTCTTGATGCGTCTCAAGAAGTTCAAAAAAAAATAGGGCCTGGTTTATCCGCTTTTATTAACTCGAGAAGGGATAGTTTCACGAATAAAATATATCCATTTAATAAAACCTATGAAAGGACTGAATATAAGGCGTATATCAAGTATATTACCAATACCAATATTTCTGATGCAAATAAACTAGTTTTTATCCGCCAATTATACTTCAACAATAGTTGGAGGGTGTCGCTTCATAATATACCGGAGGATAAAATCATATTTAATAACCCTAAATATGATGATATCGTAAAATATAGAATTCCTCTTTATGGTATTAGGCAGGCTTTTAAAACTAGAAACATCAAGGATCTTCAAATATTTGGGTGTTTGACTCCAGGTCATATTTATAACTATTCATTTTTAACTGCTTTAAAAAAATGGGCCTCTATTAAAGAACTCGAAGAAATTTTTAGTGCCAATCCGAGATTATCCTCTCCCCAGATCTATGTGCTGTCTGATGACATTATATCACAATTCGATCAAGAAGTTCTTCGTTCCCTAAGTTTCTATAAAACGGAACTCCTAAAATTTCTTAAAGAAGAATTTATTACCGAGGAAATGGCAGATAAAGCTGTATCAAAATCTGGTAAGGCATTTTTATATCTTCCAAAAAAAATGCAGACAGACAAAAGATTTAAAATCGCTTTAAAAAAAGCACCATCTATCATGGGCCTAATACCAAAAGAAGAACATACAAATAGGCTTAAATTAAAGGCATCATTAGTTACACCAAAAGCCACCAAATATTTTAAAAATTAAAAGAGAAAAAGGGAGAAAAAATGGAAGTCAAAGAGGGAAATCAATATTTATTAACCTTTCCAAACGGTAAAAGTTGTAAATGTACTTTGAAAGAAAAACAATATCTAATATGTAACTATCATTATGTATTTGAACCACTTGCAGAAGATGACCGCCTATTCAATAAACATGAAAATTGGAAATCTCTCGGATGGGAAAGTCCATATTGGTTTGTAATCCCGGAAGAAATTTTTAGAATGGCAAATCCTGAACTACTTGTTAATGGAGAACTATTGTCATCAGAAGAAAAAAATAATAGATATATTAATGAAAAGGTTATTATTATTGATGAGTTTACTCCTAATGATATCAAAATAAGTCCGTCTCGTTGTTCTGTAGCTCTGGATGATCTACTCGAATTTGCAAAAAAAAATGATTTAACAGAAGCTCAGTTAGATATGGTAACCAGTGCTGCCCAAAGATACGTCAAAAAATTGCAAAGTGCTATCAATGAGGATTAATAAAGAGGAGTAGGAGTAGTAGATGCAAGATAAAAATATCGAACCAATGGATTTTAAGATTGGTTGTCATTATTATACAAGACAAGGAGAACTTGTTCGTATAACTTCTAAAAAAAAAGATAACGATTCTTTATTTCCAATTATTGGTAAATATATAACGGGTAAATACGCTGGAAAATATATGCAATGGCGAAAAAATGGCCAATTTAAATTTCCAACAGCGGAGGGGATAGATCTAAAAGACGATCAAGATATTATTTATATCGCGGCAGATAGAAATAAAATTCTTAAATGTTATTTTAACCAAAAGGCAAAAAATGAAAATTAAGGTTGGAAACCACTATCGTTTATATAATAATGAGGTTATTAAAGTTATAGCGATAGAAGGTAGTTCAAAATATCCGGTAGTTGGTGAAATAATTACCGGAGAATTACTTAATAAAATATCGACTTGGAAATCAAATGGTCGATTTGGTTGGAAAAATAATACAAGCGCTCAGCATTCATTTGATATCAAAGAAGAAATCCAGGACAGCAAAGAATTACTTCGGTTGTATTTTGATATGGAAAAGAAGGAATAGATAAATGAAAAAATGGATTAAACATGGTTCAGGTGATCTAAGACACGCTGTGGGATCATTTAACCTCCCTTTAATATATACAGAATATTCAAGAGAAAAATTAAGAGCAGCGATATACTTACTATATCCAACTGTAAAAAAACAATATAATTGCAAAACCCAGATGGAGTTATTTATCGTCAAATTGAAAAAAACTCCTTCCTCCTATTTAAAAAATAAGGATATTGTTCTAGTTTTTGATATTGAAGCCAAAGATTTCAAGGCTTTTCGGTTTGATCAAGATCAAAAAGAATGGTTAAGTGCATCAATCGATACACAAAAAGAGCTTTCTAATATAGAAAATCAGGATAAAATCGAATTCGAAGAATTATCAGAGTATTTAAATTCATCTCTAATAAAATTAAAGATGAAGATTAAAACGCAAAACCTTGTGGATATTGAATATAATTAAAAGAATCAAAAAGAAATCAAAAAGAAATTAAAAAAGGAATTAAAAATGAAAGTTCCAATTAATGGTAACTTATATAAGGTTGAAGTCAAATACGATAAAGGGGTTTATAAAGAGAGAGGAAGAGACCGTCAGTATAATTATATGATAATTACATTCGACGGAATTAACATCGATTATTATCGCGAAGTGACTCTCGCCGATGATGATCCAAATTATATATGGAAACCGGAAGACCTGCTTTCAATAATCGCAGAAATACAATGCTCTCCAAATATCCCTTATAAATTTCCATGCTACTAAAAGGAGCAAAATATGAAAAAATGGCCTAGATTATATAAAAAAAGTAAAACCGGTGCGATTGTAATCTGTGATATTATCGTCGATGGCGATAACATTAAATTAACAACTGGTCAACTTGATGGTGAGAAGATCGACCATTGGACAAAGTGCTGCCCAAAAAATGTTGGTCGTGCTAATGAAACTTCGGCAGAAGATCAAGCCCTAAAAGAGGCGGAAGCTAAATGGGTAAAGAAAAAGAAAAACGGGTATGTTGAAGACCCAAGTGGAGAACTTGTTGTAAAACTTCCAATGAAGGTCAAGAAATACCAAGACCAAATTAAGAATGTAAAATTTCCATGTTGGGTTTCCAGAAAACTTAATGGTCTGAACGGAGAATTTCGTTTAGAAGGAGAAGAGCTTAAGCTATATTCGCGAGGCGGTGATGAATATTCAATACCTGAACATATGCGCAGTGAAGTTCTCGAGGCTATGAAAGCACTAAAGACAAAAACACTTAATGGTGAAATTTACAAACATGGTATGCATTTGCAGGACATTACCTCCGCAGTTAAAAAACATAATTCCGATACTCCAAGTCTGGAATTCCATATTTTTGAAATTCCGGACAACCCAAATGAATATCGAGATAAAGTTCATCTATTGCATACCTGGGATAATTCCAAGTGGGAATATGTTAAGGTAGTCCGGGCCGTAAAAGCAATGAATGCTCAGGAGATTGACGAACTTTTCGAAAAAGCAATCGCCAAAGGTTATGAAGGTATTATTATACGTAATGAAGATTGTATATACCAATACAATGTACGTTCCTCTCAGGTATTTAAATATAAAAAAGCCCTTGATGCAGAATACAAAATTGTCGGTTATAATATCGATAAAAAGGGTCACCCTGTATTTGTATGCACAACCGGAGACCATGAATTTAAGGTCAAAGTTAAAGGTACTGACGAAGAACGTAAAAATATTGCTGCTAAGGCGGATACCTGGATCGGTCAATGGCTTAAGATCGAATTTGAAATGTTATCAAAAGATAATAAGCCATTGAAGCCTGTTGGTTTAGGCTTGAGAAAGTGTGATAATGAGGGAAACCCTCTCGAGTAAAATAATAAAAGGAGACTTTAATGAAAAAAAGAATAGTAATTGAGATGGATTATGATGTTGGAGATGAAATTTATATTTTATATTATGGTTATGTTCGTCGAGGGCTCGTACGGGCGGTAGATATCTCTTATAATCAAAAAAATAAACTTCCAGTTGTACACTATCAACTTGGAATTTATAGATTAGGTTCAAAACTTAATTCGATTGAAAGAGTTTATAAACCTAATCCGGAGGATAACAAAAACCTTCTTTTTTCTAATAAAAAAGATGCGGTATTCAAATGGATGGAACTAAATAAAATAACTCCGAATGAAATGCTTCAAGATTTTTTCCAGATTCAAAGGGAGTAATTATGAAAATACCTGAAGTTGGAGAATATTGGTATGCCCTAGATAAACAACTAGTAAAGATTTTGAAGGTTAATATACGGGCCAGTGAAGGATGGAGCGCGCTTGTTGAGGTAGTACCAACTAAAAAGAAAAGATTGATTCGCGATTCCAATAGGGCCAATATAGAGAAAAAAAATATAATCGATAGCCAGGAAACTGATAAACGTAAAATTTTACTGGGGTATTTAGGAGAAAATAATGGAAGCGAATCTTGAACTTAAATTGGTAGAGGTCTTTCCAAGACTAATTAAAGGTCAATATTGGAAAACCTACGGAGGCAAAAATCTTGTTAAGATTGTTGGTGGATCATATCCTGAAAGTGTTATAGCCGCTGTATTAATGTGTAGCTCCCCAATAAAGCTAAATTATCCAAATATGATATTAACACATACATCTGATATTCAACCAAATACTCCGATTAATCCATATGGAATTAATATTATTGATGGGGAGCCGCACCCGTGGGCTTTAACAGAAATTGAAACGGATAATGCAAAAATTCTAGCGGCTGTTCTTGGAAAGGATCTTAAATGAATAATATAAAATTAGTTGCTCGATTTCAACCTGGTCAATATTGGAGAACTTTTGATCACAGGCATCTTGTTAAGATTCTATCGTGTGACGAAATTGTTGCAGCGAAAGCAATTGTGGTTGGATTAGACATTGAAGTAATATATGATAACGTTTGGATTCCTTCTAATAATCTGGATAGGGATGAATCAAAAGATGCCCCTTTTAATCCTAGAACCATCACCCGTAATGGTTATCTTTATCTTTATAACGAAGAGGATGCACCCATGCATGAATTCGCTTTAACTAAGATAGAAACTGATCCTCGAATAATTTTAAAAGCTGAACTAGGGCAAAAATTATGCTTTGGCGATATTTAAGATATTTTTATCTTTCTTTTAAATACAGAGATTTTCAACCAAATATATACAAACACTTAAAACATTTTACCCTTATTCATACTTTCAATTTGATAGTAATGGGTTGCTGTTTTGTATTAAATATTTTTAATGTCGTCGATGTTTTAATGATTGGGGATGACTGGTATTGGGGAGCAGCGAGCTTTGTCGCCTCATTCATATGTCTATTTTCGGTAGTTGATACCATTAGTAAGAATAAAGAAATGAAAGAGAAAAATAAAGATGTTCTTCATGTTTATAACGAAAAAATAAAAATCTGGAAATATTTACTTGGTGTTGGTGAATTTCAGGAACCAAAAGTTATATCCCCAGATGATCCAGAGGAATTGTCTCGTCTTCAAGATATTCTTCGTAAATATTTAAAAAGTTTAGAGCCAATGTTAGAGCTTGGATTTCCAAAAAGGAGATATTTAAAGCTTAAAATGAAAATCGGTTGATTAATAAAGGAGATTATATGAAAAAACCATGGGAAATGAAACATAAAAAAACATGTATGATTTGTAAAGAATCCTATATTGCAAACTCCGCCCGAGGAAATTGTTGTGGCAAAGAAGAATGCTTAAAAATGAAAATGCGTTTGTATAACCAAACTAAAAAATACAAAAGAAAAGCCAGTAAAACCAAAGATCCGAAGCTTAAGAAACAGTATTTAGAATGGGCTAAATCTAAAACGATTATTCCAGAAACAAGAGAATGTTATGAATGTGGGGTAGAATTTATTCTTAAAAATGGAATGACCAAATATTGTGGTGACGACTGTAAAAAAATTGGTGAGAATAAACAGCAGATGAAACGCTACTATGAAAGGCGTAAAAAAGAAAAATATGAGCATGATCAAATCGGCGAAACAACTTCTCTCAAAAGATTAATGGATGAATATGAATCACTCAAAGCAAGAAAAATCGATCCATATTTTTTAAGTCGAGGCAAAACCTCAAATGGTGCTGGGATAGCATTAACTGATGGATATTAACCAAAGATTATTTTCGAGCAATTGCTATAAAGGAGCAAAACATGGAATTAGTAGTAACCCCTAAATTTAAACTTGATAGTAATGTTTATGTGATGTACAATGACCGAATTCGTAAAGCAGTTATCAAAGAAATAAATGTTAAATTTGAAAGTGGCTACACGAGACCGACCATTAAATATAAATTCGGATTATATTCTGAGGATTCGCGTAGGTCTCGTATAGTATCTACCTATGAAACAGGAGATATAAAAAATAAAATTTTTAATACAAAAAAAGAGGCAGCTTACAGTTGGTTGGCTAAACAAGGATTAACTCCGGGGGAAACCCTTCAGGAATTTTTCAAAAGTCCAAATTAACGCACTAAGGAATTTTTATGGCGTATGACCCAAAATTTAAAATTAACCAACCTGTATATGTTTTCGCGGATAACTTTCATAAAATATATGAGGGTATTGTTATAGAAATTAAAATTAAACGTCATTCAACAATGACACAGCATGGTATCGGATACAATACTATTTTTGAATATGTTGTTCAATCCGATAAAAACGAATTCTCAACTAAGGTTCTTTCCGAATGTCGAGTATTCTCTAGTAAAAAAGAGGCAGCTTACAGTTGGTTGGATAATCAAGGATTAACGCCTTCTGATGTTGTTCAAGGTTACTTTGAAAGCAAAAAAATGGAGTAGTACAATAATGGAAAAATATATACTTCATTGGAAGAATTTCTTAAATGTGAAGGTGGGATCACCTTAAAAGAGTTTCTTGAAACAATAGATGACCATTATGCAGATAAAATCTCCGGTTTGTTAAATGAAATTCCATCTGCAGTTTTGTCTAGCTCTTTGGATTGGGCTTATTCTCAGCGTGGATTACATTACTGGTGTGCACTAAATGAAAAATGGTTACTTAATGTTGATAGATGTGAGATTAAAAAATAAAAATAACCCTTCGCCAAAAATTGGTTTTAGACCATAAAGATAAGGAGGCATATAATTCGAATATATACCGAAATTTTAATAAGAATATTGTCTGACAGGAAATGGAGTAGGGTTAATCCCCCCTACTCCATTTCGTTATTTTCTTGTTCTGATTTTTGATCTTTTTGTGATTTTGCTCCAGCAGCCCCACTCACGGCACTCCCAAGACCCCAAGCGAATAATGGTTTAAGATAGTCATCCATATTTTTACCACCGTTAAAATAAACATCAAGTCCAGCCCCAAGTGCGCCACCTAAAGCGGCAACACCTGCTCCTTTAAGATAGGGTTTGGCTGCGTCCAATTTCGAACCTTCGATTAATTCTTCTATCTTCTTTTCAATTTCATAATTCATTACATTTCCTTTAAATTATTTTTGTAATAGATTCAGGAATAATTGGTTTCCTTATCTTAGCAGAAAGTCGTGGTATAAAAGTAGCTAATTCTTTTTTATCACCATACCTAAAATTCTTGTCAAGATATTGATTCCAATTATCTAGAATATGTTTAATTTTTGAAGAGTTTACATATGTCTCTGGGGTTAAATAACCGTAGTGAGCCCGCGTAAATTTATCTAACATCTTTCGATATTCCTCTTCATTCTTATTACCATTTATTCTTACATGATTCGCCCATATACCTTTTTTAAATTCTCTATTTTCTTCAGGTACACCTAATAATCCAAGTGGGACTATAAAAGAGTTTTGATTTTTAAGAATATCTATTTTATATTCATATATTGGCCCATTGCCCCAAGCCTTAAAACCATTAGAACGAAAGCGTTGTATCCATTCTGGGCTTATTGGAGCTAACATCGCATTAAAATACTTTGAATTATCTAATCCTCTATCATCATTAATCCGAATTTCTGGAAATTTAATTGAGCTATAATAATAAACATATCGTTGTGGATCATTATTATTAAATACTTCTTCAATAAGCTTTTCTATTTTATATTCAATCATTATATCCCTTTTAGTCTTTGTTATTAATATAGCAAATATACATATAATATAATTATGCACTATTAAAGTCGAGATAGAGGAGACTTAAAAAATGACAAAGATAATGAATAAAAAATATATGGATTTTCTAGAGTTTTGTGAAAATTACCAACTACTAAATTCCCAAAAACGATTAAAGGGATTATCAAAATTTAAGGGTGAATCCAAAAAATATCGAATTATAGCGGAAAAGAAATTAAAAGAGATTACTTCCTTTGTGCAGAACGCATCAAATCAAGTTAGAATGAGATATATTCTACATAATATAACAGAAGATAATATCCATTGTCCAGTCGATGGATGCTCGGGTAAACGAGGATGGTCGCAAAAAAATTCAAGATTTGAATTGGTATGTGATCGCCGGGATAAAAACCATCTAGATTATATTAGAAAAATTCGTCAGGAAAGAGCAAAGGAAAGCCAATTAAAAAAATATGATGGTTGGGCAGCACAAACAGAAGATTTTAAAGAAAAAAGAACTACTACCAATTTAAAAAAATATGGTAAAAAAACCTTTGCCGAAACAGAGACTTTTAAAAGATTTATGTCTGAAAATAAAGAAGAGTTCAACCAAAAAAGAGAAACTACTAATTTAGAAAAATATGGGGTTAAATACATCTGTTGGAATAAAGATTTGCGTAATAAATGTATAAAAAATACTAGAAAACAATTACAAAAAAAATATGGTAATTTCGTTATTTCCCCAGGACTTATAAATCTTAAAAATCTTAAAGATCTTAATAAAGAGTTTATAGAAAAAAATTTTATAATGGAAGATGGAACTTTTGATCTAGTAGGGATGCAGACTTATTTTGGATTTATGTCTAATAGTCAACCCTATCTTTATTTAAAGAAGTTCAAAATCAAGTTTAATCATAAAGGAGGTGGCTTTAATCCAGACAAGCCGGCAATACTTTATTACTTATACGATCCACAAGAAGATCTATATAAAATAGGCATTACTAATAAAACCATAGAGGAACGCTTTGGTAAAAGCTTTTGCTCAAACAGAGCAATTGCTATATTAGAGCAAACCCATTTTGATAACGGCTTGGACGCATATCTAGCCGAGCAAGAAATATTAGAAGCTTTTGGGTATGCACGTTGCGAGAACCCAAGCTGGCCCGAGGAATTGGGAGGACGGACTGAATTCTTTAAAGAAGATATATTAAACAGAAATGCCAAAATATCAGACGCTGCCGAATATTATAGGTTTGTAAAAGAACATCCTGGAAATTTTTTAAATAAAACGGGCATGTTCGTCGGTCCTAAAAAAGTTCCGTCGGAATATAAAGAGGTATATCATGAGTTAAGAAACCAATTAAAAGAAATTACTAATTGGATGCCAATAAATTCTACGGATATCCAACGTATGAGAGTACTTAAACATAATTTAAATAAAACAGATTATTTTTGTCCAGTATGTTCTGAGCCACGGGAATATAATACAAAAAAGCAAGATTTTATGATTACATGCAATAAAAAAGATAAAGAACATCTTGCTTATGTTTATAAACATATTTCTGATTCTCGTGAAAAAACTAATCTTCTTAAATACGGCACAAGGTCATATACTGACACTGATGAATTCAAAGAAAAATCGTTAAAAACCGTTTTAGATAAACACCAGGTTAATAATGTTTTTAAGTCCAAAGAAATTCAACAGAAAATAAATAAAACTAATCTGGCAAAATATGGCGGCCACCCAATGCAAAATAAAGAAATCAAGAAAAGAAACAGAAATTCTATTCTTAAAAATTTACCTTATTTATGTACATCTCCATCACAATTACATATCAAAAATAAAGATAAACTTAATAAAGAATATCTCGAAGAGAATTTTCTTGATAATGGTTATATAAAATTAGAGGAAATGAGAGAATTCTTTAATATTTCAAATTCCGCTTGTTATTATTATATGAAAAATAATAACATCAAAATAAAATATAAAGATGGCGGTTTTAATCCGGATGAACCAGCTATACTTTATTATTTATACGATCCACAAGAAGATCTATATAAAATAGGCATTACTAATAAAACCATAGAGGAACGCTTTGGTAAAAGCTTTTGCTCAAATAGAGCAATTGCTATATTAGAGCAAACCCATTTTGATAACGGCTTGGACGCATATCTAGCCGAGCAGGAAATATTAGAAGCTTTTGGGTATGCACGATGTGAGAACCCCAGCTGGCCTGAAACCAAAGGTGGGCGGACAGAATTCTTTAAAGAAGATATATTGAGATTAGGACGCTAGCGTCCTAATCGTTTTCCTGTGTTAAAATAAAGACAGGAAAATCTTAGCCCAAAGGGCTAAGATTTAAAACCTTATGGTTGATAAGGTGTAAATGTTCCGAAGTATGGATCATAATTATCGAATACGATTGTTCCGATACCTTCAGGTCTAACAACTCCCATCCATGTTCTAGATTTAATGAATGTTCTACGGATACTGTTAGTAGTTTCAGTAATGATATAAAGAGGTTTATACATTACCATTACAAGTGAACTCTGTCCAAGAGTTGGAGCTTCAGTAATAAGGTGAACTAGGTCTGGTCTTACAGCGTAAGATTCAACAATTTCAAGTTTACCAAATGAACCAACAGAACCACTGAATCCAGTTTGTCCTGACATACCTTCAAATCTAACTGCAAATTCTTGCAGTGATTTAAGGATAGCCGCTGTATCAATACCACATACAAGGTATTGTACATCCATGTTATTCTGACGTCTCATTCTTTCGATCAATGCGTTCATAGCAGGAACGAAGTTTTTGAAGATATCCTGGATAGTTACTGGTCTAAGACCTGTAGCACCACCATCTCCGAATGAACTCATATCAACACGAACAACTTGTCCAATTGTTTCAGCAAATGGCATGTTAGCTTCAAGAAGATCAGCGATTTCATAATCTCTGTTCAATTTAATCTGATCTTTAACGTGATTTTTAAGCTCAGCAAGAATATTGATATCATAAAGAGCTTTCCAATCCTGGATTACTTCCTCTAGGTTTTCAACTTCGAAGCTATCTTCAATATCCGCATCGATATCAATGATATCTTGTTTTGGATAAGATTTAACAACTTGACGTCCATTACCATTACCAAACATTCTGAATTTAGCTTTCGCTGTATCAAATGTAACTGGGTTAGCATTTCCACTAATTGTAACTACAGACCATGTAACATCACCTGTTTCAAAGTCAACCTGTGCTTGTAGTTTATATTCACCAACATCAGTACCATCATCAACAGTAAAGTTATACATGATATTACCACGAGCATCAGCTTGTGCATTAACAGCAACAGTACCTGCAGATGTTTCAAGGCTAGAAATTCTGAAATTTCTTTTAGAAATTCTGAAATCACCTTTTTGTACGTTCATAATATCAAAGAGGTTATCAACAGGGTTAGTATCGATTTCTTTGTATTGTGGACGAATCATCTGTGTAGCTGTTGGGAATAGATACTCTTTAGTAGCACCAGTCTCATCAATTACTTTTGCAATCCATCTCAATCTTGGAATAGTCATTGTTGGTTTGTCATATGGATAAACAGTAACAACTTTTGCAAGCATTGGATCAGCATAGATATTAATTAGCATCGGGAATGATGCGACAGCATAAGCAATAGCCTGTGGAGAAGTCAAGATAGAACTCGCTTCTTCAATAAACATTTCTCTTTCTCTATCAAGAATTGGGCGAATTGTACGAGCTGTAGATTCTTCCAAATTCTCTGTCAATTTATCAATATACATTTCATAGTAGCTATCATCTGTAATAGTGCTAGCTGCAGAAAGTGCGTCCTCGAATAGGTCACTATGGTCTTTAATAAAAGAATCATAGTTCTCCATAATCAATCTTGAAGTATTTTCAATCATTTTATAATCTCCGTTTTTAAATTTATAAATTTAAAGCCGGCCCCTTCTGGAACCAATCTTTATTTTAATTTTGGGTACGACCTTATGGTCTTTTTCGGTAAATGGTTACTAACGGGCAGTTAGTAATTCTCCCAGTATTGTTTTGTTCTGTCTTTAATTTAAAGAGATTTAACTTTTACCTTAGGAATACTGGTATCTCTAACTACTTCGTTAATTAAATATTCAACAGCCTCTTCTAATGGAGCTACTGTACATATATTACCAATACACACTCGTTTTGGCATATTTTCATTAATTTGATCATCTAATCCGCCTAGATTGGTTAACCCAGTTAGACCATTTTCTTCTAAAAGCATTTTATTTTCTTGTAATTTATTACTTTCTTCAAGAATCTCTGTCTCTAAATTAGATACCAATGCGCGTTCATCTTCTCCTTCTTGGATCATCTCTAGAATTACACTACTATCATGACTTGGGTTAGCAACAACATCATAAGTTAATGCTTTAATTCCTCGAGCCATAACCTCGACAATTCCTGCACCTTTATTTCTAGTTTCACCAAACGCTCTAAGACTAAATCCAACAGTTACACCATCTTTTAAAAGACAGTATAAATCCATACCAGCCCTATTACTCAGAGTTTCGCAAATACCATATATAGCATTCCCATCCCACTCAAGATCTTTAATTAGCATACATGCTCTTTCAAGACTGATAGTACTTGATCTTTTAATTTTTGAGGATTGGTCTCCTTGGGGTTGTGGGTGATCCAGTTCCCCAACCAATTTTCTAGCGACAGCCTTTTCTTTTAATTGATTATAAACTTCTTCCAATGTTTCCGCTGGATAAACCCGTTTATTATTATTGGTAACTTCCGCTTCCTGAAGTTTAGCTCTAAACGTACATTTATATTGACCACCTGGAGTAACTGATTCCTCGAGTAGTTGTATTTCTCCACCAGCATAAGCCTGTTCGAAAATAATTTTTTTATCTTTTAATGCCATTTCGGTTCCTTTTTAAATAGATATTATTTTGTTATCAAAGTATTGTACTTACTCTGGAAAATCATTTATATTTCTATAGGTAAGTCCATAATTAGTTAAAGCAGCTTTAAATATATCGTTATCCTCTTTATAGTATATATAAATTGGTGTTTGGCTTCCTGATAAAATTTTTCTAAAAAATAATATAAAAACAATAGGAGTTTTTTCTAAATCAATTGCTATATGTATATCCCTATTTTTATCTAATTCATTTAATCCGAGAAATAAATCTGGAATATAATTCCTATTATTCTCAAAATCCTCATCGTTAAAAATCATTGTATTTCTATCTTTATTGATAAATAAGGCCAATTTTTATCCTTTAGTTATTTTTATATAATTTATACACCTTTGTTTAGAATATATCAAACCATTTTAATTTTTTTCTAAAAATAGCGTTTTAGAATTACTTCAAATACTATAAATATATTAACATTAGTAGGAAACAACAGTTTTGTTTCCGGCGCTTAAGCGCCTCGTAATGCTTTGAGTTATAATACTCAGTAGGCTGGTCACAGTCTTTAATCTAAATTATATAAGGAGATAAAATGATGACAATGTTCAAAAAAATTTTGGTTGAAATGGCCAAAGATTTCATGATCGCCAGAAACTCTGGCGACAATGAAAAAATGAAGAGTAGAAAAGAAGCGATCAGATCGCTTCTTTTCTACTCATATACTGATGTCGAGGCAGAAAGATTTTCTGCCTCGACATTCATGCCGGCGAATGCCGGCTATGTCGATATAGACGATGACGAAGGGGTGGATTGGATCCTGTAGGATCCAATCCACCCAACAATCCAACATGTATGAAATTTTAGCATTATTGTATTTGGGCGAGACCTTATTTATTTTATGTGAAATGGTAATAGATCGCAAGATGTTCGAAACAGCTAAAAATCTAGATAGATTAAGCTCTACCAAATACGAAAAAAAAGAATGGGCATATGAACGTGAGTTATACTGTTTGAATAATACAAGAATATTTGTATCATATGGAAAGGATTGTAGTTTAAAAAAACTGGTTTTTTTTAAAAAATCTAAATTTTTTGAATTAACAATTTCACTATTAATTTTTCCGGTTGTATCAATAATGATAGTTTTCCTTAGTATTCTTAAATATTTGGATGAAAAAGATTTTTCGGATATAACTGTTTTATTTAAACCTTTTAAATTGTTATATTCAAAATATATAATTCTAAAAAAATTGAAGGCGCTACATAAAAGGTTCCTAGATAATAATAGACAAAGAATTATCGCCTCTAATAATATTGGAGGACAAATACACGAAAATTTTAAAAAGGAGGAGGTATGAATTCGAAATATATACTATCCCCTACCGGTAGAAAAACCAAACTTAGAGTAGAGGCAAATATCAAAATTATTATTGTTATTTCTAATGCAAAAAAAATATATAATTTAAAGGTTATCGAGTTTATCTTACAGTCGATTTATAATAAACCATTTTTCTTTAATCCGACAGAAGATAATGTATATCAACAAGTTAATTTTATAACACTCTCTCGTAATTCAACAGGTATTTGCCGGTTTAACGACGCAAGTGATCTTCCGTCTGGTCAGCTAATAAAATTCGAGGATTTGGTTGAATCAATTCCGATGGAAATACCATCTGAATTTAATTATGAAAGATTTAATAAAAATCTAGTATAATATTAATTTTTAAATTAAAGGATAAAAATGAACTATAAAAATTTCAATATACTTGGAAAATTTCTTTGGAATCGGGTTAATATAGATATATTTAAAAAATTGCTTGAGAGAGCTACCGGCCGAGAACTTGACGACAGCTATGTCGAAGAAAATTGGAAAAAATTTCGAGAATGCCAACTTCAATACCTCATTGGATTTCCAGAGTTTTTCGATGTTGTCTGGGATTATATCGATCAAACTAACTATAAAGGATAAAAAATAAATAAAAAACAGCTTCGATGGATTGCCATAAATATGGGATTACTTTTATCGCTTATTATTGGATACGCCTATAATATACCGGTATTAGTTTTGGGTGCCGAAATTGGATTTTGGTTGGCTGCAGTAATAGGAACTATAATAGCTATTGGCTATTTAATCTATGATAGTCATCAAAAATCAAATTTTGACAAAATTTGGATATATGCTTATGACGGCAATGAAAAAATTGATAATATAGATCATCCAGATCGTACATTTATATTTCACAAGAATGTCCTCCAGAAAATCGCAGATGGGTCTGTTCCATATAAGGTTGATCTACTCTATGATATTATAGTATCATTTATATTGGTTTACTACGATTACTCTTGGTTAACTATTTTTTATCTTGTGCATATGTATGGGATATATGAAATGAAAAGAAGAGCGACAAATCTTCTTAATGGACCTTATTGGGACAGAAAAGGAAATCACAATGAAAATTAAATTTAGTCATTTTTGTGAATGGCTTCACCAAAACAATACAAGCGGGTATGAACTCATCGAAGAATCTTTCTATTCTTATGGAGAATTATCCGATGAAAATTCAGTAAAAGCCGAATTAATAGGACAAGCTTCTATATTTGATAGTCTTTTGCCTTCAAACCAAAAAAGGATTATATCTAAGCTAATGATATTTGGCAATACCAAAAGGGGTGCTGAGTTTTGGACAAAAATTAATACCTTATGGGAAAAAGAGTTTGACTTTTTAAATGACCTTCCGGAGATTAATAATAATTCGAGCAGGATTGTTGTAAATACGGGTACTTTTAAAGGTTCCCCATTATCTCTACTTCCGGAACTCAAATTATTTTTTAGGACATCCAAAGTTAGTAAAAATTATAAACATTGTTCTAAATTTAAATATCTTATTGATGGGGTTATCAATTCTACAGATGGTTTTACACAAAAACAACTTTACGATCTACCAGAAGAAAATAAAAAGGTAGTTATTGACTATAATACAATGAAAATTATTTTGGCTGATTCCTTTAAAATAACATATGGTATGTTTTATGATTGGTTTTCGACAAACGCTCCCATTACTATTAATGAATTTATCTCAAGAGCAAAAGACCATTATGTATTATCGTCGGTAGATATGAGAATTAAATTGTATAAAACTTTTGAGGGATATAATCCAAAAATTAGATATGTTATTTTAGACGCTTTCAGTTGGTCGAAATCGCCTGAAGGGTTTAGTGTATGGCATGATATTAATACCAAATTTGTCAAATGGCTAGATGAAATCTTTAATAGCCAGACAGAAACAACAGAAACAACAGAAACAACAGAAAAGGAAATTACGATGAAAAATTTTAAAGTGTTATCAAAAGCTTTCTATACCGGAGATGCTGCACGCAAACAAGAGGCTACCTCCGCAATTGAGGTTCTATTCAACGAAACTATGATTATCAAAAAAGATGAAAAAGAAGAAACTGAAAAATATAGAGGGATTACCGTATATGAAGATCTTTCCGGTCTTGAAATCATTTTTAATGGGGATATCAAGTATAATTCCTTATGGCGACAACTATTTTTGATAGATGATGAAGAATATAAAGAGAATGGTCCAAAACTCATGCTTAAAATTATAGCAGAGTATCGCAAACTTAAGAGCCCCTATGAACACAAATGGGTTCTCGATGAATGTCAGAAAAATTATCTGGATTGGCTCAACGGCGGACAAAAGAAAACTGTTCTATGGGAGTCCAACAACCGCTTGATCAAATTTAACGCTGAAAAAAGAAAGGTCACCCTTCACGAAAAAAATAATAAGACCTCTAATTGGATTAAATATCCATTTATTATCAGAACACAAGATTTGATTCTACCTGAAGAATAAAAAGGAAAAACTATGGAACTTATTATATTTTGTGTGGTTCTTTTGATTTTGATCGCACTAGTGATTGATATTCCAAAATCCAAAAAAAATAAAAAAAATGTAAATGTTTCCCACATTGAGTGGAATCCAAAAGGAAATCCGGTATTGGTAAAAAGACTACCAGCAGGTGTAGAAATTCGTCCGAGCGGTACTCAAAAAGGATACTATTCATTTATGGGTATGTCCAAAATTAGGGTAAAAGGTAGCTCTAATGCATGCATTAGCTGAATTTAAAAAAGCACTAGAGGATGCCGGTAAAACTATCTCAGATATAAATGTGGCAGTGATTCTCTTTCGTAAGCCAGATTATTCCTTAAAGATAATTCTAAATATTGATGGGGGTGGATTTACTGCCGCAGATATGGCAAGTCTAAGTTTCAACTATGATGATAATTATGGCGCGCAAGAATTGTTTGGAAAGATAGTCTTTAATGATAACACCTGGTTATCAAGGGAAGAATATGATGGAAGGGAATGGTGGACATATAACAGTTGTCCATCTTATGAGAAAATCCTTGAAAGTTGTACGGAATATCTAAATAAAGATCTTATCGATAAACTTAAATCGGAAGCTAGAAGAAAGGAGGAATAATGAAATATTACAAGATGTATACAAAGGATGGCAAAACATTCAGGGTAAAATGTGGAATTCCTTCGGGGTATAGATATGGTGAACGTTCTCAGATTCTTATTAAATTTAAACATGTTGATGATACTCAATGGATGTATCATGTGCCTAATAAAATATTTTCGAATTGTTTAGATATTTTGGATTTTTTAAGAAAAAATATTGAGAATGATCATATGATTTTCAAAATTGTCCCGTTAAAAACGTTTGAAGTTAATGAAAAGAATGGGAGGTAACATGAAATGAGATGCAATTTATCAAAAATAAGTTTAAAGCAAGAGATAGATAGATATCTAAAATCTGGAATAAACAGATATAATATTATACTTGATTTTAGTAAAGTAAAAAATATAAATTCTACTGAAGTATTTGAAATTTCTCGATATATTTTTAATGATTGGTTTCATTTCGACGATATTGCTACTGGAGGAGGAATTGCCAGAAATGAGAAAGGGTTTTCTATTGAAGATTATCCCTATATCGGGTATGGTGATGGGGGTGGAAGACAGGTACTATGCGGTATTCGACAAATATATATATATAATATATATATATATAGGGATAAACAAGTTATTGACTGTTCCAAATTTATAGAAAATTCCTTTAGAAAAAAGTTAATAAAACATTTTGATGGGCAATTACTCACTAAAAAAAATTTAAATATAGTGTAAGGAAAATAATGAAAAATTTATATTTTACAATCGGGGCTCCTGGCTCCGGTAAATCAACTTTTTTTGAAAAAAGTTCTCAGAAGATTTACGGGGATAATAGATTATTAGAATCAGTTATATCCCCGGATAAAATTAGATCTATTATTTCAACACCGACGGATAACCCGGATGGATCTAAAATTGCCAATACTTCCGATGAAAAACTTGTTTGGAATTTTATTCATGATGTATTAGATCGCAAAGCTAATCGAGGAGAATTGATTTTAGTTGATGCGGTTCACAGCAGATCAAAAGCAATCGGGGTATATAAAAAATATTCTGAAATGGGATACAGAGTAGTGGGTATTGATTTTCGTGATACCTCTTTGGAGGATATTCTTAAAAATAATAAAAATAGAGAGCCTCATAAAATTGTTCCGACTGAAATTATTGAGGCGACATACGAACGGTGCAAAACTATGGAAATACAAACATGGGTTGAACTCATTAAACCAGAAGAATTCATAGAACATTATAAACAGGTTAAAATGAATTTCGATCATTTTGATACAATTAATTTCTTTGGAGATATCCATGGTTGTGCTGACGAGCTTATCACTATGCTCGATGGATGTGGAGTTGATATAGAGCACCCAAATAAAAAAATAGCTAACGTTTTTGTAGGAGATTATTTCGATCGGGGATATGACGTTGTTCGTACATTTAAAATTCTTGATGAAATGCAAAAGAATCACTGGGTACTATTTCTCCGAGGGAACCACGAAGAACCTCTCCAGTATTACACAGAATTTATCCGAGACATGAGTTATTATATTCAAACATGGATTAGAGACACTGTAGAAAAAGATGTTGCTCAAAAGGAGCAATTGTTCGAAAAGAGCAAAGCCCTTGTCGATGAAATAGATAATAGTTATAAAAGTGATACTTTATTTAAAAAAATTAAACAATGGTTTAACCTTTTGAAATATGGGGAAAAGGTTGATCCAATTATGGAGTCGCATAATTTTATCCTCGGAAAACAGATTACAGAAAATGCTGAAATCTATATTAAAATCCCAGAGTATGAAAAGGAAGCACTGAAAATTATGAAAGACTTTAAAAAAAGTTCATATAAACACTGGGATACTTTTATTGAAAAATTAAAGCCATATCCAATAGCGTTTGAAGAGCTTTCCAAAATGGTTAAAAAATACAAAGTACCAAAAGAACTCCAGAAAGATGAGAATGGATTTAATCTCATAAAAAGGACGTCTATTGGGACAATGAAAGAATTTGCCTTATCAGATATAAAATATACTGATATTTCTTCATTTGCTAAACGATGTGCTCAAATGTTTTATGGGGATTTTCATAAGCAAGAAATTCTTGCTACACATGGTGGGTTGGTGCGGCTGCCGGACAAATTAACACCGACATCAGATATGATTCGTGGCGTCGGGGGTTATGAAGATGCAGAATTATGTATGAAAACTTTTAGTAAACTTCATCCAAATACTATTCAAATTCACGGACATAGAAATATGAGTAGCCTACCAATAAGAGTAACAGAGAATACCTTTAATATTAACGGTGATATCGAATTGGGATTAAGAGCTGTTACTATAACGAAAAACCATGTTATTGAAACAACAGAGATTAGTCCAAAAGCATCAACCGTTGAATATTTTCACCGTTCTCAAATTGAGAGGGCAAACCGGTTTAAAGCAAAAAAACTAACGACCGAAGAAGAGGAAAAAGGGCTTTTGAATCTCTTTCAAGATCATAAATATGTAGATGTAAAAAAATTACCAAACAATATAGCTTCGGTTAACTTTACAAAAAAAGCATTTGATAATGGAGTTTGGGATCACATCACTATCAAAGCTCGTGGTTTGTTTATAAAAATAGACGATTTAAAAGAAGAGGAAACACATGTTGTGGCAAGAGGCTACCAAAAATTCTTTAATATCGGGGAGAGAAATGGATTTAAAAATCGTGATATTCGAGAATTAGCTTATCCTATTCTTGCTTTCGAAAAAGCCAATGGGTTTCTCGGATTATTATCTGTTGATGGAGATGAATGGTTTATCTCTTCCAAAACAACTACCTCCGGTCCATTCGCTGAAACTTTTCGTAAAATGATAACACCCTCTCTTAATAATGAATTAAAGGAGCAGTTGAAGAAAGATAATGTTACTCTAGTATTTGAGGTTATCGAACCGGAGATTGATCCTCATATAGAAGAATATTATGAACCTGAACTTATACTTCTTGATGCAGTTAAAAATGAACTTAATTTTAACAGAGTACCTTATGACCGTTTGCCGTCGTATATTGAAAAGATGATACCGCAAAGTATTAATGTAAGAGAAAAAAGATTAGTGAAGGTATGTGAAAAATTTAACGATTATTGGCAGCTTATCGAAAAAATTAACGAGCACCCTATATTATCAAATGACGGAATGGAAGGTCTAGTATTCGAAGATTCGAGTGAAGAACCAAATATGTTTAAATTAAAAACCGATTGGTATTTATTCTGGAAACGCATGAGAGGAATGCAGCAGCGGATCGCAACTAGAATCCTAAAAAATGGTGAAAAAACGGGAGAGTATATTCTTGAAAAAAGTATGAGGATTGCTCTAAAAAAATATCTTCATACGGCCGAAGAGTTCAAGGTATTTACCTTTATGACAGAATTGGCAGAAAAAGATATTCAAAGATTTCGAGAAATGAGTATTATCGAAATTCGTAAAAAATTTTTGGAACAACAAGAATAATAAAATTAAAGGAATTCGTAGGTTTAAACCCATGAATTCCTTTTAAAGGAGAAATAATGGCTCGACCAAAATTTAGGAGACTGCAAGCCGTAAGAATAAAAACTTTTGAAGAATTAGAAAGGGAAGGTTATAATACATCTACCATTAGTCAGGCTTCCTATTCATATATCTTTGGTAAAAAAGCTCTTATTAATACCGTAGAAAATCTTGGTTCAAAAGTTATATATAGCCTTATTTTGCAGGGTGATGAATTTAATTATAAGATATCAGAAAGATTTCTGGCTGCGGATGAATCATCAATTCATCCTAAAAAAATAGTTACTACACCAGATAAAATATTATCAAAATTTAGAAAGATTAATATTCTATAAATTAGCGGCGGGAATATCAAAGATTACAGTCATATATTGATTACCATCTTTTGATGCATAAGCTACACCAGTAGTTGGTTCTTCATAATAAATTCCGTCTTCTGTTTGCACGCTCCACGAGCCATTCTCGAGAACATTTGAAACTAGATGTTCTCCTGTACCTAATGCAATTGAAACTGTTGACAATGGTTCGGAGGTTCCACTAATTTGTAGAATGTTGTTAGTAACATATTCTACGCCTGTAACTTCTAACGGCTGATATACGTCTAAAGGATCTGGATTAATAGCATTAATAATTTCTTCTAGTATCATTTCTATTGGGACAACAGGTCTATATATTTTTGCCATATTACGTATTTGAGGGGTTTTCATAATATATGGAAAAGTAATATCCGTTGTAAAAATAACGGAGGAACTAGATTGGGTTTTATCCTTAATTTTTTGAATGAGAAATTCTTCTGGCAGGTAATTCTGAACTGCGCAGAAATTTATGATTCGAGAAATTGTACTGAAAAGGTCCATATTTATAAAGGTAGCCAAATCATTAACATGAGTAAAGGCTAACCCTCTTCTTCCGTCTTTATATATTTTTAAATCGCCTCCGGTAATTGCATCTATAATAGTTTTGGTCAGCGGCCAGTCAGAAGATTGTTCATACGAAACTATAGAAAATGGTCTAATTATCCTTAAAGATATATTTGGAATATCCAAAAGTGATAATTCACTTGATATTTTTTGTGTAGCATAATTTAATAATGGTGTAAAACTTTCCGGATTTCCCTCGGGTTGGATAATAACCATAGGGTTTAATTCATTTGGGAATTCATCACCTGCATACATTTTATCGGTACTTAGATAAACAACTTTTAATTCATCTATACTGCCTACTGATTTTAAATAATTGATAAATTTTAAGTCCGATGCCCCGAATCTTTCGAGAGTCTCATCAGAGGGTTCATGTTGATTAATATTTTCAATAGTCTCTAAATAATAAATAGTATTTATTTCATAATTTTGTACAATGGTTTTCCACCAAGAGTCGTTGACCTCATCTAAGTTAGCTGATAACCACTCTCGATCATTTTCGTTACCGAACCAAGGCGATTTATCATCTCTATCAACAGCCAATAAAAATTCAGTATCATTTCCTAAATTTTCTATAATCTGTTTAGCTACGCGAAGACCGACGATGCCACCAGCACCTGTAACTAGAATTCTTTTTCCCATTTTAATTTCCTTTATAATAAGATATTCCTTTGTTTAGAGCAATTCAAATGCTTTAGAATAAAGCATAAAACTATAAATATATTAACATTAGATGGAGAATAGATTTTTATCTTTTCTTACAGACCTCAAGCTGGAGGTAAAACGTAGCGGGGAACAACAAGCTTTTTGTTTTGTAAATATTATATAACTTTTGCTCCATTTAAAGAGAAATAATCAAGAAGATTATTTTCGAGCAATTGCTATGTTTGAGCAAAACCAATTTTTATTTTTATTAAGGAGAACCATATGGCACAAGCACAAGCAAATCTATTTGCAGGGTTAAATGAAGAGATGGCTAGTATTATAGCAGATACTGTTACGAGTGATTTTACACCGGCGAATCTCTTCGCAAAGATTTTAAGTGGCAAAAACCAAGTAAGTGAATACTTCAAGGGCCAATCTGACATTAAAAAAATTATCATCGATTTTGAAAATCTGAATGAGAACCAGAGAGGCATTGAGAAGTACACAAAACATCTCGAGAATTTTCTTTCGAGTATTGAAAATTCTACACCGGATAGATATGTAAATGAAGTTAGATTCATGACACTCGTTTTCAATTCAAGAAATATGAGAAATATCTTTATGGGAGTAGCTGGTAAATATCTTAAACCGGATCATATCGTAGAAGATATCGAAAAAATGATTAAACCAATTCCAAATACATCCTGGGAAAAACAGGAAAAAACAATTTTGGATGCACTTGGTAGAAATCTTACCGAGTTGGCGGGCAGCGGTGAACTATCAAGGGTCGTTGATCGAGAAGAAGAGATGATGAGAATCATTCAAATCCTTACTCGTCAATCAAAGTCAAATCCAGTTCTTGTTGGTGAAGCAGGCGTTGGTAAGACGGCTGTCGTCGAAAAGTTGGCTTTTGTCCTCAATGAAAAGGTAGGGGTTCCCAGTAGTTTGCATGGTTATTCCCTTTATGAAATCAGCATCCCTGCAATCATTGCAACTGGAGATATCGAGAGCAGTATCGAATCAATTATCGAAACGGCTAAAAGAGATAAATGTATTCTATTTATGGATGAAGTTCATCTGATTATGGAACAGCAAGGAAAAATTGCTAACCTCTTGAAACCAGCAATGGCTAGAGGGGATTTTAAACTAATCGGTGCAACTACAGAGGACGAATACAAAACATTCGAACATGATAAAGCGATGACTCGTCGTTTTCAACCAGTAAAAATTAACGCTCCTGAAAAAACTTCCGTATATCGAATTCTTAAATCGAAGGCACGAGAAGCAGAAGAGCTTCATAACGTTTTGATTCCGGATAGATCCCTTTTAAAGGCTATCCAACTTAGTGAAAGATATATCCAAAATAGACAACAACCAGATAAAGCGATTGATTTGATTGAGGAAGCTAGCGCAAAACTTCGTATGATTCTCGAAAGTAAACCGGAACCTCTTATTGAAATTGAGAATAAAGTATCGGATCTTGAGATCGAGCGTGAAATGATCTATGTTAAATATCCCGGACCTCCTTACGATGTGACAAATGAAAGAGATCGCAAAAAAAGCATGCAGATCGATGAAGATCTTCTCACTTATGAAAAGGAATTGAAACGTCTTACAAAGGAATATTTCGAACAACGCCAACTACTAGAAAGTGTAATTACATTTAAAGAAAAGTTGAAAGAAGCTGAAATTGAAAAAGAAGAAGCTTTGCATATCGGGGAATTTGAAAAGGCAGCAAAGATTGAAGCGGAAGATTTACCGCGCCTAAAAGAAGAGGTAAAAGTAACAGAAGAAAAACTTCTGTCATTTGCGGAAACCGCTGACGAAAACCTAATTCAAAATGTGGTAACCCCAAATATGCTTTCGCGTATTATTGAAGATCAGACCGGAATCCCGGTTACCGCTCAGGACGAAGAAGATCTCGAGAAATATCGTAATATGGAAGTTGTCTTGATGAAAGAGGTACATGGTCAAGATAAACCTATTCGTGAAATTTCAGCGGCGATCAAAAGATCGAAAGCAGGTATGAGCGATCCAAATAAACCACTTGGTAGTTTTATGTGCCTTGGGCCTACAGGGGTTGGTAAAACATATCTTGCTCAACAGATTGCAAAATTTATGTTTGACACGGATAAGGTGATGCATCGATTCGATATGAGTGAGTTTATGGAAGCTCATAGCGTTTCCCGTCTTTTCGGTTCTCCTCCTGGATATGTTGGTCATGACGAAGGAGGACAACTAACAGAGGCGGTCAAACGTAATCCATATTCAATTATTCTGTTTGATGAAATTGAAAAAGCACATCCTCGCGTATTCGATTCCCTTCTTCAAATCCTGGATGCAGGCCGCATGACAGATGGTAAAGGTGAAGTTGTAAACTTTAAAAATACAATCGTAATTATGACGTCAAACATTGGAGCGAATATTATTCGTGAAGGTTTGGAAAAAGGATATCCTCAGGATGCAATCGAGATCGCGATCTTTGATGAAATCAAAAATCATTTCCGACCAGAATTTCTGAATAGATTTGATGCAAAAGTGGTATTCAATAGCCTTGCACCACAAGCTGTAGTCGGTATTGCTGAGAGTGAACTCAATAAATTGGCAGAAAGATTATTGGCTGATAATGACATTGAGCTTCATTGGCATAAGGATATGGCTATTATGGTCACAAATAATGCATACGATGTTGCGGACGGTGCACGCCCAATTAAAAGATTTATCAATAACATTGTGGTAAATAAACTCACGGAAGCTATCCTAAATGGTGAAGCGAAACACGGAGGGACTATTTATATTCGTCCAAATCCAAATGACCCAAGTGATATTATCCTCATGCAAGTAAATCAGAAAGAGCTTAAAGAGTTTGTTGAATCTGAAACTGAAGAAATCAGTCTGGACGACGAGCTTGTTTTGAAAACAGGTGCTACCAATAAATATAAAGTTAGTTCTGATCAAATTGTTGATGCCGATGTCGATCAGAACTTCGGTTCAGATTCGTCTAAAAATCCAAAAAAATCCAAGAAACAAAAGAAATCCAAGAAAAAAAAATTTATGGATGAAGAATTTAAATTGGACACCCAAGCTGGGGATTAGGAGATATAATGAAAACAATTAAAGAAGCAATTGAAAGTAATCCATCCGAGATTGATTTAACTGATCTTTCTTCGAATATGGTACAATACAAAGTGCGGGAAAATAAACGGAAACCGGGTGAACCGATTTTCGTTCGTGAAGACGGTAAAGTTGGGTTTCCAACAATCAATAGTATCCAACTCAAAATTGGAGATATTGTCAGGGGAAAAATTCAATACGAAGAACCCAATTACTTCTTGATAGAAGTACGTGAAAAAGTTGGACAGGAGGACGAGGAGGCCTAGGCCTCCTCGATCTTTCTTTTTTTTGTATTAAAAATTTTAATTAATTTTTGATTACGCTCTTGGAGCGTGCTAGCCAAATTAATTAATTCCTCTTTTGTAAATTCATGAACCTTTGAATTTACATCAAGAATTAAATATTTTTTTGGAAAATTAGGTAAAGTTAGAGCTAAACTTAATTCTCCCGAATCACAAATAAATTCATACCCTTTAAATTCAATTGGTTCCTTTAATGACTTTTTTAGAATATCTGAATTTTTTTGGAGTTTTATACCAGTTAAAATACTTTTATCTTCCTCCCAGTTATTAATGGATTCATTCCATATATAATGAACGCCTGGTTTTTTTATTGTGGTTAAATTTTCAGGAAGAGGACCAAAAGTGTGAACCGGAGTCTCTTTCCCTGTTTCTTTGGAAAAAGTTGGGATATTTCTATAGTCTTCTACCGTTTTCCATGTTTTCGCTTTTTCATTAAAGATAACAGTATGTCTATTATCTTTTAAAGTCGGCGGTTCAATATCTGTTGAAAAACTTGGAATAAGAAAAACACCAGGCTCCTTGGGACTTTCCCGAGCCTCCGTCTCATAAAGTAATTCTCCAGTTTTCGGGCTATAGTGCCATATTTTTTTATTTGACATTATTACTTCCTTTCTTAATATTTGATACAGTACATTAATGCCATGTTTATCGGACGATTTTCATCAGCGGTCGGTACTGTTCTCGAAGCATCGAATTCCAATTTTCCCGTAACAGGACTGGTGTATGTACCATTTGCTACTTGCGAAGTATATTCCCCTTCTACTGTATTAAAGGCACCTGTCGATGGAACATTATCCTGAACGAACAGTGCATTATAATTTGAATCAGGTTCATATCCTATTTCACCAGTAATATTGCGAATTGCATCACCCTGTAGCGTTCCAAATAAACGTCCGTTGTCAACAGTTGCGCCATTAGACCAACCTCTTACAAATAATCCTCTTAAATCTGGTATTCTAAATGTGGTAGAACCATCCCCACCACCGAATGTTTCACCGATATTATTAAATAATTCAGCATATGCTGTTCGCGAAATGGTACTGCCATCACACTCTAAAAAGCCTGTTGGTGGTATTGGAGAAGCCCATGTAATAATAGCACCAGCAGGCATTATATTTTGGTTGACCCAGAATTGGCCATCATTTACCAATGTCTCACCTGGGGCTGGATTCGTAATACTAACATCCCTTAATCCACTTAGTTGTATATCTTGGACGCTTTGGGCGAGCCACATATTAGAAGCAGAGTTCCATTGTAGAACATGACCGTCTGCGCGATTTGAAGTATCAACATTACCTATATCGTCTAAAAGATTGACACTAACTTTTTTATTTTTCCATTTTCTTAAAACGGTATCCCATACAACGGTTTCACCTTCTTCAAGATTAATTAACTGAACATCTGATAATTGAGCTAATCGTATTCCGAAAGCTTCACCACTTAAAACAGTAAATACTGTAACAGTTTCACCTGCTCTTAACGGTGTATTAAAATAAATAGTTTGTCCGTCTGTAGCAATATAATCTTTTTTGGACAACTGCACACCAGAAACCCCGACCCATATAAATTCAGGATTGTACTCACAAGTGATAGTTTGTTGTCCTTCGATCCCTTCGAATTCGTATTGTTTCATGGAATCACTTCGACCAACCTGTACCCAATTATCTACCTGATAATAAAAATAAGCATGTATTCCTGTATCATAATAGGTATCACCATCTTCCAATGGATCACCGTTTGGTCGCTCAGTTGGATAACCGTTAAAATAACCAACAAACATTACATTTTGTCCGGTAGAAATCATGTTTCCTTCGTGCCAAATCGGATTACCATTAATAGTAACTACGTCAGCGACCTCAGTTAATGTTAATTCATTTATAATAGAAGTCGGATCATAGAAATCATTTCTATTTGAAATACTGGTTGACATTGTATCTAAATCGAAATAAACGCTCCCTGCCCCAAAACCTTCTACTTGAAGAGGTGCAGTATTTTTTCTAGAAGCAGCTAATGTAAGGGTAGCTTTTCCAGAATCACTTCCTTGATTATCTAGCGGATATAAACCATCTAATTCATCAAAGACAATAATATTATTTCCCATACGAATATATTTATCGGTTGCATCCATCGGATCATCTGGTGTTGAGGAAGATGGATTAATTTCTGAAATAACGCGTCTACCATTCACATATAAAACACCATCTGTTTGACCATCTGTATGCAATCTGGTGTTATAATTAACATTATTGCCAACAGTATGATGAAAATCTATTGCCCATCCAATATCAATACTACCAACCTCTTTTTCTGGATGAGCCGGATCATCTGGAAACTCACTACCACCCTCTTCCGGAGTATTACCTGACTTAATTGCTACAATATATGGTAATTGTGATTCGTTATCGATCTCTGGATTTCCGACTGCTTCACCAATCCATTCTTTATACCACGGCTCCTTTTCGTCGATTATTTGTAAACTACAAATTCCAGTATTTGGATCACGGGTACAAGTTATATATCCAAGACATAACATCTCTTCTCTATTAACATTTTGCTCCATATGTAACTCAAAAGATGGTTCAGGAGGTGGAAATTGATTGAGCCATCTATAATGTAACACGAGGCAATATTTGGCTCCTTCAACCAAAGTTGAAGTATCGAATTCAAAATACGAATCTTCTATAAAACCAATAAATTGATCATCGACAAAAGCCTGTCCTGGCTCTATTTTAATTCTAGCTACGAAATTTATATGCGAAACAAGACTTATATTAAGACCATCGATATACACAACAATGGAATCCTTTAAGGGTGCTTTACGAAAAGATGCAAAGACTCTTGCAACCATTCTTAGCCAATCATTTGGCATTCGGTCATCTGGGTTAAGTCCAACTACCCATTCACCTCGTAATTGTGTTGCCATATTTTATCCTTTATCTTTATTATTTATTACTTTATTTCTTTATTTTCCATTTGTTGTTAGCTATCCTGACCACCATATTGTCCGTGATCTTGTCCTATATCGTTATCTGGCATTAAATTTGACTCGTTCTGATCCGCCCATTTTTCAATAGGATCTGCGGTTTTATCACCATCACGATACGCTTCTTTTTCTCGGTCTTTTAATTCATCGGTCATACGCTTTTTCTCAATCTCATTGTTATATTCATTAAATAATTCCGTTAGCTGTAAAAGAATACTTCCATACATCTGATAACTTACGGCTGTTTCTAAATTAAAAACAAGATTGGAGAGTATATTTAAAAACTCTTTTAGTTGAGTAACACGCTCATACAAATCGGATTGTATATCTTCAAAATTATCCTCGAAATAGGTTAATTTATCATTTAGCTCAATAATTTTATCATATATGCTAAATTTTACAAATAACTCATTTGTCTGATCTATCTGTTGAGCTAGTAATTCCTCCTCAGATAACTGAGGTTCCCCCGTTTGAGGATCAATCGGCTGCCCTGATTCATCACCACCTTCTGCTGATGTTAAAATTGTCTGAATATCATCTTTAGATATCTTTCCAGCTTTATACATTGATATTAAATCATCTTGATCAATGGTGCCTTGGGCTAAATCTGCTGATAGCTGTTCCAAATCGGAATCTGATTCCTCTATTAAATTAGAGGCTGCACAGTGTGCAGCCTCCTCCAAATATGTTCTAATTAATGGATTTCCAAAAAAATTATCCCAACCTGTATTCATTAGTATCCTCCTCCTTGCTCACCCTGCATTAGTTTTTCTTTAAGCTCACGTTTAATGGCATCTTCACCAGATTTTTCAAGCTCTTCCCAATTAAAGTCAGGAATATATTTACGGAATAAAACCATCGGGTCAAAAGTAATTTCAGACTGCTTCAATAATCCAATTATATTACTAACTGTAGATATAATACTTTCATTGGTTTGAAGTTGTAATACCAGCGGATGATTTAATGTAATTTTAAAAAATTGACTTAATTTGAAGTCAGTATTAAGACCATTTTTCTTAAGAATTATCTCAAAAATTGAATTTAATAATTCATTTATTCCGTCTTCAAAAAATCCTTGAAGATTTGAAATAGTATGTGAAAATCCAATATTTACATTAACTAAAGATTCTCTTAGTTCAACTGCATCTCCAATATTTAGATAAACTGATGGAACACCAGTTGCAGCAATAAGTTCATTTCTCAAATCCATCATATCATTCATAGGGAGTGCCCTGTCGTGCATAGGCATAATTTCCATATCAATAAATCTTTGGCCATTCTGAGATACTATCGCTATGTCTCTGAAATCTGTCATAACCTGAGAAATATTTCTAATCGAATTCAGATTTTCATAACTTATTGATTTAGAACGTAAATCCTTTTTTACTTTTTCAACAATCTCTGGGTAATTTCTTTTGGTACCTACCTCAATATTCCATTTACGTATTACTGATGCTCTTGATAATCTTGATATAACAGAAGACATCATTGCTATCGTATACATTTTAACCGGAAGAACTATTGGATCAAAGATTGAAGTTCCATATGGTCTATATTTATCTATAGTTGTATGAAAATTAATAAGTTTATCGGACTGCAAAAATCTAAATTTTAGTTTTTGTTTTTTACGAATTTTCTCATAGGCAATTACACGAAGTGATGTTTGTAATTCATCTGGCATCTCAGAAAGGAATCCGCTATCGGCAGAGACAATTTCAGCTAATTTATTAGCTATACTAGTCACTAAGGCATCCGCCAATTGTTCTTCCTGGGCTCTATATTTCTTTTTATCACCTCGACTTGAACTTGAACCATCATTATCATCGCGAAGAAATCGTTGATACATATCAATTTCATTATTTGGATCGATGGCTTCATCTATATCTTCAATAATTAAATAACCATAGTGATTCCCATCTTTTTCAATTTTAAGGACATTAGTAGGTGGTAAAAGACGAAGATATATATCCTCGACTCCATTGAAATCTAGTGATTGAAAATCTTCAATATCAAATTCTCTATAACTTTCATAACCTTCCCCACTTTTATCAGCATTCATAACATCTGTCCAAAAATTGACGTCTCCTTCTTCTAAAATAAAACTATTGTTGGTTTTACCCAGTAACAGTTTTGCCATTTTATCATTAAATTCAGAAGGCTTAAATGAGGATTCCTCTATATGTTTCCCAAGATTGGTGCAATCTTCAAAATAGGCAAGTCTTGCGTCCCTATGTAATTTATCATCAAACTGAACATTTTCTTGAAGAATACTAATTTTGCTGTCCAAAATATCGTCTACTGGAGCCAAATCAACAATCTCTATGTAATAATCACCAAGTTTTAAAGTTTCCGGTACGATTTTATTTTTCATTTTTTGCTGTAGATCAAAATACAATAATAAGGTCTTAATAAATTTTTTAAAATTTTCTTTAATCTCGTCATCAAGACCAGCAACATAAGGATTATACTCATTATCATTAACATTTAAAAAGTTTTTTGTTTGACCATTTTTTACAAGAATATTATTAATATATACTTGAAGCATTCTGTACGCAATTGAGTTAATATTAGATATTTCTTGATATGTGTCATACATTTTTTTACGATTGGCATGCGCCGCTATATCATCAAAAATTTTAAGAATATCATCTTGACCTGAATTCATTAATTCATTAATTTTTTCTTGGGTTTCGTCTGTTTCTGGACTCAGTTTTTTTGTAATACTCTTTGCAAAATTAGATAATTCCATCTTTTGCATTTTTGAACTAAATAATTGCAGATCTTCCGCGTTTGATTGTGTAACATTTTTATATACCGTTTCAAACTGCTTATCCAATTTATTTAAAAAGTCTACATTTTCGAAAGCATTTGCTGCTATTTCCCCTGGATTAGTCTCCGTCTGCTCTACCTCGGGTTCTTCACCCCAACTCATTTCATTAATTAATTTTTTTGCCATTATAATTTCCTTATTTTGTGATTGGTATATTTTATTACCCTATGGTATTAGTTGTTCAACATTTTTACTTTTAATATTTTTAAAGGCTTCATTGAGTTTACCGGTTGAACGGAAATCGGTCTCATTCATTAAAATCATTATCTTTTCATGTATATAAATTTCAATTCCTTTTTCAGTAAAGAAACTTAATATTGACCTCTTTGTTTCAGTTGTTAATCCTCCAACTACAGAAACGTAGATTTTTTCTTTAATTTCATTTATAGTCTTTTTTTCAGGTATTTGATTATCGAGATAAATCGGCATTAGCTTTGTATATAAATGAAATTTAAATTTCTCATTAATAATTTTATCAAGAAAAGTCATTGCTTGTGCGGAATATTGAAAATCTATTTTTTGATCTTCTTTCTGTTCAATAAATATCTTTTTTATTCTTTTTTTTAAAATTCTATTTTCAATAGTTATATATATTGAATATGTAAATAAAATAGAAGATAAAATAATTATTAATAACTCAAAGTTCATCAATATATTCCTCGCTATTATCAAGATGATCTATAAGCTCATCGATCGAAACAATCATATCCGCAAAATCATCCATAACCTCTGGAATTTCATTAATCTCTAAAGAGTCTAATGAATTATCAGAGGCATGTTTAAAATTTTCATCCATCTCTTTTAAATCTGATTGTTTTTCTTTATTTTGATGAGCTTCTTTATACGCTTTCAATTTAAGCGTTTTTCCTTTCGCTTTATAAAGAACACTGAGATCAATACTATCGTCCTCTATAATTAAACCATTTTCTGGGTCCAAAGACTTCTGGACAATCTCTGTTTCTTCTTTCTCCTTGAAGAGTTCAGGCTGCATTTAATTTCCTTTTAAAATTTTATAATTTTATAGTTCTTACATCATCGTTTGTTTTAATTTTTACACCATAATCATGGACATTCATAAGACCTTGATTAATATCCGCTGGATTCTGAACGCCTAAATATTTTCTTTCGGTTTTATCATAAATACTCTTCGCCGAACTATTTGTCTGTACAGCAAAATCATTAAGCAAAGGTACCAAAGTTAGTCTTACATCAACAACGGTTGGTTGAAGCAAATGGTTAAAGGTTGTTTCGAAAGAACCTCTTATCAAAGACATATTTTGAATTCCGCCTATTCTAAAATTGGTTATACCTTGTGCTTGAATGTCCCATAAAAGCGGGAATCCATACATAATACCATTATAGGTTAATGGGCTGCTAGCTGCTAATAAATACATAATCGGCTCTAATATGTTCTTTTGAATACATTCTGGGGTACCGACTGGAGCAACCAATTTAATAAAAATTGTTAAATTTGATGAATAACTAGAACCGTTCCACATTGATGGGACCGCCATATCCATACCAAAAGCAGCTCCAGCCATTATATCCCCAATGGCAGCTTTTCCAGTTGCACCTCCAATACCGGCGGCCATATTACCTGCAAGATTAATCATTTCAGCGTGGCTATAACTCTTCAAACCTTTCTGCATCATTTTAACAGAAGCAGAAACTTTACCTGCTTTTGAGGCAATGGAATCCGCAATTGATGTTATCGCATTTTCTTCGCCATATGAATTTGAAAAAGTTTCGGTAAAAGTACTATCATTAGCAGCTAGAATTCTAATCATATCAACTTCAGCAAACTGGTTATTTAAACCGAATCCATCCCTCATGCGTCTTAATATCTGGTGAAATATTTTTTTCGATATTTTATCATCTTGTTTAAATAATCCTGTATTATTTAACATATCAGGCAGACTCGAAAAAAAACTGGATATTGATTCATTTTTTAGATCGTCACCAAATGTATAAGTCATCGGTCTTAAATCAATAACCGTAAGTCCTTTTAATAACTCTTTTGCAAAATTTCCACTAGCATCAATATTTTTATTATAACCGGGTATTCTCCCGATTATAGCTGTTCTACTTGGAACAATCATGAATATTTCCTTTAAAATTTATTATCTAATTACCACCAGGTTTTACCTCTGATCCAAGTTTGTTACCAGACGCAACCGTCATATGTAATCTATCAACGGATTGTATTAACTTGTCAGCTCCTGCAGCGTGAGTTTTTATAAGTCCGGTTAATATTTCTATTATAGCGTTTTGTTGTTCTAATGACATTTGAGCTATTTGTCCCTGGTCTTTGGAAATGCTGGCCAATAACATTTCGATTTCTTCTTTTGTATCGATTTTTGTTGGGTCTCCCCCAGCTCCGGATATATATTTCGCTTTTTCTTGTATATATTCATTAGCTTTTGTTTTTTTATTTGCCATCCAGGATTTCGCATCTTTTCTAATATTGGTAATAACGCGACCGCTTTTAACATCGTATACTTCCATATCGCCACTGCGTTTGAAGAATAGAACTCTTCCAGTAGTTGGATCAATTTTATAATCTCCTTCGTCACCATATGCATGGAATAAATCCGTGTGATCTAGCTCAAATTTAGATTTATAACGAGCTTGACGATTTTTACGATTACGCTCTGAAACTTTATTTAATTTTTCAGAATTAGTCAATGTTTTTGGATTATACATACTAGTGTAACCGGTAGCTCCTCCTGCAACCAATGCCCCAAGAATTGCTCCAGCCGCGGTACCAACAATAGGAATCATAGAGCCAATCATTGCTCCAGTCATAGCTCCGGTCAAAGCAGAATCTATAGTATTACCAACGGCATTGCTATTAAGATCAATATTTTGAAGGGCAAGATATGATAATCCCGCCGGTAGCGCAAAACGCCCAGCACCTTTAGTAGCAAAATATTTTGCTTTTTTAGCCATTGATGCTTTCGGTGCATTACCCAATGTTGTTCCAGTACTTCGTCTAACTCCAGAACTAGATGAAGTACTTATATATCCAACATCGGTTCCCCTTGAAGTTCTTCGTCTGCCCCTATTTTTATACCCTGCTCCTTTACGTCGGCGACCACTAAATCCAGTACCGAATGAACAACATCTATTTAAAAGAATAAGCTCCTCTTCCAACCAATCAGTATTTTCTTCAATTCCATCAAGTAATCCCAGGACATCCTTGAAAAATTTATTTTTTGGGCTAAATAAATCCTTCATGAATATTTTGGATGGTGTCGAAAAATTAATATAAAGGCCGTCATCTACGCGCTTTGAATTTTTTGCTAAAAGATGTATATCATTATACATTCTTATTTTATAATTATTTTCTTCTTCGAGTTCTCGTTCTTTACCCAACTTTTTCTGGGTAGTATCAACACTCATTATCTCCCGCAAATTCAAGGAATTAATACTTTCTTTAAATCCTTTATATTTACCTTGAAATTTTTTGAAGAACCCTTCTCCTGATTCTCTTTCGTGTATTTCCCCAGCTAAAAGAGCAGGAAACATACCGGCGAATAATCCTAATGGACCAAATGCCGCTGCTCCAAGGGCGCTTGTTCCGAGCGCCCCTAAACGGCTACCACCAATACCTTGTATAATTGAGGAAGTCTTTCCTGCAAAGGTTTTACGATATTCTGACTCCCCTGTTTTTTCATCAGCTTTATCCATAAGTGTAGCTACAACATTCATAAACGATTTTTTGCTATCAACACCGAGAGCAGAAGCTATATCCTTTAGCTGAAAAGCACTAAAACGAGTTAATTCATAGATTCCTGATAAAACGGTTATTGTTTTATCAGCTGCCGTTTTTCCTTTATTTAAAAGAGCAGTTACCGGCTGATTAAGAACTTCCATAAAAGTCATTGATATTCCTGTAAATTTCGAGATAGCTTGCAAAGATTCCCGTAATTTATCAGTTTCCTGCATCTTTTTTAATTTTCTAAATGGATTATTTTCACCGCCAGCTATGTAATCCATAGGATTTAAAAAACTTCCAGTTATTTCAAGAATATCTGTAAATTTCGCAGCCCCTTTATTTAAACCATATTTTGCTTGTTTTAACCATTGGATTGGTTTCATATGGTTCTGGAGTTCTTCCTTAAATTTATCCTCTTCTGAAATAAACCCGCGTGGTAAATCTTTTTCTTGGTAACCTGTTTGTCCGAACATCGCCTGAATATGATTCTGTGCCATATTTGCAGATATACGGTTGCCTTCTTTATGTTTTTGAAAGAATTCAACAAGAAATCCTAATTGAGAGGTTTGTCTTTCGATGGCAAACACTCCTTTTAAAAGAGACCACCATTTAAAATCAAGATGTCCTTGCTGTGCTTGAGAATCAATCTGCTTATCTAATCCAAGTGTAAGTGCATATTGTTTTTGGACATCTCTTGATGGAGTTATAACCGGTCTCATTGATGCGCCGCTTTTTAATAACTTATTGGGAGTTGTTTTTTCCTTTACATAATTCGCAACCTTATTTGTAAGCATTGGTGCTAGCATTGCTAATGGGATACCAGCAGCCATTAATGCTCCAGGGGAGGCTCCTGCTATTAATGAATTTAATCCCGCGCCGGCTTTACCGAGTGCACCAATACCAGTTAAATTTCCCAAACCAGTTAAACCACTAGCAGCTAAACCACCAGTTACTTTTGCTGCTCCGGCCATACCGGCTGTAATTGGGTTCGCTCCTGTAGTAAAATATGCTTTAGCTCCTTGTACAGCAGATAATAAACCATATGGGTTAGAAAATTTAGTTAGACCTCCAGCAAGATACGGCATATAGGCGGCATTCCTCATAGCTGCACCACTTATTAATCCATTATCAGGCAAGAAAGCACTCGCAGCCATCATGGCCATATATAAATTGGACATACCTGAGGTAAATCCTTTTCCTCCGGTAACACTTGTATGTAATGCATCCGCAATCCCAACTTTATCAGGGGCATTTTTCAAAACGGCTTTCTGTTTTTCCAATTCGGATAGACGTTGTTTATTTTGCATAAGACCGGACATTGCCTGTAAAGGCATCAAACCGGCCATTAGACTACCAACATATGGAGAAGCAGCAGATAATACACCATTTTTATCAGCATGGGTACTAGCCATGGAGAAAGCTCGAGCGGCACTCATCCCGAGTGGAATACTAACTTTAGCTTTCATATTTGTATTTAGAGTCTTGAGAAATTTATTTTCAAGTATTTTATTACGGTAATCTTGTTCTTCTCCTGTAATTTTACTTACAGCTTGCAAGGCCCGTATACTATTGGTATTGCTCATTAATTCTCCTTTATATAAGTAACTCTTTGTTGAAAAAAATTAAGGCACAGGAAATTTTCGAGCTTTTGCTCAAAAGTAGCAATTGCTCGAAAATAATCTTTCTTTTTTTATCTGGGTCTTGGTCTTCTTACTGGTCTTGGTGTAGCCACTCGTCGACTAGCTGAAACTGTAGTGGTTCTATTAATAGCAGAGGTTGTCCCTTGGTAGGTGCCACCATCAATAACGTCCGTAAAAATAACTTGATTATTTGTCTCGTCGACCTGCAAAAGGTAGCCGTCTGAATTGGTGTAGTCAGCCGGAGTATCATCAAGTGCAACGAATTCTGTGCGTCCAATATTGTCAGGAGATACAACTGTCCATTTGCCAAGCCCAGTATCGAATTGAAGCAAAAATCCATCGCTAGGAACTGAATCATCAACGTTATCCAAATCATTTAGTTCAAGAATAACATTACCTGTTTGGCCATTAACGCTTGATACACCGTCAGCTGTTAATAGTTCTATCCAATCAGAGGAGGTACCTGTGGTGCCACTCCCTTTAATATACGTTTTGTCAATATCCGTTCTAATTGCAACATCACCCATCTGAGCATCTAAATTTACCATCTCAAGCTCGCTATTAACTACGAAAGTTTCTGTTAATGAGAGAGGAGGCAATTGATCATCTGGAATTTTTCCATTTTCATTTAATGTTGCTACCCCATTTGCAACTGCTCGTTCTGAGTTTCTAATAAAATCCACTTCTGAGGAGGCAGTAACCTTGATTCCACCGAGGGTTATTCCATCACCAATCCAAAGAACATTTGTATCAGTAGTCCATAATAATTCTCCTAAAGCCAATAGGTGATTGGAGCGAGCGGCATCTGTTCCTCTTTTAATTCTTATCATTTTTGACATAAATCATCCTTTACTTCTTATGTTAAATCCCCGCCATCGATATCATCGGCGTACTCTTTTGTCACAAGAGTTTTTTCATCACTCGCGGCAATTTCAGCTATTGAACAACTTGGTGCTCTAACAACTCCATTTGTATATACTTCAAAACCATTCTGATAGTTTTCCCAATTAGTTCCAATACCAACCACGAATTTTGTTGGACCATTAACACTTGATTGTGGGTCTACATTGTAAGAACCAAATACTGTTTCACCATAATAATTTGATTTTGTATTATTGCCAAATACAACACTATTATCTTCACTTGCTTCCACATTTAAACCGACAGCGAAGGAGTTATAACCCGTTGCTCCATTTACACTACCCGAATCTAAACTAAGACTTAAATCAATAGCTTGATCCCCAATTTCGCCATAGTTATTTGGGTCTCTTCCTAATATCCTCCACCCTGTTTTACCATCGACCTCAATCTTTTGAAGCTGAGATGGAGATATATTCTCATTTGAAAGATCAATATATAAATCTGGATTAGCCAGAAATTGTGCAATCGTCGATCCAGGATTTAATCCAGTTTTAGAAATAATTTCTACAAATCTAGTATTACCTGTACCATCCGTACTATCATCCAAAATATGAATTGTAGAATTCAAAGGTATATTAAATACTCCAATTGAGTTTCCATCTTTAAAAGCGTATAAGGGATTTCGTTTCATTATTTATCCTTTTATTTTTCTTATCTATTTGTTTCTTTAAAAAAGCAACAGGAAATATATCTCGCTTTAGCGAGATATATTTTTGTATAATATAATTATGTGTGAACAATTACTGTTCTTTTATCCTCTGCCACATTACCATCGGAATCTTTTACTGTGTAATAAACAGCATATTCACCGGAATAGGTAGTATCAACTTGATTATCGGTAATAATATCTCCAGTAAGATCCCCGTCTTTCTCGTCTTCAGCAGTCGCCCCAGCATCGACATATGTATCTCCTTTGAGAACATACTCTGGATTATTACCAAGAATGGTAATAGTAGGACCATTAAGATCTGGCTCGACATAATCGCTTGACATTTTAATTAATGCCTGGCGAAGGTCTGTAACAGTCATTGTTCCATAGAAAGTTGGATCAATTAATTTATTGATTTCATCTTGAGTAGCGCCCATCATCTTCATAATATTTCTAAAGTCAGAAGTGCTAAGTAGTTTTTTTCTATCTACAGTTTCCATTGCGCCAGTAAGAGTTTCATAAAAATATTCAGCTGATGGCCATTCTTTAATAGCGGTTATATCTGCCCCCATTTCTTTAAGTACCAATTCAAGGTCAGAAATACTTGAGGTCCCATTTTGATATGTTTTTTCAGCAAAAATAGCTTTAAATTCATCCATTAACATGTTTTATCCTTTAATTAATTTATGTATATTTTTGTTCCGATTTTATATGCTGTCTATTGTCTCACCCGCAAATAGCCATATATAACCATATTTTGGAAATTCTGAATATTGTCCAGAATGATTAAATGTATAATGTCTTTTCGATGTTATTGTTACCAGAAATCTTGGATCATTTAAACATACACCTAAACTGCAAGAATTCATATTTGGTTCAATGTCTGAGGCTAAAGACGGACTTGGAGCATTTATTTCCACGGGATAAAGCATATATCCATTATCATCGAGACGTTCCCAGGTACGAGTAGTATAATCGAATTTTAACTGGCATCGGTAGCTTCCTGGATTGGTCCGGTATTTATCCGCGTGTAATGTATCAGTATTTTGGACTTTCGACCTATATAAATTCGGGGACCCAAAATCACCAGTAGTTTTTAATAACATTATACCATTACTCATTTCGAAATAATGTTTATATAAACCAAAATAACTGTCATCTTTTTTAAAGCTTGTTCTATCATATGCATTATAATCATCCCTTAGTAGACTTACTCGATACCAGCCATCAACAGGTGCTCGTGGAGGATACCTTTTATAGCAAAAAAAAGAATCTTTATTTCTTCTACGTCCAAATGGCATTTTTTCTCCTTTTTTTATATAGGTCTTTGTTAAATTCTTTATTTTTCTGCTTTAGAATAAAGCAAAAAAGTATATAAATATTATTAATGAAGACAAGGAGTCTTTATTATATAATGATATGAGGTATTTACATAATTAATATTATATAAATATGTGACATTAATTCTCTTTCCGAAAATCGGGCAAAGGTCCTTAGACCTCCGATAAGTTAGAGAAACGGAGAAAAGTATCGATGAGATGGTCTCATCGGCAACTAACTTCGTATTGTCTTTAATAACGGGCGGGCGGACGTCAAAAATCCCCAAAGCGTCCCAACTATCGTATAGCGCCAGCGCCGAAAGCTCAAAGAGTTCATAGGTGATAGTTGTGGAAACCCGCGTGGTGGCTTGAAACCACTGGTAATAAGGTGTAAGACCCACCTTATTCGAAAGAGGGCGTGACTGAACACGTTAAAAAGTCTGGGCGACAGTGCCCTAGAACCAAATTTTATTTTTATTTTATTAAATATTAAAAAATTCTAAAGGATATTGATGAAGCCAAACCATAGGATTTCAGTTGAACAATCGGTTGATACTAATATAAATCTAATTTTAAAAAAGGAATTTCGTATTAATATAAGACATCATAGAATACCAAAAAGTTTTAATATGACTTTATATTTTGGGATAGCTGGTTATAAAAATGAGGTAGTTATGGGCACCCATTTCCAGTATGAGAGAGGAGCGATGATTCGCTTTAATTATGGTGACATGCTATGGTATACACTATATCCATTAAATGCTATCTATTCTGATACAATTATTTTATATACTGAAATCGATGAAAATAAAAATTTGTGGGGGTATTTTGGCTCAGATATCCCTATAAATTTTGATAAAGAGGATAGAGAAATTTCAGATAAATATCTTTTATTAACCCCGGTGGAAATGAAATTTTTAAATAATGAATTAAAAAAAGATAGAAAGGCTTTTTTAGAGTGGTTAAACATAGATTAATAAAATGTGTTCCTTTGATTTATCCAGGAATACAAGCAACCTTTTATTTGTATTTGTATCTCGAAAATTATGGGTGTACACCATATAAAGTAAGTTCTGTGTTAGATCAAAAATATGTAAAAGATTTTTGGCTGGAGCAGTTTAAAACAGAAAAAGCGGTAGATAAGGTTGAACATCTTTATTTTAAATTTAGTTATTGGTTCGCATTTGAGCCGAAAATTGGTTTAAAGGTGATAATAGAATCTTCGGACCTGCATGAAAACCCAGATATAATGTATGAACGCATAATTAATGAAGGAGTTCTTCTTTTGACTGCTCCTGAATTTGAAATACATTGCAAACTTCAGGAACAATATTTTAGAAATGAAAGGGATATACAATGGGATTAGATATGTACATGACACAGAAAGTTTATATAGGTGCGGCTTATAAAGCAGAAGAGCGTCCTGGAGAACTTGAGATCAAAGCTCCATTTGGTGAGGATATATACAAAATACCTATGGCCAAAATTGAAGCAGTCGAGCTAGATTTTATGTATTGGAGAAAAGCAAATGCTATTCATAAATGGTTCGTCGATAATGTTCAAAACGGTGTGGATGATTGTGGTAATTATCTTATTGATGAAGAGATGTTGGAAAAATTATACAGAGATCTTACAAAAGCTATCCTATCCCAAGATGCCACTATTATCCCTCCCACAGAGGGTTTCTTTTTTGGAGGAGCGGAAGCGGATGAATACTACTGGAGAGAATTAAAAAGAACTCTTGAAAATATCAAGCCAATTATTGACGAAAGAAAAAACCATATGATGAACAGGACAAATTAATTAGATCCTCAGATTTTTATTATCACTCCAGTTGGTAATTTTATTGGAGCTCCAATAAAATCATAATATAAATTATTAACAATACAATTTTAATACGGAGGAATATCTATGACTAATACTACTTCGGAATATGATATTCCAAATATAGTAACATATAATGAATGGCAATTTTTAAAACAGTTTTGTAATTTAACCAAAGGCTATACCCAATTCTCGGAGGAAGAGCTAGATGAGATAGTTGTTTTTTTTGATGAAAAAAAAGATTATCTTGATTATCTTGAAAGAAAAGAAATTGAAAATATAACTCCGAGTTTTGTGCTACTTCCCAGATTCTTTTGGGAGACGCACAAAGATACAATTCCAGATCAATTTAGTCCGACTATTAATCTCGAAAATAGATTAAAAGACTTAAATACCTCGAGGGACTATAAATTTATGTTTGAAAGCAGACGTTTATCAGATCAACATCCGGTCAAATTAATTGATGGATTTGAACTGAGACCTGAGCAAGAACCAGTACTTGATTTTTTTATTGCTGAACTTAATGAAAAAACTCGACTACACGGAGTATTACAAGCTGCACCCGGTGTGGGCAAGACTGCTATGTCGATCACATTGATATCGAGATTACGAGCTCAAGGTCTCATTATTGTTCCAAATGAGGTTCTTCAAGATCAATGGGTTGAAGCGATATTACAATTTACTAATTTAACCGAAGATGATATAGGAATAATTCAAGGTTCTAATCTTAAAGCGAATCAAGATGCAATTGAAAAACCAATTTCAATTATTAAAATACAATCTCTTTTTAGTCAAATAAAAAGAAATAAATTCCACGAACTTCTTTCTTTCTATAAATTTAAGGAATTGATTGTTTATGATGAATGCCATAACAGTGGTGCTGCAACATCATACGCTAAGACCTCTAGTATATTTTTAACTCCTTTTATTCTTGGGTTAAGTGCGACCCCTTATAGAGTTGGTTTAAATGACTATTTATTAAAAACCTCGATTGGGGAAACTATATATGTAGTCGAACATCAGAATCTAGTTCCTGACATTGAAATACATAGTGTATTCGTGCCATTCACAGAAGCTGAAACCAAGAGACTGGTTTCATTAGGAGCGGATTATACCATGTTTTTAGGTATGTTTAATTCAATGATGAAATCAAAACATCAGTATTTTGAATACCTTGCTGATATTGTTAATTGGAATTATACTCAAGGGCATAATATAGTTGTATTGTTTTCTACAATAGCACTTATGGAGAAATTACAAAATGAAATTCATAAACGGCATCCTTCAATTGCCGATAAAGTCCTACTCCTTAAAGGTAAGACAAAGCAGGATGCAATGGATCTTGTCAAAGAAGCTAGAAAGGAGATTATGGGTTCTTACAAAGAGTACAAAGAAGAACTCGATGCTCTGGTTAAAAGTAAGGAACTTAAACGTAAAGAAGCCAATCAAAAGATTAAAGCGCGGCGAAAAGAGATAGACGAACATATCGAATATTTAAAAGAGCATGCTTTGGATCTATATAAACAAAAGGTTCGTGAATCCGATATTATTATTTCAAACTATAATTTACTTAGCGCCGGATTCGATAAAAGCCAGTTAAGTAATATTATATTTGGTGGAGCACCCCGTATTGGAAAAATTTCGGTAATACAATCAATTGGAAGAATAACTAGAATACATGAAGGGAAACAGAAACCACTGGTTCAATATTTTATCCCTAGTCCTTTTATTGATTTTAAAAAGAGTACTGGTATTATACTAACGAACAATATAAAGGTCCAATATCCGGAAGCCAAATTTAAATATATAGGATTTCAATCATGAGTACGACGAAATGGACAAAATGGAAATTAGAAACACGTATGTCTAAATATATAGAGAGAACTGGAAAATATAGTCCAATGAATGAATTGGAATATATTTTTCTAAAAGAGCTTTATATGTACCTAACTAAACAGGAAATGTCAAAAGAATTCAAAAAACAACTTTATACAAATTATATTAAACTTGTTAATTTAAGTTACTGGTGCAATTGCTCTGAGCCCAATCCAGAGATGCAAAAGATAATTTATAAACAATGCAATATAATTCTTGATTGGCAATATATTGGTCCGTTCACCTTTATAATGTTAAATAATAATTGGCATTATGAAAAAATGAAGCAGGTTATTGATTTATTATATAATTGGTCAATAAATCCTCATTATTATGGCTACGCCTCCGAAAAAGAATTTTTTAATAATATGAATTTCTTAAGAAAACAATTTACTGAAAATAAAGTGGATTTATATGCTGCTGTAGATAAATGGCCAAAAGAATTTCGAAAAAGATTTCATCGTTTAAAGGAGGTTCATTGATATTTGATATTGAAAAAAATAAAGAATTTTTAGCGCAGATTATTCTTACTGAGAATGATGAGTTAAAAAGCTTGGATTTAGATTTTATAATATCTGCCAGCGGTTCAGCTAAAATTCTTCAAACTCTTGAAAAGGAAAAGATAACCGAATTTATTGAATTTATTGAGGAAATTGAAAATATTCAGGAGTGGTTTAATAATCTATATAGAAGTAAATCTTTGGTTATTGAAGAATCACTTTGTGATCAATATGAAGAGGCACTTAATATAATACGAAAGTGGTTACGAACCTCCGGTGAACTTTTTAGTTTAGAAATAAAAGAAATAAAATAATAATGAATAAGAAATAAGGAATAAGGATAATATATGAAAAAATTAGCTGCCGATATAGGGTATAGTTCTACTAAGGTTAAATACGAAGGAAAGCTTTATCGTTTCCCTTCGGCTATTGCTTTTGCCACCGATTTGGGAATTGATTATGGGGAGGATGATGTAGTTAAATATAAAGGAGAAACCTATTACGTTGGTGAAGCTGCAGTCGGATTAGAGACTTTTACAACAACAGATTTCGGATTTAAACAACAATTTGATCCTGTAATTATTTATCATGTACTTAAAAAATTAAATTTAGTGGAGGATGCTGTATCGGGTAATGTTGAATTATTTTTAACATTAGCTTTAGCCGACTGGAAACATAAAGACGAATATTTAAAAGTGCTTTCTTCTTTTGAAGTAAATGGTAATCAATTGAAATTTGATAATATTACCCTACTTCCGCAGGGTGCTGGGGCATATATGCAATTTGTAGGAAAAAATGGAGTGCACCCGAGTTCAGCAGCAATCATCGATATTGGATTTAATACCATTAATTTCCTGGTTTATGAAAATGGCCAACCAAAAAAAGCTCATTCAAAAGGTTATAGTGGACATGGGGTATCGAGTATTCTTCGCCCGTTCGCAACATATCTTGAATCAACATTTAATATGCCTTTTGGAGAAGCAGAAGCCCTTAAAATTTTTATGAATAATAAATTTATTTTTAATGGAGCAGAACAACCCCAGGTTACCGAAAAAATTACAGAGCTTAAATCCCAATTCGTAAAAAAATTATTTTCTTCTGTTTTAACAGGAGAAAAAAAGATATTGGCTACTTCTGAAAAAGTAATTTTAGCTGGTGGGGGTTGCTATCTCTTAGAAGGCATTGCTTTTCCTCCAAATGTTATTTTTACCGATAAACCATATGAATTTGGAAATATTAGTGGGGTCATATAATGAAAATTATAGCTTTTACCGGTGCTAAAGGTTCGGGTAAAAATACTGCCGCGGAATATCTACGTGATAAACTTGAAAGAAAAAATGCTTTAATTATCGAGGTATCCTTCGCTGATATTCTTAAAAATATAATTCATGATAGTTTTGGTATAAAAAATTCCCAAGCGGATTTAATTAAACGGATGGATATAAAACCTTTTAATGGATTAACCCTCCGGGAAGTGTATCAGCAATTGGGGGAAGCAATTAAAACTTATATTGGGGAAAATATATGGGTTAATTTAACTCTAACAAGAACCCAAGACTTTATAGAAAATTTAAAGCCAGACTATGTTTTAGTAACAGATTTAAGATATACCAATGAAGAGGCTGCTTTACGCAAATTTGCAGAAGACTATGGATATGAATTATTTATTATTAAAATGGTAAATAAGAATCTTCCAAAAAATAATGACGTTCATGTCAGTGAAACCCAAATAGATAATATTAAAGAAGATTTTTTAATCGAAGCGTTTAATACTGAAGAAATAAAAAATAAACTGGAGGAAATACATGCAATTTCATGATGGGGGTGGATACGTTCCACAACAACAACAACAACAACCTATGGGACAACCAATGCCGCCTCAACAACAGGCGCAACAGTCCCCTGCACCGTCTAATTCCGCGACATTTACTGCGGATATTAAAGTTCTTGAGTACATCCAGATGGTTCATCCGGAAATGGCATCTGCAATGATTAATATCGCTATCAAAAAATTTGCAGAATCTGAAGATTTTTGGGATTATTTTGTAAAGGATGAATTTAAAAGCTTTGCTCAAAAGGAGCAATTGCTCGAAAAGAGCAAGCCAGAAGAAAAGGAAGAGACACCAACCGAATCAACTCCTGCTATGGATTTTACAAGTTGGTAAAAATGGAAGGTCGATTGACCTTCCATTTTCCTGTCATTTAAATTTTACCTAGCTAGAATTTCTTTAAAGATTTTTTTTGGGGATATTTATACTATTGTTTTACTTTAGAATAAAGTAAAAAACTATAAATATATTAACATTGAAGGGAATCAAAATATTCTTTTGATCTCTTTGAGTAGGGTGAAGACCCAAGCTGGGAATAGTAAATTCTATTCCCCGCCAAAACTAGTCCCGAACCGCGGTCGGGCTCGGCTATAAAGCGCTGGTTGAAAAGCCGGCTGGAACAGGGTTAAAGTCCCCATAATTCAAAAGGAGATATTATGAAAACAGTTACAACAGCAACTCATCCGGGGATTTTTCATCCGGATGAGCTCTTCGCACTAGCGGGACTTGAGCTCGCTGGTTTCGGTCTTGATATCGTTCGAACGCGATGTCAAGACATCATCGACGACTGCGATATCGTCGTCGATGTCGGGATGGAGTACGACCCCGACAGGATGAGGTTCGACCATCATCAAGATGGTCCAGACGTCCATGGGCGATCGGCTTTCGGGTTGATCGCCCACTGGCTCTGGGAGGAGGATGAAGTCCCCTCCCTTATTTGGGAGTTGGTCCGTGCAGTTGATGCACGGGATACGAGAGTGGGATACAATCCCAAGAGCCCGTGGGATGAAATCCTTGGATGGATCTCTGATCTTAATGATTTGGATATTCAGGGAATTGAGCAATCGCGAGCGTTCTATAGATCGCTACACTTTGCTCGAGATATCCTTGAGGGTATCCGGGACTACAATATTCATGGCCCGAAGGGCGAAATCTTCGATCGTCTTGCTGAAGCGGCTGCCGAAGCCCGCGAGACTAAAGAAGAGATTCTCAAGGCGCGCTCCGAGAAGGCAGAGATCATCGGTGTTGACGTTGATGGTGGTCGTCTTCAGGCGAAGTTCGCCGCGGTGGATAAGTATGTTGGGTTAAACAACCTGACAGCTGTCCACGGGGACGATGTCTGGGGATCCATCTTTCATGATCACCAGACCAACGAGATCAAGGTGACGGTTAACACCGATTACCTTAAGATCTCGCCTGAAAGCCACGGGGCGAAGTTCGTTCATAAGAACGGCTTCTTCGCTGTTTGGGACGAGGCTAAGTGGAACGGAATCATTCAGGATCTTGTTCTCGAGGAGGTGAAATATGTCTAATTTCACTCGAGAGAATTTGGCAGCGATAATTAAAGGTCACCCTGTCATAGAACAGATGACAGATGGTGACCTAAATAAGATAAAAAACGCGGTCAATGCAATTATGACCGTGTTAGTTGCCCGAGGGTTAACCTACTCTGAGGATAAGCGTACTCACGAAGCCGGCCGAGCCGAGCATGAGTACGCTGCGAGCAATTTATATCCTCGTCTCTTTCAATTCATGAGTGAATTAAAAAGAGAAACTTCCTTAATGTGGGCAGTTGGAAATGCCATTCTGGATCATCTCGAATTTTTGGGATATCAATGGGATGGGGAACATTTCATGGAGCCCAAGAAAAAGGATATTTTGACAAAGGAGGATTACTCCTATATCCAAATATTTGGGGAGGAGGCCTTCCGTGAAAAAAAAAGAAAGGAGGCAGAGGCTAGAGAACGACCAAATCCTTGGGCCTAGGCCCAAGGATTTGGTCTCTCTTGTTTTATATTTACTATGAAAATATTAAAAGAATATGTACCATTAAATAAAAGAAAAAAAAGAGGATATACTATTTTAGCGTCCCATCCTCTAGATACCGCCATTAGTCCGGCCGATGCTCATTCAGGAGTTGGATCAACTTTTCAAAAGGACAGAAAAAGAGAAATTATTTTATTTATTAAAAATTTTGGATCATATTCTGGTCAGATTATGATAGGGATTCGATATAAAGACTATTATACCTTAGCCAATTTGTATCCATTTACTTCTAAAAAGGGAGGAATGGGATTAACGAAAGAGATTATAGAAGAGCGTGAAAAAAGGACGGATTCCTCGCGCTGGAAACTAGAATTTTCGACTCCATTTAAACTAGACGATGATGGTAAAATTCGTCATGTCTATTGGACAGGAGGGGTTCTAAAAGCTAAATTTACCCTTGTAAAATTCGATAATACATACGCTTTTAGATATAGTGGCGAATTTGTACTTTCCACAAAATATGGAGGCACCAAACCAATGAAAATCCAAAGTGGGGTTTTAGCAACTTCATTCGAAATAGATTTAGTAAAAGCAATAGCTAAAAAAGAAAAATAAAGAAATAAAGAAATAAAGGAATAAAGGAATAAAGGAAAATTATGCAATTACCACACTATAAAGAAGCGTTGCTTGGGTATATCGAACCCAAAAAAAGAATTAAAGGAGAAATAGATTCGGATATAAAGGCTAATACCATCACCGCGCTTATTCTAAATGATCAATATGATTATAACGCTATTGATATTAATAGGGTTCTTTCGAATAGTCTTAAAGTAAAAGATAATTCAATTTATCGAATATATAACGCGAATAATCCCATAACAGAAGAGGATCTAATTTATAGATTAGATCAGGTAACAAAGCTCGTTGACACCAATAGAGGAACCGAAACCTTATCAAATATGACAACATCTTTTTTCTTTATCAAAATGAAGGATTTCCAATATGCAATCCCAGTAGGTCGTAAAATCTATTTCGATAAAACTATTTCATCTTTAGCTTTAAAGTTATTTCCGGTAACAGAAAATAACGATTTTTTCAATCTTGCATATCATGATATCGAATATATTGATATGGCAGTTACATCATCCCTAAGGAGGTTAAAAAAGGAACTAAAAGAAAAGCTTAACGAAATCGAAGCATTTGAAAATCAACGGCCGTCTTTCGATGGTTCACTAGTTTAACTAATACTAATTAAAAAAATAAGGAAGAAACATGATATTGATAGATAAAAATAAAACAATTATAGCTGGAGAAGCGCTTGCAGTTGTAGCGGAGTTGGGGGCTATTTTAGATAGACTACTGCTCGAATTAGAAGGAAAATCTCAAATTGATCTTTCTTACGAAGAGCTCCTTGATCGATTTTTTAAAACGGTACTCACTATTAAAAAAATACGTGGTAATCGATCGGATATATCTCCTCAGGAGATATTGGAGAATGGGGATTATAAGGATCTTTTTCCGGAGGATTTTTATAATATTTTTAATGCGGAAAAGCGACTGGGTGATAGATCAAATCCAGGAAGTGATTCGACGGAAGCGAGCAAACTTTTAGAGGAAGCAATGGCTCGTCTTCAAAAAATCAAAAAAGAATCTGTGGATAGTACGCCGAATAAAAAATCCAAAAAAACCAAAAAAGATAAAAAGGTTAAAAAGACTAAAAAGACTAAAAAGGCTAAAAAGGATACTGAATGATTAAAATAGATGGATTCGAAGTAGCCATGGAAGGTAGTTTTGGGCAGCTAATTAAGGATGCAGCGAGCGCAATACACTCAGTATCGAAAGCTGCCTCTGAGAAATTTAAAAACGAGGGCGGTCCAAGTTATGATGAAGTTGTCGAGCAAATTTTGGAAGAACTCACAAATCTAAAAAAATATGATATCGATGGACCATCATCCTTTCCTGTTGATGCTGAAAAACACTTTTTGAGGGAATTAAAACAATTACGAGAGGAAGCCTCCGAAAAGGGATTAAAATCTTTTTTGGACTTCGATACAACTCGTCCAGATAAAGATGCTGCAAAAAAAATTATAAGAAGTGCAATTGATGATGTTTATCTTGATCCCCGAGCAAATTTGGATCAAAAAGATATTTCAGCCATTTCAAACGCCGGCAAAAAAAAGAAAAAGAAAAATAAGAAAAATAAAAAAGGTTAAGGACCTATAAAGGATATGTGATGGGTATAACTGAAGAAAATAAAAGAAATCTAATTGGCCTTTGGTTAATGCAACCAGATTTAACACCGGAGGCTACTAAAAAACATTTTCCACATTTGGGGATTTCCCCAAATGTTATTACAAATCAAGAACTAAATGAATTGTACAATACTTTTTTAAAAAAATCAAGAGGAACCTCTTTTACACGAAGGGAATCTCCATTAGGATCAAATCCATTTATGGAAGATATTGATAATGAACCAGACTCCTTCTAAGGTCTGGGATATCCCCCAAGATGATTATCTCGGTCGTCGTATTTTATTACCTTTAAATAATCGTATTTCCTTTCTTCAAGAAAATCAATATATAATTTTAACATCTGATGGAAATTTGGCTCTTTATTCAGGACTATCAGAATATCTTAATAAACAACGGTTTTATGTTGGGACTGAATCTATTGCTGGGTTTACCTTTAAAGGTGGAGGAAAAAAATATCGCAAACGACGTGGGCGAAAAGCTTTTTTTAAATTAGATAGAAACCATAGAGGGGATATATTAATATCAGAAATATCAGACCAGGGAAATATAACTAAGCCGGAATTATTTCTTACAAAGTTTGAAATGCTTTTAATTAAAAGAATGCGAAAAAGAATATATGATTATCTTCGAGCACTAAAGGAGAAAAAATGATATCAAGTATTACTGATTATGCTGATATGAATAATATGACTAAATGTGATAATTTTAATGAATGGATATCAAGAATTAAAGGTGGAAGCATCGGACTACAGACAGGGAATTTCTATAATTTATATGTCTATAATCATAACCGGCAGAAATTCCAGAGATTAAAACAAAATCCGAGACAAGATAGCGATGTTAGAGAAAAGGAATTAACGGCTTCCATTGGTCTGTCAACTAATATTAATTTTTGGACCATTGATTATTTAGAATTGTATCCGAATATACTCGAAAAATACAAAGAGAGAATATTAAAATATAGAAGAAGAATACCGTTAAATGAAAATCTGATCAAAAACTTTTTCGATCAACCAACAATGGAAGATCTTTAAAACATATAGGAGAAAAAATGTCAAAAGAATTAAAAAAATCAGAAAATTTAGAAACCAACCAAAACACGGGTGATATTCACGAGAAAAATATTAAAAGATATATTTTTTCAATTAAATCATCAGAAGAAGGATTGGAAGTTGGATTCGATTCATTTAACAACCAGGAGGAAATGTCCTCAGCAGATGCGTCTATGTTTATGGTTGGGCTTCTTCGTATAATGGTTGATAGTGGATTGCCTTTAGAAGAAATTGATCCATTTCTAAAAAATATTAGTGATGTAACAAAAGAAATTTATCAGAACTTACCAGATGAAACTTCTTCACATGAATAAAGGAGAAATAAATGGGAGATATATTTAAAAGAATCAAAGGCAAAAGGGAAAATAAAAATGTCCTTGTTTTTGACAGGTGTGATGAGTGGCTTAACCATTTAAAGGAGGGTGCAAATTTAAAAATAGGGTTCCAACCTGGAAATTTATCAAATATTTATGTCTATGATAAAAAGGCAGATGTTATTCATAGAATTTGTCCTACCCCACAAGATGATTCGGTTGTTAATTTTTCTATTCTTCGAAATAATCTTTTAGTAAATGAAGACCTTTTTCCACTCGAATATAAAGTCTATCTTATTTTAGATCCAAAAGAGCTAACCGAAGAGGCGATGGAAAAATATGGTAGAAGACTTAAAAAAATATTATTATTTGAACCAAACGAAAATATTATCGAACAATTAGGATTTCAAAAATTTGAATTGGATTCAATTTAGTAAAATCAAAAACAGAAAAGGATAAAAAATGGTAAAAAGAAAAGTTTTATCAATTGGTGAGATTGCGCACATTTCTGAGGAAATCATCAATTCTATTCCAATTGAAAGAATAGAAAAGAAAAAAAGAACAACTGTAATTATCGAAACTACAGCTAGAGAGGTGAGAGAGGCATATGTTCGAGGAGAAACGTCAGATGAAATGGCAAGAATTCATGATCTCTTTTCCAGAAAAAGAACAACAATTATTGTTAAGCTATACGGAAGTGAAATCGAAAATGTTATTTTTGAGTGGGAACAATGAGTGTCCGATTTCGTCAGACCAATGGTACCATAAGATTTTTTAAAGATAATTCCAGTAGAGTTCTTCATCGGGAGGATGGTCCTGCCGTTATAATGGCTAATGGTTTGGTTGCATACTATAAATTTGGAAAATTGCACCGGGAAGATGGACCCGCGTTAGTTGATACTTCCGATAAGATTGCTACTTGGTATTATGAAGGAAAGGCCCATCGAGATGATGGTCCGGCTGTAATTAGTGCCAGGGCACTTCGAAATAAATTAAATAAAATTGCTTTCTTTAAACATGGTGTTCCCCATCGCAAGGATGGTCCTGCGGTTATACATAGATTAGAGGTTTATCCATATGATATTACGTATAGCTATATAATTGATGGGGTTGAGCTCGCTGAAAATAATAAAGCTATTGATTTTATTGAGATGAAGTATTTTAAAATAACAGACGAAGAACGTGAATTAGATTTTTATTTTAAAGAACTTCAAAAATATATTGAGGAGGCAAACAATGAGCGAGAAAAAGCTTTACGTGACAACGGCGTATAAATATGGCAACCGAAATAAACATAATTATGTTGTAGGTATTTTTGAAGATTTCGAGAGCGCTTATGCAGCAGCTGAAAAAGAAGAACAAGAACGAGCAGGAAAATATAGTTGTGTAGTCAGAGAAACATTATTAAATTCCATAGAATTCGAGAATGCCTTAGTGGTAAGTACTCCTCTCGACAAGAAATATATAGAAAAAACTATAGATTTATTAAAGCATACTGATGAAGAATTAAAATCATATGAATATCTTTTAAATTATTTAAACGAACTTGACAATATGCTTTCTACGATTAACGTACGAGTTCCGGATGATATAAGTGATTTTCAAAAGCAGTCGTTATTTATAAAACGTTCTAAAATTATTAGTGGTTTAAAAACATACTTGGAAGCCGAGAAGTCTGCTACAGAAGCTAAAAAGCGGTTTCGGCGATATTATCTGGCACAGGAAAACAATCCGAGCTAGCTCGGATTGTTTTTTTTGTAATATTTTTTGTTAATTTTATTTTAGGAGTTATCCTCTATATGTTGAGCTGCCATTTTTAATAAACCTCCTGGGATATGAGGATTCGGCGTTATTCCATCCAAATCCGGATTATCCCCCATTTCAGGTATATTATTTTCCTTATTTTTTACAGCCGATGCTATTTCATTATCTGTTAATTTTCTGTTTTCGGAATCTTTTGCTCGTTCAGCTACATTTATTCTTTCTTTAGGGGTAAGTCCCGGATCTTTATCTGATTCCTGAATCTCGGTCAAAGCAGATTCAATTAAAAATTCAATCTTTGTTAATAGTTTATCCATGTTTATCCTTTTATCCTTTTTATCTTTTTTATTTAAATTATATTACAGCCCTATTACATAATTATCGAGGGAAGGGAGAGCTTCATATGTTTTTGAATCATAACCCATTTCTGTTAGGATACGTTTGCGATCCTCTTTTTCGTCATTATTAATAACTCGTATAATTGATTCTTTTTGGTCTTTGAAAATTCCCGGATCAGAGGTCGACATTGTAACATCCAGAAAATAATTTGCTTTCTGTGGATCGTACATAGATACCCGCCCATCAGTTTCAATAAGACCTTTGCCGATAAATTCATGACGTACAAAAAGACAAAAATTGTAGGCCATAATTGAATCGTCATGGGCTCCCTGAACTGCTTCGAATCGTCCATTATTTTTTTGTTCAAGATTTCGCAATTCCTCTTGTAAAAGAGCAGTTTTTGCTCTTTCAGGCATTTCATTTATAGCACTTAATAATAAATTAAACATCATATCTCTTGATTTGGCATTAGTTAGCAATCCTGGACGTCTTTCGTTATTTTTCAATTCTTCTTGATATAAATAACTAGTATAATCAAATCCTCCATCATCGAACATTAATTCTTCAATGGTTCCAAGACCAAAGGAGTTCCTCTCTATAATTACCTGAAGGGTATCCTCTGTTAATGAGTGTAATTCTGTAAGGCCCTGTATTAGAGATTTAACAACGACTGCAAATCTCTTTACGACCGAAAATTTACCATGCCATGAACCAACCTCTTCTCCAGTTTGAGCGTCGACAAGTACCATAGCACTAAAGTCAGCTTTGGCTCCTGTACTTGCGGCTGTATCAACACCAAGCAGATATAATCGTGTTGGATCCAAATCATCTACAACCTTGAATTGTTCGCCATAAGCCATAGTTATTGTACTTTTAGTTTCTTTTGGTTCGAATAGTTCTAGAACTTCATCTGGGAAAACGGCGTTTGATGAACCCAAAAATACAAGGTCAAGCTCCTGAGAAACTTTTCTCATATTAAAGTTCAATTCTTTAATTTGCTGTTTATACCAAGCCTCGTCTTTATTAGTCTCTGACCAATGTATTTTAAATCTTACAAAGTTATTTCGGTTATCATCGCTATTAATAAGTTCATCCCAATTTTCTTGAAATTTTATACTATCATTAATAAATACCTCACTTGAATCCCAACCTCGGGACCATACATTATAAAAAAAATTGGTACCAGCTCCATTTGGTGTTGTTGTAAATAGAATACCATTTGGATAACCATTTTGCTTTGCGAATACTCTCGCTGCAGAAATAGCAGGTTGCATGGCTGTCCATACAATATCCATCTTCGGAATAAAAGCAGTTTCATCAATATAGATCAATGGTGCAGACATACCCCTTCCCAGCCTATCTGGGTCAATACTACCACTAACATAGTTAGAGTTCATACGAGATCCGTTCTCCAGCTCCAAATAAGTAACTTTTTCAGATTTACCTTTAAATGGTATTTGAAGCCATGCTGGCAAATAAGCAAGCATTTCCTTCATTCTTTTAACAGCATCGTTTGCCCTTTTACTATCGAGAGTAACGTATTCGATAGTAAGTTTCGGGTAAAACAATAGCGCCCATAAGTAATATAATAAAGCTGTCGTTGTTTTACCATGCTGGCGCGATGCCATCATTTCAACGGCATCGCACTCATGAATTGCTTTGATAAACTGTCTATATTTTGGGGTTGATTTCCATAATTCAGATTCTTTGATTGGTATCATACCTCCGGAAACAGGTACTGCACAATAATTCTCGATAAAATACAAAGGGGATAATTTACATTTCAAATATTCCTTAGCTTTATCTATTGGCTTGCCGTCCGGGCCAATAATATTATTATCTTTTAAATTTATTTCCATTTATTAGTCCTTTATTGTTAATTCTTTGTTAATTCTTTGCTTTAGAATAGCAATTAAAACTATAAATATATTAATAATGAAATAGGAAATGTGCATCTGGTAGATGCCGGTCGCCAGACCGAAGGGGTTCGATTCCCCAGGACAGCAGGGAGAGTACCGCACCGAGGAAACCGAGTTAAGGCAAACCGGGTCGCAAGGCCGACGGGATATACTGGTGTATATCGTGAACCACGAGGAATGGCTCGTGCAACCATGGGTTCGATTCCCTATGACCCCCGAGATAGATCGGGTGACAGCTAGTTAAGATGATTAGCCGCTCTACTGATCCGAGAGAGAAGTGATCAGCGTTCCTATTTATCTCTTTAATTTTAAAGACAGGAATATATCCCCACGTGGGGATATATTAAAATTTTATTTGCATTTATGTTTATTAAACCCAAAGTAGTCCGTTTAATACCCTTGAGCTTTTCTTTCATCTAATTTTCGTTTAGCAAATACTCCACCTGCTCCAAGAGCTGCTCCGCCCAGAGTAGAATGTAAATAAGAATCTCTAGTGGAATTACCAATATCATTCCGCATCTCATCGACTTTCGTTTTAAGTTCTGGAATTTTTTCTATCTCTGCTGCTTTTTCTGGCTGAGACATATTTTTAATGTTATTAAGCTTTTCTTCACTGTAAGCGGCATATTGGTCATCGCTATTTCCATAAGGTTTAATTTTAAAATCATCAACAGTCATCTCATTTCTAACAAAGCCTGGTTGTTTAATAGTTTCAATATTAATATCTGGATGTTTTTTTATCCATTCCTGGATATTTTCTTGATGTCCTCCTCTTGATGTAAATGGATATAAATCTTCTGTTTGTCCAGACATCCAACTTACAGGTGTTGGGATTGGTCCAATAGAGGAGTCATAATCTGCTGAGTGTATAAAATTATCCCGTAAATCTGTAAAATCGTCTTTTGAAAGATGCTTCGCGTTAAATAAATCGGAATTCGAATCTTTTTCGATATAATTATTAAGTTCTTGTACTCTTTCCTGTTGTAAGTCTTCGGCTCCACCATTTAAATAATTATAGAGGGCTCCTGCGGCAGCACCGCTTATACCAGCGGCAACCCCTGGATTATTTCCAGCGAATTCTTTCGTTTTTGCATAAACACTTCCTATTCCGGACTTCAATTTCTGTCCAAAATCTTCAAATGCCTCTTCAACTAAACGCTGTTTAAAGTTCATTTTATTTCCTTTTATTAGATCTTGTTTTATTTCGGGTAATCCTTTATTTGGATTTGCCCCATGTATTACCTTTTCTATTGGCTCAATTGGTTTATATTTTTCTATACATTTTTTATAAGCCCATCCATTATCTTTTTGACCGTCTCCCATCCTGGAAGTACATTTTGAAATTTTAAATATCATTTTATTTCCTACTTCCAATTTAAATTAATTGGTTCAACTGTATGGTTCAATATTCTAATGTTTTTAGGCAATTCAGGAATCATCTTATTAAATACATTAATAATAGTATCCTTTTGTTTTTGTGAAAGTTTAGAAATTCCTGGTAAAATTCGATGAATATCATAGGTTAATGATATATGTGGTTTATATTCCGGATATGTCGGCTTTAAACCATATTCCTTTCGCATTTTCATATGGGCGGTAGTTAACTGCGGGCTATCCACCTGCAGGACCAACGCATATGGTTGATCTTTAGTTCCCTTTCCAAAAATACCAAAAGATACTGGGGTTACACTTCCATTAATTTCAAATGCGTTTGGTTCTTTATTTGGCCGGGTGCGACTATAGATTACGGTAATATGAATTTTATTTAATGGCATCATTTTGATACCAACTGTTTCAAAATATTTTTGAAGTTTTTTTAAAGCTGTTGGATCGAGCTTTACACTAGAATAAACACCATTCCTATATCTAGATAAAAAATCAGTTTCCTCGAGCAATTGCTCTATTTGAGCAATTGCTCCTTTTGAGCAAACCTCTTCTAATTTCTTTGATTTGGTTTTTGCTTTCTTTCTCCAACTATGGGCACCTGATTTTACCCATCCTGTAGATTTTGAGCATATTGCATAAGCCGAATTTTTATCTTTTCCTTGGTCAAGCACGTGCTTAACACATCTTTCAAGTTTTGCTGGCATATCTATTAACCTTGAGATATTTTCATTACACCGGAATCATTCCATAATTGCCCAGCTATCGCTGGATCAGTAGTTGGTAATGCATTCCCGAATTCTGAGCTAAATAAATAACTTAAAGGAACCAATGTCTGCTTTCCGCGAGCTTCCACAAGATCAGGGGTTGCCTCCGGAGCGGTTAGAGTACCATCGAGATAAATTTCAAAAGCATTTTTTCGATTATCTCCATCAATACCAATACCTGTTTCGTGTATCGTATTCTTATCAGTCCCTACATTATATTTGCCAGCTGCATGTCCAGCGTCATTATGCATAATAGTTGATAAACCTTCAGCATGCGACGCAAGTCCCGTACATAAAGCATATTTTCCTTCAGCGTGTGCAGCATTGTTAAACGCAGCTGTTGATAATCCTTCGGAATGCGAACCACCAACGCCACTTCCACCAACAGCTGTCTGTCCATGATATACAGGTACACCAGGAGCCATCGCGCTAAGATTATAAACAACTTTTATGACAGGCGAATCCGGATCGGCGTCTTCAGCAATAACCGTAGATTGTATAATACCTTCTCCCACTTGACAGAATATATATTCACCTGCTTTCATCCAAGTGTCAGGATTTCTATCTAATGTTATAGTATTATTACTATAATCAACATCTGTTAATGTATAGTTGATAGTTGTTGCACAGAAGGTATAACCTCCCTCGGCGTGTGCTTTTTCACCAAAAGCACGGCAACTTCTACCCTCCGCATGAGCACCGTCCCCAAAGGCATAAGTATTTAAACCTTCGGAGTGGGCACCGCGACCTGGAGCTCTAGTAAAATCACCTTCAGCATGACTATGAGAGCCGGAGGCTTCTGACATATAACCAAAAGCCTGAGAATTATTACCAGAGGCAACCGTTCCATAACCTATAGAAACAGAATTATCTCCACTTGCTGTTGTTGGACCAGAACTGTAATAACCATTAGTACCTCCTAAGGCTAAAGAGCACCTGCCTGAGGCTGTAGTTCCTACCCAACCACTTGATGTGGTATAATAACCGGGGCTTACCCAACCAGAAAAAGCAACTGAACCTTTGCCGGTCGCTCCTTCACCTTGCCACCCATGACTTCCATCACTTTTAATTTCAATTGGGCCAAGATTTAAAGAGTTTTCCCCTGTTGGATTTTCAAACGTATAATCGTTAATTTTATAACCATCTCCATCTTTTACTAGTTGACCAAGAGGGATTAATGAAATTGCATCATCTACATATTTTTTTGTAGATATTTTTTGGGCAGAAGTTGGTAGATATCCGGGATCCATTTCTATGGACCCATCTGATCGTAAATTTCCAACTTGATCATCACGTTGAAAATAACCTAATTCATCAAGCTCATAAATAACCTGCCATATATCGGTTACTTGAGCTGGACCGCCAGATCTTCCAGGGGGGAATAATTCTGCCCAGTGTTGTTTTGTAATAACTTTCATTATATTTCCTTTTTAATTATTCCATGGAATATTATCGATATTTCTATAGTATTCAATTAATTCATCAAATGTTGATAATGAATCAATAATATTTTCTTGGCTCCATTTTATTTCTAGAATTTCTAATCCTCTCAATTCGATTGCGGAAATAATCTCATCATATAATTCGGGGGTTGCCTCATGTAATTTATTATCAGCATCTTTAATATATGGAGCATTAATCTTTTCACCAGTAGTAAAAAGAATTAAATCTTCAGTAGTCGAACCAATTCGAATACCACTGGATGTGGTTGCCACTAGCGAATTTTTTACAGCTAAAAATCTATTTTTCAATTGCTGTTTTAAAGAAATCTTTATATCATCAATAGATTTCTCAATTTTAACCCCATCTTTTATCTCATAAAAAATGGAGTCTTCTTGATTAAGGGAAAGAATTTTATTATCTACCCACGGTTTTCCAAATTTTTCATAGTATATATCCCTATTAAATGTATATATAAAAAATTCAATTATATCATTTTTTAGTAAGTGTTCAATCTCAGGTCTATTTTCATTTAGTATTTCAGCCATTTTTAAAAATGACATATCATTTAAATTGTTATTTACGAAGTCTATTTCTTCTTGCGTTAAATTCATTCTTTTCCCTTATATAATAATATTTAGAAGTTCGTCAAGTGTAGTACAAGACATTATTTCTGTTTCTTTCTCCCATTTCCACTGATATTTACTAAGACCATCTTGAATCATTTCCTGTTTTAAAGTTTGCAAATCCGCTAAATCAAGAGAATGAAAATCTCCAGGTGAGTCCCGAAAATAGATTGGTTCTTGGCCAAGATCTATTAATGAATTAACATTATCTTTATCATCTTTTCCATTTCCTCTTCTGTTATCGACTTCGAAACCTAAACTAGAGGTAAATGTACCATTTTCCATTAAGTCATTAAATTTATCATAAACTTCTTCAAGCTTTTGTTTTTTTAATTCTGCAATATCTGCATCAATATCTGTCTCGATATAATCAGGATCACCAGGATAATCAGGATTCCATTTATAAATACCTGAAATCGAATAAGGTAAATTATCTACACGAATTGCTTTTGAATTGATTTCAATAAAAGCTTCTTCGTCGGAAACATCATCTAATAAAATTAAGTTATCATTTTCTTCTAAAAGAATCATACTTTTCCTCCTAAACTTCGAACTAATTGAAATTCTGCTTCTGTTATTTCTTCTACTTCTAAATCAGATAAAGCTCTATTAAAAATACGTACACGTCCAACTTCACCAAATTTACGATAGCTTCTTCCACTTTTCCAACCGAATATTGAAAAAGTATCATCTATTAGTGCTGATCCGGAATTAAAACTACCTAATCTTTGTGATAAAGATTGTTTTATACCATTAATAAATAAATTACCTACTTCACCTTTTTTAAATTCGACTACAACATAAATCCATTTATTTTTATAATCTCTAAAATCTATTCCATAGAGATCTCCTCTGGCGGTATTAAATCCTAGATTACCACCATAACAATAGAGATCATAAGAAGCCCAACCGAAAGGCATTGTTGCATTTTGACCCTTCCATTTAATCCACCCAGCGACAACAACAATATCTGTGGTATTACTAAAAGGCAAGTTAATTTTAATCGTACCGTTATATTTTACGCTATCCGCAACTAATCCATCGTATGCTTGTACATAATTTATTAAATAATCTTTTCCATGATATTTTCCTGTACTATCACGAGCATTATCACAAAGTTTATAAAATCCAACACATGAACCATCATCATAGAAATCGAGTTTATCAGCTGGAGGAATTGGTCGAATCAATTTACCAGGAGAGGTTCCTCTCCATATATTTGCATCGATAGTATCATCGATACACGTAAATATTTCCCCTGTTCTTTTATTGACCCAAATAATGTCTTTTGATAGATTTTCATATATAGTCGGATCAACCGTTCTTACAACAGTGTTTATATCAATATTTTGAACACTATTATATATTTCATCTTCTGCTATGTTGCATTCAAAGGAATCAATCCACGATTGAATATCTTCTTGCGTATCACCAGGTAGAAAATATAAAATTCCTTCTTTATATTGTACAAAATTACTAAAATTTATTTTAAGACTATTTAGAAATATATCCCAACAATCTCCTGTTTTATCTGGGAGATTTAAATTATATGTTACAAAATCGTTTGTTGCCATTTATTTTCCTTTATAATTCCGTATATTTTAACCAAGCGCACACTGTATTTGGCGCTGAGGTATTTGAAGCAGTGACAGTTTTAAAATTTAGTCTATCCCCATTATTTAAAGGTAGAGAATTTACATCCACTGCTGGTGATTTATTTCCAGCATTTACATCACCACTTACTGATCTAGAAACGGATGCTCCATTTATATATAATTCAACCTCAGCCTGACCTGCATTTAGATTTAAAGACATCCCGACTACTTCGCATGAATATCCAGACGGTACAAAAATCGAAATACCATTATTTGCTGAGGTGTTAGCCCCGTTACCAAAAGCCCATTCAAAAGTATCATTTCCTAATGAAGCATTTTCTTCAGCCCAAATAGCAATGGAATATGATTGTTTTGTCGGCAAGATCGTAATATCAGCTGTTCCACTTCCGGCATCAGTCGCCTCAACATATTCTCCTTTAAAATTTAGAGTTCCGTGTGGGGTATTAGGTATAGTCGAGCCTTCATCTGCTATATTAATAGTAGTACCTGAACCATCATTACCTTTAGAAGCGACTAAATCCCAATTTGACGCTGTGTCTGAAGGAGTCTCTGTATTTGAGTTAGACGTTGAAACATACGAAGATCCTAGATATTCGACAGCTTCATTTTCATTATAGGTTCTAGTTGAATCCCACGGTCCTGTCCAAATTATATCTCCAGGAGCTCCTGTTAATCCTTGAGGTCCTTGTTCGCCTGGTATTCCCTGACTTCCAGTCTGAGCATATATTGAGATATTACACCCCTCAATAACATTTGTAATATTGGTAGAGCCGTTACTTTGCATTTTAACCCGAATCATATCTCCGGAGTTTACTGTAATTGGTAAAGAAATTGAAGCGGTGTTTCTTCCTTGATTTGATTCTCTATTATATGACCAAGCTTCGGTATTATTTAACACCTCCCAATTGGTCCCATCAGTTGAAAATTCAAAATAAGCTTTTGAGGTCATTCTGGTTGTGCTTGTATTAACTGCTGTATATTCTAAAGCAATTAAAAAATCCCCTCCGGAATTAAAAGTTATTTCACCAGTATTTAGTGTAATTCCAGGATTCGATTCTCTCTCACTATCAAACTCTAAAGTTACGGCAACATCATTAAAGGTCTGAGCTGCTGATGGGTAGGCGGACCATAGTAAATTTTTTACCATTTTCCAATCACTAGATATATCCGGAGCATTAGATAAATCACCTTCTGATGTTCCAGTAATATTATTAATTGCCTCCCACCAAACACCATGCCATTGTGTTCTATCTCCAATAGAATAATCTTTGGTTTCATCATAAAAACTAAGAGATTCATCGAAACTGGCTCCGGTTAACGTCCGATCGAGAATATCTTTAGCTTTAATTCTGGTACGTGCCATTATACACTCCTTAATATTTGATTTGCTCTTTTTGAGCAATTGCTACTTTTGAGCAAAGCTTTTTTAGTTTATTCTTTGTTGATATATTTAAGACACAGGAAATTTTCCTTGGGTATATCCCAAGGAAAATTAAAATTATGGTATGATAGACGCTTTAACCCAAAGAACTTCAGCGGCCTTATCATGATTAAAATTAAATTAAATTTATAAGTGTCTTTCTGAAGAGTCATATTTCTACTCATCTGATAAACTCCAGTTGAAATTTCAAGGCCGTCACTAAAATAATACTTTTGCCAGTTATTTGAACTATTACTTGAATCAATTTCATATAGATCGCTATAGCCTGCAGAATCGCCGAGAGTATCTACCACCCATTCTACGACAACTTCTGTACCTGCGGGTATAAAATCAACGGTAAGATATGCGGCAACATAATGATTTGAAGCGAGTCTTTTATTTACCCAAGTTAAATAATCAGAATCCCTTATTTCCCAATCTTGTACTCCTGTTCTAAATTTTCCATTTTTTATTAAGCCGTAGCTGGTTGGTCTTTTAAACCATCCGGCTACTAATTTATCCGCCATGTTTAATCTTTCATTTTTTAGTAAATATAATCAACAACTACAATATCATCAGCGGCTAAAGCATCTGTGAATGTGATAGTATCCCCGCTTATTGTATAATCATTACTTGCACCCGGAACCTGTCTTACCCCATTAAGATAAACTCGTTGAGTATCTGCGCGAGGTGTATTATCAAGAACTACATCGGTACTTCCATCGGTAACCGTAGGTAACTCATTATATATCGGGGTGCCATTCAATACACCAATTTCATCCTTAACATATTTAACAGTAGCGATCGCTAAGTCAACATTTCCGTCTGGATCAGCATTTAGTTGAGCATCATTTGGATTTGTACCAAGAGTTACAGAACCAGCGGCTACTAACCCGCCATTAATAGAGGCACTACCTGATACAATAGCAGATCCGCTTACAGTAATATTATTTGAAAATGTTCTATCGCCAGAGATGGTGGCTGCTAACTCAACACCCGAGGTAGTAATTTCGAGTGAATCTCCATTATTATTCCCGATTCTAACACCGATGTCGTCTGTTCCTACTGTGATAGAACCATCACTATTTCTTACATCAAAGTTTTTACCATTTTGAGTTAAACCATTACCTGCTTGAATATCAAGATCGTTGTCTGTAATATAACCAGCTAGTTTAAGTGGTGTAATTGCTGCATTATCGATTGAGCCATTATCGGCCTCTGCTTGGGTCGCTATACGAATAACTCCTTCGATAGATTCTGTAGCTGTGTCTCTGTTGCTTTCTGCGATTATCCAATCGCTATCAGCTGTTGCTCCAGGATTATCAACGAGCGCAATAAGCATATCGCCAACATTAACAGTTCGTGTACCGACAACATTACCACCAGAGATATCTGTAATGTAAAAAGGATCCCCTTCAACAATCGCATCCCCTTTATATGTTTGAGGATATTGTTCGGTTGAATCTGGTGCAAACCCATCTGGTCCCTTTGCTGTAGTTGAAACGAGTGCATCAACATAAGCTTTATTTGTAGCGTCATTTGCATTTACTGGATTTTGTAGTCCAGTAATAGTAGCATCATTTGCAGTTGAAACAACCCAAGTGGTGCCCGCAAGAAATTCATTTTGTAATTTTTTGACATTGATAGTCGAATCCATGATTTGGGAATTACCCCTTATCTGTGTTCTAGCCATTTTATTCTCCTAAGATTTAGAATATATTTTTGGAATACTTGTATACCAAGCAATTATATCTTTGTTTATAAAATTAGTAGGAATATTTCACAGTAACTTCATCTCCATTTAAAATAACATTATTAAAATAAATGGTATTTCCGGTTATTGTAAATTCCTCAGAAGAACCTTCCTTTAAAAGTATTCCATTTAAAAATACAAATATATGTTCACTTAAAACTGGAGATTGCTGAAGAGTCAATTCCTGATAATCTTCATCTAACTGGCTTACCAAAAATTGTTCAGTTAATTTTTGATATGAAGAGCCACCTCCTGTATTAACAATAACCATTATTTTCCATTGATCATTATCGTATATATATGTTTCCGGTTCATTTAAAGTACCGTGTTCAACTAAACATATATCTCCTTGAGTGGCTTCCAAGTTTTGCATATCTGATAGGGTATTTACTCTGTTAAATTCGGTGGCACTTTCAAAAACACCACCCTTTACTAATTTTGAAAGGAGCAATCTCAAATCTGAAATCTGAGCATTTCCCCCGTATTCATTTGGAAAAATAGTATAAATTTCTTCCGGCGTTAATCTTTCCATTATTGCCCCCAACTTTCTTTATTTAAATTGTGTTTTATCCTTTTGTTAAACTCCGTAATTTCTACTTTAGAATAAAGCATAAAACTATAAATATATTAACATTAGTAGGAAACAACAGTTTTGTTTCCGGCGCTTAAGCGCCTCGTAATGCTTTGAGTTATAATACTCAGTAGGCTGGTCACAGCCTTTAATCTATCTATTAAAGGATATAAAATGAAAAATTATACATATTTTCTTGAATTTAAGGATTCAAGAAAAAAAATTAGCTGCGAACTTACAGATCATAGATCTGTAATTCAATTGGCAAAAATTATCAAGGGCATCGAAGAGGTTGAAGGACCTCTTCGAAAAATTATTGACAAAAAAACGGATAAAACATTCAAGCCGTTTAACAGTCAGTATGAAAAGGCTTTGGTTAATTGGTTGAAAGGCCTCAGAGGTCTTCACCCAAAACCTGCGAAAAAGCCGGTGAAAAAACCGGTGAAAAAACCTGCCTCCTCAGAGAGTGTTGCCCCAAAGGAGCAACAGGAACATCTCCTTGTAAAAGAGGATGAGTGCTTCATTATTAAAAAGGGGAATGATGTGGTAAAAATTGCCACAGCCCTTAATGAACATCCGGAGGTTGCTGTCGGATGGCATGAAAATTCAGCAATGATATTTTGGCACCCAGTGCTAAGGGTAGCAATTTTTAGCTATCATGCTGATATTCTTAATGACTGGTTGAATAAAGGATACCAGTTTCTTGGCTCAATTAAAAATTCAATTACAACTCAGCCAAGAGAAAAAGACAAAGATGTCGAAAGAAGATCAAACATTATTTGGCATGATATCAAACCTAGCTTTGCTGCTCAAGCAGCAAAGCTAGTGTAAGGAGATACAATGTATAAAATTACGGAATACCTTGAAGAGATTGACGCTTTGCGTCGATCTAAAAAAGGGCATCTACCTGCCCAAAAAGAGCTTTGGATTATAGAGTATAAACTAATGGCTCTTGGTTATAATAAGGTATCTGAGGAAGCACAGATCCTTTGTACAGAACAAGATCTCCAAAAGCCTACCGAATCTCTTGACAGCCTGCTAAAAAGATATGAGGAGATTAAGAATGGAGACGAAACATTGAATCAAACAACGAATGTAGATTCATATAGACATCCACTCAAAAATTTTTTGAATCTGAATAACCATTTAACTGTTGTTCTTATTCAAGGAAAACTGGTAAAATTACCAGCATATAAAAAAACTCCGCGTGTCGAATATGCATATGTTGAACACCCGAAGTTCAAAGAATTTGGAAAAATAGCGATCGCAATGGAAATTAAAAACCTTCCGGTACCAATGCGAAACCTTAATCTTGTAATTTCCAGGGAAGCACTTCGGGCAATTCGAGAGATCGAAAACCGTCTTCTTAAAAAGAAGTGGCGAGGGGAAAGTATGGAAGAGTGGTTATTCAACAATGATCTAAAGATCAGGCCAAAAATAAGATTTATCACCATTGAGAATATGGCAACACGATGGCCTGCCCTGAAAGAATGGTTTGATAAGCATATACCGGCAGATCAACAACGAGAATATCTTTTAAATCTGAGAAGATATGTTGGACGAAATGATCTTTGGTCGCCAGGTCCGCGTATCCGAAATAAAGCCGGTGAGGTAATAGCGTGTGATGGATTAATCCAAATTAAAAATTAAAGGGAGATAGTATGTATATAGAAATGATAGGGTGGGCATATGTCCCCACCCCAAAAGAGGTGAGAACGAAAGAGTGTCATTGCAATTCTTTCGAGGATTTTCGAAAGAATTTTTTGGAGTTTTATATCGAGCTCCAAGAATTAAATGAAAATCTCGACATCAGTTCGGTCATCGAGACAAGAGCTAATGTCGGTGATAAACAGGCGTTGGCTGCCTGGAGAGAGCAGGTAGCCAATGAAATTTTCATGGCTGAATTAAATGAAAGGGAGGTGGAGTATGCATAGCTCCCTTCCTTTTATTAAAAATATCCGTTTTGGAGTTGCGACCAATTCATCATCGACTCATAGTATTATTCATAATTCAGAATTAATATCTTTAACTACTGAAGAGTATGAAGATGAAAACGATTTTGGTTGGGATTTTTTTACGTTGACCACTAAGGAAATGAAAGCTAGATACATGAATGCACAGCTTTTATGCAGAATACCATATCAGTATATGCAAATGATAACTGATATTCTAGCTGAGGAGGAACAGCCATCTCAAGTAATAAATCTTCTAGACAGTTATGTTGATCATCAAAGTACATTTAATCTACCAAGAAATGTAACTGATCAATATCCAAATTATCAATTTTTTAAAGAGTTAAAACGGTATATAGTGGAAAATGATTTTATCATTTTAGGAGGAAATGATAATAGCGATAATGATCATATTCTAGCTTACGAAGATGATGGGAAAAAGAAACCATTAACTGATCTTTTTTCCGCGAGGGATGTTGTGTATAAAAACGGTAACTATTGGGTGGTTCTTTCTCCAGAAAGAAAATTGCGAGTACAATTCGAGGAGGAGGAATTACAGCCAAGTTACCCGGAGCTAATAGATCTTAAAATTACAGATTATTGTGATTTTGGGTGTGAATTTTGTTATCAAGGTTCTACCCCAAATGGTCGCCACGTTTCACTTGATATTTTTAAGCAATTAAAAAATAAGATAACCCATTATGGAATAACTACCGAATTTGCGATAGGTGGAGGTGAGCCGACTAAACATCCACAATTTGCTGACATACTTGAAATGCTTTATGGTCGGGAGCAAAATCTAATATCAATTTTAAATTTTACAACTAAAGTTCCGGCAGACCAATGGTCGCAAGAAATTAGATTGGCAGTTCAAAAATACGTTACAGGGGTAGCCTATTCTCCAGATAGCATGGAAGATGTTTTTAAATATTATACAGCTCATCAAGCGGAAATTAATAATCTTCAATTATATGAAATTCGTCAGGATAAACCAGCTGTTAAATTTTATATTCATCTAATTCCAGAAATTATGGATGACGAAAATTTTCGAACTATACTCGAAGCGGTTGAAAATCACAACGAAACGGCAGCATTTACCCAATTAATTCATATAACTCTATTAGGGTTTAAAACTATAGGTCGTGCGGAAAATAAAGTACGGGAACCTCGCCCCGAGATAATTGATATTATCAAAAGACTGTCATCTACTCCTGTTGGGGTAGATACAAAATTCGCAGAGGATTATCAAAAATATCTAGATAAGAGTGGTATTGATCGTAAATTATATACAACTAAAGAAGGAAAATTTAGCATGTATATAGATGCAGTTGAATTAAAAGCATACAAATCGAGCTATGATTTGGATAAACCGATTGATATAGTAGAAAAGAGTGCTGCTAATCTAAATGTTTTTCAGGCTACGCCTGAGCTATTCAAAAAAATTCAAGAGATGGAAATACGTGTTTAATCTTGAATTTGAAATAAAAATTGGGGAGGACAAAAGATCTCGGGAGAATTATATTCATAATATGTATGGAGACATACTTGAGATTCTCCCCTCAAAAAAAGAAGCATCTTTTTTACAATTGATCGGATCATTTACATTAAGACAAACATATATTTCAACTTTCGGATATATCGCAATCACTGAGGAAATGATAAAGGAAATCCAAATTAAATTTAAAAAATTGGGTATTCAAGAATTTCTTGAGCTAGAGGCTGGAACTGGGTTTCTTACTAAGGTGTTAAATGATTCTGGATTTAAAGGTGTTGGTCTAAGTTTAGAAATTCCAAAAGATAAACACCATTGGGGGCTTAAGCCTAGTCCAATTTACGAGTATTGTCTTGAAAAGAATTTGCTAATTTTAGGAGATATTACAAAGCAGAAAATGAATATTCCAGAATTAGTTTTAGTTTCATGGATACCTCCTGATGGCGGGGAAGAGGTTATTCAATTTTTTAAAAATAATAAAACCCCATCCTATTTTGCTGTTATAGGGGAAGATGGTGGTTGTACAGATAGCGCCAAATTTCGAGAATGGCTTGACAACGAATTCAGGTGCATAGATGAGATCGAGGAATATCAATCTTTTTATGGAATATACGATAGATTCAAAATATATGAAAAAAGGAAAAAATAAATGTTAGGACCAAGCCCAGTAGATATCTCTCTATTAGAGATAGGTGATAGAATTAAAGTTGTTTCAGATGACGGTTCATTTGAAGCTATTATTGAAGGAGCAGATGCTGATGGAATTTCTCTCACTATGGTTAAAGGGAATCTTCCGTATATTATAGCGCTTGAGGATTTACCGGAGTATGATTTATATCCTAGAGGGGATACTATTGCTGCGGTTCAATCAAGAAAATCCGCTGGGGACGATGATTGGAAAATTAGATCAGCCAAAGAAAAGAAAGAGTTGTTAAGAAATTGCTCAACGGCTCAGGTAACCGAGGTTGATGAAAATACTATTAAATTCTTCGAATTATTCGATCAATTGAGAAATACCTCTTTAGGTGATCAGCATAAGGCCGAGCTTCTTATGGATGCGATGGAAGAATTAGCGGAAGGAAAAGTTGATCTTATTGAGGCACTTTCTTGGGTAATTCAGGAAAGAGTAAATAATATTAAGGAGGCTAGTATGGTATGAAAAACATTATTTTAAAAATAATGATCACAGAATTTATTAAAGTAAGTGGTCGGCATCCAACCGAAGAGGAGGTGACGGATCTCGGTGCAAATGCAGAGATTTTTACAAGAGATCTTAAAAGAATTATAAAAGCAGATGTTCGAGATTATATCGCCCAAAATAAAAATCATAATTAAATACATAAAAGGATAAAAAATGAAAAAAATAGCAAGAGAAAATGTGAGAACATTCTTAGAAAAAGAAGCAAGAAGAAAAATTGTGAGTTGTGTCTTTACAAAAAAAGATGGTAGCGAAAGAAAAATGACCCTGCGTGTTGGGGTAAAAAAAAATCTAGTCGGTGGTAAAAATAATGTAGAACGATTGGATAGAACATATATGACAGTATATGATATGAAAAATGGGTACCGAACACTGAACATTGGTACCTTGAAATCGATCAAAGCTGACGGCGTAACATATGAAGTAATCTAATGTCTTCAAAATATACTCTTCTATCAAAAGAGATCCAGGGCCACTGCGAAAAGGAGTATATGGCCCTGATTGGATTTCTTAAAAAACATTTTTTTACTTCGGAAGAAATATTATATTTTGTAAATAATCTTATATTTCCTAATCGTCTGACACCAAAAGAAATAAGCGAGGGTGCTTTTATACTCGGTAAGTTCAAAGGAAGAATAGCTATTTCAAAAAAGGAAGTAGTTGCCGCATTATTTTCTAGACCAAATACAGAAAATCAAAATATAATATTTTTTTTAAAGGATGATACATGACTTCACCAGATTATACAGGATTCATAAGATATCGGTTCGAAAAAAGAGTTTTTATTGCTTATCAAGGAAATGATCTAACCAGGCCAACAATAACTAACAATATTGAATATCTAGCATCTAAGCATGGGGTAGATTTAATTCTTTATTTAGACAGTGATAATACATGGACTGGATGGTCATCAAAATATGGTTTTTTTCCGCTATCGGTTACTACTCCTCGAATTACAGACAGTATTTTAAAAGCTTTTTTATTTAAACTTAAATTAAAAGAAGAAAAAAAAGAGAAATAATCGAGAAGATTATTTTCGAGCAATTGCTATGTTTGAGCAAAAGGTCTATTTGAAAGGGAATAATGTTAAAATTTATAATGGAAGATACTCTTAATGGGATTCTAATAGCAGAAGTAGAAACGATTGTTGGGGGTGAAAAGATTAAATTAGATTTTGTATATAATGGTAGTCTTTATTGTCATCTTAATATATTCTTCTTTACAAAATCGGACGGAACGCCGTTATATACCTTAAGAGATAAAATAAAAATAGATCTTGATGAACCTTTAAATATTGGTCTCGGCGAAACCTTTTCACCGGAACAAGATAAAATTCTTAAAAGATATATTATATTTCAACCTACTGGTAATAATTATATTTTTTTAAATGGGCGTAAACAGGATACAGTATTTGAACCGATATTTATTTTTACAGAATTTGAATTAAATCTTTTGAAATCAAAAGTTAAAAGTCTAAAAATATAAGGAAAAATACTTAATGGAAAAGATAAATGAAGTTGCTAATTTAACGGATTGTATTGATAATGACATACCATTCGAGATAATATTTGAGGATAAATTACAGGAATTAACTAAATATCTAACTCCACTATTATTATTTGCCTCATTACATGGAGTCGATAATTTTGCATTATCGAATGCATTTCATTCGCCAAAAAAAATTTTAAATAATAATAATAATAATATGAATTCTCGAGAAATGGTCAAATTTGTACAATTGCGTTATCAACTAGCAGCCGATATTTTTGAAAAAACTGGATATCATTTGGGTCTTGCTGCAATACCCAATCTTAATGATGGATATGATCGTATTTGGATCCTCTCCAAAAATAATAAAAACATAAAAAAGGAAAACGATAATGAATGAAAATCAAATAGATATTGATATAGACACTACAGACGAACAGACCAAATATATTATTATGACCTCCGAAGATTACGCGGACGAATTTAACTACCCAATTATTAGCGTTTTTACGGCCAAAGAAAGAAATATAATTCTTCTACATAATAATCTACTTAGTAATGATGATTTTGATGAGATTTATTTTGGGACAAATGAATTTTTCAGTTTTTTAAAAAATGAAATTATCCGTTATGTTAGAGAGGCCAAGCAGATTACTGATGAGGAACTAGAAGTTCTAGAAAAATTTCGTGTATTGGATTTACCTGGGATTGATATAGTTGATCATACCATCGATCGCATGGCTTATAAATCAGAATCAATAAAACAGCTACTTAAAAATACCTAAAATACCGATAAAGATGGTAAAATGAAAACCAAATTTAAGCTGATGAAAAAATTTGATGATTTGGTAATCCGGCCAGATGAAAGATATAATATTATTCTAGCTCAAATCAATATTGAAGACACTTTGTATTATATAACATCCACCCTAATCTGCTATAATAATAAAGAGGTAATACCATGTTCATTAGAAATACGTTCGCGTACACTCGCCACTTCTTTTGGTTATTTTAATCCTCCGTTAGATTTAAAAGAAAAATTTTCTTTTAAAATATATCTATTTGGGAATGAATATACTCTCTATACGAAAGATGGAAGAGGTATATACCTAAAAGATAGTATGGGCACAGAAGATATACTTATTATGACTACCTTTGATTTAAATATGATATATCATTCTAAGAAAAAAATGGCGAAATTGTTAAAAAAGGAATTGTATGAAATTCGTACTTGAAAATAGATGGGGGCTCCGACATAAAAAAAAAGTTAAATATATTGGTCGGTTAGTTATAAATTCAGGGGAACTTTGTTTTTGCAGCATTGATAATAAATTGGTAATATATTTTGATAACTCAATGTTTAAAACCCAGGCTAAGACCCCAATTATCCAAAACTTATCTAAAATACCAGATCATCTTGTCTGGGATGGCGTTAATTTAAATTATACATTAAGTAAAAAAAAAGGAGGATATATTCTTAAAGTTTTTTCCAAAAATCTACCAAAAAATGGAAAAAATATCGAAATCGATTATAATCAAATACTAATCACTGATATCGAAGTTAATCTTTTAAATAGATCCATTAGTGATCAAAGCACAGAAAAATAGGAGGGCTCCTAGACCCTCCTATTTTTTTTGTTTTATTTTTTAGTTTTATATTCTTTTGTCAATTCATCATAGTCGCCGCTAATAATATTTTCGAAAAAGGAATTGGTTCCTCGTTTTTTCTTTGATACCATTGATCGGAGAGCATCCTTACTATAACCATACATAATTGGTAGTGTTTGATTTAAATTGTGGGCGGATTCTTTAAGATTCATAATATATTTTTTACTATATTTATGGTTGGTCAATCTTAAAGGTAGTATTTCTTTTGTTTTTGGATCATATGTTCCATATAGTTGGCTAACTATTAATTCTAAATGATGCCATGGGGTATTCGTCGGCATTAATTGATCCCAAATAGCAGTAATTAATTTATCTGGTTTATCGCCGAGATATTTAACTCCATTCTCAAATAAGGATTTAAGAACATAAATATTAGTTTCTTCTTCCTTAAAATTAGCATACCAAACCATATCGCCAGGTTTAAAATCTATAACCAATCTATCTTTGTTTTTTTCAATTTTATCTGTTTTATGAAGATAAATTGTATACGGGAAAAAGAAATCTATTGAATCGCTTTCATCCGGAAATTCGAGTGTAAAAAATCCAGGTATTTCAAAAACGTTATCTATCTCAGCTATACCAATTTCCTCACCATAACTTTCGTTTATCTCTTTATAGTCTTCTAAATTTAATACAATACGCGCCGGGATTTTTGTAAATACTTTATGTTTTTCAACCTCTAAATATTTCTTTATTTTTATTTTTGACATATATTTCCTTTGCTTATTGAGCTTTACTTAATTTAGTATCCTGGGAACTTAACGTTGGTTTAGCATATTTATTTCTTTGCATAATATTTTTACTTGGTTTGGAACCATAGGTTGCTATTGGGCCTGTGCCTGTTGATGTGACACCCGTTGCTGGAGTTCCAGCAAACTCTTCAAGGATTGCTTTTTTATCAATACGAAGAAATAATTTACCTTCTTCTAAGAAAAATTCTCCTATTTCTATACTATTCATTTGGTTCTCCTTTATTTTCGGCTCCGTTCTCACCATTAGTTTCATCCGTCTCACCAATATCCGGGGAAGGTAAATGATCCTCAACAGCTTTTTTAACCTTGTTTAAATCACGGATATGCTCAAATTCATCATTTATAATACGGTGAATTAATTGATTTGTAGTTATATCTTTTTCTTTTGTGAATTCAAGAATATGATTATAATGCTCTATCGCACATTTTTCCCCAGCGATAGCGTCGTCCAAAATAGCCACTTGATCTCTATCGATAGTTGGTGCATATCTACATTTAGTAAACCTATCCCAATCTAGAGGGCGAATTTCCGGATTACCTCCTAGTTCAATAATTCTATTCATAAGAAGGTCTGCGTGTCCCCACTCTTCATCACGGTGTTGTAATAATTCTTTAACTGCTTCTTCTTTATTGAATCCTTCTATAAGCTTGGCTTGTATCCAATATTGGTGACCAGCTATTAATTCGTCAGCTAAGGCAGCCTTAAGCAATTTGATTGTTTCATTCCTATAAATTTTATCATGAAGCCCTTGGGCATACGGGTGCATTCCTAACATGTTATTCCTTTTTATTGTATATTTGATCTTTGTTTAAATTTTTTAAGCGCAGGAAAATGATAGTCGCAATGCGACTATCATTTTAAAATTATTGTCCCGGTACTGGTGGTACAGGCATTCCTTGTTGTGGAGCGACCGGTGCTGCCGGAGCTGCTGGCGCGGAACCAGGTACTGGGGGAACACCTTGAGCATAACCAGCAGGTTGAGTAGGTTGTACTGGAGCTGGCTGTGCAGCTGGCTGAGAACCTGCTCCAGCCTTTTCAATTTCTTGAATTTCTGTAGCAATAATTTTTGGAAAGGACATCTGGGTACCATCCTGTTTAGTAAAGAAGTTAAATACCATAAAGCCTTTAATTTTTATTTGGTCACCTACAGTAACTCCAAATTGTTGAATAAGATCTGGTTTTAGATACATCTCCAATTCACCATCTTTCCATTGGCCATCTCTATCTTTTGAGGCAAATACCAAAACCTGTTTTTCAAAGGTTGGTGTAGCTTGTACTGTTCTATAGATTCCTGTTAAAATTACTTCATTTACTTTATTCATTATTTTCCTTCTTCGTTAGTTTCTTGCTCTGTCATTGTTTCTTGTTCAATTTTTTCTAGTCCACTTTCGCCTGCTTCAATTGATTTGGAAATTTCCAAAAGAAGAGTATTTCTTGCGATTGTAGTAATATCGTATGATGTTTTGAGTCTATTCAACTCTGTTTGCACAGTAGCCAAATCTCTAATAAGTGATGCTACTTCTGGTACAGCATTAGATGCATCGTATTGTACTCCGCCGATTACTACGACTGGTGTTCCTTTTTTTTCCATTTTAAAATCCTTTTGTTAAATGTAATTGAGTGTAATTAAATATTGTTAAAAAATAGGTTAATTAGCACTAATTAACCATGTTTCCAATGTTTTCTTTTTTCATCGGTTGTTTTTTGTTTTCCGTGGGAGTATTTGCCACGCGGATTTAAATTTTTACCCATATACTTTCCTATAAAATTAAGATATGCATGTTAACCTTACATGCTTATTAATAGATTTGTATATTAGCTACCTTTGAGCAATTGCTCGAAAATAATCAACAGGAATATTGCTGGCATATGCCAGCAATATTCCTTAAAATTTTATTTAAAATTTATAAACTACACCGAGTGAAAGTTTATCATTATTGATATCGATATCAAGATCGTTAAATGAAGGCAACATTACATATTCTCCATAAAGACCCCATTCATCATTAAGAGAGTATTCTGCTCCAATCCCATATGTAAATCCGCTTTCACCATAACTATCATCTACATTAAATTCTACCTCAGTACGCCCATATCCAAGAAGAATATAACCGGTGATATCTGTTGTAATATCATAAGCTGGTTTAATATAAAGTCCATAACTATAGATATAGTCTACGTCTTCAATATCCATACCCCAGATAGTTCTTTCGATCTGTCCTTCAATAGCCATACTTGCGTCGCCAGTTCTATAAAAAATATACCCAAGTTTGGCTTCGATTCCTCCAGAGATTTCGCTCTCATCAGTATCATTGAAAAAATCTTTTTCTCCATCTTTATATGTTGTGTGTGCTGAAATACCACCCCCAACATAGAAATTTTTAGTTGGAACGATCTCTACCGGTGTCTGTGCAGGAGCAATATCCCCACCTGCGAAAGCAGTTGTTAGTGCAACAATTGTTGCTAGTAAAATTCTTTTCATGAATTTTCCTTTAGAATAAAATTTTTTAAGTCCTTGGACTAACGCGATGCGTTTCAGAATCCTCATTAAAGGACTCCAAAAGACATCGTTAGTAAGAATATTAGCCAAGCCAATATACCACCAATTCCAGTCCAGATTGTATCAAAAACATCAAAACTAGAATTTCTAATATATTCATCATACCATTCTTTTATCCATGCTATATAAGCAGTTGTTATAAAAGCGATTAAGGGATCAGTAAAAAGAAGGGCAGTTATCATTATGATATAACCAGCAAATAAATGTAGCCAGTGATCATATCTTATTTTAAATAATTTCAACGGTTTTCCTTTATTCTCATATAAAGATTAATCAATGATTAATACATCCTGGACAATGAAAATACGATTCCGCGCGGAATCGTATTTTATCGCAGCATAATCTTAGTTATAATTATATATTTAAATAGTGATTATTTAAGGGCATCCTTAAATCATGGACAGCTATTTGGATTAATCCAAGGTTGATTTATTTGATTTTCGATATCGCTCTGTGCCGCTGAATCAGGTGCAGTTAAATCTACACAATCATAGAACATACCAGTGGTATCGGTTGCATTCGTCGTGTCTATTTTATCGATACATTTTAGATGTTCACAATTATAAAATAAATGATACATATCTGCATTAGGTTGAACCGTAATAATATCAGAAGGCATTGTAATATATTCAAGATTATTACAATTGAGGAAAAAATCAGATAAATCAGTTACTGATTGTGTACTTATCGTTTCTAGGTTAATTTGGGTGAAGTTTGAGTTATCATTTCTTTCAAACCAAGCGTGCATATCCTCCACGTTTCGAGTATCGACATTAGATAAACCGACGATTGTCGAGTTATCCATAGCAGGTAATATCTTAAATAACCCTCTCATACTGGTTACATTGGAAGTATTAACTGTATCTTCGAAGATAATTTCTGTCAATGAGTCCATATGTCTGCCATTTTCAGATGGTGAAAAGAAATAATCCATATTCGTCAGAGTACCTGTTCTTTTTACAACTACTTTTGTTATTTCACTGACTCCAGGAGCATCCGCAAATTTAAATTCAAGAGGAGCCACATCATTTTTACGATCTGCTACCCTATATTTATAATCTGGATAACCAGTCACCTCAGTAAGTGCCAAATTGGCATCCGTTTCGAACATATCTGAATCCACTTCATCGGTAGAAAAAATAAATAATTCAAAAAGAGGCACACATTCACTAGGATTGACCCAAGGCTGATTTATTTGATTCTCGATATCGTCTTGATCTGCTGAGCCCGGAGCAACTAATAAATCACAATTGACGAACATGTATGATGTGCCCGTAGCATTTTCAGTATTGATGACATCTATACATTCAAGTTCACTACATCCATAGAAAAGTTCATTCATATTACACGCAGGGCCATTAGAGATATCGGCAGGCATCTTAATAAATTTAAAACCTGAATTTTTAAACATTCTTGACATATCTGTGACATTAGCTATATTAAGTACTGAAATATCCATAATTTCTAATGAAAATATTTGACTAAGCATATATGACATATCTGTTGTTTTCCATGTTGGCGTTGTGCTCCATTTAATATCATTAATATTATTACATCCATCCAACATGTGACTAAGATCTATAACATTCTCAAAATGCAAGTTGCTAGCATCAAATTTAACTATATTTCTACAATCTCTGACTAAACTACCCATAGTAGTAACTCTTCGTGTATCAACTGTTTTTTCAAATGTAATGTTAATTAGATTATCTAGCATGGTTCCAGAGCCGGTGCTATTATCAAAAGCACTTTCAAGATCAGTCATATCATTTGTGGCCAATAATTTTATAGATTTAATATTGCTATTATTGCTCTCTTCATCCGAATCAATATAAAAACCGTAACAATTATCCGCATACAGATACCATCTACCATCTCCCATATCTTGTTTAATTGGATCAGGGAAAGCTTGATTTTCTCTATATCTCATTTTGAAATATGGTTCTGTAGATGAATAAATATAAGCTTCAAAATTATGATAAGGTCTTGAACTATATCTAGCAATTTTAAATGTTCCTATTGAAGGGGGAGGAGCTCCAAAATTTTCAGATGGTTCACCGATGATATACATATATTCATCATTCCCTCTAAAAATAGAACCGGTCCAATAACTATCAATATAATCATACGTAACATCTATTATATCTACTCCTTTAAATTTTCCTGTAATTTGATAATTACCTGAGCCGAGATCGTCGATAGTAATATAGTTGTCAGAATTATCATACCATACCTGCTCACATACAGCATCATTTATCCACACATTTCCATTTTTTAGCCATTCTTGCTCATCTGAATCCGGATGGACTAAAGCATAGCAATTATCGAACATAGAATCAGTATTAGAACCAGTTGTATCCAAATTAGTAATACATTCAAGATAATAGCACCCTTTGAAAAATTTTGACATATCACAACTATTTGGAAATTTTATATTTCTAAAATCTATGGTTTTTAAACGGCTTTCTGAAAAGGCATTAAACATATCATCAACATTTTCGAAGTTCATGCCTCTTAATGATAATTTTTCTATTTTTGATTTATATAGAAATGATCTAATACTCGTAACATTGGAAGTATCCAAATGATTTATTGATAGATTTTGGATCCCGGTAGCCATAAAAGCATATTCCATATTAGTAACATTTTCAAAATTAACATAACCGAATTCGATAGTTGTTAGATTGTCCATCGTATTTGTCCAGCTCGGGAAAAACATTGATTCAATCGATGTAATAGTATCCATCTTTTTAACATAGACTCGTGTAACATCGGTATTGGCAGCGTCATCTGAAAATTTTACATTAGTTATATCGTCTGTGCTTGTCGCTAAATAATATGAACCAGCCGAAATAACATTAATATTTCCATCTGCTTCAACGACAGGAATACTAGTTGATTCGATTTCCATACAAAATTTCCAGACAATACCGTCGACGCTACTACACTCAGGTGTAGTAGCGCCAGTATCAAATGTTGGACCATCAAGATTCCCAAGTGTAGAGGCTTCTAAACAAAGCCACTCAATTCCATAAATAGAATATTGTGCATCAGTTTCAGGCCATGAAAGATGAATAACCCCATCACCGCCTTTACCGGTAGTTAGATCATTATCACCTTTTACTAATCCTCCAGAACCTGCTCCATACTGAGCATCTAGAGTAGCCCCATTACGGACACCATCGGTACCATCAGCAAAACCTGCTTGTCCACCATACGATAATCTTGAACCATCAGCAGCTAAATTACCATCAGTAAATGTTCCGAAACAATTTGTGGTTTCTGCTTCATCTCCTTTATAGACGGTATTTGCTTCTGTTTCTCGGTTGGTCCCACCGACTCCACCAGCCGCGGTCAATCCAAGAATAGTAGTTTCTTCACCAGGATTACCACTGTTTATCGCCCCACCTGAACCATCAGGCGATGCACCACCAGCACCAATGTAGAAATCTATTGATTCCCCTGGTGCAACGAACAACGTATCTGTAATAATTTCACCAGCTGCACCACCACCAGAATATGTTTCCGAGTAAACATCTGAACTAATTCCACCAGAACCTCCACCACCGATCATACAAACTTCCATTTGAGATAGATAATCAGGAACTGTCCATGATTGTGCACCAGCAACATCAAAAGTAATACTACCAGCAGGAGCCCCAAGCGTTCGAATCCAACCAAGATTTTCAAGTACTAAACGATCTGTCAATTCTAAGCCATTAGTCCCCTGACCAATAATTTCACCATTATTTAATAGATAAATATCATAGTTTGATAAATCGCCTGAGCAAATTGTCGGTTGAATTAAGTTATTAATAATTTTATATGCACCAGGTGCATATCCCTCATTAATAAGCCAATCTTCTATACAGGTTTTTTGATCGAATTGTGGCATTTCGATTACTGTAAATGGCATTGAATTACCATTATCTATATTTGATAATATTTTACCTTCGGAATTAATTGCTTCAATTTGCAAGTCTATTGAACCTAAATATGGTAGCTCGAATCCAGGTTTAACTCCTTCTTTAAGAACGGCTCCAGTGTTTGCATCAATTAAGTTATAAAAACATTGAGGCAGTCCTGTATCCGAGTGTGTCCAACTTACACGAATTCTTTCGCCAAGGGTATCACTTGCAGTAAAATCTGTTATTGGACCAGGAGCTTCAAAGGTTGGATCAATATACCAATTTAATTCAGAGTAAGTTTTATTAGTACTTGATTCATTAACCATATAATTGGCAGAAGCGATTGCATAACCATTGGAAATATTCGCTTCTTTTAACCGAACTTTAATTACATCAGGAGTTGTTGAATCATGATCAATATAAACAGGATAGTTGAATATAGTTCCATCATCTTTATCCCCAGCGGCGACAGTAACATACGTCATAATATTATGAGATATGTCGTTTAATCCAGCAGGGACTATAACACTATCTTCAATGCTAAAGTTAATAATTTTTCCGTCATTAACGGCATTGGCTGCAATATTAAATTGTATTTTTAATTCATTATTTTCATATGGTACTTCAAATAATGTGGTTGAGGTATTGAAATCATTTGATGAAGAAAACCATTGAATTCCATAGGTTTTTGCTAGCTCCATATTTGAAGAGGAGATAGCGTCTCCGATTGTAGTTGTATCATCCATACCTGCAATATCATTTAAAATATAAATTTCTTTTGTACTCGCTACAAAGATAGTAGAATTTATTGGTATATTATTAATACCAGTTTCATTCTCATCTTTAAAGGTATACAAAGCTCGTCTTCTAAAAGCCATTGTTTTTTCCTTTATTTTAATTTTCTGTTTGTTCTATGAACAAGAAGTTATTCCAGTATCTTTATTAGAATATCTTTTACCAAGAATACTTTTTGATATAATATAGTATTCGTATGTTTGCCCGTCACTAACATTGGTATCTTTAAATGGTGGATTGACATTTGATGCCAGTAACCCTCCATCTCTATAAAGATCAAATATTGGTCTAGGATTACTTCTAGCATCCGACCAATCAATCGTAATCGAGCAATTTTCCCCATCATTATCACTAGCTGTTAAATCCTTAATTTGAATTGGACTTAAAAAATCTAAATTTTCAATCCAATTCAATTCTTGATATGTTGAATTTGTCAGGGAATCGTTTATATCATAATTTATTGAGGCTACACAATTCTCGCACTCTCTATTTCCGCCAAAGTAAACCTTAATAGAATTTGAATTAGCATCCCATACCAAATATACAATAATTTTTTCTGGTTTTCCGTATATATCTATAGCGTCAAATTCATGTGCAAAATTTATAAAGGAGTTACCTGTAATACTCATATTCGCCGGTATAATAATGGAAGAACCTCCTTTTATTATATTAGAGGCGCTCACAATTATTATAAAAAAATCAAATATTTTTTCTTCATCCGAATAATATAATTCCATAAATGGCTCATTTTCGAACGGGTCCAAAGTAATTATATTTGTATGCTGTTTCCAGTCTGTGTTTTCTGCAAATGTTTCTGAAAGTAAATTATTGTTTAGGGCTTCCTCAATTGTTGTATTTTCATCTATACCTGTTAAATCACCTAATGAAAAAAGGTCGTTGGTTTCAACGACCATTACTAGGGCATCTTTGGGTAATCTATGTAATCCAGTATCACTGAGCGTATCAAATGTATATAATGTTTTTCGTCTAAATGCCATAATTTTCCTTTAGTATGATATATGAACCCAGTCATTATTTGATAATCCATTATTAAAATGAATCGTTGTATCTGTTCCATTATTTGTGATATAATAATCGTACTGTGAAATTAGTACCCCGCTGATATAAACTTCTGCTGCTGTAAATACGGCATTAGTTACGGTAAAGTCGGTTTGACCATCCGTTGCCGTAAAATCCGCATCACCAGAATTATTACTAACGGCTTCTATAACTACTTCTTCATTTTCTGAACGCCCATCATTAAAAGTAACAGTAGTTGTTTCATTTGTAAGATCAATATCCACTGTATATTCTGTATCCCTTGTTCGAATACCATCACAGAAAACTCTTACATTTGAAGTAATCGTATCATTTAATATGAAATCAGTTTGACCATCTGTAGCATTAAAATTATAAGGAGTGAACCCAAGTCCAATCATGGATTGAACCCATTCCCTTGTAACTAGAACGCGATCTTGGGTTGTATCACTGCTTATTAAAGATTTAGACAGTTCCGGGGCAACCAACCTACCATCAGTATATGCTTCAAAAGCATTCTTTTGGTGATACATATCATCCCCGATACCTATTTCCATAATGGTATCTGTTTCGCCAATATTGTATTTACCCAAGGCAAACATATATGTATTTGGGGCGACAGTCCATCTACCAAAAGCAGTCGAATCATTACCGGAAGCCTCAGTATAAGAACCACCAGCGAATGAGCTAACCCCACTGGCTTTATTGCTATAATTAACAGCCATTGAATATCTACCAGTCGCTTCTGTCATAAGTCCAGAAGCGAAGCTATCATTTGCTGAAGATTTGGTTGCGTAACCAAAAGCGGCTGAGTTTACCCCGGATGCTTCAACATTATAGCCGCAAGCAAATGCTTGATAATTAGTTGCTTTAGCCGAACGCCCGAAAGCCATTGAGTTTCTACCACTTGTTATGTTATCCATACCAGCTGTAAAAGAATTTTCGCCTGATGAAAGATTTTGATACCCAAAAGAAGCAGAATTATTGCCGGTGGTAATAACAGCATTTCCAGAAGCAAAAGAATAATCACCTGGAGCTTCTGCCTCGTTACCTAGCGCTGTTGAAGCCATACCATCAGCTATTGTTTTTATTCCGGCTGCGGTACTATAATCACCATTTGCTTCTGTTTTATAACCAGATGCTTTTGAGCCTAGTCCAGAAGCCGTTGTATATAATCCTTCAGTATGACTATAGTCACCACTTGCTAGGGTAATATAACCTTCAGCATGCGAACCTTTTCCTCGCGCTTCAGTATATTCCGTAGTATCATTAGTTTCATCTCTTTTACTTACACCTTCTGCATGTGAAAAAGAGCCACTGGCTAGCGTCCAAAAACCGCTCGCCATTGCACCCATACCTCTTGCCTCTGAACACTGATTAACTGCCAATGTAAATTTATCAGTAGCTTTTGTACTGAAGTTTAACGCAGTTGAATATTCCGAGGTAGCTGATGTTTTATAACCAACAGCAAAAGAATAATCACCAGTTGCTCCAAAATCAAGAGCTTCGCCTTCACTGTAACTTAAATCAACAGCTTCTTCACCTATTCTTCCATACCACTGAGGATCTCTAAATCTAATTCTATAGCCAGTTCGTTCCGAACCAGCAGGTCCCTCCGTGATTCTCTCAAGATATCCCTGATGCTCATCAAAAAATTCTCGAGTAATTAATATAGAGCCATTGGTAGAATTTTCAATTTCCATCTTATCCATGGTCGGTGCAAAAATCATCCCATCAAAATTAACTTCAAGTGCATTCTGAAGAACAGGTCCGGTCTGATCTAAATAACCATTTCCTATTTCAAAAATATTATCGGAGTTATTTTGGTTATAGCGCCCTACTACAAGTGCATATCTTGTATTATTTTCAAGATTTTTACCAATAGCAAATGCATTATCTATATTTATATTACTATCTGTTCCGATAATAAAATTGTTATTATCATTAAGATTGTTATTTAATCCGATAGCAAAATTATAGTCTCCGTTTAATATGTTTGAAAGACCACTTGTAAATGACGCCGAACCATTAACTGTATTATTTGATCCGATAGCGCCAGATGTTCCTCCAAGACCAATAGTATTCGATGAACCACTGGCGAATGAATTATTTCCAAGTATTTTATTAAGATTACCGGTTGCAAACGAATTTTCACTGGAGACCTCTGTTTGGTAACCGGCAGCTATTGAATTTATTCCAGAAGATTTTGTATAAAAACCAAAGGTTGTGGAGTTTTCATTCGAAGCTTCTGTTCCTTGTCCAAAAGAAGCGGAATTTACACCAGTTGCAGAAGTTTGAGTTCCTGTCGCTAATGCATTTTCATTTTCAGCGGACGTTCCAAATCCAAAAGCGGATGATTGCAAGCCAGACGCTTTATTATTAACGTTAGTTGTAAATGAATAATCGCCGGTTGCACCAAGCTCATTATTATTAACAGTAGTATAACTTAAGTCGATTGCATCCTGACCAATATCCCCAAATTTATTTGGATCCCGACCATAAATTCTATATCCAACATTACCATTTTCAATAATTTTTTCTAATTGTGATCGGAGCTCACTCGCTAAAATATCGGTATGCTCTAATAGAGATTTTTTAACAATAATATTTTCATCGACAAGGTTATCAAAATCAATGTACACCATATCAGGAGCAGATACTAATCCAGATGTTTCAATTTCAAAAGCATTTTTTCTGTTATTTAAATCTAGTCCAGAACCTATTTCAAGTAGGGTTCCTGTTTTTGGAAGATTGTATCGTCCAGCTGCCAGCATTGAATCATTTTGGGCTATTGTCCAAAAACCAATAGCTTTTGAATAATTCGATGTTGTTTTTGTATACCCACCTTCTACTGAGGAATATTCGCCTGTTGCTTCTGATTCTAAACCAAAGGCTGTCGATCCATCCGCAGATGCTTGAGTTTTATTACCCATAGCAATTGAATAGTTTCCGGCAGCTATATTACTTTGACCGAACGCGAAAGATTGGACACCAATAGCCTGGGTTTTATACCCTCCAGCAAAACTTGATAAACCGGAAGCCAATGTTTTATACCCAATAGCAAATGCTTCATCGGTTGTTGCTGAGGTTCCATAACCTAACGAGATTGCATTTTCACCATTGGATACACACTCCAAACCAAACGCTAGCGAACTCTTACCGTTCGAAATACAACTATGGCCTCCGGCAAAAGAATAATCACCGTTTGTTTCGGAACCCATACCTACTGCAAAACTAGCTTCACCAGAGGCTTTGGTGGTATCACCGCCAGCATGAGAGTAATCCCCTTCAGCGATTGTCATATACCCTTCAGAGTGGGAACCGACACCAAGGGCTTGAGTAATTAATCCTTCTGAATGTGAGGAAAGACCCAACGCCATTGTTTCAGCCCCCTCCGAGTGGGCATTTTTACCGGCTTCTGTTTTATAACCTTCGGCGTGTGCATTAATATCGGTTGTCTTAGTAAGACTACCCTCAACGTGCGAGAAGTTTCCTCCCGCATTATTACGACCACCCTCAGCATGAGCTGCGAACCCACCAGCCATATTTTCATGACCTTCGACAAAAGAATTTTCACCAAGAGCCTTATTAAGATTACCGAAAACTACAGCATTTTTGCCAGTTGCTTCCGAGGCATAACCCGCTGCGAAAGATTGTTCACCTGAAGCTTTTGTTTTTAAACCAAAAGATGACGATTGTCTTCCACTCGCGATAGTTTCTCTCCCTGAAGAAAAAGAAGAAAGACCTTCTGAAATGGTCCCATATCCGACAGCAAAAGAATTATCCCCGGTAGTCCCGCCTATTCCATTAGGGATTGGGGGTTGGAAACTAAAATCAACCGAATTTTGTCCAAGTGGGCCATAATAATCAAGATTTGCATCCCATAATTTATAACCAGTTTTATTGTTTTCAACATATTTTGCTAATTCACCACCCCCGGTTCCATCAGAAAGAACAGTATAAAGACTTTGATTATCTAGTAAATCTCTGATGGTTGAGGCAGGAGTAAGACCAGTTTTATTAATTATTTCTACAACAAGTACTCTATTATTTCTTGTTTCAAGAATCTGTATTACAGAATGTAATGGTACATCAAAGACACCAATAGTATCCTCGTTCTTAAAGACATATAAAGGATTTCGTTTCATATTTTCTCCTAAAATTACTAATGTATCTTTGTTGAAGCACAGGAATAATTGGAAGCTTAAATGCTTCCAATTATTGTTCCAGCTCTTTTTTAAATCTTAAATATTCTCGTATTTCTTTTTCGTAAAAACGTATATATTTATCTTGTTTTTGAATAAGAAGATCTTTTCTATAAGAGTTAATTGAACCTTGTTTAAGAACATCTTTTAATACAATAACTTTTTTTGGATCATCCGTTTTTTCGAAAGTAACCTTGATCTTTTTTATATTTCTATATTTCTTTGGGATTGGTCGAAGAATTGTTAAATCCGGACATTTATTTTTAATATAAATATAATCATTATTTGGTTGCGGTTCTGTTATTTGTCCACAACCCATAAAAAATAGACTTAGAATACTAATATACAAAATAGTTTTCATCTTCTGTATCCTTCGGGTTAAAATTAATATCCGTTTCATCATATGCATCCATTTCTAATTTGCATATGTTGAGTTCGGAACCAACGGTTTTGAGGTTGCTCTCTAATAATTTATTTTCTTTTAGTACCTCTTTTAAATTGGCTTTGCTCTTTTCGAGCAATTGCTCCTTTTGAGCAATTGCTCGATTTAAATCATTTATAACTGAGTAATGCCAGTCCCATAAAAAATACCCCAAAGAGCTTATTATTAACAGAACCCCGCCTAATTTTAATAATGAACTAGACGGTAAAAATTTTAATAAAAAATCCATTTTATTTCCTTTATTTATACATATTATATATGTCAGGAGGACTATCTATATTATCGTTATTTTTATTTAACTTATGTTCCTTCCATATTTTGATACTCTTCTCCACCCCTCGTGAAGTAAATAAAGCGATTATCATTGTTACAAGTACAGTTTCCATAATAGATATCCATGCATTTTTTATAACGAACCCCTCAAGATTTCCATCAAGAGCCATAAATGCAAAAAATACTAAAAGAGTAATACCAAAACTTAGATGTCTGGTTACCCCTTTCCAAGCCGGTTCGCAACAAGACACACATTTTTTACAATTAGTTTCTTGTATGTTTTCTATATTCACTATATTCTCATCCATAATTATTCTCCTTTTATTTATATTCCTCAGCGTAACCTTCGGTTATCATATCCTGATTAACTGATACTCCGTCGATAAAAAATTCACCCAGATATCTTCCGTATTTTCCTTTTCTATCTTTAATTGTCTTAATTGTTATTTCTTGATTATTATCAATAGCTGTCTGTATTTTATTTCTGAGATAATCCCTTGATATCAAACCAAGAGTTCGTTCTTCCCCTCTTATTTCAGGAGCATCAATATATGATAATCTAATTTTTTCAGTTTTATATACTCCGAATCCTAAATCAATAACAACAGTCATAGTATCACCATCGTAAATCTTTAAAATTTCTTTAACTTTATATTCATACATGTAATTCCTTATTATATTTACTGAACATTTGTTAAAAATTACAGACAGGAAAAAATAGAGGACAATGTCCTCTATTTTTAACTTAATTCTATTTTTCGACAATAGCTTTTAATTTTTTTGTATAATTCATTTGGACTATATCTACAACCATCTCTTAAAAAATAATATCTTCTATTTCTTCTTATTATGTTTGTTGCAACTTCCGAACAGAATAAACGCTCATCTTTTTGGATACAAACAGGTGAAGCGGAAAATACTGCTCCAATATAATCATATTTAAATCCAAGATATTCATTTTTTGCAATAGCATATAATTTCTTTTCTTCGTCCTCAGTTAACTTAAGGTCCAATATATCCCAAGCCTCCGGGGTATAGTCTATGACCTTAAATCTACTTTCACCCTCACGAGGAGATATCGAAAAACTCTCACCATTGCTGAAATATAATTCAACGTGGCTGTATCGTCCGAAGGTAAAAACAGCTATTAAATTATCAAGCATTGTAGCCTTTTTTTGAAAGGCTTTGTAAAATGCTATTTTCATGATTCTTTCCCAGCAATATCTGCTTTTCCTTTATATACTGGAACCTTTTGCGGAATATAATCTGTTGGAATACGAAAATCAATAAAAACATCTTTTGGATATTTTCTGATATTAACTTCATCACCCTGATTTCCACCGAGACAAAATAGATATTTACCATCTGGTGTTTGACCAACAACGAAACAAACATGCCCACCACCTTTGCGTGATTTAACAGCAATTGCCCCATAAACCGGACCGCCGGAAGATTTTCCAAAATTCAGCCAACTTTTTGCAGCCGCAGGCCATTTAGGACTTTTATAACCAGCTTTAAGCATAATAAAATTCACAAAGGATGCACACCAAGGCACCTCATCTGTACTGAAACCACCACTTACTGAATGATATTCAAGAATACGTGGGTTATGTTTAGAACCATGAATTTCTTTAACTCCCAATTCTTCAAAAGCATATTTTAACCAGTGTGGTTCTGTCTTAGCTTTTTTATTAAATCGTCCACGATAAATATCTTCAAGAACTGCATGTAGTTCTTTATTATTAACACTTTTCAGTGCCTCGATAGTAATTGGACCAATAATGCCGTCAACCTTTAAATATTTTCCCATTGTATTCAAAGCTATTTGGATATTTTTAAGTCCTTCTTTACCTTGAAATTGATCAATAAGGATTATTATTAATCTTGTCGCTGGATTTTTTAATTTATCAATTAATTTAATCATGCACACGTCCTACCTTTCCATTAATTTTAATCGAATTTATTTTCCCAATTGCAAAAATCTCTATAATTTTTCTGGCATCTAAAGATGTCGATAGTTTAATAGTTAGATTTTCTCGGACTAGGAAAATTTCGTCGCCAATAGATGCACGAATTACTTCTCCATCAATCATTGCTAGCCATGTTCTTGTCAAATGATTGAATCCTATAATTGCTTTTTCACAAGGAGTTAATTTAGTTTGAGTCAGATGACACCCGGTTGAAACAACATCAATTGAAATTAGATTATTGTCTAAAATAAAGCGAGCTACTTCTCGTATCTTACCAAGATATCTTCCGGTATGTCTAATAAAAACTAAATCATCTTTAACCTCAAGTTCACCATGGTTTTTGAGTTCCTCTATTACACTTTTATTGTATTTATCTAAAGAAGTTTTTTGCTCTTCAAATAAATACGTTTTTAAATATAATGGAAAAAATTGACCAAAAGGAAAAAAAATCTTTTCAATTTTTATTTTATTGTTCTCTTTAGGGTTCCATGAAATAAACGGTAATCCTTTATATAATCTTGTCATATTCCATCCCTTATTTTGAAATAGCTTTATAGTCTAACACCAACCCTATTAATCCCATTATTACAGCTCCGACAATTAACTTTAATGTCCAGCTGCGACTTTCTTCTAAATTCTCAATTCGTCTATTGAGCATAACCATTTCTTTTTCAACTATCTCGTATGTCAAAGAATGTTTTAAAATTTCTTTTATGTCAGATGTTAAAACATTAATATTTTCTGTAGTATTTTTTTGAACATTAGCGAGATTGCTAATAAGTTCTTTGATATGCATAATCTCATTGTGCTGCTCCGTCTGTTTACGACGGAGCTCTCTAATATCATCATCTAATCTATCATTTTCAGAAGGCATTTTTTACCCCTTAAAAGATTTAAAGAACTCTATTACTTGTTTAAAGATTCGAGTTGTTTCTTTATCAAGAAGCTTAAGGAAGCTCATAGCATTTTTTATAATTTTTATTTCAGCTTCCGTGAAAATTTCTGTTACTGTATCTGGCTTAGGCTCTGGCTTAGGCTCTGGTTTAGGCTCTGGTTTAGGCTCTGGTTTAGGCTCTGGTTCAATAACATCACCTTTGAATTGGAATTTTGTACAGACCCATAAATCTAAACCATCTTTGGTTAGGACATCATATGGAAAAAGACAGAATCCATTATCACCCCAGGAGGTCCCCCATGAATTTTCGACAATAAAGGCTTGTTTTGTATCATCATACCCTACTATATTCATTGCGTGGTATCCAACAAGTTTATTATCAGTACGATTTACTCTCTCATATTTCTGGGAAATTAGTGGTTTCGACAAACCAAAGAATTTAGATCCTAGAGCGGTACTAAAGATAACTGGATGTCCTTCGTAAAGAGCAGCTTTAATCTTCTCTATATCTCTTTTATTAATACGGCGATATTCAATAACTTTATTATTCTTCGCTTTTTCATAAACTTCTTGAGGCGGCTTAACATTTACTTTCGAAACATCAAATTCCCAATCTTTTTCTTCAGGGACTCCTTGTTTATTTATGGATTTAAATGCATCTCTCAAATAAGAGCCATTATCTTTTCCACGAAGATAAGAGTAATGTTCACGCACATTCCAATAAACAAACAATCTTGATAAATCTGAGATTGTCCCTTTTTCAGCCGTCATCAACTCAAGAGCAGAACATGCTGCATTCGCAACACAACTACCTGTAGTTTTTTGGTCTTCAATTTCGGTATCATATTTTCTCAAATCAACAGAAGTTGGTAATTCCACCAATTCCCTAGAAGCTTTTGGCACAAATACATAATCTCTTTCATCCGGTTTATCTGGCAGAACTCCGATGATAAAATCATTTTTATTTTCATCAAGTTTAAAATCTTTTATTTCACTCATTTTTTATCCTTCAATTAGTTAATTATTATACTTCTTTGTTAAACCTTAATAATTTTTTAAGAACATGAAAATACGAGGAGATTCTCCTCGTATTTTAAATTAAGTAGTTTCTAAATCTGCTCTGATTTCAATAACTTTTTCATCTTCTTTAAGTCCTTCTACCTTCATTTGAAGATATCTACCTGAAGAAGCTGGCGTTACAATATTATAACTATATTTTAGGCCGCCCGCTATTTCTACTGGTGTGCCTTCAATAGTACTTTCAATATAGTTCGGAGCACCTGAACTTGCTTCCAATGAAACATATGATTTTAATGATTGAACATACATCCATTCTGGAAACTGAAAGTAACTTGGCTGTGTAACTAGTTCGTTACTTATTGGTGTTTGATTGGTATATGTTGTTGAATCAGGATCAACGAAAGACGATATACTTGAGGTGCTCGTATTATTTAGTTGGTAATAAGCGTTAGAACCACATACCTTATAAGTATTATCTGCATATTGTATTGCAACAGAGTTTTGAGTAGAACCTAAAAAAGCGATATATGAAGCAATTTCTCCTGTATCTGTAAATACATTTCTATCGGTGGTGTCCCCCAATCCAAGTTGACCATAGGCATTATAACCACACGAATAAACTTTATTGGTATCCTTCTCTATAATAAAACTAAATGAATCTCCACATTGGATATCGGAAGCATATAATGGTCCCGGAACCGGAGTAAAGGTATATCTATCGTCATTATCCCCTAATCCAAGTTGACCATAGGCGTTATCCCCACAACTCCAAACTTCATCATTTTGATCAATTATTAAAGTTTGTCTGCTCCCCGAAGCAATTTTCTTAGCTTTTTTATTTGTCCGGGTGAATACATTTCTTGCGGATGTGTCCCCAAGACCAAGTTTTCCGTCGGCATTACTTCCCGTAGTATAAACATAGCCATCTTCGAGAATAATTACAGTATGATCATAACTGGCATTAACTTCAACAACGTTCTCCTTTAATTTAACGAAACTCAGGACATCCGAAGTTGATCCAATACCCAGCTGTCCGTATGAATTTTCACCACACCCCCAAAGGGAATTATCATCTTTAATAATAAAGGAATTATTTCCTCCTACCGCTATTTTTTTACCTGTTAGACCTGTATCAATAAAAACATAACTATCAGTTGTATTACCTGTTCCCAATTGCCCGCTATAATTATCTCCACAAACCCAAACACTACCGTCATTTTTTAAAATTACTGAATGACTGCCGCCGATAGCAACGCTTTTAACATCAGTTATCCCTGTATCGGTCCAATCAGTTCTATCAGTAGTATCATTTAACCCAAGTTGACCATAATTATTATGACCCCTAGCCCATAATTTTCCGTTGTCATCTATTCTTAAAGAATGGTCGCCAACAGCTATAGAATCTGTTCTTTGGGGAATACTGTATTCAACGAAATCAATTCCATCTGTTAATGACGGAGTAAAGTTCGAAAGAGTTTTTGCTTGGTGTTCAGACATTACTGCTTTTGTAAAAGAACTTCTGTTATTAGTATCACCGATCCCGAGTTGATCATAATTATTTCGTCCGGCGCCGTATACTTCACCATTTGAATTTATGCTCATTATATACATAGCATTATTTACACTGGCTAATTTTTGAGAAACTACACTGGTATCAGTAAATACATTTCTATCAGTGGTATCCCCTAAACCGAGTTGTCCATAATTATTTCTTCCGCATGAATATATAATAGAATTTATAATACAATAGGAAGAATATGAGCTTAGTCCAATATCTTCGACATTTTCTAAACCAATATCAGTAAAAGAATTTCTACTATCAGTATCCCCTAAACCAAGTTCTCCATAATAATTGTATCCTGTGGCCCAAAGGGTGCCATCTAATTTTATAAGAATGGACATGCTATATCCTGCAACAACTTTTTTGCCGGTTACGCCAGTACTTGTAAAAGTAGTTCTACCATTAGAATCACCAACTCCCAATCTTCCAGAATCATTGTTACCACATGCTAATATATTATCATTCATATCTATAATAATCGTATGTTCATACCCGCAAGATACATCCTTTGCAGTAAGGCCTGTATCAGTAAATACATTTCTATCAGTACTATCCCCTAAACCAAGTTGACTATAATAATTGCGTCCACACGACCAAACAGTATCATCCTCCTTAATAACTACAAAGAAATCTCTTCCCCCTGATATTTTTTTCGCAGAGAATCCTAAATATGTCCAATCGATTCTTTCATCCGTATCTCCTAATCCAAGTTGACCCTGCCTATTTTTTCCAATTCCCCATACGCTGCCATCCTTTTTAATACATAATGCTGTTTGGGAATAGTTAGTACAAGTTATACTTTTAACATCAGAAATACTTTCAACATTATAATTAAAAACACCATTCTTTTTGATTTTGCCATCAACTAGAATAAGTGAATGATCATCTCCAGCGGCAATTTCCTCGGCAGGGAAAAGAATTTCTGGCTCTGACACATTTCCAACTTGAACAGTCTTAATAACACCTTCTTGTTTAGTATATACAATATCATTTGTGCTAATTGGTGTATCAGCCGCTACTTTTATTTCTGCAAGTGAACTCAGTTCTTGACTATGATCCGAAATAATATCATTATGAAGTACTTGGACCGATTGTTTATAGGTTGCCCAATCGTTATCTGTTGCTTCTTGTTCGAACTCTTGTGTTTCTGCTGTAATATTATCAGCATCTGCAATAATAGTTCCATTAACAATACTAGCATTAGTCAATGTAGGAACAGTTGTCGTATCAATATTAGTACTATTCAAAATAATACTATCATCTGCTGTACCGACAACATTAGAGACTGAACACCATTGGTAAGGCGTTGGTTTACTCTCTAATTTTCCAGGCTCTTGAGCACTGATGCTTATTCCATAAGATGTAGTCTGTGTTACAGCTGGCAATGTCCATTTAAATGGATTGCTTGATGTATCCAAACTTCCACCTGTAATACTAACGCCATAAATATTGCTGGCATTATAATTAGTAATATTTACATCTACTATTTGTCCTTCGACAGCCGATGTAGGAACTGTAAAAACCGGCTGTGGCGTAACATTATAAACATTTTGGAACTCAGTACTTCCAACCAGGTCACCGCTTGTTGTTGCCATTTTTGTATAAATTGTGCCGGCTACTGTGTTTACAGCTATTTCACCAAGCTCTAAATCCGCCAGCTGAGGCTCTTTATCCACCCCATTTGAATTCTTTAAAATTATTCTTCCCATATTTTATCTCCTTAATTAAACCACAATGAAGCTTGAGCTTCTAATGATTTTAAAAGTGCTTCTTTGAATTCATCTAAAGTAACTTCACTATCAGTATTATCAGCCAATCTCCAAATCGTAGAGGTCAATCCGGCAAATTCCAATGCTTGAATAGTTCTGGAAATTCTATTTTGAGACATTTCATCAGCATCAAAAACTTTACCATTATCTATAGTTACAGTTAAACCATTTAAATCTTCGGCACGAATTGCTTTTGAACCCTCAGGTTGGTCTTCTTTAAAAACAGGAACATTTTTAAAATGTCCCGTTTTTACTTCTGTTAATTTTTTTTCAATCATTAGTATGTTCCTCCTGAAATATCACCAACAGATGCAGTTACTTCTTTAAAAAGAGTACTATCGTTAAGAAAATCAGCAATAGTACTTGTTCCATCTAAGGTTCCCATTGCGACTTTAGTTACTTCTTTTGGAGTACCGCTCCCGTCGCTATCTAAAATATAGACCTTTGCGTTAGCTGGCACTTTATCTATACCTGTTTCGGTCGCGTCATTAAAATGATATATTGGTTTTGTATCCATTCTCTATCCTTATTCTTTATTCTTTATTCTTTATTCTTTAGTTACTTATTTAACTTAAAATTTTTACAATAATAGCCGAACCATTACTTGGTGCAGTTGTAAAATCCAGTGTATCCCCGTTAGATAATGTATAATCTTCAGAACTACCTTCTATTTTAAGAAGACCATCAACATATACATCTACTAGGGTTTCTGAACCCACAACATAAGTGTTAGTTAAAGTAAAGCTTGTTGTTGAACCGTCACCTGTAAGTTTCTCAACTGTTCTAGAGACTCCGCCGCCCCCGGTATTAGCTTGAACCCATTCTTTAGTAACAAGAACTTTATTGGAAGTATTGGTATCATCAATTAAAGTAGTTGTTAATTCTGGAGCAACTACTTTACCATCAATATAGATTTCGAAAGCATTTTTCTTATCACCATCGGCACCAATACCTGTTTCATGAATTGTATCAGTGGCTGTTCCTACGTTATATTTACCCTCGACATGCATATGATCATTTTGAGCAATTGTAAAATATCCTTCAGCATGAGAGTAATAACCGCTCGCTTTAGTTAACCCACCTTCTGAATGGGAACCATATCCCTCAGCTGTTGTTACATTACCTTCAGCATGTGAATAAATTCCACCAGATTCAGTTTTATAACCTTCTGCATGAGACGATACTCCACTAGCCGTTGTATAATTACCTTCAGCGTGAGAACCATAATCATTGGTTGCCTTTGTTTTATAGCCTTCCGCGTGCGAGTAATTACCGCTTGCTTCTGTATAATATCCTTCAGCGTGTGAACCTTTTCCAGAAGCAAGGGTTGCATTCCCCTCTGCATGCGCGTAATCATCACGCGCTTCAGTTTGATAACCTTCAGTAAAAGAAGCATAATCGCTCGCTATACCTCCGACAGCTAAGTTAACCGCATTTGTACCCAAGGTATCATTAGATAAACCATTAATACGATACCCAACACCGTCTTTAATAAGTTCTCCTCCACCCGAAGCGGATGTTACCTCTACTATAGATTCAGAACCATCATCTTTTTTAATAAACACTTTTCCATCATAAGTATTAATTGCTATTTCACCCAGTTCTAAGTCTGTTGTAGCTGGTACTTTACCAGCAGTCGCTGACCTTTTTAGTTTTATTGTTTGTGCCATATGTCTCTCCTATTTAGGCTTTGCTATAATAGAGCAATTGCTCCTTTTGAGCAATTGCTCTAAAATAATCATTTGATTTTTTAAATCAAATAACTTTTGATTTTATTTTGAAAAGTGAATTTTTCACAATCTAAAAACCGCAGGTTTTTAGATAAGTCCAGAGGACTTATTCACTTTAGATACGATATATATCGTAATCTTTTGTTGAAAATTTTTAAGCACAGGAAAAAGCCCGCGACCGAAGTCGCAAAGCTTATTCCTAGAATTGTCCACCATCAATAGCAGTTGGTACCCAGTTTGTACCATCCCATGAAAGAACATCGTCTGTACTCGGAGCAGTAGTTGTTGTATCAACATCAGTCAATAGATCAATTCCAGCATCAAGATTAATTGAATTTCCGCCTTCTTCATCGATAAAGATTCCTGTGCCAGAAGTATAAGTTGTATCTGTATCAATATCATCAGCAGGTACCCACTGACTGTTGGCTGCATCCCATTTAAGTGTTTGACCATCAGTAGGTGCAGTTGTAGAAGTATCAACATCATCAAGATCATCAATGCTTTGAACAGTTACGTTAGAGATTGCTACATTTTCCCATTGACTTGTACTTGAATTCCACTGAAGAATTTCATTATCTGAAACACTAGTAACAGTTACGTTAGCTAGGTCTTCAATATTAGCAGCGGCAATTCTACCATCAACACGAGCATCTGTATAATATAGATTTGTAGAACCTTCAGCAATACCATCAGTAGTTACTTCTACAAACTCAAGTCCATCTTCTGCAGCATTAACTTTTACAAATTTGCCGGCATCACCACTATTGTATGCACTTGGGGTATCTGTTAATCCAATAAAGGTACCATCAACACCAGTTGGAAGATCACTTGCCTGCCATTCGCCGGAAGCATCGTCCCAAACAATAATCTGTCCATCAGTTACACCAGTAACATTAACATCGCCGATATCATCAAGACTAGCAATTGAGTTGTTGTCATCTTGTGGAGTCCAGTTTGTTCCGTCCCATTTAAGTGTTTGACCTACAGTTGGGGCAACAGTAGTTGTATCAACATCACTCAAGTCATCAATAGCAACTGATTGTGGTGCTGCATTTACCCAAGCTCCATTACCACCATCAGCTGTTGGATCCCATTTAATATAGTCATCAGCAGCCAATGTTCCGCTATCAATGATGACATCATTAATATCATTCATTCCAAGAATAACTACACCTGTTTGACCATTTACTGAGTCAACACTATTTGCAGAAACAATTCTTTTCCAAGTATTATCACTTGTTTGATACATAACTCTATCACCTTCGATGAAGGTAATTGTTCCGCTACCGAAATCAGCGTCGCCACCAGTTTCAACAATATAGAAGTCTCCATTATCCCCAGTTCCATCACTAAGGGCTGGTGTACCTGGTCCACCTGAACCGTCTGGATTCCATAATCCAAGATAAGTAGCACCAGAAGTTAATCTATTTGCAATTTCATCAGCAGAAAGTAATTTTCCAGTATCTCCAACACCAGCTGTATCGTCAATTGGCAGCTGAGTTGATGGAACTAAACCATTTGAATCAATCTGTGCATAACTAAGGGTTTGCCAAGATTGAGTAGTACCATCGTCTGAACCGACTCTAAAACGTTTTTCGTCCGTTAACCAAACGAGTTCTCCATCTTTCGCAGTAATATTTCCAAGATTAGTACTTGGTCCTCTTTTTAATTGAATGCTAATAGCCATTTAAAATCCTTTTATATTTAATTGTAATATTTTGTTATTCTAATAATTATTATAATTTTTTTTCTTGGTAAAGAGCAAGAGCTTCTTCTGAGGATATTCCTCTGTTAAAAATTCTAAAATGATCAATATCTGCGTCTATCATATATTCTGTATCATAATAGGCATTATAATAACTTTTTATTGATGTACACCCAATGTTATTATTACTATCAGTATTACTTTCTAATTCATCAAGATGTTTAATGGCGCTACCATCGTAATATACATCAGCACCATTGGCTCCATCCGATGATATAATAACATGATGCCACTCTCCTTCGACGATAAAAGCACCAGTTAAATAGGTTACGGCGTGTCCATACGATATTCTTAACTCTAAACTGTCATTTATAATTAATTGTGTGCCATAAGGACCATCTGGTCCTTGTGCAAAAATACCTGGCCAATTATCTGTACTCATCTCCGAATGTCCTCGAATCCAAAAGGAAACTGTATAATGATTATTTTGGAATAAATAATCATTTGGGGCAGTTCTTAGAACTACTCCTGACGATATCTCTGAAGTGGATAATACTCCTGAACCGAATTGATTTATACCGGCATGAACATGAAGATGATGAACATTTCCATAGTCTACTAAACTATTATCAAAAGGGTATAACGCAACGGAACTATTATCCTCAAAAATATCAAAAATATATTTTGGTTTAGTCCGAATCCACGGACCGAATAGTTTATCAGACATAACTAGAACGTTCCTCCATCAACATCATGATTATCTACATAATATTTTGTAGCAATATCCTGATCATTTACTGGTGTATAACCTGTATCCATCGGAACACTACCATCTGATAGAAGGTTTCCACCACCCGGAAGATCAGTTGCTAACCAAGTGCTTGAACCAGCACTCCATTGAATAATTTGACCATCGGTTACACCTGCAACGTCGACATCCCCGATGTCGTTAAGAGAAGCAACTCCGCCAGAACCACCGTAGTTCGCATCAGCGTATTCTTTTGTGATAAGAACTCGTGGATCAGCATTATTTATAACAGTCGTTGATAGTTCAGGTGCATATAATGTTCCGTCTGTAAATACTTCAAAAGCATTTTTTCGTGTTGAGCTATCACCGATACCAACTTGCATAACTGTATAATCAGTATCTACGTTATAGGTACCCATAACATGACAGTAGTCATTACTTGTCTGTGTATAGAATCCCTCAGCGTGCGAAGCATAGCCACTAGCTTGGGTATGGACACCTTCAGCGTGACTGTATTCAGCCGCGGCGTTTGTCTGATAACCCTCAGAGTGAGCACCGGTATTATAAGTATATGTATTTACACCCTCAGCGTGGGAATAATCTGCATAAGTAGCTGTTCCTTTACCTTCAGAATGTGATCCTGTAGCGTAAGCTGTAGTATGATAACCTTGAGTAATTGTATAATTACCTTTAGCTGTGGTCGAATAACCAAAAGCTGCTGAATAATCAGCTTGTGCACGAACAGCGTAGCCAACAGTAAATGATCCGGTACCTGTTGCTCCACGATCTGTGCTAGATTGATCATAATAACTTAAATCAATAGCGTTCAGTCCGATGTCACCATAGTTATCTGGATCTCGGCCAATTAATCTCCAACCGATTCCATTACCTTCATCCAGAGCTTCCAATCCAGTTGGATTTCCTCCACCAGCATTAGCTTGAACCCATTCTCGTGTAACGAGAACTCTATCGCTTGTATTAGCATCATCAATTAAAGCAATAGATAGTTCCGGTGCCTGAACACGCCCATCAGTAAATACCTCAAGTCCATTCCTATAATCTTCCATAGCGGTACCAATACCAACTACAAATATTTGATTATCTTCGAAGGCTGCATTATATTTACCAACAGCAACCATACTTTCTTTATTAGCTACTGTTCTATAACCAATAGCAAATGAGTTTGTCCCGGATGCGCTCGTATTCACACCAAAAGCTGTTGAATAATCACCACTTGCTGTTGCATAATATCCAAAAGCTGTTGAATAATCACCACTAGCCGTTGTATAATACCCAGAAGCACTTGAATAGCTACCTGAGGCAGTTGTATTATACCCAGTGGCTATTGAGCAACTTTCACTTGCCTTTATACCATAACCAACGGCGAAGGAATAATTTCCACTTGCTGTTGCGTATCCTCCAAACGCTACTGCGTAATTTCCTGAAGCTTCATTATATTCTCCGACGGCTAAACTTCCTGTTCCTGTAGCGCCGTCACCGTTAACAGAAAAATCAATAGCTCTTGTTCCAACGGTACCTGTATTATCAACAGCTTCTGGAATTCCATAACCATTATCAATATTAATTAGATTCCCACCGGACCCAGCATTAGCTTGAACCCATTCTTTAGTAACAAGAACTTTATTGTCAGCATTATCAATTAAAGAAGGTGTTAACACCGGTGCAAAAATCTCACCTGTTCTATAAACCTCGAAGGCATTGCTATCATCGCCGCCCGAACCACCTGTACCGTTACCGACCTCAAAATAAGTAGTTGATTTATTAAGGTTATTTGTACCAATTACAAATTGGTTAATATAACCCGCAGTTGTGTACGAACCAGAGGCGTGACTATAATAAGCTGCAGCATAAGTATTGCGTCCTTCTGCGTGACTATAATTACCAGTGGCTTTTGTACCTAACCCTTCGGCATGTGAACCAATGCCATCTGCTGATGTAAAATTTCCTTCAGCGAAGGAATGATCGCCATTAGCATTAGTTTTATAACCAACAGCAAATGAATCATTATTACTGGCTATAGTATCATAACCAAATGCCGTTGATCCTTGACCGGTTGCTCCCCTTAAAGTAGACACTTCATTTGTCGGATCTTTATAACTAAAATCGACTGCTTGGAATCCGATATCGCCATAAACATTTGGATCTCGACCGATTAAACGCCAACCGATTCCATTACCTTCATCTAGAGCCTCCAATCCAGTAGGGGTTCCTCCGCCACCGATCTCAACGACCGACTCACGAACACCATCAAATTTTTTAGTAAATAATTTACCATCATTTGTATTTATTGCTAATTCACCCAATTCCAATTCAGAATTTAATGGGACACTACCAGCACTTGAATTCTTTTTAAGTATAATGCGAGGCATATTTATCCTTTATCTTTATCTTTTTCTACTATAAATCTTTGTTAAAAACTTAAGAGACCTTTACAAAACCATTTTCATCTTTATATAATGTTCCTGGATCTCCAGGTATAGTTGGCAATCTATTACCAAATTCTGGACTAAGTAGATAACTAACCGGAACTAAATTATTAAGATCAGTATCGACAATATCCGGTGTTAATTCAGGGGCAGTTAATTTTCCATCATTATATATCTCGAAAGCATTCTTTTTATGTGCGCCTGTAGAACTATCAAAATAACCAATACCAAATTCAAATAGTGTATCATCAGAACTACCAAGATTATAAGAGCCCATTGCAACACTATTTTCATTTTTAGCATTTGTGTTTCTACCACAACTAAACGAAGCTTTCGCGCTTGCTGTTGCACCGTACCCCATAGAAATTGCGCAGTATCCAGAAGCCTCTGATGCGAAACCAGCAGCAAAAGAGGCCATACCTGTCGCTTTGGTTTTTGTCCCTATAGCAAAGGAATAGTCCCCAATAGCATAATTTTCATTATTAAAAGCGGCTGAACCAAGTCCCATTGCTTTCGTATTAATATTTGCGGCGAATGAAGCCTGCCCTGTGGCGCCATTAGCCAAGCTATGAGAATAACTTGATGAAACATCAACTGCATCTCGAGCCATCTCTCCGTAGTTATCTGGGTCTCGCCCAATCAAACGCCAACCCGGACCTCTTCCTTCATCTATTAATTCTAAACCCGTTGGGGTACCACCAGAACCACCAATTTCAATAATCGCTTCCGTACCATTATTTATTTTTGTATATAATTTTCCGTCATAGGTATTAATAGTTATTTCGCCAAGCTCTATTTCTGACACATCTGGAGCCACGCCTGATATATCATTTCTCTTCATTAGAATTTTAGGCATTTTATATTCCTTTTATCTTTATTCTTTCTTATCTTTGTTGAAATCCCAGGCACAGGAAAACGAGAGGAATTTCCCTCTCGTTTAGTTACTAACCAAGTTTTCTATATTTCCATTTTAAATATAATTGTCTTATTTTTCTTTCTAGATGACACCACCACTTATCAAAATAATAATAGAATAAAGTGGCCGCAATTAGGTCAACCCCAGCTATTTCCATCGCAGTTGATGTATCTCCGAGAATAAAATAACCGGAAATAAATACTATACATATTCTAACTATTCTATAAATTATAGCTTTCAACCATAATAAAGAAGGTGGTTCACATGATTGCATTTCCGAGTCCTAAAAGATTGGGGTAATGTGGTCAATAACCTCAATTGTTTTAATTCTTGAAAAATGATTTCCAAAATCCTCTCTAATTTGAGTTTCTGCATCTATCGCACTTTTTGCAAAGATACCACAGGTAATGGTATCCAATTTATCCTCAACCTCATTAAAATATTCAGCAGTTGCTGTATAAAATCTGGTCTCTTCATTTATATTTGTCATTTAATTTCCTTTAATAATTCTAGAACTTTTGGATCTGCTATATTTCTTCTTGCAAATTCTTCGTCCCCATTTTTAACAGCTTCCCTAATTTTGGTTGCTGAAACATGCCCGACTCTCGGGACAAACTTTAGTTTAATCTTATTATCATCAATAGCTTTTTGAAATTTTTCAATTACCATGGGGTTGCCTTGAACAACGATATCATATTGAGATACAAAATTTTCCCATTCTTCATTAGGATCATCAAGATCAGGAGATTTGATAACATCAGCAAATGGAAATACTTCTGAGGCAAGTAGTATATTTTTTTCGAGATCAATTTCATCATCTTCATCTACTCTTAAGGCAAGAGTAATATTTGGAGATAATCTTTTCGCGACCTCCATAACAATTTTATGTCCTTTATGAATGCCTTGAAATCGTGCAATTACCAACACTTTTGGAAAAATTTTATTGTATAGTTCCTCGGCATTGAAATCTACAAATTCGATTTCCATATCAACGTCACTATAATCGGCGGAGAAATTTTTATTATACCCTTTATCATCTTTTGGGTTCGGTCCGCTATTATTAATTACTATTTGAATATCATTTTCATCTAGATATTTTTCACGAATTTCTTTAATTGGTGCCTGCATTGCGACAAAAACCGTAAATCCGAGATCAGAAAGCCAGTGCGCTCTACTATATCCCAAATGCATATTCTTTTCTCGGCCATCAATACCAATATCATTGTTATTTGTCTCGGCTCTTAGATCATCCCCATCAATAATAAAACTATCTGGTGTAATTCTTTCAAGGGCTTCGGCGATCGTAGTTTTACCAGCTCCAGCTTTACCCAATAATGCAACTATCATTTATTTCCTTTTTTATTTAATTGAAGAATATCTTCTTTAAAGAATTCTGTTTTCCTAGCTTTTTTTATGAATTCATCGGTCGTTAAACACCTCGCCATATTTTTCCCTCCATTCTTTAAAGGTCAATAGATTATTTTCATCAAAAGTTTCAATCATTTTATAGTATTCAACATCAACCCTTTTAATTAATTCAATGGATTCTTCTGAATATTCAAAATTCTGTTTATTAGGGTCAGTTCTATTAACATGTGGAATCTTTATATTGAATACTTTTTCTATAATATCAAGACGATTCATTGGTATGAAAATAGTATCTTCTCCCATCGGATTCGTAAACCATCTATATAATGACATATCAAATTGTTCCATTGATTGCTCATCTTCAGGATGAAAATCGCTTTCAAAATATCCCGTAATAAAGTGCATATTCCCTTGACTGCGAAGAAGATTACGAAAGACTCTAGCTTTATTCGGAAATTCGATCAGAGTATTTTTCATATTCATCATGCGTCTTATGAACTCATCTGGCTTAATTGGATAGATATAACCATCTTCTTTTGGGTCCGTCAACGCCCAAGAAAGATACCCCTCAACCCCTGTGAAAAAAGATTGGAAACTCTTGTACCATTTATGTGGTTCGCGTAATACAGTATATTTTGGATAGTCTCTATAAATTTCCGGTAAATTTCTAATATGTGCATGTCGTTGATTAACATGGACTCTATAATTATAGTTATTGCTTGCACTAATAATTCCGGTATGAACAGAAATTCCAGCGGATTTAACTGGGTGCATAAAAGTCTTTATTTCATTATTCGATTCGATTGTATACATTAGTATTCCTTTTAAAAATAGGGCTTTGCTCTTTTTGAGCAATTGCTCGAAAATAATCATTTCTGCTACTTTAGAGCAAAACCACCCAATTGAGTAAAAAAATTGGGAACAAGAAAGGGTGGTGGGGTGCCCCGAGCCTATTGCCCGAATTTTCCCACCGACTCTATCTCGAGTCTTTAATTAATATTTATATTTGCTATAATGAAATCTTTAGAGTCCCAGCATCATTCCATAATTGACCAGAATTTCCAGGATCACTTGTTGGTAAATTATTCATAAAGATTTGTGTCCCATTAAAATTAACCTCGTCTGAATCAATTGTAATTCTAACATCTCCTGCGATAGAAAAATCTTGATCTCCAGTTTCCGTTCCATCGAAAGAAACATTACCGGAAACTGTAAGATTTACAGTACCAATATCATCATAAACAACCGCGCCACCAACAGTTAAATCACCATCAACAGTTAAATCGCCATTACCATTGTTAGTTGGACTAGCTTGAATATGAACATCACCAAAAATATCCCCACCGATAACCTCAAATTTTGTATCAGGATTAAAATTCCCCATATGCCAAACACGTAAATTTTGACTAAATACTGGATCTGGATCTCCATTCGCATCCTGATTTAAAAAGTCCCATGCATTTACTGCCCATTGTTTAGCATTAGGATCCCAATAAAATCTTGGAATATCTCCAGTTGCTGTTGGTGGGGTAGTGCTTGTGTCATAATCATCACATTCTATACCTGATTCATAATTTCCATCAGGGCCTATGAAAATTCTCCCAAGTTTTACTTCTAATTCGTCAGTAGTTAATGGATATTGTGTAACATCTAACCCACCATTAAAGTAATTTAGCTCGGCAAATGAATTTTGTTGATCAGTACGCACAAAACCATCTAAATTTAGATTACCATTATGCCAAAGCTCTTGCCCAATTCCATAATTATCATCTATTTTAAAAAGTTCATCTGTATTATCCCAATATAAAGCTGGCTTTACACCAACAGGGTTAGCAAGTTCTTCGAAAGCTATACTTGAACGATCATTATTATTTGAATCGGCATATATAAATAACCCTTGTGTTCTAGTTATAGAATTTACATTTAAATCATTAGATATAACAACTTTTCCTAAAAAGTCAACTTCATTCGAAGTAAAGGTATCTGCAGCTAAACCACCATCTACCTGTAATGAATTCGCGATATACGCATCAACATTTACGGTCAGATTATTCGAGATAGCAAGTGAACCAGAAATGCTACCACCATTTATATTAAGTTTTGTAAGTAATTCATCATATATCTTATTTGCTGACCAGGTTTTATCAGTAATATTATTCCCAGCAGTATCATCAATTATTTGTGTTGCATCTAACTCATCATAATAAAGAGTTGATTCATCTGTAGATACTCTTAGATATTTTTGACTATTACCAACTTTTGATGAGGGTGTATCTGTTAATTGGTCAAATTCCGAAACCCCGGAAGACGGTGGAAGTTCCCCTCCATGATATAATTTATAATCATTACCATCGGAATCAGTTACCATGAATGCATTATCGGTCGTGCTCCAAAAGATGGAAGTATTATTTCCAGTATTTGGGTTTTCAAAATCAACAGATGATTTCCCATTATTTGATTTAATAAATAAACCAAAAGCAAATTCAGGAATATCATTAAAATACGATTTATTAAATTCAATATCAGATATTGTTTTTATAGTACCGGAGGCGGCATATAACTCGTTTAAATATACTCTTGAATTCGAAATAAAATTGGTATCACATATTACCTGTTGTCTAAACGTACTTGTTCCGTCAACTACAACATTATCTAATATACGAAGACTTTGAGTTTGGGTTCTTCCAAAAACAAGTAAATCACCATCTATAGATACATCTCCTGTTATTTGACCGCCAATTTTATCAAATTTCGATTCTAATCCATTATCAACGTATGTCTTTGGAGCAATTTCATCCCAACGATAAGTCCCTAAATATCCTGCACTTAGTTCAGAGTTTTCACCATCGTTACCACTATGCCATATCTTATTATCCGGCCGAATACTATTTTTAATATAAAAATCTTTGTATGTATCTGACCAATAAATAGAAGGATTTAAATTTTGATTATTATCAGTAAAGATAATTTCGGAATTAAAAGAACTATTTAAACCAATCTTGATAGTTTTTTCAAGGGTTACCCCATTTTTAAATAGGGCTAACCCTTCATTGGTGAACGAGTAATCAAAACTCGGATTGTCTCCTATAACATAAAGATTTCCTGTTATTGTATCTCCAGCTTTATTAACTTTAGAATTTAAATTTTGGTCACTGTATTCTTTTGTAACAAGGGATTGTTGTCCTTTATTATTAATTTTATTAATTGATAAATTTGGTGCTGTTATTTCCCCGTCGGTTGTTATCTCAAGAGCGTTCTCTCGTGTACCGATACCAAGCCCACAACCAATCTCGAGAATATTATTTGGATTTTGACCAACATTATATAATCCCATGGCATGGCTTGCCTTTCCCAAAGCAATCGTGCCTAACCCTTCGGCGTGCGAAGCCCAGCCAACGGCTTTAGTTCTGTATCCTTCAGCGAAGGAGTAATCGCCAGTGGCTCCATAATTAGCAGAGGGATCTGTGATATTAAAAGCTTTACTAAAATCAAAAGCCTCTTTTCCTATTGGACCATAATCTGTTTCTTCTCTACCGAGAATTCTCCAACCAATTTTGCCATTCTGCTCAATTTTTTCAAGCTCTGATGGTATCTCAGTAGCTTCGTTGAGATCAACATAATTATCATTTAATGATAAAAAGTGTGCTATAGTTGAATCAGGAGTCAATCCTTCTTTGGAAGTTAACTGAATAATTTTTGGGGTACCTTGCGAATCTACGTCATTGATTTGTATAGTAGAATCGACTGGTACATTATATATACCGGTCGATTGTAAATTATCAAAGACGTATAACGGATTTCGTTTCATTTGAATCTCCTAAGTTTTAAATAATATATCTTTGTTGAAATATAAAGCACAGGAAGATTTTCGAGCTTTTGCTCAAAAGTAGCAATTGCTCGAAAATAATCTTTCTTTTTTTATGCTATAATACCAGCATTTCTTAAATTAGAAAGAAGGTCATTATAATCTGATACTAACTGTTCAATATCAGTAGCTATTGAATCTCCAGGATCAACTGCAACTCTTGATGCAATTTCCCCATCAACATAGTCTTTTCTTACTAAACTATCTGGTTCGGTTGGTTCCCAGTCTGTCGTTGGGGCAGCATCTGGATATAAAGAAATACCATTACTATCGCCAATTTTAATATCGCCATTTGATAATGTCAATTGTCCATCGATTAAAACATCCCCTGTAATTGTCCCACCAACTTTATCAAATTTCAATTCTAGTCCATTATCAACATAATCTTTAGTAGTTAAATATGATAATTCAGTAGCAATCTTGTCAGCTGACCATATTTTATTATAATCACCTATACCAGAAATTGGGTCGATCCATTCAGTTTGAATACGGCTATCTACTCTATCATCTGTATAATAAAGATTTCCATTTTCAGAAATTTCAGAAGTGGTTAGATTAACAACCCCATCAAATCCATTAACAGAAACTACTTTTTGTGGGATCTGGGCAGCTCCCCAATTCGTTCCATCAAAAGTTAAGGCGTCTCCAACATTAGCAGGACCATCAATTACATTCGATAAATTTTGAATGGGCTCCTGTCTAAAATAATCTTTAAAAGACGTTGGATTCATATAACGATTAATTGCGCCTTCATCAATATCATCAGCATTTAATACAACAACACCCGTTTTCCCATTTACAGATTGAACATCTCCTATATTAATAATAAGTTTTGTCCAGTCTGCAACAGTACCTGTATGATCGCCATTGTAAATATAAGTCTCATTTGTATCCGTGACAATACAAACATCCCCTATATTAGCCTGGCTAGTATTTGATATATCTAACATATCCTGTACAGTATTTACAACGTAAGCATTATTAATATCCATCGTTGGGATATAACGTCCAGGAATTAAACCATTCTCATCGAGAGGTGCTACACCATCTGGTTGCCCTTTTGCATCATCAGTAAGCATTCCTATAGTGCCAGGTCTTTCATAATTGTCCTCAAGCTGTAAAAAATCTCGGATGGTCGTATTCACATCCATATTATCTTTAGAACTAACTTGGACAATCAATGTTGATCCGTTTCCATCCGCATCATTAATTTGGACAGTTGATTCAAGAGGAACATTATAGATTCCTTTAGAATCCAGATTATCAAAAACATATAATGGATTTCGTCTCATTATTTCTCCTTTTTATTATGTATCTTTGTTTGGACAGGAAAAACCATTGAGCTCGAGCTCAATGGTTTAAAACAGAATTATATGATTAATTATAATAATTAAATCTAATCCATGCACCGTTTGCAGGCGCGGTATTAAATGATACTTTTGTATCTGTACCATTATCAGAAACAGTATAAATTGACCCATCTGGGCGCTGCATTACCCCATCGATAAATACATCAATATCTGAATTTGTAAGTATAATTCCAGAGATTGTATACTCGACTGTTGTTCCATCACCATCCTCATCTTGAGTATGACGTGTAGGAATAGAAGCTATTTCACTGTCAACATAGTCTTTACGAGTTAAGTGATTAGTAGCCGTAGGTTGGAATTGAGTGCTTGGTGCCTCATTTTCAACAAGACTTATAGATGTAATATCATTTACTTTAATATCAACATGTTTATTGGTTATATCATAGATTATACCAGCGGTAATATTATTATCACCATCGATAAATTCGAATCTATCACCAAGAATTTGAGCAGAAACATTGCCTCCGGATGTCCATGGATTAACTAACAAGTGATATTCATTATCAATATTTAAATCACCAGTAACTAAACCACCTGTTTTATCAAGCTTATCTGTTTGTAAGGTAGAAATATCGTTACTATTTGTAGTAATATTATCACTATTAGTTTTAATAGCGGAATCCAATAACGTATCAGCATTAAATAAATCAGTCGCTCCAGAGATATAGTTTGTGGTACTATCAGCTGTATAACTACCATCGCTTCCTAAACCAGCACCAGCCTGGGTAGCGTCAACCTCATTTGAAAGATTAGAAATATCTACTTCGTTTGTTGATACTCTATTATCTATTCCAGTAAATTCTGTTGAAATTTTATCTGCCGAAAGAATCTTATCAGTGTCTCCAGTCCATGCGTTATCGTCAATAGCTGCTTGAACGCGTGCATCTGCTCTGGCATCTGTATAATAAAGATTGGTTGTTCCTTCTGCAATATCATCTGTTGAAAGAACTACTGCTCCAGTCTGTCCATTTACAGAAATCACATTAGATGTTTCTTGAATATCAATCCAGGTATCAGTTGAATCCAAAATATAAGTTTGAGGATTACCGTTACCATCACTATCAATTACTTTACAAACATCCCCTTCTTCAACAACGCCATCTGTTACTAATTGATCTCTTTCTGAGATAGTATTTTTTACATATACAGAAGTAATCGCCAATGCAGGTAACTGAGAGGTTTTGAGTTTACCTGTTGAGCTATCAAGGGTTGCTACTCTATCACCATTTTCAGTAATGTCACCTGTTACACTAAGATTACCACCAATAGTTGTATCAAAAGATACGTCTAACTTTCCATTTAGGGTGGTATCACCATTAACCTGCAAGCCATCATTAGCGGTAATTAAACCGGAAACTGTTAGAGTATCCTCAAATGAGGCAGCTCCACGACCAACAGTTAGTCCATCAACTGTCGAGTTATAATCAACAATTAAATTTTGGTGAACATAAACATTTGAATTAACGTCTATATTATTACCAAAGGTTGCATCACTATCAACATTTAATAATCCATCGATATCAGTGTCAGTTTTAACATTAAGATTTTTATCAATAACTACATTATCATTTGCTGTAACCAAACCTGTAAGTGTACTAGTACCAGCGACAATAATATCCCCGGTGAAGCTTCCGCTTCCTGTAATATTAATATTATCACCAAAGGTGCTAATCCCAGTTACATCTAGGTCTCCACCAACAGAAAGATTATTTGCAAGAGAAACATTACCAGTAAGGGTAGATGCACCATTGACCGTTAAATCTCCTCCGATTGTAGTGTTTGTGCCTATATCCAAGGTTGTACCAACGGTTAAAGAATTAGACATGCTAACATCGCCAACTAGTGAAGTTGTTCCGGCTACGTCTAATGTGTCTTGAAGGTGAGCTGCTTCAATTAGATTTGTCTGCTTATTAACTGTTAAGTTATCAGTAACTGTTACATTAGCCCCAGCTACAACGTCTCCAGTTAGAGAACTAGTTCCGCTTACACGCAAATCTCCTGTAAGACTAGCATCACTATAACCATAAATATCTCCTTGAATTTGGATATCATTATAGATTCTGGTAAGACCCTGGATATCAACATCACCATTCGCTGATAATTTATCATTTAATGTTGTTTCATCACTAACAGTAAGTGTGCTACCTATAGAAGTACTACCTGTTAATTGTGTTGATAACATAACATTTAAGTTATTTTGAACAAGGAGATCATTTTGCACAGCAACATTTCCTTGAAGAGTCGAGCTACCCTGTACCCCGAGGTCGCCGGTAATCCAAGTATCCCCACGGAAATAACTATCAGCGGAAACGTCAATGTCTCCCAAAATATTTACTTTAGCCCCAAATGTACTATCTTCATTAAATGTTGATTCGCCCTGAACAGTTATATCTAAATCAAAAGTTACACTTTGCTCGAATTCAGCAATATCACGAGCAGTTAATTTTTTATTAAAGGTTACTAAATCATTAAATACAGAGGTACCATCGACTTGTAAAGTACCACTAATTGTGCCGCCTGACTTATCAAATTTAAGATTTAATTTATCAATTAAATCTGTTTGATTATTTATATCTCCAGTAATATTACCCCATAGAGCGCTATTATCAGGAACATCAACATACTCTATTTTAGTTTCATCAGTTGAAACTCTTAAGTATTTCCCAGCAGCATTCGTTTTACTTGCCGGTGTATCGGCTAAGGTATCAAAATGTTTAGGAAATATAGTTTCATCATTTGGATCTAGATTTCCTGCGTGCCAAATTTTAGTACCAGTAGTAGTAGCAGTATCTATATTTACGAAGAAATCGGCAGTGTCTTTATCCCAATATAAAGCTGGAACGCGACCAGAAATATCTGTAAAATATATTGTTGAATTATTATCGGCGTCATAACCAATACTAACGGTTTTATCGAAATAAGCATCTCCAACAACTCTTAAGTATTTATCTATATCAAGATTTCCTGTAATTACAACATCATTATTAAATGTTGATATACCATCGACATTTAGGTTATTAGCGAAAGAACTATCGCCTGTAATATTTAATCCACTACCAAAAATACCTGTACCAGAAACATGGGCGCTTCCGCCAAGATTAAATTCTCCATCAACTGAGGCTGTTGTTGTATTTAGAGTATCGGATGTGATGTTATTAAGAATATTTAGATTTGCATTTCCTCTTAAATCACCAGAAATAATAGCCGTTCCACCAATAGTTAAATCACCATCAGCATTAATATTCTGGGTTACATCAATATTACCACTTACTGAAACATCTCCAGAAATAGGTCCACCGGTCTTATCATATTTATCATTTGGTAAGAAATTTCCAGCATGCCATACAACATTACCAACAGAAACATCTGTATCTACAAAGAAATCTTTATATCCATTATTAGCATCCCAATAAAAAGCAGGGTCAGCTGATGCTGTATCTGTAAAAATAATTTTTGATTGATTTTGGTCTAGACCTAATTCCAGTGCAAGTCCAGAAATATATTGACCTACGGTTAGCCCACCATTAATTGTAATATCATTAATAAAGGTAACCTCTGTTGTAACCGTTCCAAGCTCAACGTTACCACCAAATCTCGCGGTTGAAGTAACGCCTAATTCTCCTTCAATAGCAACACTTCCACTAATAGTCCCACCGGCTTTATCATATTTTAAATCAAGTTCAGCAGAAGTTGCATCCGAGATTGGTAACTCATTAGGCTGCAGTCCATCTAATAAATCTGCATCAAGTCCCGATTGTGTTCCCATATTGCCGCTATGCCAAATTCTTTGTGCGCCAGAAGTAGATGGTCCTTCTAATTGAAATTCATTGGAAACAGTATTATATACTATATTCGCATTACCAGCGTTAAAATATACATAACTATAACCATTAGAACCATTACCCACAGTTAGACTTCCATCAAGGGAAATGTCTCCACCAATATTATTATCTTTTCTTACAAAAAGACTAGCGCCATCTATGAATAAATCGCCTACCATATGGTCACCTGATCTATTTACTTTTTTAGCATCGATAGTATCAAGGTACTCTTTTGTAATCAAGGCATATTGGCCTCTATTATCAATGGCTGTCATTGTGGAGTTTGGTGCTTCGACAGAACCGTCAGCATAAAGAACCAATCCATCTTTTCTTTCGGAATCAGCCTGTCCAATACCGAATTCAACCAATGCTGTATTATTTAAATCTGTATTATATGAACCAATAACCGTTTTTCCAAGAGTTTGGGTTTTAGTCCCTCTCCCTAAAGCAGTAGATTTCTCTCCTGAAGCCTGAGTTTCGAAACCAGCGGTAAAGGCATAATCGCCAGTAGCCCCGAAACTGGCAACACCAGAAGCACCAGTATTAACCTGGGTTAGATCAATAGCTTTTAAACCAATTTCACCATATTTAGTATTATCTGCACCAAGAATTCTCCAACCAATTTTGCCATTCTGCTCAATTTTTTCAAGCTCTGATGGTATCTCAGTTGAATCACTTGCATTTGAATAATTATCAGAATTGCTTAAAAATTCAGCAACCGTAGAACCGGTACTTAAACCATTCTTTGAAACTACTTGTACCAGCAATGGCTGGCTACCTGGGGTTAAGTCATCCGCATCGTTAATTTGAACAGTTGAACCAACAGGAACATTGTAAATTCCAATTGACTGTAAATCTTCGAATACGTATATTGGATTTCGTCTCATTATTTTCTCCTAATTTTATTGTAAATCTTTGTTTAGAATTACATTAAATAGTAGTATTAAAAATTTTAGAATAAAGCATAAAACTATAAATATATTAACATTAGTAGGAAACAACAGTTTTGTTTCCGGCGCTTAAGCGCCTCGTAATGCTTTGAGTTATAATACTCAGGCTGGTCACAGTCTTTAATCTAAATTATATAAGGAGATAAAATGTTACCAAAATTACCAAAAGATATTATGAGTAGATCAAGATCTACTCAAATACAATGGCTTATAGTCGGGCTAATCTGGGCAACCGGATTAGTCTTTATCGTGGGTTCTGGGTTTGCCTATATAATGGAAAATCTAGGTGTAGTATACTTGGCACCAGGCGAGGTGCTGGTATCAAGCGTAATCGCTATTATGATGCTCGCGATATACCGATGGGTTAAAATGAAAAAAACCCTAAACGCTATTAAAGATCTTCCTTTGGAAGATCTTCAAAATATTGCAAAGGAAGTGCTTTCTGAGATGGAAAGTACTCCCTCGAAAACTATTAAAAACGGGGAGGCGTACGAGAAGAAAATCCCTGTTAATTTCACCGGGAAAACGCGAGTGGTTACCATTCGTATAATTCCCGGTGAAAAACTATCAGAGGAAGAAATAGAAACGGCTATTGATGAGGTGCTTATGAAGCACCTTACTGGTCTCGTAATAGAGGCTAGCGTTTCTAGAAAATCACAGGAGGATGATGAGGGCTAGCCCTCATCATCCTCTTTACCTTTTTTATTTTATTATTTTATTACCAATCATAAATATTTGGTAAATTTTTATCTCTCTCTATATCTTCAAAATATAGAAATAGTTGTTCCTGGAGGCTACTGTCTATTAAAAATACTAATAATGGACTTTCCTTTTCATATAATTCTTCTTGTATCTCATGATTATGGAGGGCTTCCCAAGCAAAAGCAAGTTCTTCGTGACTCCAATACTCCATCAATTCACAATATTCTAGGTAATGTTTCATTCTTTCCATAAATATCCCTCAACTTCTTTTTTTATTTTTCTTTCCTTTTGTTGAGGTTACTGAATGTTCTTCCAAATCCCAGATAGGTATTTCTTTTTGCAGGTCACCAATTTCAGATAAAATATAACTATATAGTAATTCGAATTTAACTGCGGCAGAGGCAACTGTTGGTACAATACGAAAATATTTATCATCTAAAGAATATTTTCGTGTTACTTTAGTGGGAAGATTCTCGAATATTTCATCAATCTCAGCGAGTTCTTCCATATATTTTGCGGTAGCCTTCTCCAATCTTTTAGCAGCTTTTAACAGCTTTTTTTCTTTTTTTGATACTTTTTTATTCATAGGTTAGCAACCTTTTTAAGTTTATCTAAATTTGCCAGAATATCATTCTGGACAATTCCTTTATTATAACTGATATTTGACACTTCTTGTAAAGCTGAATTCTGGTTTTTAATCCTGCGGTAGGAATTAAACCAATCAATTGTATCTGTTTTTTCTGCTTTATAAATCGGTTTAAGACCAAGATCAATAAGAGCTTTATCCGCTTGATACTCTATAAAATTATTATTTATATTGGTGTTATATCCGGGTAATTCACCTTCTTTCAATAAATAGGCGCTCCATTTCTTTTCATCTTCTGCTACTTTACGAACATAATCATAAACGAATTGCTCATCCCAAACATCATTAAATCCTTGGCGTGCTTCTCTCTTAAGGATACGCAGAACATTTTTATTCATAGGAACATGTCCATCGAGTTCGTCCTGAGCAATCAATTTCAATAATTGACTAAAACCATTAATTGCATTATCATAAATTCTATTGATTGTCCATGTTGTAAAGAAGCTGAAAGGGAATTTAATATGCTCCAGAACATATGTTGCCACAATTGCTTTAAATACGGCTTCTCTATTCTCTTCCCCCTGAATAATTACACTATTAATAAGCTCGTCACTGAAATCAATTTCATTGGTCATACGATTTTGAATGAATTCATCTTCGTAAACAATATTAATTTTAGCTTCGGCTTCCGAGCCAAACATCTGACTTAAACCATAACTATATGAACCGGCGTGAATACTTTCATTCTGAGCGATATATTGATAGCCTAGTTTGGTTTCCGTATTTGTCGCAATCATTGCTAAATAATTATAAATATTTACAACACCTGAATCCATAACGGTCTGATAGCCGTTATTCAATAAAAATATTCTCTGTCCTTGTTCATCAATTTTTCCCCATCCGATAATATCGGCTTTAAAATCAACGACTGTCCAAGACCAGACATCACTAAACATTTTTTTGAATGTATTCATAATAACCGGATAATCCACTTGATCAACACGGAGCATGCCCCCGTGATCCCCAAAGAATAACTTATATGTTTCTTGAGTTGGTTGATTTAATTCAATAATCTGTTTCATTTAATTCCTTATTAATTTTACTAGCTTCCTCAAAAATTTTAAGAAGAACTTCTGTATTTTCTTCATATTCATGTGGATCGAAAATACTATATATTATGGAGATAGTCGGATATAAAAATATCAAACATAATGTGATCTCCATAGACGTCATGATGCGCAACTTTCACATTTCTCTTCGTCTTCACCTTCTTTAAAAGAATGTGCATAGTATAATCCTTTAAGTCCAACTGTTTCTGCGTACATAATATCACGAAGAACTTCATAAGCGCTGTCATTTCTGTCTTTATAATATAAACTGAAACTTTGTCCTTGGTCAACGAACTTCTGGCGGATACTTGCCAAATTCATCATATCTTCTGGTTCTAAATTCCAAGCAAGTTCATATGCGCTACGTAGTTTAGTTAATTGCGGAGCCAGCTGAGCGCAACTGTATGTTCCCGTTTTAACAGAAATAAGTTGGCGTATTGGCTCGATACCTTCTGTACTATCGAGCAAAAGTCCACTTGTAGCAGTAGGAGCTATAGCCATTACTGTCGAAAATCTTGTACCGCATGAGACTAGATCTTTTCTTAGACCATTCCAATCATATTCTAAATCATAATCAAATGGTCCTTTATAAAGATCAAAACTAAACAATCCTTGGGCGTATTTAGTATTTTGAAATTCATCAAATCTACCTCTCTCCTTGGCTAAATTAATACTTGCATTCATAAGATACCAGTAGATATCTTCCATGATTTTATGCATGAATTTCAACGCTTCTTCTGATCCCCAACTATAACCTTTAACCGCTAGGATTTGGGCTAAGTTGGTAATACCGACTCCAATCGCGCGAAATCTCTCATTAAACAATCCGCCTTCAAGTGCTGGATAATAAGCATAATCTAAAAGATTGTCACTCGCCCGAAGAAGATTATAAGCGACTTCATCCTTTTCCTCAGGTCTTAGATTATCCCAAGCCATTAAATTAATACTAGATAGGTTGCATAACGCAATTTGGCCCGGCTCTGTTTTTTCAATCAATTCAATATCTTTTGACATAATGTTTTGATTTAATTCCGCTTTCTTAAGCTTCGGCTCAATTGTCGGGAGAAAGATCTCATTACAAAGATTACTTGAGTTAATCTTCAGATCGAAATTATTCTGACTTTGAACATTTTCTTCAAAGAATAAATAAATATTGCCTGTTTCAATTCGGTGTTTAGCAATTTGATATGCAAGATCCAACGCAGGCATTCTTTTTTTCTTAATTCCTTTTTTCTCTTCGTAGTATAAATACCATTTTTCAAATTCTTCACCCCAAGTTTCCAAAAGTTCCGGGGTATCCTTTGGATCAAAGAGAGTAATCTCTTCATTATTTGTAATTCTTTCAGTAAATAATTTATTCCATTTAACTCCGTATTGCAATTTACGGGCTCGTCTATCTTCGGTACCACCCTCCTCTTTAAGTTCAATCATTTCTGGAGCATCGAAATGCCACCAAGGGAAATACACAGCACAAGCACCATTTCTTTTGCCAAGCTGGTTATAAGCGCTAACAACTGATTCAATCATTCTAATAAATGGAATCGGCCCTGAACTCTCTCCAGCTTTTCTAATCTTAGAACCGGTAGCTCTCAAGGATGATACATCAGTAGCCAGTCCGCCTCCATATTTCGAAAATAACCCAAGGTTCGACATAGTTTTATTAATACCCCAACTATCGTCAGGAAGTTTAGTTACCACACATGATGCCATCTGTGCATTCGGAGTCAATGAATTTAACCATTTTGGGGTTGCTTCCGAATATATCAATTGGCTCATATGATCATATCGTTTTTTAATAAGTTCAAGACGAATGGACTTATCTTCTTTCCAAAAAGCGTATAATGCTAGACGCATAAAACCATGCTGGGGAAGCTCAAGATTTTTAGTAGTCGTATAATGCATACTGTATTTATCCATAAATACACGCAATCCTAAATAAGATAAATTAAAATCTCTGGATGGGCGAATATAATTACCAATCTCTTTAATTTCTCTTTCACTAAAGCTTTCAATAACTTCTCTATCATAGATGCCATACTGGACACCTTTTTTAAGAACATCACCATAATCCGGATATTCATTTCTCTTTATTCCCCAAACTTCTTTATAAATCTTTTGGAGAAAAAGATTCCGTGCAACTGAGTCCCAAACTGGAAACATATCACTAATTTTATTAGCAGCGGTTTCAATGACCTCATCAAATAATTTATTAATTGATATTTTGTCAAATACTTTAATATCAATATCTTTAAGTAATTCCGAGGCAAGAACTGCTTTCCCATCACATGCCCACATTAATACTCTAAACATTTTATCAGGATCATATTTTTCAATATTCCCATCTCTTTTAATTACGTTGTGTCGTCGCCCTTCAACTAGCTCAATCATTTTTATCCTTTGTATTATTAGGTATTAAAGTCGTTATTTTTATCATTTTATCATTTTATCATACTAAATTTTATTAAGTATCAATTATATATGTTGTTGCTATCTTTTAACATTGCTTTTGCTCAGAAGTAGCAATTGCTCAAAAATAATCTTCGGTTTTTTAAAAGACAGGATTTGCAGGCCCGAAGGCCTACAAATTTTATCGATATCTATCCTGGAATCCTCTAATCTCGCCACCCATTTCTTTAGGAAGAATAAGGTTCTGTTGCCAATCTGCCCAGAGCTTAGTTGCTTCTGGATCCCCAGATTTAACAAGTTCTCTAACTGCCTCAAAATCTCTTCTATCCAGCATTCCTTGTATAATTCCTTGATTTCTAAGTGATTGCTCAGCTGATTGTACTTCTGCTTTATCTGCAGCAAGTACCTCTGCTTTTTGTCTGGCAATCTCTTCCGCTTGTGCTTTAGCTGCTTCTTCCGCCTGTCTAGCAGCCTCCTCAGCTTGAGCCTTTGCCGCTTCTTGAGCAGCAAGCTGCTGCTGATAAGCATCAAACTTATCTGCAATTTGATGAACACCATTTTTAACTTCACTATATGCTTGTCCGATAGGCCCTTCTTTAACAGTATTTGTAATATCATTAACTAGATATTTACCTGCCCCTTTCGCTTGATCAATTATACCACCGACTTTTTCTTTTAGTTCATTAATTTGTGGGTCAAAAATACCTTGCTGTTGAATTTCTTTAGCTTTTTGAAGTGCGTTTAATCTATCAATATTAAAACCTTTATCAAATGATTTCTCCTCTGCCGGTGTAAAATCCCCAGCTTCTGGTATACCGATCATTTTATTAGCAGTTTGGTCTTTAAATTCTTCTGCATTAATATCTAACTGATTTTCGTCTGATGGAGTTCCTGCTGCCGCTGGATCCTCCTCGGGTACATCCCCGATGAATTTATTAAGATAATTTAATCTTTCTAATTCTTTTGGATTTAAATTAGTAGAGAAGTCCTCATTACCTATTGATGAAATACCTGTTGGAATCTTTATTTGATCAGCCACTTTGGATACCGGTTCAATCACCTGGGTAGTCGTGTTGGTTGCTTCAGGGGCTACCTCGGTAGCAACCTTTGAGGTGCCCTCTCCATTATCATCCCCACGAGACATTAAATATGCCCCAGCCCCAAGAGCCCCAATGGTACCAAGCCCACCAAGGGTTTTGGCAATCTTTCCTTCTTCCAAAAATCGTTTTACGAATGTCATTATTTATCCTTTTTTAGAGCTCTCGCTCTCTAATTATCATTTGTTTTTGCTCATTGAGAAGAAGCTCCTCTAGTCTCTCATGAAGTTTTTCATCAACTGGGTAACTATCTTTAAATAACTGATTTGGATGCGCTAAATTAGCCATAAACGCTAAATAATCAACTAGAGATGGTTGTATATACTCTTCATATCCATATTTACCAAACATTCTCGCCATTTGTAGATCAAAGGTATTCGGTGTAATTGGAAGCAATTCCGTTTCAGATAATAATCTCGCTAAATCATTAAATTTATCAATTTTATTGATTTTTGCTCGTTTGATAGCATCAATGATTTCATCACTAAACGCTTTTTTTAGTAGGTTCAAAGCATATGTTGATGATTCGCCATAATAATACATGCGTATAAAGTAAATTGCTATCGCTTCTATTAATTGATGAATATCTTTATCCATATTATTTTTAATGGATAAATATAATTTTTTAAGAATATCCGCTAAAATGTCGGCGGCTACCGTAATTATTTTTGGTTTGCCGGCACTATTTTCTGTTATAGAATGTCTAGATAATGTAAGCAACCAAGCAAAGTAAATACCATCAACCATTTTTATATAATCTAATGATTTTAAGAATTTTTCATAAGTTTCTTTCTGTTTTTCCTGAAGCTTTTCGATATTATTTAAACGCGCTTCATTTACAAAAGTTTCTTCTTTTGATATTTTCTTTTTAATATGCTCTAATTCGGTACCCAATTTAACCGAACCCTGTCCGGATACCGAATCATCGAAAAATGTTAAATTCATAAGAATATATCTTAATGCATTATCTTTAACGCCTGGTGCAACTAATGCCTCGGCGGCCTCCCCTGAAAATAGACCTGGCATTACAACGTTTTTATCAATAATTTTATGAACTGCTCTTGTTTTTTTACCCGAGCCAAATTTTCTTAAAGCAGTAAATAACTTTTTCTTGAATTCATCATACACCTCCTGTGTTAGGTCAACTGCTATGATACCAGAATTTTTTGGAACTCTTTCCAATCTTTTCATTTTATTTCCTTTTTATGTTTATATTGATATTGATTATGGTTTAAAAATTTCTTCTACCATTTCATCTATATTTATATGTTCAGCTGCTGGAGCAGCAATTATATTTTGTATAGCTTCTATACTTGGTACTTTGCATTTAAAATTTAAGGTTTCCGCTTTAAATTGAAGTAAACTCCCCATATTATTTGCAATTAATATTGCTGGATACCAAAAATCCTGCCCGTAAAGATCATAGGCTAATCTATCTGGCCGATAATCATAACGCGAATCAATTTCTGTAATTATGGAACTAGCGATTAATTCAGCTCTCTGTGTTATCATTTTATTCATAAAAATATGTGGTTCGATATACATATCTATTATTTGAGTATCTTTATATAGAGGATTTTCATTTACGGTAAATGATTGTGCTAAAGCCATAATTAATTTCCTCCCTGCTCTCTGCCTGCTTCTTGCTGCATTTCTTTTTCTTTTAGATCCAGATAACGTGCTCTATTTTGAGCACCAAGTAAACGGCCTGCCGAATATTTATTAGTAGCTCCTTGTGTAATTCCAATAACATTTTCTCTAGCTGTCATTTCTGTACCCGGTTCAATTTTCGAAGCTATTTTTTGCGCATCTTTAGTTTGCTTTTCATCTAATTCTATTTTCTTACGAATATTTCTATTAAGATCATTAACCGTATATCTTTGTCTAGGCTCTTGATATATTCTACCTCCAGCAGATGGAGCCGAACCGATATGACTGGAACTTGAATTATTTTCATGCAATATAAAAGCTTTGCTCTCTTGTAGCAATTGCTCTAAAATAGCAAACTCCTGGTTAACAATATTTTTTGGGATATTAGATTCTTCGAGAATCTTATCAATCATATTAATTGCATTTTCTGTAATACCGATAGATTTTTTGATCTCTTTGGTATCTGTTTCCAATGATTTTTCCTTTTGGCCTGGCATTAACCCCAATCCTCTTTTTGCAGTATTTGACTCTTGTTTTTTCATTGAATTGGTGACGGCATTCATACCGGAATTAACTTTTGATAGCCCGAGTTGAAATTTTCGGTGACCAATACTTTTTATCATTTTTGGAGGTAATGCTATATTTGAACGTTCTTCTTTATTCATGCTAATCCTTTTTTCTCTTTATATTTTACATTTAATGTCCAAGACGTCTTCTAAAGTTATCAATAGCATCCTGCTTTTTAATAATATCATTATCTGTAGGTGGATTCCCTTCCGGCGCCTCTTGCTCGCTTTTAATTGTTTGTAAATTGTCTATTAATCCCTTAGGTTGTAATTCTTTTTGAGATTGGGCGGATGGAAATTGGGATAATCCAACCTGAGTATTATTTTGATCCGGAATATCCAATTTTTGGACTTCATTTTGAATAAAATTCATTGCGTCCGATGGACCATTAATTGTGCTCTGCGTGCTCTCAACGTCAGCCTCTTCCAAATATCTTTCTTTAAATCCCATACAAATTCCTTTTTTAGTCTAAATTATACCTTTGTTAAAAAATAAAAGACAGAAAGATTTCTGGGCGAACCCAGAAATCTTTAACCTGCTACTGAATGATAAATATCCGATAAACTGCTACTCGCACTATCAACAGCTTCACCTGCTGTTGTATTCAATACTTTATCAGTGCCTTTACTAATATTATCCATTAAATCATTGCCCATTTCTTTGACTGGTGTATTCTTAAGATAATCGATATCTCCAGAAATCTTACCAGATCCGATTCTATGTCCAAGTAATCCCATAGCACCACCAGCGGCCGCTGATTTACCAGGATTCGCTTTAACAGCCTGCCATAGGCTCTCTTCTATTAGACTTTCAATTTTTCTTTCAATGTCATAATTCATTTATTAATCCTTAATCAATAGGAGGTAATCCTTTTTTGGCTCTAGCGGCATTAAGCTTGTCGACAGCATCCCATCGCTGATTTGCAGCCATAGTATTTGTAATAGAACCAACAACCGGAATAGCTCCGGCAAGACTATAACCTATTTTACCAAGCATATTATCATTTTTAGTTAATGCTCCGGGTTCTCCATTTAAAGCTTGGAGATCTGCTTTTACTAAAGATTCCTTATGTTTATTGTACATACCATTATACATACCCGTATAAAGACCAGGAAGTCCGGTCACAGCAGCAATAACATTAGAGGTATCTCTCCCCTCCTGTAGTTCTTGAAAAGTTTCTTCTAATAGTTTTTCGATTTTAGCTTCTAGCATTGTAAATCCTTTTATTATTTTAATGTTATTTTGTTCCACACAGGAAAATGAAAGGGCACCGCCCTTTCATTTTTTAATTAGGATTCTTTTGATGCCATGATAGCTTTTAGCTGCTCCGGATTCATATTTGCTTTAAGATAAGCAAGTTGCTCTGGTGTGTAATTATCAGATACCATAAAATCCCCAGCTTCTGGTGTTAAGGCGCTATTAATTGCCTCTTTTGCTGGGTCTAAAGCACCTTCAAAACTTTTACCAAGTTGACGAGCTGCGCCTTGAATACCACCTTCTACCTCTGGTGTTGTTACAATATCTTCCTGAGCATATGCTGCTGGAACCTGATGATACGCATCAACAGCCGAGTCTTTTAGATTGGCAAGAGTTTCTTGACCAGCGTCCGTCATAGCTCCGGCAGCGCCTGCTCCAAGAGCTCCAGCGCCGGCAAGATATTTACCCCAGTTATTAGCCAAATGACCTTTAACTGAATCAAGAGCACCTTCTTCAATAAGCATTTTTCTGATTCTATTAAGATTTTCATTTAGGAATTTCTTAGTTTTAAGAGTTTCCAATTCAGATACAGAACCTTCTTCAAGAAGGTTAATCATATATTCATCACGAATATTTTCAAGAATTAAATCAATTTTTCTCATAATTATGCTCCTAGACTTTTAATTAAATTCGATACAATCATCTGAGATTCAGTAATTTCCTGTGGCTCTTCTTCGATTGTTTCGTCTGTTTCAGATCCAGCTCCAGCATCCGCTGATTCAACACCAGTTTTGCTTTCGTCTTGGATATCTTCAGATTCTTCAACAAGTTGTTCAGCTTGAGCATCAACTTCAGTAGATTCTCCAAGAGCTTCTGCACCTTCGCCTTCAAGATCTTCCATTGGCTCTGAACCTTCCGCACCTTCTACTGGTGTAAGTTCGCAAGTCGCAGGATTAAAATTATAAACTGTACCATCTTCGCCAGTAAGTTTCATTACTTCGCCTTTTGGTGTTTCTGGCATCTCAAGGCTATCAGGTACAAATTCTTCAGCTGCTTCTGTGATAACTCTACGTACAAGTCCATCATAGAATTCAGCTTCCTCAAGTGTAATACTTCCATGTTTTGCAAGTGATTCTAGAATAACTCGGTCAGCCATAATATTAGCTGTTTCTTCAAGTGTAGCTTTTAAATCAGCTACAAATAGTTCTTTAATAGTCATAATAACTCCTATTTAATGTTTTTATTTGTATTAGTGTGTATGTAAATGGCATTAAGATTTATCAATCTTCGTTAAAAAGAACAAGCTTTAAATAGTTATAAGGATTTTCAAAATCAAAATCTTCAAACCATTGCATTTCTTTAAAAAAAAGACGTGTATTTATTGGATATCCATTCTCATCTTTATCATGTGTTATTATTGCGTGCTTCAGTGGTATAAAAAATCTACTGGAAGAAGTTTCGGTCACATCCTCAACTGCCCAAAGGGATGGAACCGAAGATCCGAAATTCGGATCTGGTACCACTAAATGTGCATACTCTGTAGGATCCGGATTTAATTCCCCATCTGGCACCTGCCATATAGGATCTTCCGGAATTACAAAGTTGTCAGAGAATAACAAGATTCCCCGAGATATGTTTTTGTTGGTCAAAAAATTTTCTGGTATGTCGATTAATATGGGATACTCAGAATGATTTCGTGAAACGGTATCAATTACTATTTCAATAGAATCGAAGGTATAATCCTGATGCCAAATAATTAAATTTGGTATTTCAATCCGAGCTTCAAAACTCATTGTTATAGCATATTGAGAATTTTCTTTATCTACTTGCTTTTGGATACTAGTTAATTTAAGCATTGGTTGTAATTCAACCATTGCGAAATAACGTTTTCCTTCTAAAACAGGATATGGATCTCTACCTTGTATCCTATCTCTTTCCTTAGTATCAAAAAAATCTTCATTTGCCTCATTATATTTTACATCTGGTTCATATCTATAAGTTCCGTCATACATCTGAAAAACATTTTCAATACTATCATTTTCAAAATCCCATTGCCTAACAAAATCAGTTACTTCAATATAGGAATAGTATGTATAATCATAAAACATAAAATTCATTGGTAATTGACCGACAAACATATTATGATAATTTAACAATTGAGATGTATCTTCAACATTAATAGTTACATTAAATAATAGATTTACCCATCTTTTATCAAGGATAATCGTTTCATTTTTTGTATTATTTCCCGCGATTTCAATATTATGCGGGCTGAAATTTGGATTCATATTATGATTTCTTGCTATAGGGGAAACTCCATCAACCGGTTGAATATCCTGAATATCAATAAGAGCTACAGGGTATTCAAATGTTTCTCGGCCATTCATCATATAATAATACTCCAAAGTTTTTGAGCCATAGTTCCATTCTATTTTATTTAAACTGTTTCTAGTCACTCTATCTAAAAAAACTTTAAATGATTTTAAAAAATCATTGTACACATTTTGGACACGCATTACCGTATTCATTATTCAACCTCCGTTGAAAGTTTATGCTCTAAATAATCGGCCAATGACCAATAATTCAAGCTAAAAAATACTACGGTTGAATTTGTATCATTCAACCATTCTCTTTCTACATAAAAAATTTCTGTTTTATTTTTTTCATCTATATAATTACAATAGTTAATGCCATTATCGAGCTCAATTCTCTCCTGATTATTTAGTAGCGACAATAAATATTTGATACTATTCTCCGGATTTATCTTTGACATATCCCGGATAATATTTATATGCAAACCATAACGTGTATTTAAATATTTAAAAGAGGTAGAGATACGATAGCGTTTATCTGTTCTTATCCACTTTATAAAAAAATAAGGAGAGGAAGCACACTCGATAATATTGATGTTAATCTTCGAGGTAATACTTCCTTCCAAATTTTCCAAATTTTCCAAATTTTCCATTTAATGTTCCTTGAATTAAAATTACCTATATCTATCTTTGTTGAAAACAAAGAGGAACATACCAAACTAAAAAGGATACAATATGAATATCGAACAGAAACCATTTGAAATGGAGTGTTATTCTCTACGTGTAGTTGGAGAAAACCATGAAATTATTCATCAAAAAAGTTCAGAAATACATAAACATGAGGTACAACAAGGATACCAAATACTCTCAAAAAATGATTTTGGGAAAGTAAAAAAACGAGTTAATGTTGGTATCTTTAATAAAAAAACCAATTTTGTAGTTGGAGAAAAAAATAGCCTTTTATTTTGGGATAATACTTCCCGAGAAATTACTTCAAAACCGATCAGCGAAATACTGATTGATAAATCAAGATATTTTATGATTTATGATTTAAGTTTTATGGCGGATCTCAATAACTTTAATATAGTAATTCAGCATAAAAGTGATAATAAAAAAATAGAAATCAAGTTAGATAATACCTTCGGTAAAGATATCGGCTCGTTTTTAAAGATATTTGATCCGACAATCGAAATACCAGAAGAATTTGATATTCTTAGATCCTTAATAAAAATAGAATCCGGGAAACTTAGTATTAATAAACAAGTATTGTTAAATAGTAATCCTGATTTTCTTTTGGGAATTCTTGAAGGTTACCTAAAAGATTCAAAGCATTTTCAATTAAAACCAAATATTAATATATATAATTTTACATATATTTTAAATCTTTTGGGAGCCCAATACAGTATCCGAACAGTTGACGTCAATGAAAAACATATAAGATTTAAACTACCAATTTTTTTGAAAGGTATTTCAACTTTAAATGATATCTATTTCAGAAATTATAAATACTTCTTTGACGAAGATAAAGAATTAAAAATTAAAAAAGATATTATTAATATTTTGCCTGATGTAGAGCATCCTGATTTTTTTGGCATGGTAAATAGTGGTTTAATAGAAATGATTCCTATTCGAGATCTGGTTTTTATTCCGTTAGAAGAGCCGACAATAATGTATGATCTAACAATGACTGATCCGAATGCTACTAATTATAGTTTGCCTGGAATGCCATTGGCTAAAAATTCTGATGGTGATGTCCTCGGTGTCGTCGCTATTCATACAAAGGATGCCGCTGAAGAATGTACACGAAAATTTAGTACTGAGCTAAAAGAAAACTTTTTAAATCTAGCTACTGGTCAGGTGGCAAACCATGGTGTAAAACTCGATTCGCAACTGGGTTTATACGCTGGGACAAAATAATATATTAGATACTTTAAATCTAATGGTAATAAATACAATAATAGAAATGGAAATTAATAATGGAAAACATAGATATAATTGACCATAAAAAACTAAAGAATAAAAAAATGATTAATAAATCGCAAAAATCTGTTCATGAAAAATGCAACGTTGAATCTAAACCGAGGGTTGGGTTAAGCGGACCTGAGCAGGAAATTGTCAACTTTATTAAAGAAATAACCGACAATATAATTACCAACTCTAGAGAAATAATCCCTCCTAAAGAATTAGATATATTCTTACCTGAACATAATCTAGCTATAGAATACAATGGCCTTATGTTTCACAGCCGCGGAATTTCCAAAGTTCCAATGTTTAATACTCCAACTTTGGATAAAAATATCCACCTTGATAAAACTAATAGTTGCGAAGCCAAAGGTATACATCTACTTCATATTTTTGAAAATGAATGGAGAGAGCCAAAACTTAAAAGCATATGGCAATCCATAATTAGAAATAAATTGGGCGCTGCTAAAAATAAAATAGGGGCTAGAAAATTAGCTTTTGCTACAAAGGAGCAATTGCTCAAAAAGAGCAAAGCCTTTATAGACGAGAACCATCTTCAAGGTGGAGGAGCTGTTGGACCGATCCGGTATGGATTAGTCGACTCAAGTGGGGAACTTCTAGCGTTAATGACATTTGGTAAGTCTCGTTTTAGTGACGCGGATTATGAACTCATACGCTTTGCTATAAAAAAAGATTGGTCTATTCCAGGAGCAGCTTCCAGATTATTAAAAGCTTTTGAGAGAGATTATCCACAGAAAAAGATTGTTAGTTATGCTAACAGGAGATGGTCGAATGGTAATTTATACAAAGCGCTTGGCTTCGAATTAAAACATATTAGTGCTCCTAATTTTTATGTCTTCAAGCCAGGAAATTTTCAACTTTGGCATCGAGTAAGTTTTCAGAAGCATAAACTTAAAGAAAAGTTAGCTTATTTTGACCCAAATCAAACGGCTGAGTGGAACGTCTTCCAAAATGGGTACAGAAAAATATATGACAGTGGAAACTATGTTTTTATTAAAAATTAATAGATCATATTTAAACATAATCAATATTCTTAAAAAAATAGATATATCTATCTAGATTAATACAATAATATAAAGGAAATAAAATGCAAACAATAACTCCCGTGGTAATCAATGAACTTAAGGTTCCGGTCTTTAATGAAGAGGTTCTTCGTAAATACTGGAAGGTTTCCCTTCCAGAAAAACTCGAAGATGATGAAACAATTCGAGTAGTTCCACAACTTCGTGATAATTCTTCAAGCGACAGAAAGGATTTGTATTATACCGAAAAACGGCCTGTAAGAACTGCAGATGATGTAATGAATATACTTAATGAACTACAAACTAACAATCCAAATAAAATAGCGGGTATCTCTATATCAACTGCGGTATTAAAATATACAGGGGATGCCCCAAAAATTGAAAATTTTAAATATACTAAAGCTATAGCTATTGATATTGATACGCATATTGGTAATACAAAAGAAAGATATCGTCTTGGTGGAATAGAAGAAGACCATATTAGATTTGCAGCAATTCATGCTTGGGTTGAAATCAGTAATAAATTGAGTTCCTTTGGAATTGGTCCAGTTATTCCAAAATTTGCTGCTTTAACTGGAGGAGGATTACAATTTATTCTGGAATTCGAAAGAGAACTTAATAAATCAGAGGCACAAAAACTATTCGGCCTTTTGAAAAATGCAATTGGAAATCTTAAATGGCAGACACCGCTTAAGGACCCGTATCTTGGTAATCACCCACCAGTCGACTTCGATATTGATAAATCTTTTGCTGATATTATCCATGTACAGCGATGTGCTGGTACTGTAAATCAAAAGTATGGTTTATATTCTAAAGAAGTCGATGTATTTAATATGACATCCGATGAAATTTTTAACTTAAGTTTAAGATTGCAAGCAGGTATTGAAGAAACTGGATATACAGACTCACAAAAAAATACCTATAAAACAGTAGTTACTAAAATTTTTGAAGGATTTAAAGAATATAGTAAATTAGATTTGCATTTAATCAATGTTGATGATAATCTAATTACCGCTAAGTTACAAGGTGGTAAACCAACTATTAATCAAGGGGAACTTAAAAATATTGAGCAGGATCTTCTACATAAAATTAAACAGAAAGGAATAAATACTGTTGATTTGATTCGAGGTGATGTAAATATTGGTCCGATTAGTGGAAATCTTGTTAGATTATTCTGCCCTTTCCATGAGGAAAGAAATCCTTCAATGGCTCTTTATGTTAATGAGGTATTCGATGTTTTTAAAGATTTTCATGATGATACAACATATACCTTGGTAACATTCTGGCAAAAATTACATAATGTTTCAAAATCAACTGCTATTTCCCAGATAGCAGAAATAGCAGGTATTACCCTTGGTAAAGGTGAACGAAAAGATTTTCAAAATTTGGAATTAGCTGAAATCGTCGATGAACTTCTTAAACGTATTGATCAAAACGATTTTGTTTATTATAGACTTGCTAATAAAAACAGAACCTGTATTGTTAGACATATCGATACTGGGGAAGCATATGTATTTGATGGACCTAAAATGTTAGCAAATCATATTCTTCAGAATCAATTAGGAATTGATGATGCAGAAGAACAACTTGTTTACGAATTCGCAAAGAGATTCCAAGAGAGAGTTTTAATAGATGCTTTCGAAGAATTTTTCCCTGGTCGTCCAACAGTATTTAATAAACAATTTATACAATTCGTAAATTTATGGGTACCTTCTGATAAATATAAAAGGGTCCATGCGCGAGTTGATGAAATTAACGAAACAAGCGAAAAACCATTTAGTCTAGAAGAGAGTAAAGAATTAATAAAAAGAAAATGTCCATGGACATATAAATATATTCTTCAAATAGTACAAAATGGGGATTTAACTTGGTTTTTTAACTGGTTAAGTGGAGTTTCTAAATTCAAACCTATGCCGACAGTTCCTGTTGTATTTGGTGTACAGGGAGCTGGAAAAAACCTATTTATTAATACTGTTATGGATTTCTATCTAAATAATGAGTATGTTCGTGTTGTAAGTGGGGATAGAATTATGCAGCAATTTAACTCTATGCTTGAAAGTACCAATCTTTTAGTACTTGACGAAGGAGATTTTAGTACTGGAAAAGAAGTTGATCAACTAAAATTATTGACAGGTAATGATAAAATTCTTATCGAAAAGAAAGGTGTTGATGCGACAAATAAAACTCGTCATTTCAATATAATGTTCTTCTCAAATGGAGAGGTACCTCTAAGGCACCCAGCAATGGATAGACGTATTACCTATTTTAATAATGAAATTCCTCTTTTAGCTTCTGTCGAAGCATGGAATACAACTATAGATGAAATGGTAGAACGCGTAAAAAGCGAGATGGTAGAATTCTGGGCTATTATTTTTAAAACGGAGTTGGATCATAAAATGGCCATGGCTAATAGTAAAAATGGGCAGTTTTGGAAACAGATTCTTATGCAGCATCCTTTTGGAGCGCTTATTGTTAAATTAATGAATAATGAGTGGGAGGATATTGCACTGCAGCTCAATGAAAATGTCCAAGATCCAGCAGAGATGAAGGTAAACCTTGGTTTATTGAAAACAATTAAAGAACAATTTGAAAATAATGGTAAAATTTCATTAACTCTTATTAATAGATATATTCAATCTCTTAACTATAGAATGAAACAATCGATTCAGAAATTTATTCAGACGAACCATCTCCATGAATTTGGAATTAGTGTTATCGTTGAAGAAGAAGATGTAAAAATCCAGGTAAATAAAAATAAAGTTAGGGAATCACTGAAGGTCGAAAATGTTCTTCGCCGGGCTTATCCAAAAACTGCTAAAGAAGAGGTTAGTGGTCTTGAAGCTGAACTTGCAATGGAAAACGCAGATGCCGGTGTTGAAGCAGAACAAGCTGTAGAAACATTCGCTCAAGAAGAGCAATTGCTCTATGGTAGCAAGCCAACCGGAATCAAACCTCCACCGCCACCGCCTGGGGATTAAACCTCAGGCAACAAATCAAAAATATTAATAAAAGGAAAACAGATGAGCCTAAAGCTTTTAGATGTTGATAAGTTTTTGCAAAATGCAAAGGCAGTTACAAATCCAAGGCCATTTACCAATACCATGGACCCGGCCCCAGGTGGTTTACAAGACCCAGCTATTTTTGGGGTGTCAACCAAGGATCGTTTTGAAACTTGGGGAGTTATAAATCTAGAAGATGTTATTATGCATCCTTTGGTATATGATAATTTAAATATCATAGATCCAATTTTTAAACGGGTTCTCGCAAAAAAATCGAAGGTTTCTGTTGTTGACGGAATGTTAAAAGAGACGGACAGCGGCGGAACTGGGCTAAATTGGCTTATTTCTAATTGGGACAAAATTAATCTCGATAAATATAAAACAGAAAAAAATAAATTATGGATTGAATTTTTAAATAATACCAATAAAAAATTATTATTTATTAATAAAATTCCAGTAATACCTATAGTATATCGTGAAGCCCATATGGGGAATTTTAAAATGGAACTTGATCCACTTGACGAAATTTACCAAAAAATTCTGGGCATATCCAAAACTGGAAGATCTGAGTTTACCTCAGCTTGGATGGAAACAGTAAAAGATCAATCCGGTAAAGAAATTATGCAATCAAGGGTTAATCAATTATTTGAATACTTTATTTCTAAACTTGAGGGTAAAAGAGGGTTTATAAGAAATACTCTAACTTCAAAACGTTTAGATAATGTTTCAAGAATGGTTGCTAACGCTAGACCAGATATTCCAGTAAATTGCGCTGTTATCCCGTGGCATATTCTTTTAAATCTTTACGATATTTTTGTAGTTGCCTGGCTAAAGAATGAAGAAAGTCAAACTATGCTTAAAAAATTAGGATTATCCGAAGATAAATCGATGGAAGAATATGGGGAATTATTTGATTATATTTATCGGAATTCCGAAACATATGTAAAACATTATCCTGGTCATCGAGAATTATGGATTGAAATACTAACTAATATTTTTAATGAAAATCCGATGTTAAGAATTCTATTAAAACGTGACCCAGGTTGGAATGCTGATAGTATTTGGTGTTTTCAACCTTTAATCAATAGTGAAAATAGTTATCAGGTCTGGGTTCCAAGTTGGGTATACTCGCCTCTCGGAGGAGATAGTTTGAATACCAATTTTTTAATTGTAAATAAAACGGATAATATTATCTATGAAGATGATGACTATATTATTAAGTGTTCAGAAAATAAAAAAGCTAAAATTGTAAAGACATTAGATAGTGTTTTTAAAAGGTTGCCCTAACAATTTTGCTTCTCAAATCCCGAGTAGAAAGTTAATATTTATTACTCGGGATTTTCCTGTAAGTCAGATTTTAAAAAATAAAAAAGTAAAAAGTAAAAAAGGATTAACCTATGACATATTCCAATGCTGATACAACAACGCTACCCGGTGTTATTATCCCAGAAGCATTTAAACAACCGGATTGGGTCGAAGAAACTTTCGCCAAATTTCAAAAAGAAGTAAAAAGAAATTATGATACATCAGGAAATATCAATACCTCTCTTATTAGAAAACTTTTTAAAGAAATTATTCTTGATAATAAAATTTCACCTCCCTATCCATTAAATAAAAAAAATGTAAGTATTTTATTGGATAAAATGTATAATGTATTTACAGACGAAGAATTTCAGTGGAGATACATGCTGGTATATAAAGTTGGATTTTTTCTTAGCACTTATACTGCTAGTTCATTTACTCCAGAATCATTAGTTCTTCCGAAAGAATTCAGAATTAAGCGCCAAAAAATAATCGATGAATATCAGACTAAAGTAGATGAAGCCAATACCGAGAATCAGAAAGAAGCAGCAATTTTATGGGTTGATAATCAATTTAAAAAATTAACGAAAGAGGTTCTTGAGTATTTTCGCGAACACAAGGATGATTATCCGATCATTGATAGCTTTGATTCCGGTGCAAAAGGTTCTCCAGACGATCTACGTAAACTTTTAGTAGCGATTGGTTTATCTATTAATGCAAAGGGTGAAATTAATGACGTTATTCCACGCTCCGGAGCAGAAGGATTAACACCGACTCAATTTTTTAATTATACCTCCCAAGCTATTGTCTCACAATATAAAAAATCAAGAGAAACAGCTGCTCCAGGATATTTGATTAGGCAGCTTAATACAATTATGGCCGGAGTTAAGTTATCAAAAACAATTGATTGTAAAACATCAGGCAGGTTGGGCGTAAAAATTCTAAACAAGGATATGTTGGTCTCGATGAAAGGAAAAGTATCTGATCAAGGAATTATTGGTCCGGATAGAACAGAATTAATTGGTAAAACTATTAAATTAAGAAGTCCTTTATATTGTAAAACAAGAGATGGTATTTGTCATACCTGTTATAACCCTGATTTTATAGAGCGTATGAATCTTACAGAAAATGCTGGTATTGGTCTTTTGTCGAGTACTGCCCAAGCAAATATGTTGACAGCGATGACTCTTAAAGCGGCACATACTGGGTTAAGTCTCGATAAAACAGAAGTTGATTTAACTACAGATATTTTTGAATTTAGCGAATAGAATTTAAACATATGGATAAGGAAATAAGATGATTATTTTAAAAATGGAAAAACATCAGGATGGAACTCAAAAACCGATCGAACTTATTATCGATGATAAGGTTTATAAGTATTCTTTTAACTCAAAACTACATCCAAATGAAGAATTTTTTGAAAAATTAAAAGGTTTTGAAAATTATAAAATAAAAGTTATGTATTATGATATAAATGGAAATTTTTTAAAAGAAACAAACCATATTATAAAAGATATTAGAAGAAATGCTGTTGGGATCATGTCCCTAGAATTAGATTAACAAATCGGTATTAAATTAATAAAGGAATACTATGGCAAGAAAAAAGAAAGAAGAAATTGTAGACAACGAAATTGAAAATAGTGAATTAAAAGATCTAACAGATATTGGTATACCTGATATCGAAGAAAATGAACTTAAAGAAATCGAAGTTACAGAGGTCGAGTCAAGAATCGAGGAGGATTCCTCCCTTGAAATACTAGAAGAAAAAGGTGAAGAAAAATGCGAGGAAAATCTGCAGGAACCAACAGGGCAACAAGAAAAAAAGAAGGCTTCCAAAAAAGAATCAGAGAAGCCAAAGAAAGATTTGGAAGAATCCGAGCAAGAAAGCCCGAACCAGTCGACACCAAAGACAAATCAGGAAACAGCACAGGAGAAGACAAAAGAGTTGAACGAATCCGTGCACGCCGAGAGGAGCGTAAGACCAGTCGCCAAAAAAAATAATACCTCTGCTGTTGGAAATAAAAAACCAAAAAGAAATCCTAAACCAATGGAAATTGTTTTACCAGAAGATGATCTTCCAGTACATCCAAGAAAAGAAAAAACAGTAAAACCCATTGAAAGAAAAAAAGATACGACAGTTCGCTCTTCAATCGGTGTATTTTATCGTCCATAAAAATTAGAGACAGAAGTCTCTAATTTTTTCCTGTGCCAAAAAATTGAAGAATACCTGAACATATTGCCTCTAGCAACAAATTGTAATATAAAAATAAAAAAGATAAAAAGGATATTTTATGGCAGATACCTGTGGAACATCAACATGTAGTTGGCAAAACTTTGCTAACTTAATTGATTACATTAAGTTAAATTTAGGAGCGAGCACTAATACCTTCGAATTCACTGATGAGGAAATGACTGATATTATAAAAGAACATACGCTGCCTCTTTTTAGCAAATATAACCCATTAATTAGATATTATCGTATGACATACTCTGAAAATTGTATAACCGAAAATCCGACCTATATTTACCAATTTAAAAATTTCTGTTATCAAATAATGAAGATTAATAACATAATCCCGACCTCTTCAGTTGAAGATTTAAATATGTTTTATTCGCAAGCCTTGCGTACAAATATGCAGGATGTTACAGAAATGCTAATGAATATGAATTATTTACATATGTCGAATATAGCGGTTGCTCCTCATACTTGGAGATTTTTTGCCCCAGACAAAATCGAAATAACCAGAACAACAGATAGTATTACATTTTCTCAAGATTTTATTGTTGATGTTGCGTGTATACATCCTGACCCAACAACGGTAAATCCAGATTTATATGTATATTTAAGAGATTTAGCTCTGGCGGATATAATGATATATATTGGTAGAATTCGTTCTAAATTTGAAAATTTTTCAAGTCCTTATGGAGAAGTTCAAGTCGCAAGTAGATCTTGGATAGACGAAGGAAATCAATTAAGACGAGATACAATTGAATCTATGAAAAATCTACCACCAGATGATTTTATATTTTTCTTAAATTAATTCATAGGTAAATACGAGAATTTTGGGAAGTTTCTTTGGCTTCAAAAAATGTATAAAACTAAAGATCAACTGCAATTGATCTTTGTAAAAATAATATAGATTATTTTAGAGCAATTGCTACTTTTGAGCAACGGCTCAATTAACAATAAGTTTAAAGGAAAAAATAATGTTAAAAATAACAACTTTTTTTAAAAATAGGGTGGTTACTACCAATCTTATTTTTAGAGATGCTGAAAATAAAGGGGTTAATGTAATATATTACCCAGAGCTCGGGAATTCCGGTATTAATTTTATTAATAAATATCGCAAAAAAAATTATTGGGATTATGTTATAATTCCAATGACATTTACCTTTCTGTTTCATAAAATATATACCAATAATTATTATAAAAGCTTTAAAAAAGCTATACCGATGATAAGAATACAGAGACGTTTTATGAAAAATAGTAACGAGTCAAAATCAACTGTTATTGATTTAACTCCTCTAAGTGAGAATTTTACGGCGTTTAGTAAAAGTAGATCTAAAAAAATGACAATGGAAGCTTTTTTTGAGCTCATTCAGAAATTTGCTGAGGATAGTAAAGCTACTGGAAAAGATACATATCTTGTAATAGATTCTTCTATTGGTGACGAATCAGAAATGGCCGAGGCAATTCATTATTATTCTAGATTAAATGGTAATAAATTAAGAATTAATGGTATAGAAGGAATTGCTTTATACGGTGCAAAAAGATTTTGGCCCCTAACCATTAAAGATGAAGATAAAGAGGGAACCTTCTTTAAAATAAATATGAGTATATTTACACGGTTTATGAAGGAAGTCCATAATTCAGAAATAGAAGAGGAGCAGACCCCGGAAGAGGCGATTGAAGATACAAAAAACACGGTTAAAGCTCTATATGAATTGCATAAAGAACAGCTTAGATCTGCAGTAAACGATATCTCAGGGATCACAAAAAAATCAGATAATATAGAAGAAAATCCGTTAGAGCTTATTAAAAATGAAGTTATTAGGAATCCGCATATAAAAGGCAAATCCTTTGAAGAGAAATTAAGTAATTTATTTAATGAAAAAACTGACCAATCTGGGCCGGATAAAAAATCAAAAGAAGTGAAAATAGTTTCTGAAATATCTGAAGAACTCGAGAAGCTACAAAAACAATATAATGGTGCAATTGAATTAAATGAGTCGACAGTATTAAAAAATACAAAAACATTTTATAATCCATTTAATATCATTGGGTTTAAAACGTTTAATGCTTATAATAAACAGGATACCGAATTTGGGGAAAATCTTGATCAGGCTATCTTTGATTTAATTAAATCGATTGAGGCAGATAAAGAGGTTGGTATTAAAGTATTAAATATTAGAACTGAAATTACGGACACTAATCGCGACAGATACAAAACATATAAAATTAAATTGCAACATAAAGATTTTGGTCATAGTAAACCATATACTGTTTCTTTTCATGTTCCCATCCCGTCCAAGGGTAAATATCTTAAGCTTGGTGGCAACGACTGGATCATGATTAATCAGTTTTTTCCTAAACCTGTTATTAAGGTTGCTCCACAAACAGTTAGACTTTACACCCATTATGGTACAGCGGCTGTAATACTTAAAACACATGTATTTAATGAAAATGAAGGTGTAAAAGATTTACTTAATAATTTTGAGCAAAGTCTTAAACGAACTAAAAAACTTAAGAAGGCTCCAGAAAAAATATCCGAGGAAAAGATTAATAATATTAAAGAAAAATATAATCTTCCTGAATTTATAAACTCAGATATTTTTACTAATATTGAGATAAAATAATGACTTTAAATGATTTTGTGGAGCGAGCAAATGGAATTCATAATAATAAATATAGTTATAGCGAATATTTCGGAGCTCATTCTCCTATAAATATAGAGTGTGAAAAGCACGGTATATTTAAAAAAACTCCTTCTGATCATTTAAAAGGAAGTGGATGTCCACATTGTAAAAAAGAAGAAAAACGAGATAAATTAATAATAAGATTTAAAGATATTCATGGAGATAAATATAACTATGATTTAATTGGTTATGACCGCCTGTGGAATAGAACTCTTAGTATTGTATGCGAATGTGGAGTTTTTAAAACAACTGCACGTTTACATTTAAAAGGAAGTGGGTGTCCATCATGCGATCTGAATAAAAGAAGAAATGAGTTTATTAGAGAATCGAAAGCTATTCATGGAGATAAATATAATTATAGCGATATAAATTATAATAATATTTTTGATAAAATTAAATTAAATTGTGAAATTCATGGTAATTTCGAGGTTTTTGCGATGAATCATCTTTATAAGGGTGCTGGTTGCCCAAGATGTTCTAAAAATGGCTTTAATCCAGATAAGCCTGCTATCTTATATTATATTTGGGATCCACAAGAAGATCTATATAAAATAGGTATTACTAACAATAGTATAGAAGAACGTTTTGGTAAGGAATTTTGCTCTAAACGAGCAATTGCTCTGTTTGAGCAAACTTATGAAAATGGACAGGATGCATATCTAGCAGAGCAAGAAATATTAGAAGCTTTTAATTATATACGTTGCGAGAACCCAAGCTGGCCTGAAACTAAAGGTGGGCGGACAGAATTCTTTAAAGAAGATATTCTTAAATTAAATAAAATATAATTTGATAGTTTTGAACAAAATAAGGATAAAAAAATACCATGAAAAAAAAGGAAAAATAGATGAATATTGTTGAAAATAAAATTGCTTCATTAATTGAGGAAGCTTGGGATGATATGCGTAATAGAAATATGGCTTTGCAGCTTCAAGGAATGTCTCCAGAATAGATTGCTGAGTTACAAACTACAATTGGGAAGATGAAAATTGCTGGTAAACAGGGTTTAAAAGCTGGTGCTTTCGGGGCTCTTGGTGGGGCTCTTGGAGGCGGACTAGCAGCAGGTCCTGTTGGGGCTGCTCTCGGTGCCACTACCATGGGAACTGGTCTTGGTCTTGGTAGTGGTCTTGGGATTTATGCAAATTTAAAATCGATGCAAAAAATGACCCCGGATGAAATAAAAAAGTTTGCAAAAGAGGGTGAAAAACTCTATGGTAAAAATCATGCTGAGGTTATGAGACAATCGGCGAAAACTCTTTAAATAAAATGAAAATAGATACCTTAGTGTAAAAAGGAAATGGATATCCAGAAGGCCGTCGCTGATTGGGCAACCAAAAAATAAATCATAAGCCTACGGGCTTATGATTTCCTGTCCCAAAATCTAAGCATTCAACAAAGTATTATTAATATTAAAAGGAATAATAATGTATCGAATTAATTTTGAAAATGAAAAAAAAGATAAACTATATTTTTATGAAAAATTAAATGGTTCTAAGGTTGTCGAATATGCTTATATAACACCAGATGATCCTGATATTCATTTTCATACAGAAGAAGGTGACTTTAAAAAATGGCCAAAAGAAGAAATTGTTTCATTTCTTATAAATTTATATACAAATATTTCAAAAGAAGTATTTGGCGAAAGAATAGATTTAAAGGCCAAGAGTTCAAAACCTCGATTTGGATTAAAGATACAGGGTAAAACTATTAATCTTATTCATTTTTTTATAGCAAATCTTGGATTAATGGATACTCTTAAATTTTTTGGATTTCGTTATCAATTTGGAGAGAAAAAAGCTCCTGGGGCTCACCTACATCTTAAATTAATAGACGATAAAGATAATTATCTTTCTATTTTCGCAACCAGCGTTATCGAAGAATATATGATTAATGGACTTCTCGATGGTATGAAGTTAATTTTTCCAGTTGAAAAGAAAGAATTGTCTTCTAAAGATTTATGGAATCCTTTTTTTAAAATGAAAGGTGAATCCTTTGGTAAAAATTTAGAGACATTAAATAGGCAATTTATTGACCAAACAACAGCTAAAATTTTAAAAATGTATAATATTCCATCGAATATGATGGATGTTCTTGGTAAATATATTCCAAAATATTTAATGAATGCTAAAGAAGAAGATTTTAACGATTTGAATACCCAACGTATTCGTATGGCTGAGGCGATTTCTAATAGTGCGTATAACGTATTTGGAGAAGCTTTAGGTAGAGTTAGAAATCTTAAACAGTCCGGAAACGCTTATGATCTTAAACTTATTTTAGATCCATTGGCGATCGTTAAGCGATTGCAAGCAAGCGGTATGTTACAATATACTCAAACTACAAATCCACTTGAAGAGATTAACTTTAGTTCTAAGATTACAAAAACAGGTGTTAATAATATGAAGGCCGATCAAGTTACCCTAAAGAAAAGGGATTTGAATCCTTCATATTATGGTGTAATCGCTCCAGTATCTACAAATGAGTATGGAAATGTTGGTAGTACCCAAACACTAACTAATAAAGCAACCATTACTGATCGATTTGGATCTATTATGCAGAGAGAATTTACTGATGATATTAACCCGTTCGATTTATTATCCGCGAGTGAATCACTTCAACCATTCTACGAATATGATGATACTACCAGAAGGGTTATGGGTAACCAACAATTTGGACAATTCGTTCAATTAGATAATCCAGATGAACCTCTTGTTCAAACCTCTTTTGAAAGTATTATACCTCATCTTGTTTCTGATAGATTTGCTATTAAAGCTAAAAAAGATGGAATTATTTCAAGTATAACTGATGAAACAATTATTATTAAGAATAGAGATGGAACCCAATCTAAGTATAGTATTAAACCAACCAGAGCTAGAACTAAACGTGGTATTTATATCCCAATGAAATACCACGTAATTGCTAAAGACGGACAAAGAGTAAAAGAAGGTGATTTATTAGCAACAACTTCGAGTCTAAAAACTGGAAAATTGGCTAGTGGTAAAAACCTGGTAGTTGCTGAAATGTCGTATAGAGGAATGAATTATGAAGATGGTTGGGTAGTCACTGAAAGCGTTCAGGATAAATACGAGCAAAAAATTCTTGAAAAAGTTATAGTTGTTATACCAGTTGATGCAAAAATAGTTGATTGGAATCTTTTATCTGGCAAAGAGACTGATCCTGGTGATATTTTAATTTCTTTTTCCGGAAGCAATAATCTTGATAGATTTATTGTCGAGGAAGAGGATGACGAGTCAACATCAGACGATGTTTTAACCGGAGTTGAATTTAGCGGCCAGCAGACAAACTACCGTTCTCCCGGAGGAAAAATTACGGATATTGTTATTAAAATAAATAATAAAAATGTTGATAGTACAGTTTTTAAAGAGTGGAAAAAAATGGCAAAGGATGTTGAAGCTAGACAACAAGAATGTCAACTTTTAAAACATAATCATAAGGAATACGTTGATTGTATTTCTGATATCCCAAATACAGAGATTATAAAAATCGGAGGGCATTCGGTAAATGGCTCAGAATTCGATGGAGCAGTTGTCGAAATTTATATAGAAAAACCAAATAAAATAGCAAATGGATCTAAGTTTACGTTAGCAGCAACCGGTGGTAAAGGAACAGTTCAATACATCATACCAAAAGGTAAAGAACCCGTTTCGGAAAAAACCAATATGAAGATTGAATTTATACCAACTCCACTTTCGATTGTATCAAGAAAAAACGTAAGTATTCTTCTATTAATGTATAGTGGAAAAGTTATTTACTTCTTAAATAAGAAGCTTCAAGAATTAGCGAAAGCTGATCAAATATCAAAAGCTAGAGAACTTATCCTAGAAGTATTTACCCATATGGATGAATCAAAAGATAAATTCTTAATAAATGAAGTAATGGGTTTCTTTGATAGCCGCTCTTCACAAGAAATTAAGAAATATATTTTAGGAAGTGATCCTCTATCAAGACCGGCATTTCCTTTATTAGTACCTCCGCATAAAAATAAAATAACTATTGAAAATATACAGAAAGCTGCTAATGTTTTGGGTATTCCGCTTAATGAAAAGGTATATGTACCAGAGGAAGATATTCTTACAGAGAAAGAGGTTCCTGTTGGAATAATGCCTGTAAATTATTTGGAACATTTTCCTAAGGCAATGGCTGGTGCGCGGGGGTCGTTATCTGTCAAAAGTCAGTTTACTACAGGACAAGGACGCTCCGGAACTAGAGTAGGAGCCGGAGCAATTAAGCTAGGATTATATGATTTATTTGGAATGTCTTATAAAGAACCTGGTCTACTTATAAAAGAAGTTCACGGACTACATTCTGATAATAAAGAGGCAAAAAGAAAATTCCAAAAAGAAGTTCTTAAAACTGGTAAAATGCCAAAAATATTTGATTTACATGTCGATTCGGCAGAGGGAAAAACTAAGAAATTGGTTGAAACCTTTTTCAGGGGAGCTATATTAGATCCAGATCTATAAGGTTTGCTCCCTTTGAGAAGAAATAATCTAAAAGATTATTTCTGAGCAATTGCTCGAAAATAATCTTACATTTTTATAAAGGAAATAAATGAACGTATTACAACTTCCAGAAAGCATGCACTTCATTCCTAAAGAGATAAATTCTGATGAAGATTTTATTTCGATTACCTGTGAAGAGCATGGCTTATATTATAAAAAAGTTAAGGAAGTAAAACGGGGGAACGGTGATTGTCCTCGGTGTCAATTCTTAAAATCGTCTCGTATGATGAATATTTTAGAAGAAGCTCAAAAAACAATTAAAGATGAATTGAAATACTCTGGCGGAGATTTCTGGTTAGATTTCTTCAAGAAAAATAAAGATCAACCTGAAATCTTTGAGACTCGAGCTCTCTATTATCGTATTCTTGTTACTCATAAAGAGACAGGCATGATGTTTGAGAAAATAGGGATATTGTCAAATCTCGATGAAAAATCAGAGGGAAATTTTCTAGAAGATTTCGATAAGTTATGGAATCCTCATAAATGGAAATCTTTTAAAATAGAACCAATCGATAAAATCGAATGCGCTCTTTTAGAAGCACATACTATTGAAGCTCTTTACCAACAGCGAAATACAAAAAATAAAATTACAGTTCCTAACGACTTGGGGTTCAATATTAATAAAACTTATTTGCCTCATTTTATGTGGGTTTGTAAATCAAAAGCTGTTAAACCTTTAAGAGATGCTCTTTTACATAAACAGAAAGGTAAATGTACAATTTGTGGTAAACCCGTAAAAGATCCAACTTTGGATCATATGCATCAAAAGCGAGTTAAAGGTACCGGGCGTATTCGTGGGGCAGTCTGTAGTATGTGTAACACATTTTTAGCTCGTTCGGAAAACAACGCTGCTCGTCATGGCATCTCAAACGAAGAATTGCCTGATGTACTTAGAAGAATGGCTGATTATCTCGAGGACCAAAAAGACATTATTCATCCAATAGAAATACCTAAAAGAAAAAAAGTTGGATTAAGAGAGTGGAATAAAGTAAAGAAATATTACTTTAAAGTTTTTCCGAATCGCAGAACTCTTCCTAAAAAACCAAAGTATGTTACAGAAGCATGGCTCGATTTAAAACGTACCATTGATGATTATATCGAAGAACAGCAAAGGATAAAAAATACTAAGAAAAATAAAAGGATAAAAAATGCTAGAGCAAAAAATTGAAAGACTTATTGAGGAAGCTGAAGAAAAATGGGCAAATAAAGTCCGTGAAAAATTTCATCCGCCAGCTGGAACATTTAAAGAGAAATCTGCTGAAGAAATCGCGAATATAATTTCCCAGCACGGTAAAGCCAGCCTTAAAACAACGATGGCTAGATTAAACTTCTTTTTAAATCGTGGAGGAAAAAATATACCTCCAGAGATTAGGGCGAAAGTAAATCGTGCTAAAGAGATCGTACATAAACGTCATGCTCAAACATAGCAACAATCTATATATTTTTATAATATAAAGAATATAAAGAATATAAAGTGAAAAGGAAGTAAATGATATATTATAAGGATACCGGAGGGGATCAACAGGATTCCTTAACGGTTTTACCATTAAAGCCAGATTATAATGAAGCAATTCTTCTTGCCCCGGAATTTGAATTTCTTAGGGATTATGACTTTAAGAATTTTAATTATTTTAGTTTCGAGCATGATATTACAGACATGAGCTCGACTGAATTCGAATGGTGGTATGAAGAGACTTTTGAACCATGGCTTAGAGATGTGGATGAAAACTATTTAGATATAGATTTTGAAAATATTTATTATAAATTTAATAATCAGGATGAAAAAAGAGTTTTTCTTCTTAAAATTGTAAATTTTATTATGTTTTTATTACCTTATCAAATACTTAGAAATATATTTAAAAATCAAGGAATAGATACCCCTGAAAATTTAAATAATTTTCTAAGTGATGATTTAAATCTCATAAATCTAAGGGAATTAGTTATAGAGGAATTAGATCATAATATGACACAATTTGACGATTTTGTAAAAACACTGTTACATTTTGAAAAGGTGGCCAAAAAGAATTTGGTAGAAGAAAATATCGAACTTCTTGATGAACATGTTAAAAAACAAAATCTATTTTTAGAAATATTTAAAAATATTATCCAAGAAACGGATATGGAAAAATTTAGAGATCTTATTATAAAAATGGCAGCTAAAGACGCTAAAAATATTCTATAAACTATTGGCTTTGGCCAATAGTTTTTCCTGCGCGGGTTAGATTATGATAACAAAGATTCAATACATTTATATAAAGGATACTATATGGAATTAAGAGGTATTTTTAAAGATATCGATGGTCTAAAAGAGGCCTATGGTTATGATGAAAATAATGGTGAAATGGACCAGGAGTTTGAATCCTTTCTAAAAAAAATTGCTGGTAAAGAAACAATTCTTGCTGCTTATGAGCCGCATCGGAAGGTATTTAATACTACTTTAGTTATTGAAGACCCAGAACGTCCGGGAAGTGGTATCAAAATACAAACAACGTTGGATGGTAGATCTAGAAGATATGGTGATAATATGGGTATTGATAAATTAGACTCAGTAACTAAAATTGATGCTGATCAATATATCTTTTGTACAAATTCAAAATGTGGATTTGAAGTTTCAAAAGATGTTCCTTATTACTATGAACCAGGGTTTACTTTTGGAGATATTTTCGAAGGAAATTGTACCGAGCTAACAGATACAGATGGTGATGACCCAACGGATAGAGGTTCAAAAACTCTTACAAAAATTATTTTTAAGGCTTGTGAGATGGATTCAAATGGAAATCCGACAGGAAGAATTTTTTGTCCCGAATGCAGAAGTTATCAGTATTTTGACGAAGTTGGAAATACCTTGCCTTAATTGGCAGGGTATTTTCCTGTGCTAATTTTTTTAGAGCAAATATAGAAATTATAATTCTAACGCAGAATAATATAAGGATTTATAAATGCAAGATAATATACGTGTATTTAATGAGCCGGATGACCTTAAGGAACTTCTGGAAAAAGAATTGGAACAGTATCCTCAGGTATATTCCTATAAAGAATTTCCAAATCCATATGAGTTGCATGATATGGACAAAGCTGTAGATATTTTTACAAAGGCGGTTGCTAATAATGAAAAAATTAAATTGGTTTGCGATAGTGATATGGATGGTTTGGGTACATATACTCTTTGGTATAATTTTTTTATCCATTTTCCTTATAGTAATATTGAATTGCTTATCACAGACCGCAAAAAAGGGTACGGATTTATACCAGAATACATCGATGATGATACAAAACTATACATAACATCAGATAATGGAATTACTTCAATACCTGCAACAGAAGCTGCTCATAAAAAAGGAGCGAAGGTAATTATATGCGATCATCATCAACCAGATTTAGATATGGGGCTACCTGAGGCGGACGCAATTGTCGATCCATATCATCCAGAGGATACCTTCCCCTATAAAGATATTAGTGGTACCTTCGTTTTATGGTTTTTTATTAAAGCGCTCGTCGAAAAATATCAGGTGCCGATCGACGTATACGACGAATTTCTTCCAGAAATTGCTTTAACAACGATAAGTGATGTTATGCCAATTAATAAACATATTAATAGATATGTTGTAAAAGATTTTGTAGATAAATTTTGTTCGAGTGATAGTTGTCATAGAGAATATTTAAATATATTCAGGGAAGAAGTTAATGCTAATCCAACAGCCGAATCTTTCAGCTTTGGTTTAGTGCCTATGATTAACGCAACTCAAAGAATGACAAAAGCAGATCATGGAGCAATGTTTCTTATTTCAAACACCAAAGAAAATAGCAAACAATGGTTTGAATATCTTAAAAGTTTAAATGAAGCACGGAAAGAAAAGCAGCAAAATCTATTATCATATATTGAAAAATACTATAAAGAGTATATAAATGCACCTTTTATAGTAATTCCTGGCAAATTTCAAAAAGAATTTAAAGGAGTTCTTGGTGTTATCTCGGGCAATTTGGCTCAATCAAATAATAAACCATGTATAGTTTTAAATTATAATCCCGAAACCAAAGAATATAGTGGGAGCGGGAGATCAATTGGTGACTTAAATATTTTGGATGTTTTACGTGATAATCCCTATATAAAACAGGTTGGTGGTCATAAGCAGGCACTTGGTATAACAATCGAGGAGGAAAAATTCGAAGATTTTTACCTCCAACTACAATCTGATATACAAAAAGTACCTCCGGAAATTCTTAAGCCAAAACGTAAAGTTATGGGAAAAATCCCAATTAATAAAATTAACTGGGATTTTTTTGAGGTTATTCGAGAATTTGAGCCATTTGGTCATCGTTTTCGTAAACCAGTTTTTCTCACAGAAGGAATTCTTAAATCAGCAAGTCTTATGGGTAAAAATAGAAACCATCTTAGGTTTGTAATTACGGATGAAAAAGGACTAGTTAAATTTGATGGTGTAAAATTCTTTGAAACAAACGTTCCTGAAAAAGGTCAAAAGTATAAAGTGTATTTCACAATTGATAAAGATGATTATAAAGGTGGTGAAAATATAAAACTAATGGCTGAGGCCTTTGAAAAAATTGATAATATAAGGAATTAAATATGGAAGAAAATAATACTAGAGCAATATATATTACGGAAGAAAGAACAACTTTCGAAAGACCGAGTACTATAGGTAGAACAATTACTATTGAAGATATAACAGCTGCTATGGAGAGAACAGCCTCTGTTCCTAATGTTGATTTTGATTCTGTGTTTGGGGATGTTGGAAATGTAAATGCATTTGGAAGCACAGATGTAGATAGACATCGAGAAATATCTTCGGGCCTCAATAGCTTAGAGATGGATCTAATTAAAACAAAAACAGAATTAAATATGGCTAAAGAGGAAATCAATGAACTTAAACAGAAATTATTATCAATTGATGAAAAATTAAAGTTATTAATGGAGACATAATATGGAAATTACAATTACTGAAACCAAAAAAAGAAAAATAAATCTTACGGATGACCAATCAGCGGAAATAGCAATCGCTCATATTAAAAATACTTTTGGAATTCATCCCCATATGTGGATTAAAAATGGTAAATTAATGGAAGAAGTTGAATATGTTACAAGTCATAGTTGGTATAGTGATGAAGAAGTCAGGAAAGCGACCAGAGAAGATAAAATTATATTAGAAGCAGTAAAATTAATTCATAAAAGATTATATAATGAGTAGTAGTTATATTGAAGGCAAACTTCGGGTTAAATTGGGGGAAAATTTTTTTAAAACATATTATACTGATTCAAAATATCAAAATATTAATAGTATTATAGAATGGGCTAAGATATTGATAGATGAAATGCCATCAACCTATAAAAAATTTGGGAAGATAACTTTAAAAGTACGAAGGGTATATCCTGATATTCCAGAAGAGATATATAAAAGTGATTGGCATAAGATTAAGAATAAAGAATTAAAATGAAGAACTTGGGAATAAAATTAAATCTTTAAAAGATAAAGTTAATTCCCAAGACACACATATTCAAATAATAAAGGAGATGTAATGTCTAATTTTAAACTAGAACCTGGTGAACTTATAATGGGTGTTGGTGACGGCAGTGGAAATCTTTTTGTAAAAGGGGACTATGATTCGATTACCGTTCTTCAACAGAAACTTTTTGAATTGGAGGAACTTCGCAGAGGGGAAAAATTCAAAGAAGAGAATGCAGAACTTCGTAAAGAGATTGAAGAACTTCGTAAAGAGGCTAGAGAAAATGATATTGAACTAATTAGATTGAGGTTGGAGGTTGCTTCCTTGCGATCAAGTCAAACCATGACAAGAAACCCGTATTTTGATCAATGTCCCCCTTATTCACCAAAATATCCGGGCCAAGACATAATCTGGTGTTCAACCTCAAGTTTAGATACAGGAGCAATTAAAGCGAAAGGATTCTAAATTAGATGGAATTAAATTACATATTACCATTTCAATATATTATCTTTTTGATCGCTATAATGATTATATCAGGAATCGTTAAAACTTATGGATTTTTGAGTGATATATTTATAGTTCTTTCAAGAATTAGCAGTAAGAGACTGCAGCTTTTTTTGGTGTCTTTAATTGGGGGGATTCTTCCTATTCCAGGCAGGGTAACAGTAAGTGCTAGTATATTAGACTCTATGGCAAAACCTGGTAAATCAAGAAAAAAATTCGGAATAATTGATTATTTAAGTAGTCATCATTATTATCTCTGGAGTCCTCTTGAAAAAACCGTAATATTACCAATGGCCGTACTTAGTATAACCTACCAGGAATATTTTGAATATATGTGGCCAGTAATTGTGATATCCTTTCTTTTTATTTTTGGATATATTTTTTTTATAATAAAAGAGGAGGATATTGAATTAAAGATTTCCACGAAAAAATTTTCATTGAAATCTTTTTTTTTAAAAGCATTTCCATTATTTTTTGGTATTATCCTATTAGGCTTTGGGTACTCTCCAGCTTTGACCTTTATACCAATCGCTGGGTATTATATATTAATAAGTAACTCCTCTATTAAAAAAATATTTAAATACATAAACTGGAAATTGGTTTTATTATTATTTATTATTTTAATAGTTTCACTCTTTATAAAAGAACATTTTGCTCTTTTCGAGCAATTGCTCAAAAATAATCATAGCCTAGTTTATGCTAGTTTTTTTTCTTTTACTGCTAGTTGGCTTATGGGTTCAAGCGGAAAATATGCCGGGTTAGCTTCAATAATAATTTCAATCTTTGGTATACATTATTTGGTATGGTTTCTAACAATTGAATTCATTGCTTATAATCTTAGCCCAACCCATAAATGTATACATATAGGCAGAATGTATTTTAATACACCAATTAATGATTACTTTAACGTGATTATTTTATGGCAACTATTAATATTAATATATGCTATTGTATATACCTTTGTATTTTAAATATAACATCGATATTTTTTACTTTAGAATAAAGTAAAAAACTATAAATATATTAACATTGAAGGGACAACTAAAGGTTGTTGTCCCTTATATATTACTAGATTATACAATATATATCATTTTTTCGGAGTAGTTCAGTGGTAGAATCCCTGACTGTTAATCAGGTTGTCGCAGGTTCGAATCCTGCCTCCGAAGCCAATCAAGGGTGTGTAGCTCAGCTGGTTAGAGCATTCGGCTCATAACCGAATGGTCGGGGGTTCGAGTCCCTCCGCACCCACCACAATTGTTTATTTTATATCGAGGATTGGGAGAGAGGTTTAATCCACTCGGTTGCTAACTGAGAGTAGGCGTAAGCTTACCGTTGGTTCGAATCCAACATCCTCGGAAGAAGATATTCCCTATTAAAAAAATTGAGAAAAAAGGAAGAGAAATGAGAAGAATACTTTTATTTTTTTTAGCCGCAGGAGCGTTGCTCGTTGCTTCGCCTACTCTTTATCAAACAAAGTTGACAAAGAGTGGACCAACAAAAGCCGGCCAATTTATGACTGGCAAAGAGATCGTCAACATTTATTATGTTGACGATCTCGAGGGTTTCGACGTAAACGCGTTGAGAGACACCCTTTATAAAGGGACGTGCGAAGACAAGAACCTAAGAGAAGCTTTGCAGCTTCTCAATGTATCGGCGACTTTCATATACGTGTCGCCAAAAAAAGCCATCGAAGTACATATCGATGGATGTGAATAATCATTAAAAATGCAATTAAGGAAACCAATGCGCCTTAAAGACATGGAATTGTGAACTATCATTAAAAATGTAATTAAGGAAACCGAGGCGCCTTAAAGACCTGGATTTAAGCCGCGGTGGTGGAATGGTAGACACTTAACAAACAGTTTAATATTTAGGAATTATATAAATTTTTTATTAAAACTCGCGGTGGTGGAACGGTATACACAAAAGATTTAAAATCTTTCGCCCGTAAGGGATTGGGGGTTCAAATCCCCCTCGCGAGACCACCAAAAAATAAAGGAATTAATTATGCATTGGTATGTTTATGAGACAACTAATTTAGTTAATAATAAAACATACATAGGTGTGCATAAAGGGTCTTTTGACGATGAGTACTTGGGTTCAGGTACTTATTTTCAAAGGGCCTTAAATAAATATGGAAGAGAAAATTTCTATAAATTACCTATTTTTGTAGGACGCTCAAAAGAGATAACGTATTGGATTGAACGTATGTTGGTTGACGAGGATCATATCAAAGATAAAAATAATTATAATATAAAACTGGGAGGACATGGGGGTTTTGATTTTATTAATTCTTTAAAGCGAACTTGGAAACCGACTATTACTGAAGAATATCGAGAAAAATCTCGTAAGGGTGGGTTAATTTGTGTTGAAAAGAAATTGGGTGTAATCGGACTGTCCAAAAAGGAATTAAGAAAAAATGGACAAAAAGGTCAAAGAAGAAAGCAAGAACTTCATCCAAATTGGAAGCATTCTGAAGAATCGTTGCGGAAACAAAAAGAAACTTTTAAAAAAATAAATCACTCTAAAGGTCCCAAAAATTCTCAATATGGCACAATATGGATAACAAACGGCTCCGAAAATAGAAAAATAAAAAAAGATACATCAATCCCAAAAGGTTGGAAACGAGGACGAATTTTAAAAAAGGAAACCAATGCGCCTTAAAGACATGGTCAGTTAACAACTTTAAGGAAATGATTATCGATACGGAGCTGACGCGGGATTACTCCCGCGATATTAATTACAGGAGCGAACAATGGCACGCAAACGAAAACAAAAGCCAAAAGCTAGAGACAGAAACATAGAGTTGTCTATTAAGCGTGAAATATCGTTAAAGACTAAAACAATCAAGAGTAAAAAAATATACTCTAGAAAACAGAAACACAAACCAAAATATGTCACTGAATTATCTAAGGATAGTTGAGCGACATATTTTCCTCACGTAAAATTGCTTTTAGCAACCCATGAACCAAAGGTTCATGGGTAATTTCCTGTGGAAATTATTTTACGTCTCTGTGTCAGATTAAAAACAGTAAAGGAGATTAATATGAAAATTATAGCGAAGATGAAACCGATCAGTAGGATTCATCAGTTGGCGTACGCCAATAAGTTGCGCCCCGGTTATCATGATATGAATGGAGTTTTCCAACAGCCAGATCTAATAACCAAATTAGATCTTTCATATAAATCAATAAGCAAATATGACAAAAATAATCGTATTTGGTCAAGGCGTGTAAGTGATAATTTAACCCGCTATGATTTCGGTGAAATGTCTAAACTTTTTGATCGAATACTGGCGTGTGATCGCCGACACTATTCGGAGGCATTCGAAAACTTTAAAGAATGTTCAGTGCCTATGCTTTACGACGGTGTACAAATTACGGCAGTAGTTCACGATGACTTTTGGTCAGAATTTCAATATAAACTATTCCGCCACCAAATGTGTAATGATCAGGGTAATAGTATTTATATTGGCCTTGATTGGGAATATATAGAAAAAAAGATCGGTAGAAAACCAACCCCTTTCGAAAAAGTTCTCCAGAGAATTTGGAGGAATATTTTTATACATTTATCTCACGATAAAAAAAAGAATTGGGTTCGTGTATGGAATTCATGGTAAAAATTAGATAAGGAGAAATTATGAAAGTTGTAGTAGGTAGCATTTATAAAATTACGGATAAGGACACACAAAAAGTATGCTTTTCAAGAGCAATTAGAAAGCACCCTCAGCACGAGATGGTTGGAGAAGAAATCCCTCTTCATTTTTATATGGAGGATATACCTTCAACCGAGGGTTGGTTTTTGGGCAAGGATCAAATCGATATCGACTTCGATGTAGAACAACTTGATATAGGAGATATACCTAAATTTGAAAAGGATTCCATAAATAAAATTGGATTTATTTTGGGATGTTTGCTAAAAAATGATCAAAAAATGACAAGAGATTCCTTCCATATAATTGAAGGGGTCACAGAAGATGAAATTTGGACAGCGACTCCAGATGGGTTGGAGCGAGGTTCGTTTCCAAATAATGGCAAATCAGTTTGGGAGTACGACGAAAAGATTTATTTTATAAGATCTGTTTCGACTCTAAAAGTTTAAAAACATTAAAAACAGTAAAGGAAAAAATATGGAACTAGATCAATTAAATACAGGGGACTATGTGCTTGTTTTAGAGGATTCACGAATCGTAATAGGAGCACTGGATTCTTACAAAAAACCCTACGTTAAACTAAAACACTCGCTTGAGAGATTTTCAAATCATTTAACTTATACTTTTTCAAAAGAGCGTCTAACCAGCCTTGGACTATCTTCAGGTATGATAGACGAAATTCTGCGGAAATTGGATGAAGGCAAAGGTGTTGAGATTGCCGCTAATAGTAATTAAGTATTAAAGGATCAGTGGTGGTTAATTACTATAAAATTAAGATCGGCGACATAGTTGATTGTAATGATCGACTGTATGAGGTGACCTATAAATCACCGGAAGGCGAAAGATGGGTTATACGCGGCCGGCCTCTTTTAATTGAAAGCCGAGCCGATTGGGTTGAGTGGACTCTTCCTAAAGAAGGAATAGAAGCAATTATTGGTCAAACTTCAGAAGATTTCAAAAAATATCTCCTGGTTGTTTATGATAAAGGGTATAAGAATAGCGGGGAAAACTTCGAAGATGTGATTGAAAGATTCGCGACGGATGACTTCTATAAAGCTCATGAAATTGCTAAGAGATATTTAAAAGTTAAAAATCGTAAAGGAGATATAGATGAAAAAAATTTATAAAGTCCGATTTTTAGATGCCCTCGGTCATGAAGTGGCCGAATTCGGGTTCTACGAAGATCGTGCAGATGCTATGAAAAGATGGCACGAACTCATCGGTAAAATTAATATGCCGGGAAGTTTGGATATTAGAGAAATATCTGTTGTTCCAAGTAGCAAAAAAATGGAGGATATGTATGGCGAAGTGTCATACTACGAATTGAAAGAAACCAAAGATACGAAAGGAGGACAATAATGACTATCCAGGAAAATTCGTGGTATGAAACCAGAGGTGGATATATCGTTTATTTTCCACCTCAGGAGAAGGTGCTAGCTGCGAATAATGTCCATATTTTACATGGACACATTATGGAAATATCTAGCACCGAGAAAATTCCGTATAAAAGTAATGGAAAGGTTAATGTGATCGATAACTACGAACCACATCTTCCATTTGAAATTATCAAGCAAATTGATGAACCCGAATCCCTAAAACAATTAAAGGATAAACTATGAAAATCGAAGAAAAAATGGCACAACTCGACGTAAAGATTGGTGAAAATGCTGAGCATTTGGAAGTTGGTCTTTATGTAGAAATTGGAGGCGATTGGAACGATGGTGATTATGTCTATAGTACGACGACCTTTTTAACTGAGGATATCACTGATGAACTGATTGAGCAACTTCGTGATGAAAATTACGACAGTTGTGATTTACCTTCTGGGTATCCAGATAATGCCGAATTGCATACAATCTGGATCGAAGATATCTATATTATCGATGAAGATGGTAATAAAAGAGAGGTTTTCCTATGAGTTACGTGGTAACCTATAAAGTCAAGGGTGATATTATCATTGATGGTTCTGTACTAAGTCGTTTAACGACTACTCCAGAGGAGCAGGCTAGAATTAAAGAGCTTGAGATTCTAGATGATGAAACAATGACTGTTGCACAATTGCGAGAGCTTGAAGCTCTCAGAAAAGGTGCAAAAGAAAAAACCATCGATTTCAACGGTGTAACAATTACGACAAAATCCTTGTATGACGAGGAGGCTGCATTGTATGTCGATCTCTTTAGAAAGACTGCTTTTATTCCCGGGCATGAAGGGTCAAATCTTGATTTTAAATATTCGGAAGAGAAAGAAGGTTTAGTTATCAGTAATCCCTATTTTAATGATAACTATGATGCTCATCTTAGTTTGGTTACAGATGTCGCAGAAGCATTCAACGCCAAAATCAAAATTATCTATGTTTCAGATGAAGCAGGAGATGATGAAGAATATGGTGAGGTTGTCTATAACACAATGGATTAAGGACTAAACTTAGAACTGGGCGGTTGGCGGACGACAGAGTTTAAGAAACTTATTGTTGTGGGAGGTGAAAGCCTGATGCACCACACAATTATACCGCTGCTCGGTTCATATATTAAAAATTAAAAACAGTAAAGGTTAAATAATGCGTATTATAAATATAATATTGATGGGATTAGTGGGCTTTATGGTATATACCATATTTTTCAATTATCAAATGTCAAAAGACAAAGCACTCAGAATTCTAGAGGCAAATGGCTATAAAAATATAGAAACCAATCCCGAACGAGATTGGTTTACTTGTCATAAAGGCGAATTCTATCAAATACAATTCATAGCGAATGGTCAGAACGGAAGTCGTGTTAAGGGTGTGGTTTGTGAGACATTAGTTGGATCGACAACTATTAGATTCAAATAAATCTTTTAATATTAAGGAGAAAAAATGTTAGGTTATTCGGACTTTATGGTCGCAGGGTTAATACTTATTGGCATAATAGCGATCGTCATTTTTACAACTTTAGGTGATGAAGGAATATTCCCAGACTCATCTCTACGCTCTTAACGGCCATTCAGCTGACATTAGTGGTGAGTTCTATCTTGGTACCGGGATGATTAAAACTAATAGGGTATATATAGGGGAAGTAAAAAAAGATGGTGGTTATGTACAATATATTGTACCTGCAGAGGATACTATTAAAATTGAAAAGGATATAGACCATGCAATTTTTTGGGAACAATTATGCAGTACGCAATCCTTCTTTATGGAAAAATTCTTGAAGTCGAACCCAAAGGCAAAAGAATGTTTGGAGAATGAACCCAAAAGAATTTTAGAAATTCCGAAAGGAACTATAATTAAACAATTTAAACTTTAAAAAATAAAGGAAATTAGAAATGGAATACAGAATCAAAATGAATCATATTGGTGGTTATGAGCTACTGCGAGATGGTACCCAAACAGAAACGGTCACCAATGAAATGCAGATCAAAGAGACTCTTGACGAATGGGAGGTGGAATATCCTGAAGATTTATTTGAAAGAGGAATTACGATCCCTGAAATCGTCGAAGAAATCAAAAAACCATGGGCTGATCGATGGGATGATGGAGGAGGCCGCGGTTGGATCGAAGTCGAAAAAATCAATGGTATTAACTGTGAAGCTCTTAAGAAAGGATATGGATTTACAATCGGATCTGATGGTAAATTCTATGCTTTAATCGCAGGAGATACGGGATATGAAGATACTGGGATTCAAATCTCGGTAAAAGAAGCAAAGTATATTGTAGCAAATCTTCAAACATTTATCGAAGAAAACGAGGAGTAAAAATGAGACACATCTTTTTCTTAATGATAATTGTAATACTGGGTTCATTTATATATTATGATAATGAGCGCCATACCAAAAAAATAGAAGCATCTTACGAGATATGCAATGTAAACACGGGCGAATGCCATATTTTGCAAGACGATAAATACTTTGAAAGTAATTATGGAGGCATTACCTTTCATCTCGGACAAAAAAAGATTGTATGGAGTTCATACTCAATAGAAAAAATTTAGAAGGATAAATAATGGAGGTGGAAAGTGCAAAAATAATTGCAACTGCGATTGCAAATGGGTTAGATGGAGTAGCAACCTCAATTTTCATAGGTTTCTTAATCCAGGTTTTATTTCGTGATTAATAACCAAACCAACAAGGAGAAAAAATGTTTGAAAAAATTGCTAAAAATGAAAAAGGATTAATTTCCATAGGGTTGGGGCTTTTTATGATATGCACTTTTGGTGCTGTTGCGGTAGTTTCATCGTATGAAGAAAAAGCGGATATCGAGAAAGCGAGGGCTGGCCTTGAAGAATGCCCTGTTAGACCTGGCTCATTATCAATTCAAACAATCTGGGTTAAGAATTGTAAAGTATATATCGAAAGCTTGAAGAGCTTAGAATAAAGGATAAAAAATGGATGAAAGTAAATACAAAGCGGGTGAAAAATGACCGATTTTGCAAGATGGACAATCGAAACCTTTACTAATTTGGATCCAGAATCATTGTCGCCATTCCAGGAAACTATGGTTCAGTTCGGCGCGATATCGTTGTTGCTCCTAATTATTATTATGCTTTTCAAATAAAAGGATAATGATGAGAAAAAAACAGGTTTCAATAGTAGATGTTCAAGAATTTGATAAATTGGTGAAGGAAACGTATGGTAAACCATATTCCTTCCAGCAACAAGATGGTTGTAAGGATAGAGGGATTTTCTATTTTACAATTCCGGTTACTGATCTCGAAGATATAGATAGAACAGAAATACCAGTAGAGCTCAATGGTAATATTATGGGTGTTTCTTTCGAAACTTGGAGAAACACTCCATCCAATAAATTCGACGAGAATTTTAATACTAGTTGGAAGACAAAACTATTCTGGCATAGAAATTTTTATCCAGACGTTTCTATGATCCTAGATAATTTATATAAACGAGGACTTCTCGAAAAAGGAGAATATGGTATTGATATAGATTGGTGATTTTATTATAAAAATCAAAAACTCAAAAAGGAACAATAATGCAAATTTTATATAAATTGATAGCAGCGATAATGCTAGGGATAGTGATGCTTTTCAGTGCAATGATGATGATAGTTTTCGCAACATTTATTATCGGATTTATTGCTCAACAGCTGAATCTAAATCAGCTGGCGGATGCAATGTTCAATGTACAAAAACACGTGTGGGTAAAGACAAAACAGTGGTTTTTTCGTTTCGGCGGAAACAATAAAAGTAACTAAAGCAAAATAAAAATTAAAAATATAAAGGAAAAACAATGAAAGCAATGAAAACAATGAAAATGGTAATCGTGGGTCTGGTCGCAACATTCGCAATGCAGGGGTGTTATATGAACACTGTCGATAGTGGAGAAGCCGGGGTTGAAGTAGTAAACGGTTCGGTAGCCAGTGAGCCACTTGCAGAAGGATTTCATTTTAGTGTTAATCCTTTGGCAGACTTGGATATCTATAATATCAAAGTTCGCGCACTAATTATGAATAATAAAACTGCGAGGCTAGAAGATAGTAATGAAATTATCTATGATACGCACCTTACTATCCTTACAAAAGAAAGCATGGAAGTGCCACTCGATATGGTTCTTAACTATAGCCTTGCGAGAAGTTGTGCACCAGATATGCGTAAAAAATACGGTCTTGATATGATTTGGGATGAAAAAATTGTAGTTCCTAAAGTTCGTTCGGTTGCACGTGGAGTTATTGGAACGGCTACAGTGTATGATCTTAATGAAAAACGGGATATGTATGGTGCAAAGATTAAAGAACATCTTAATCAGCAATTTAGTAATATTTTCGGCGAAGGTTGTGTAAACGTTACCACTGCGAGTATCCAAGCAATTTATATTCCTCATCAGTTAAAACAATCGATCATGAAGAAACAGCAAATGAATGAAGAAGTTGCTCGTAAAGAGCTAGAGATTAAAAAGACAGAGGCTGAGGCTAAACAGCGTGTTGCAAAAGAGAAAGGTGAGGCGGAAGCCAAACGTGTAAATGCACAGGGTATTGCTGATGCCCGTATTATTGAAGCGACTGCTATTGCAACAGCTAACCGCAAAATTTCTGAGTCACTAACACCAGAGGTTCTTGCTTATAAAAAACTTGAAAACGATAAAGCGGAAATCGATCGATGGGATGGTGTAAAACCAAAAGTTATGATGACCGGTGATGCTCAACCTTTGGTTACAATACCAACGGTCACTAAAAAATAAATATAAAAGGATAAAAAATGAATCCTAAGCGTCTATATAGAGAAATCGAAGAAACGAAAGCTGGTATCCAAGAGTTAACAGCTACCCTTTCTGAAAAAGAAAATGCGTTATTTCAGATGATCGAAACGTATAAACAGTCGCGCGAAAGTCTAAAGGAATATAATTCTTTTCAAATTATCGAAGACGGAATTTTATTTAATGGTCCAGAAATCGATGATCCGAAAATAAGATTTATCTCTTGGAAAAAATTAAAAAAAGGATAAAAAATGGGGTTACAACCAAAATACCTCTTTTCGATCTTCGGAAACCCCGTATCCCACTCCAAATCACCGCTCATGCACAACCTTGCCTTTAAAGGGCTTAGGTTTGACGGCTGCTACAACCGCTACAAGCTTGAAGACGGGGAAAGACTCAAAGAGACCTTTTTCAATCTGAAGCTCAAAGGTATCAACATCACCGTACCGCACAAAGAGGCAGCATTTGAAGCGTGTGATGTGCTTGGCCCGTTTGCACAGAAGGTCGGTGCAGTCAATACCATTGTTGAAAGAGACGGTAAACTCTACGGGTACAATACCGATGCACCTGGTTTTCTCAAGGCAGTAAATGAATTGGAAGGGAAAAAGGTTCTCTTTCTGGGTGCTGGCGGTACGGCACAGTCCACCTCTGTCATTCTCAAAGAGGCAGGCTATGCAGTGACCATCCTCAACCGTAGTGCCGGAAGGTTGGAGAGGTTTGTACAGGAAGGGTTTCAAACAGCCACATTCGATACATTCAAACCTGAAGCTTACGATCTGATCATCAACATGACCTCTGCAGGACTCGAAGATGAAAGTCTTCCTGCACCACAGGAGATTCTCGATGCAGTTATCCCCTCGGCAAAAGCGTGTGTCGATGTCATCTACGGAAAAGAGACACCCTTT